TTTAAGTTCTTTTCGCGGGGGACTCGATTCTCTTTAAGTTCTTTTCGCGGGGGACTCGATTCTCTTTAAGTTCTTTTCGCGGGGGGACTCGATTCTCTTTAAGTTCTTTTCGCGGGGGGACTCGATTCTCTTTAAGTTCTTTTCGCGGGGGGACTCGATTCTCTTTAAGTTCTTTTCGATGCCTCAACTAGCGATTCCGCTGTCTTTATATATTTCTGGTATTCTTATAATATTGGACCGATTATAAGAATTCTTTCGCTTCGCCACGCGCTTCGCCACGCGCTTCGCCACGCGCTTCGCCACGCGCTTCGCCACGCGCTTCGCCACGCGCTTCGCCACGCGCTTCGCCACGCGCTTCGCCACGCGCACCGCGTCGTTTGGGGGCGCAACCCCACTTAATTAATCCTTCTTGTGCTAATATCGGCGGCAACAATATAGATTGAATTCGCGGTCACAATGATGTACTCGGTATCTACCTTGAAAATCTTCGCGATAGGACTCGTGTATTCATCTTCGCTCTTGACAAGCAGCTTCTCGTTGTTGGACCGAACCCCGATCAGACACGATTTATCCAATGAACTGGTCCAATAATCCAAAACAATGGGCTTGTCCTCTAAAATAGCTACCTTGGTGGCGTGCTGAAAGCACGCATAAGTTGGAATACGGCTAATCTGCTGTTGTGATTGACCGACATTTACAGTCGCATTTGCGACTACAGCGGTGCTACCTCCAGTTTGCGCGGATGACATAATATCAAAAAAGTATCTTATATAGACTACTCAATTTTTAAATCTTTATATTCTTTACGAACGAGCACAAATGCCTAAATAAATCCATATTCCATTCCATTCCATTACATTCCATTCCATTAGTCAGTTTCATTGTAAAACTTAATTTCGGTTATAACCATCTTCTTTTTCCTACTATTTCGAACTACAACCGCTCCGTCGTCTACCGGAGAAGGAATAAATCCCATTTGTATAACTGAATATTCGTTCTCCAATATCAAGCAAATATACCGATAAATAACGTTGAGTATTTCTTCATTACATTTCCCTACAATCAAAATGCTGCCAGTTCTGAATATCATAAACGATACTTCGTAATATGACATATCCATAGAGACTGGCTGTTGCCCGTTTTGTTCGGCGTGACTCTTGCCTGGAATATAGTAAAACTTGCTTTGGATGCCCGGATACGAGCAAGAATCATAATTACAATTCATACGGTATTTGTATTTGAGGAGGTTAAATAGCTTGTCGCGGTCGATGTAATATCCGCAATTGAAGTTGGAGTTGATGAGCGCAGTTTCGCATCGATTTCTCAAGTAATCCAGGTCTTCGCCTAAAAACGGCCGTAATACCGTGACGAGAAGCTGCAATACCCGAACGAGTATCCGGTCTTCCTGGATACCTGGAATCTCCAATTTCCCGGTATTAAACACCTTGACGTGCATTTCCTTGTATAAGATGTCGTCTTCAGGTGCGCGTTCTTCAAGTGGCGCCGTTCCCGCATTGATACGCAGAATAAGGACGAAGCAGTTGAAGAATGCGCGCTTTTTCTTATGATTCCCGCCAGTGAGGTCTTTCTTACATTGCCCGATACTCACCTTTCGCTGGTCTTTATACGGAATACGCCCGGTTGGATTATCGATATGTTCGATTATGAATTCTTCATAACAGCGCGGTTGTTGCTCGAGTTTTTCCTTGATAGACGCAACTGCTGCGGGGTCAGTTGTCTGGAATTTGATTTGCTTTTTGATAACGCCTTCGCGCCTCTTATAATAATGCTGGACGGGTATTTTCCAAAATATATCATATATATTCACGGGTTGGGACAAATACGCAATCTTCGTCTTGGTGGAGATATAAATCGGAGTGAAACGGGACCGTATATCATCATTTGTGGCTGCTACTGCTGCTATCGTGGGAGGAGAGGTATCAGTGACAGTATGCGATACTGCGGTGGGGACGGCGGCGTCGTCATCATCAATAAATGTATATGTTCTTCGTTGCGTCTTTTTTGAAATACACGATTTTCGCAGTTTCCCCCCTCCTGGGTTATCGGAACCCACCATCGAATTCGTATTATGTATACGCGGGGTCATCGCAATCACCGCATCTCCGCGGCGTCTACTATCTTCTTCGCTATCATCATCGTCGCCGCTATCATTGCCTGCGTCCGCGGTATCACAGTTTTGCTGTCGCGTTATACGAGACATAAATTTCATCCATTCCGCGTCTATTTCTGGGTCGAGGGTAGCGGCTTTTGACATTGGCACAATTCGTTCGTTTGCGTATATAGTTGGCATAAATATATACAATTCATTTCAATTTATACAGGATGCGTCTAGTATCAAATGCTTTGTTTCTTTATTTTGATTATCCGTTTTTTCGCGACGGGTGCGACGGGTGCGACGGGTGCGGCGGGTGCGGCGGGTGCGACGGGTGCGACGGGTGCGACGGGTGCGACGGGTGCGGTCCAATACGCGCGAAATTTCAATATAAAATAATGGATAATATATTCATTTCGGATGTGATTCAAGTGAATGATATGCTCTATACTATTCAATAATTCGGCCGATACCATCTCGGATGAACGATATCGCACAATATAATAAAGGAATTGCTTGATAATTGTGCGCGGGTCAATATAATACATCGTTCCAATCTCTCGAAAGTATGATGTAATCGTGTTAATATCACAATCAGGGTCGCGGAACAAATCCACCATTTTGTCCCATACCGCGTTTGTAATGACGTGTATTTCTTGTAGATTATCCTGGTTGGTCTGTATATAATTAATCATACTGCGGATATCCGAGTGAAACTGGCGCTGAATCGCAACCAAATTCGCGTCTGATAGTTTGAGATTTTCATTATTGCGGATTTTACGAAGGAAGGCCAATATATCCGATTCGGGCAGTTGATTAAAACGCATACGCACAAATTCGGTTTGAAGCGACTCGTCGATGCGCGATACATAATTACATATCAAGCAGAACCGGACATTATTATCGGTATAACTCGTGAGAAGATACCGCAACGCAATCTGTGCGTTGGTTGTCATATAGTCTACTTCATCCAAAATAACGAACTTTATCCCATTACCGAACATAGATTTCGTGCTGACAAAACTGTTGATTTGGTTGCGGATAATGTCAATTCCGCGCTCATCAGATGCGTTCAAATGAATCATAAGCCCACGGTTTCGCATATTCAGTTTGAACTGGTAGGCATTGACGAGATTGATAATGGTCGTGGTTTTACCGGTTCCAGGGGGTCCATAAAAGAGCAGGTTTGGAAAATAGTTTGTTTTTAGAATATTGGATAGAATCGTGCGGTTCATCGGGTCTAGAACGATTTCATCGAAACAAGATGGCCGGTATTTTTCCACCCAAGGCATTGCGTCATTTTTTGAATAAGGCGGTTCTTCAGTATGCGTAGTCATTGTAGGATAATAGAATGAAATATATTTATGTCAAAATGGAATGGAATCGTTGCATTCCAATCCCGAAAGAATTGAACGAGTTTTTTGCGTAAATACAAAGAGAAACTAGTATCAACATAATAATATAACTTCAATGACGTCGACGAAACACGGTTATCTTGAACTGATTATCGGTTCTATGTTTTCAGGAAAAACTTCCTATTTGCTGGATGTATATAAGAAATGTGTGTTTTGTAATATTCCTGTCGCAGTCATCAACTACACCGCAGATAACAGGTACACGACGGAATCAATGCTTTCAACCCACGACAAGCAGATGATTCCGTGTATTCTCGCGAACACAATTCAAGAGGCAATTCAGAATAATTTAGAGACAATTACTCGCGCAGAAACAATTCTCATCAACGAGGGTCAGTTCTTTCCTGATATTGAAGAACAGGTCAAACGACTCGTAGAACGTTCGAATAAGCGCGTTTATATTTGCGGGTTGGACGGAGATTTCAACAGAAACCCCATCGGGAATTTGCTCCAGCTCGTCCCATTTAGCGACCACATAACTAAACTGAAATCCCTTTGTAGTTTATGTCGCGACGGGACACCTGGTGTTTTCAGTTTTCGTATCACAAACGAGACCGACCAGGTTATTATCGGTTCGTCAAATTATATCCCATTATGTCGCGAGTGTTATCAGGTGGAGACGCGGAAGAAGGGCGGTAATATAAAACTATACGATTCTCTTTAAGTCCTTTAACGTTATATAACACCCTCGACAAAAGGGTATAAACATAAAAATCGGATAAACGATATACTCGCAGTCGCTGTCGATATGCCTACATTTTCTTTTTCTTCGTCATCCGAAACTATAGTTGAAAGCCAGCCGTTGCCTAGTAAAAAAACCAGAGACCGTAAAAAAACATCTAGACCTGCGTCCGCAGTCGTACAGGAACAGGAACAGGAACAGGAACAGGAACAGGAACAGGAACAGGAACAGGAACAGGAACAGGAACAGGAACAGGAACAGGAACAGGAACAGGAACAGGAACAGGAACAGGAACAGGATGATAAGGAATCGTATGAGCCCACATTTCCAAATATGGTTATTTTAAAGCAAACCGACCACAATTATATTGTAAAGCATAATCACTATCCGATTACGTCATCACAGCCACATTCTACTGCGGGCCCAGACCTCGTATCACCTAACCAAATCCATAAAGGGCAAATCAATAAAAAACGCGGTCGAAAACCAAAGGCAGGATTTATTATGAATTCAAACTCCGGACTATACGATAGATCCGAAGTCCCCAATATTATTTTACATTTGAAGTGTCATTTGTCTGACCTGAAAACAAACGAATCCATCTCAAACTATGAATACACGCCCGCAATTGGTGAGGTAGAATCGTATACACTCGCAACGTCAAACTATCTTCAATCCAGTGATATATGTCAACCAAAGAATATTGTAGACCTAGACAACGATGATGAATGTAGTGACGATAGTGACGGTCATTGCGTAAATGACAATATAGGTAATCGAAATATATACGGCGACACAGGAGACACAGGAGACGCGGGAGACGCGGATACTACACATACCGTATACGCAACCTCCACCACCGCCGCCAATCACGACACAGAGTGCGTCGATAAAAAAGACCAACTCAAACCGTCAAATGGCCCCAAAACTAGTGTTGTGAAAAAAGTAAATGATTCCACAATCCAAGTTCTCAATGAGCGATCTCAAAAGGAAATTATGAAGAAAATAAACCGATTGAAGTATTCGTTCCATAACGGCGAGACCATCCAGACGAAAATCAATGACAAATCTGCGTGTTTCTGGGATACGTGTGAGTTCGACGGACCAATTTATTATATACCCATTATGATTGTAAACGGGATTTTCCAAGTAAACGGTTGTTATTGTTCTCCGGAATGCGCGGTAGCAGCTTTATTAAAAGAGCCACTTGATACGTCGACAAAGTTCGAACGATTACATCTGCTTCATTTATTATATGGAACACCCAGCGGTAAAGGCTTCAAGCCCGCACCAAACCCAAACTATTTACTGGATAAATATTACGGAAACTTGACGATTCAAGAATACCGCGCATTACTGAAAGGGCCGCAGATGATTCATATCGTGAATAAACCGTTGACGCATATTCTGCCAGAATTATACGAAGATAATAATGATTTCTTGGTGAATAGCAAGGTTATTCCGACAAACAGTCTGAAAATGAAAAAAAGGTATAAGACGATGGTGGTCCAAGGTGGGGCGGAATAATGGAATGGAATGGAATGGAATGGAATGGAATGGAATGGAATGGAATGGAATGGAATGGAATGGAATGGAATGGAATGGAATGGAATGGAATGGAATGGAATGGAATTTTATACGTATATTATTTTTATACGTATAATATAATATATAAAATATAAAAACTATAATGTCAAAACAACCAACCGAAAACGAAGAAGAGATAGTTATTTATGTAAAAAAAACCAAAAACGCGACCTATCCCACGAAATACGGAGTAAAATTTCAGTGTGTTGAACTGATACGCCGATTCTTTTCTATCCATAAAGGCATAACATTCCCAGATGTTGTAGATGCGAGCGACTTCTTCAAACGGATTAACGCATTTACAATGTCGACGGGCGGTGCGACAACTGTCGAATTAGAAACCTGCGCGTATCCCTATTCGCACCAGGCATCTTACTATTTGCGACCTGGTAGTATTTTATTCTGGAAATATAGAAAACCCGACTACATATACGGACACGTTGCGTTTATCTGGAAAAATGTGCCAGAAACGAATGAAACCTATGTCGTTCAACAAAATCTTAACCCTCCTATCAAAATATACAAAACCGATGTATTGTTTTCCAAAATGAACTCTCACGCGAGTAAGTTTGCGGGTGTGAAAATACTCCCGAAAAAATACCTCACGGGTATTCAGAATTTAGAGTGCGTAGTCCATCGGTTATAATTTTGAGGTAGTGTCCGCCGCCTCCGCCGCCGCCGCCGCCGCCGCTGCTTGTTTATTTTTCTCAAGAGCCTCATTGTATCCCTTCTCCATTTCCTTACGCCGATAATACATTTCCGAAGATTTATCCATAAAATTCCGTATTTCGGAAAACCTAAGTTGGTTTGTGGACGACGACGCCGCGGATGACACGGTGTCGCGAATACCTACAACGGTGTCGTCGCCGCGCATATACTCGCGAATAACGCGTTTCAAGTCATAATTTGTGCGTTCTAATTCGGACACGACGCATTCGTGTGTCATTTCAGTTTGGGACATAATAACCTTCACCATCGTATCTAATACAGCAGGCGGAGGAACTGGTGCGGCGGGGGCGGGGGCGGGGGCAGACATTCTCAATACAGTAATACAAACACGCAACTTTATATACCTTTCCAGGTATGTCCTTTCCGTGGTTTTAGAATTTGAATAACGTGAAAATTGAAATAAATACATTAGAATATAAAGAATACAGCACATTTTAACCATAATGTCAGGAATTTCATCATCATCATCATCATCCAATGCGTCTTCTTCGTCCAAACTGACGATTGATATTCGCCCGATGATTGAGGATGTATCACAAGTGATGACAAAGCATATTACAAGTATACTATCCGGGGTTATCGGCGAATACAACATTTATAAAGAGACACACGAGACGATTATGGGATTGCCGTGTGTTCGCAAACTACAAGAACGCATCGCGGAATTAGAGGATGGGCCGAATGCTACATCGCCGCAGCACGCGACTGCTAATGGAAATTCGCGTGAAGATGAAATATCGCAATTACAAGTCGCGATTGCTGACTTAAACCGGTATATTCACGCGCTTGAATCAAAGGTCGATATGGAATCTGTTTCAGGAAGAAGAGCCATTGATACTCACATTAACGATGAAGAATCTGTTAAACTTGAAATCCACGAAGAAGACGACGACGAACACGACGAAGCGTCGTCTGGCCTCGACAATGCCGCGGCGGCGTGTATGGTTTATTCCACACACGAGAATGTAATCATAACCGCGTCGGGTCCTGCCGAAGTAGAGGCAGAGGAAGAGGAGGAAGAAGTAGATGAGGCAGAGGTCGAAGAAGAAGCCGAAGAAGCCGAAGAAGCCGAAGAAGCCGAAGAAGCCGAAGAAGCCGAAGAAGCAGAAGCAGAGGAGGAAGAAACCGAAGAAACCGAAGAAGCAGAAGAAACCGAAGAAGCAGAGGAGGAAGAAGCCGAAGTCGAAGAAGCCGAAGTCGAAGAAGCCGAAGAAGCCGATGCAGAGGAAGAAGAAGCAGAGGAAGAAGAAGCAGAGGAAGAAGAAGCAGAGGAGGAAGAAGCAGCGGAAGAAGAAGCAGAGGAAGAAGAAGAAGCAGAGGAAGAGGAAGTCGAAGAGGCTACGGAGGAAGAAGCCGAAATTGAGGTTTCAGAAGTGAAAATCAAAGGAAAGACCTACTTCACTACCGACGCGGTAAACGGTATCATTTATGCGTGCGTAGATGAGGATGTCGGCGACGAAGTCGGTGTATTCAAAAATGGTGTAGCCGTTTTCAATAAGGGAAAGAAATAACGCCGTAATATATTCTGGTTGTAATATATAATATTTTTATATTACATCCATTCATCCATTCATCCATCCATTCATCCATCCATCCATTCATTACAATGCTTGAAAAAATATGTTCGCCTGCGCTTCTTTATTTAGCCTTTTCAATGGTCCAAATAACCATTGATTTATTCCAAGGCGAATATGAAACTTCCCTATTGAAATTCATTATTATGTTTATATTCACAGCCATATTGAATATTTTGTGTCTCAATGGGTATACAAAACTGGTATGGTTTATCGTGATTATCCCTATTATTTTACTCACATACATCAGCAGTGTGTTGTTTTATGTATTTGGAATCAACCCAGGGAAGTCGAGCGTCCGCGTTCAAAAACAGCAGCAACCGCAGCAACCGCAGCAACCGCAGTCACCCGATCAGCCGCAGCAACCGCAGCAGGAGCAGCCTACTCCGCTACCCCGCGCATAATAACAACATAAAAGAAATCCGATATATTATATATACATAGAAACGATCCCATATGTCAAACCAGATGTATTCATCGTCCTGTTTACAAGCCAGACCCTATCCAATATCGTTTATTCAGGCTGACTCTATTTCAGACACACAAATCTACTTTGCGTATTTCTCGGTTTATATACTTTTTCCATTGCTATATATTATAACCACTACTGGAAATTATAACGCGGTTATGACCTTATTGCGTTTCATCCAGTCGGGTGTATTTAATATTGTCAGCGGTGTAAATGATTTTTTGACGGATATCGTATATGGCGCATTGCGCGTATTCGGACAATACACCTTTAGCACATACACAGTTGTCAAGAATGGACGCGAGATTTATACGTCGTCATCCATGTATTTCTTTTATCCAACAGATATGGCTTCTGTATACCGAATTGACCGCGCCAAATACAATGTATGTAAATGGATTGACAAGCAATGCGCGTTATACAGGCGGCAGTATAATGGCGATGAACCTGAACTCACCGAGACACACAACGATATTTACGACTTCATTTTACACAGGATAGACGGTGAGCCCAATACACGTATTCATCGTGGCGATTTTTCTGCGCGGACACATACACTGGTCTCCTACAATTATCGTAAATTCCTGAAATCATACCAAATAGCAGAGAAGGCTGAACTCACAATATGCGCTCCTTCTACCAACGACGATGAGGTAGTCGCACCCGAGACATTTACAATCAACCTGAAATCACCAGACCATTTTTTACTTGAGAAGAACGAGATTCTTGACAAGGCATTTCTACAGTGGAAATTATACAATGAGTGTGGGCGAAAAGACATTGCCAATTATATAGGAATACCGGGAACCAAATACAAAGTGACGATGTTTCATAACGGCGTAAACGACAATATTTCCCCAATGTATCATTTAAATGACACCCAAACCATTTTGATTGGAAATCGCTATACTATCAAGGTAGACACAGTATTGAGATGCCCTGTGTTTGAATCATGTGACAATGAGGTATATGATATCGATGGAATTCTTTCCAGTTATTATGATTGCTCGGACAGCGATAGCGATAGCGACGACAGCGATAGCAGTGGGGTGAGCGACATTGATTTCCAGGCGGAGGCGGCGGAGGCGGAGGCGGCGGAGGCGGAGGCGGCGGAGGCGGAGGCGACCCAGACAGAGATAGCGACGGAATCGACAGAGGAACCAGAATTTGAAATCATTGGAGGCGAAACGCCGACGGAATGAATAAAGAGTATAAAAAAAATTGATAGTATAATATACGGTGTGTATTATCCCATCCACATCATTTACGGAAATTCTTCGTTCTTCGTTCGACCTATAGTTCATACAATGACATCAACAAACGCCGATGCTAATACCGAAGTGAGTGCCGCCGCTGCCGTAAGTGCGGCTCCGTTTCACAATTTGTCGCATAACTGGACTCTATGGGCGCATCTCCCCCACGATACAAATTGGGCCGCGTCTAGTTATAAGAAAATATACGAGTTTGATACCGCAGAACAAGCCATCGCCGTATTCGAAGTGCTGCCACCCAAGCTCGTTATGAACTGTATGTTGTTTCTGATGCGGTCGGGCATCGTCCCGATGTGGGAAGACGTGCAAAACCGAAATGGTGGTTGCTTCTCGTATAAGGTCGCAAATAAGGAGGTTCCTAGTGCGTGGAAGCAATTGTCGTATGTGACTGTTGGAGAGACGATTTCTACCAATATGAACGTGATTCCTATCGTGAATGGAATCACCATTTCACCGAAGAAGAATTTCTGTATTATCAAAATCTGGATGGCGAATTGTAATTTCCAAAATGCGGGTATTATCCGCGAATTGGAAGGAATTACAGCACACGGGTGTTTGTTTAAGAAACATACACCGGAATACTAACCGCTCCCCCGCTCATCGCTTCGCCCGCTGCGCGGCTCCGCGATTCACTCCTCCACTGCTTCGCCGCTCAAAGCGACATCAGTGACCGGGTGAATGTTGTGTTCATGTATTTGTAAATAATAATGCTACTAGGACAGCTTTATTATTATTTTATTATGATGTTATTTTCAAGTATTCCATTACACATTCGGACCCAGACTCGAGCGGGGGGAGCGGGCGAAGCGATGAGCGGGGGAGCGGGGGGAGCGAGCGACCTAGGAGCTCGGCAATGGCGACAAGCACAACTTAATCGTCCCCAACGACGCAACATAATACTTCACCACAAGCGGCATATCATTATCCAGATACATCTCAATTTGGTTACACAGGTTCGTACACTTGATGAAATATCCCAGGTTTTTTAGCGAGAACTCCCCCTGAATAATCTTCCCCGAGTCTTTTTTATGAAGAAACTCCATACTCCCGTCCGACTCAACACGCCTAACCTCCGCCGTCGCGAACTGCCCCGAACACCTGAATATCAGCTCATTCCCTACCGATTTAATCTCCAGTTTCTCTGAAATACACGAGAGATCGCGGATAATCTTCTGAAAATCGCAGGATGGGAGGTTAATCACGCTAGAAAATGCGACCTGGGGTTCCACCAAGTCCTCGGGGTCGGGCTCGATGAGGCGCAACTTCTGCGTCTTACACTGCTTGATATCGCCATTCTCGAATTTCAAGCCCAGATACGAAACCACGCCGTCATTGTAGTCCTTCTTCTCAATATAGATGGTAAGGGTATCGTCGTTGTCAATCGAGTTGATGAGTTTAAACAGGTGGAACATATTCACACCGATGATGATTTTATCTAGCGCGCATTCGTAGAGCTCGAAATTCACGGCTTCCAGAAACATATGCGCCAACATCGTGTGCGATTTATCCATATTGATGATGCGAATCCCGTCCTTCTGAAACGTAATATTTGTTTCGATGAGGATTTCCTTTAGCGCGCACATCAACGTTCGCACAGGGGCGATTTGGACGGTTTTAATAACGAGAACATTGTCGGAACCCGCACCGGTTCCTGTGCTGCTGTAGGAGTCGGATACGGTGGCGGCGGCGGAGGCGGAAGCACCCCCGGCGTGTGCGTTTGAATTGGGAAAACTCATCTAATTATACATAACATTTCAAAATCTTTATATCTATTTATGCGTATAGTATAACGAATATAAGGTGTGATAGAAATGACAATACATACTCGTAAAAAAAGACCGCGTAATACAATACGAACGACGCATACGCGACGAAGTTCACGTCCCATCAACGCCGCCGACGGTGGCTGGATTCGCATAACCATACGCGGCGCCCCCTATGAACGCGGTGTTTCCCACGGAAAGCAAATCCTCGCCGCCGACCCCGAAACGTTCACACGGATGTTTTCCGTCTATGATTTCATTTTTAGGCAATCATACGGCCGCGATATCGAATTCTTCTACGGTCTATGCGACGACTTTTATAAGGGCATCATCAAGCGCCGCTTCCCAAAGATATTCCGAGAGATGGAGGGTATCGCCGCGGGGGCGGGTCTTCGCGTGTGCCAGGTGATCCTCGTGAATGTTTATATGTCGCTCCCCTATTTCTACGCACACATGCTTCGGTATATCGATACGCCGAAATACCGCAGGAAATATGCGGACGTCATCCGCGACGAACTCGCCATCGCCGCCAATCCCGCCGCCCTGTCCGCCCGCGCCGCGCGCCTGGACGAATTCAAGGACCGGTGTTCGCTTATTATGGCCGTCGGCCCGGGGTGGACGAAAGACGGCGGGATTGTATGCGGGCATTCCTCCTTTAGCAATTTCCTCGACGCACAATTCTGTAATGTGATCCTGCGAATAGAGCCGGAGGAGGGGGATGGGTGTGCGATGGTGATGCAGACTACGCCTGGGGGTATATGGAGTATGACCGACTTCTTCGTGACGAGCGCGGGAATCGTGGGGAGCGAGACGACCATTCGCGGATTTAATGCCTTTAGGCTGCGCGACCCTATTTGCTGCCGTATCCGCGAATGTATGCAATATGGGCGAACTTTAGAAGAATATGCCGAGAGATTACAGAAACGGAACTCGGGGGATTATGCGTGTTCGTGGATGTTCGGGGACACCCGGAACCGTGGTGGCAAGCCACGGATTATGCGTGTAGAACTCGGCCTGAATTACGTGAATATAGAAACGACGCGCGATGGGTTCTTCGCGGGGTTCAATTCAACCTATGACGAGAGAATACGGAATATCGAATGCTCGGATGCGGGGATGATTGACGCTGGCGGTGAAGGTGGCAGCGGGTTCCGTGACATCACGTCCAGTATCGGGAACCGCCGCGTCCAATTGGAGAAACTAGCGGAGAAGTATCGCGGGCGGTTGGATACGTCGGTGGTGAAACGCATCATGGCGGACCATTATGACAATTATTTAGGAAAAACGGCGGCGAATTCGCGGACGGTTTGTAAACATGGCTACACGGACGGGGGGGAAGGCTCCGCCTCCGCGCCATTTAAACCCGTGGGTGCCTATGACACAAAAGTCGCGGATAGTGCGTCCATTCGCCGGATGTCGTTTTTGGCGCATTGGGGGCCGCCGTGTGGGACGCCGTTTTCAGTGAAGGAACATATGAAGAAACACCCCGAGTGGAAGGACTGGGCGGAGCATTTAGCGGATTTTCCGAAGAGGGGGTGGGTGGAGGCGTGAGGAGTAGAATTAAATATGATAGTAATGTATAGTAAAAATGAATTTTTATGATAACCTTAAGATGTTCTTAATAGTTGATAAGAAAATTATAGATATTAAAATTATAAATGACGGTGATGACTTTGCTAACTATTCCAATGAGGGATTTGTATTGTCTCCTAATTCTAAAAAGACGTATAATGCCAGAGTTGCTAAAGCCAAGGCTGATGCTGAAGCCGAATGGGATTCTGCATCAGCCAATGCTGCTGCTGGCGGTTCCCGCCGTCGAGCCCGTCGCCCTTCGCGCAAATACAAGAAATCCAAGCGCGTATTTAGGAAGAAATCGCGTTCAACTAGGCGGCGTTGAAAAAGGTGGTTGAATTAATTCTCAATATTGGAAGAATAAAATATTGAGAATATGTATAAGAGACGATAAGAAAGATGGCGAGTTCAAAACCCACCATATTAGAAGATGCGGAGGCTTTGCTTGCAAGGGCTAAGACCGAAAATCCAACACCAGCACCCCCAGGCGTAACCCCACCCCCAGGCGAAACCCCAGGCGTAACCCCACCCCCAGGCGAAACCCCAGGCGAAACCCAACCCCCAGGCGAAACCCAACCCCCAGGCGAAACCCAACCCCCAGCCGCACCCGCCGCCGCACCCGCCGCCCCAGCCGAACCCCCAGCCGCAGGCGTCGGCGGCCGTCGTTCCAAGCGCCGACACGGTAAGAAGGGCGGCAAGAAGTCCAAGAAGGGCGGCCGTTCTCGCAAGAACAGCTCCAAGAACCGTCGCAAGCTTTCGCGCAGGCGCTAAATCAGTGATTCATTTTATTCCATTATTTTTTCAGCAATATAGCAAAAATAATGGGCGTGGTTAGCGGCGGCGGTGGGAGCGGGTGCGGCGGGTTCGACGTTTGGAAGAGATGCGACGAGTAGAACGATATTTGCGTTTATTCGTTTTTGTTCGTCGTTTTCCACCGCCATCACCTGTCCCATTATCGCTCATTACGACCACTTCTTCTTCATCATCATCATCTTCGTCATCAATGTCATCATTACCTAAATCGTGTATTTTATTTAATAAAGCATTAACCCTTGTATTTGATATTTCCAGGACGCGTTCGTTAATTGTTTACCCTTAGAAGAACAATAACCAAGAGTTCCGTCCTTTTCCCCAAAATAAAGTGGATAAATATCAAACCTATCAAATATTATTTCACATTTTTTATCCAAAGGAATCACCATTAGATACGTAACACTTTGTTGTTCAAACCAGAATAATAGCTGGTGAATTTTTCTAGCGCCGTCTTTATCATAATTTGACGCATTATGAACAATATGCTTCAATAATAAAGAATATACTAAATTTGGTCCTGCGTTAATTAACTGACACGTGTTACTATCTCGTCCATAATGATAATAATGTTTGTTTGTTAGTAGATATACTTTACATGTGTCAATAAAATTAACGAAATACATTCCAGGTTGAGTTCGTCTAGGTGGATCTGGCTGGACGCTTTTAACAATATCATCATATTTTTTAATGTATTCTTGTATAAACTCTTTACAATTATTATGACCTAGTGTATCAATAACCCATTTAACATATTTTGGCATAAAATAGTTAAACCAAAGTATATATACATATATTATTCCCAATATATTCATTTGGATAAGTAAGTATATGTCCCTGCCTCCATCCGCCACACATCCCCCAACCCTCCCCGACACCATCGCCATTCTCTCGGAGATATGGAATACAAACGCGACCATCCCCGGCAACGAGTATATCCTTGAACGAATCCACGCATATGTGAAAACCCAGCTCCCGCAATCCATCAAAAACTACCAGACCGCGCACGCGGAACGCGAAACCCGGAAGAAATCTCTCGCAGTCACCGCAGACGAAATAACGGAGACATTCCTAAATAAAACCAAATATTTCTATTGTCCGGCGTCCGAGTTGTATTTCACGTATAACAATCAGGTTCGATATTCGCTGATACACGAGGATGAGATTCATCACCGCATACTCTCGTTCACATCTGCGTCGGCCGCACCCAGCACCTTCGGTGCTTCCGCCTCCTCCGCAGTTTGTCCGAATGACAGCACAAATGGAGCAATATCGTCTGTGGTTGGTGGCGCGGTTGACGGTGCGAACATTAGCACGAGCGCGAAATACCGAATCAAAAACAAAATCATCAAAAGCATCCAATCCCGCGATATTCTCTCCTCCATCCCCGAATCCCGCACCATCCAGAATGTCATCGGGCAGCTTTACCCCACGCTCTTCCGCACCCGCGATCACGCCAAGTATTTCCTCACCATCCTCGGCGATATTCTCTTAAAAAAGTCTGCGTCCCCAGCCGCGTCCGCGTCTATCGTCTACTTTGTCCCCCCCATCGCCAAGGAATTCATCAAAGACCTCGGCGCGGAGTGTGGTGGACTCTTCGGCCTGGGTTCCGGTGTATTTTCCACCGCATTCAAGTTCAAATATTACGAGCATCAGTATAAGGATTGTCGGATTGTGGATATTCACGCACCGGCGTCGTCGTCGTCGTCGTCTGCGTCCACACACCGCCCAACATTCCTCCGTCTCTCGCATATGCCCGAATTGAAATCCGACGTGATTGACCTATTCTGTGTAGCCGCACATTATTCGCACCGATTCGGCAGTGCGGACGATTTCTTGCGTCTTCATTGTAAGACATCGGAGGTTGCCAACCACGCGCTCTATTTGCGCGACCGAACCGACCCGCAAATCATAAAGGAGTTTGTAGAATACGCGACGGAGCCTGCTTCCGCCGACCACGAGATTTCAATGACAAATATGCTCTATTTATGGAAGATGTATCTCTCGGAGTTTCGTTTACCGACGATGTTTTTTGCCGCGACATTGCGCGCGAAGCTGGCGGACTACGCGGCCGCGTCCCCCTCCCTGGCAGCCTCGGACGCATTCCCCCACCGAACCAGCCGCTACCTCCCCGTCGTCAGCCAGTTTCGCCAATTTTGGAGCGAGCATTGCGTCGTAAATGATACAGAAATAGAGTTGGAAATTGATGAACTTTCAACACTATTCAAGGACTACGCGGCGTCCACCGCCGCCGCCGCCACGTCGGCTCCGCACGGTTCTACGAACCTCGCTTCCGACACCGCACTTCTCGGCATACTCCGCCATTTCTACCCCGATGTCATTATTGAAGACGATAAGTATATCCTAAATGTGGGGTGCGGGCTGTGGAACAAGAACGCCGAAATCGATGGATATCTACTTCATTTCCGCGACCATTGCGTCGCCCTGAATCTCTCGTTCCCCCAACCATTATACAACGCATACGAGTATTATTGCGGGAAGTGCTATTTGGTAGCGAAGCGGCGCATTATTAGCAAGCGGTATTTTGAGAAATATTTCGTGGAGGAATACGCCGAATACCTGGACTCCAACGGGATGATTACGATAAAATGGTGGTCCGCGGATGATTCTATGTCGTCGCATCACGCGGACGACGCGGACGACGCGGATGACGACGCAGAGGCCACGACATTGTCATAAAAGTTATATAGAATCGCGTGCGTCTCTTTCTTCGCCTCGGGATGAAACATAAAACCATAGACGCGGTCTTTCACGAATTCAAACGCACACGCGTGGCGTCGCCCGTCTCGGAACTTGGTAAACCACGCAATCTCTCGGACACCAGCCTTCTTGGCGGCGGGAGTCATCACGGGGAGGTCGTGGAAATATACATAAACATTTACTTTTCGGGTGTTTTCTTTACAATGAAATATCGGGTCACTTGAGAGTTCCACTTTTACATCCTTATTCCAATAACTATTGTATGGAATAAGGTCGCCCCCGTAATACGACATTAAAAATTGGCACCCGTGGCATATTCCTAATACCGGTAACTTTGGAAAATGGAACAGGTAATACAGTTCTAATTCAAGTTCTTCCTGTGGTTCGTCTGGATGAATACGATACCTAGACCCAGGAATAATCAAGCCACATATATCTTTACGCCGAATAATCGCGGGGTCACATTTCGCCACGATTTCATACGGTATATTTCGTGTCTTGAATAAATCATATATCTGCGTTAGTTGGTTTACATTATCCGGTTTATTTATGGCGATGACTAGTAACATTATATAACTATTATATACGTGTATAATTATTATTCGTTCGGTAGCTTACCGCCACATACCGCCGCCGCCGCCGCCACCGCCACCGCCATCGACCTTCATAATCCGCCCTCCTTCAATATAAATTTTCATCGGGAATGTGGCCGCGAAGTCAGAGTCGTGTGTAACTACAATCATCGTGGTTTTTTTCGCCATTTCATCGATCATCTGCGTGACATACTTCTTATGAAACGTATCCACCGCGGCGGTAGGTTCGTCCATAATCGTAATCGGTTTGTTACTCAAGTAGCTCCGCAATAAGTAAATAATCTGGCGCTGGCCTCCACTCAATTTCTCGCCTCTCGCCCCCGCCATCGTATCCAGTCCCTGGGGCAGTTTCTTAAATACATTCATTATTTTCAGGCGGTCCAGGGTTTTGACGACTTCTTCTTTTGGCGTATTTGTGGCGTAGCATATATTATCCAGCACAGACCGATTGAATAACACGACCTTTTGCGATACAATCGATAATTTGCTTCGCAGGTATTCGCGGTTGATATTGCGACTATCTTCCCCGTTAAAGAGAATATGCCCTTCGGTCGGCTTGAAAAACCCGGATAACAGTTTTATAATCGTCGATTTTCCGCTGCCATTTGTTCCAATAATCGCGACGCGGTCGAGAGGATTGATTTTGAAAGACACGTTGTCGAGTGTTTTCGGGTGGTCTTCGCCGGATATGTCGGTAGCCGGGGCCGCGTATTCAAACGACACGTTTTTGAATTCAATATCACCTGTAATCGGTATATCTGTCTTATGCCCGGTCGCTTCGGATTTATCCACTAAAAGTTTGCGAATATCCATTTCATTTTCGGCAAGCTTTCCATACTCCGCAATGACGCGAATACTTCCTTGCGACGATGTCTTGATATACCGAATAAAAAACAACATAATAATGATAACCTTTATCGTCGTATTGCTGTCAATTTTATGATTTTTATACAAACGAAGAAGAACATATACGTATATTACCAGCACCATTGTAATAATGATTGACATCGCATACCCTCCTTTGGATGAGCTCCATAATTGAGTTTCGTGCGCGTCGTCATATATACTGTGTTTATTCGTCAAGAATTCCTTTTCATCCTTGATTTTCTTGGTGCATATAATACTGATAGAATTACTCAATACGTCATCAATGTTCGACATTAATTGTTTCTCTTCGTTTTCTCGTTGTTCGGAAGTGTTCTTCGTATCCAATAAGATATAGTAATACAGAATGAAAAACAATACAAAAACAAGTAGCGTCATTCCTCCAATCAATGGGTCCAAATATAGAATATACCCGAGAATTACGATAGATGTAAGAACGAAAGTCGCCACCCAGTAAATAAACCTACCAGTAAATGTCGTTACGGTATTCGGTATCTTCAATGCCTTGATAATATGATTTGAAATATCTTCTTTTTCATAGTTAACCTCGATATTTTTGAAGATGACGTCGATTAACTCGAACCGTATGAATTTCTCCATCATTGGGTAGTAAATCTTGTCAAAATAATTGCTAATCATATACACGGTATCTACGGCAATGCTTAATCCGGCTATCTTCAATAGAATCGTAATCGAATTCGTGTATTGCAGATTATTGACAGCGGTTGTAAAATGCGAAAATAGGTCCGATAATACAATCATCTCAATCGGGTTGCATATTAACGTGGTTATAATCGTTATGAAAACCCAAAATGTGTTCTGTTTCAAAAAATCTAAAATATATCCGACAATGATATTATTCGTCATATAATGACTATTGTATTACTAATGAAATACTATTATAATAATGAAATACTATTATAATAATGAAATACTATTATAATAATGAAATACTATTATAATACTATAATAATGAATAATACTATTATTATTTATCAGGGCTCGTGAACTTGTTACTATCTAACGCCTCTTTGGGGTAGCAACGAGACGGTGGCGAGTGCCTGACTTGGCGTTAATCTTAATCGCACCAAACTTGCCCTTACGAGCAGTGTATCCATACTTACGCAGGCGATTCTCCTTCTTCGCAGTCGCGTGCTTCTTTGCCGATACAATGCGGCCGTGCTTGTTAAACACCAACTCCGAGCGGCACAGGCCACCCGGGGTCTTGTAGGCAGTTCCGTGCCACACCTGGGCGCGAGACCCCTCTAACATTTCGTATTTCTTTCCGTGCATGTGGTAATAACCATCATCACTGCGGTCGCAACGTTTCACCATTTTGCTAAATCTCTCGTTATAAAGTATCATTAGAAAATATTGCGCGCGTCGGCGTCATTTATTAGAAGGAGTTCGTCACTGGCGCGCCAAACCCGCCAGGAGCCCCCGACCATCGTCCGAATCGATTCAGATTATTCACCGCATATACTTTTTTCACATTTTTGGTTTCGGTGGCGACGCGGATGTCTTGCGCGTAACGCATCTTCTTTGTTATATTGGTATTATTCGTGGATGTCGCCATTCCCGCGGTAGGATTCGTGAGTGTCGGGCATTTATAATATGGAACGCGGATATCGTTGTTTTGGTTGTTAATAACGACGGGATTTCCCGATGCGTCATATTGGATGAGTGCGTCATTGATGCGATAAATATCATTACACGTGAGTCCCATTCCGTAGATGGTGCGATAGCGTGGAGCAGCCATAGCGGTGCGACGAACGGTAGAGTGTGTCGCTAACGATACATATTCTCCGTAAAATAAAATTGATTGTGATTTAAACCTATATTCGTTATATACAGCACCCATCGACCTACCACGTTTCGTAATGCCACCCAAATCTTCTACTAAATCTGCCGCCTCTGCCGCCTCTGCCGCCTCTGCCGCTACCGAAGACCTCCAAAAATATCAAAAGATGACCGACATCGAACACATTCTCAAGAAACCAGACACTTATATCGGGACGATTGAGCCCGCAGATACGACGGAATACGTTATGGACGCGGCCGCCGCAGTAGCACCAGCCACAAACGGGGGGGACGCCGCCGCCGCCCCCGCGCCCGCCCTGCTTACCCGCCGCACCATAACCTACATCCCTGGATTATACAAGCTATTCGACGAAGGTATGGTAAATATGCGCGACCACGTTGTGCGCCAGGCACAGGCCGTTGCGGACGGCAAACCCGACGCACTCCCCGTCACGACCATTGAAGTCGAAATCGACCCCGCCGACGGCACGATTCATATGACAAACGACGGCAATGGTATTGACGTCGCACAGCATCCCGAACATAAGCTCTGGATTCCCGAAATGATTTTCGGCCATCTTCGCACATCTACCAACTACGACGAGAAAAAGAAGGAGAAAATCGTCGGCGGGAAGAACGGGTTCGGTTTCAAACTCGTCCTCATTTGGTCGGTCTGGGGGCGGGTAGAGACGGTGGACCATATTCGCGGTCTTAAATACTGCCAAGAGTTCCGTTCTAATCTATCCGAGATTGTGCCGCCAGTGGTAACCAAATCCAAGGTCAAGCCTTATACGCGTGTGTCATTCCGCCCCGACTACGCCCGATTTGGACTCCCGAGCAATAATCTCACCGCCGATATGCTCGCACTGTTCCTGAAGCGCACATATGATATCGCAGCAGTGACAGACAAGACCGTGAAAGTCAAATACAATGGCGCGGTGGTGCCCGTGCGTCATTTCCAGCAGTATGTGGACCTGTATATTGGCGCGAAGGGCGCGGGCGACAGCGGCGGTGCCGCAGTGAAGCGCATCTATGAGTGCCCCGACCCACGCTGGGAATACGTGGTATGCCTCACGCCCACCGACGAGTTCGCGCATGTCTCATTCGTCAACGGCATCTACACGCCTCGTGGCGGCAAGCACGTCGAGTATATAACCAACCAAATCGTCCGCAAGTTGGCGGAGGTTATCAAAAAGAAGAAAAAAGTTGATGTCAAACCGAATACAATCAAGGAGCAACTGATGCTCTTCCTGCGCTGTGATATCGAGAACCCGTCATTTTCCAGCCAGACGAAGGACGAACTCGGCACAGCTGTCGCGAATTTCGGGTCGTCGTGTAAAGTCAGCGATGAGTTCATTGAAAAACTCGCGAAGATGGGAGTTATGGACGCCGCGTGTGCTCTCACCGAAGTCAAAGACACGAAAGCCGCGAAGAAGACGGATGGCGCGAAAACCCGGACCATCCGCGGTATCCCAAAACTCGTGGACGCGAATTATGCGGGGTCGCCGGACAAATCCGCACAGTGTACCATTATCTTATGCGAGGGTGATTCAGCCAAAGCCGGTATCATCAGTGGTTTAAGCAAAGAAGACCGGAATTTCATCGGCGTATACCCAATGAAGGGGAAGCTCTTCAACGTCCACGGCGAAACGACGAAACGCATTGCGGAAAATCGCGAGATTGCGGAAATCAAGCAAATCCTTGGATTAGAAGCGGGGAAGACGTATACTGTCGCAGACGTCGCCACACGGCTGCGTTATGGAAAGGTCCTCTTTATGACCGACCAGGATTTGGACGGGGCGCATATCCAGGGTCTCGGAATCAACCTCTTCCAGATAGAGTGGCCGTCACTTACGAAGATTCCAGGATTCATCGGTTTTATGAATACACCCATCCTGAAAGCGCGCCGCGGGGCCCAAGAGGTCCTCTTCTACAATGACGGCGAGTTCGATGCGTGGAAGAAGCAGTTCCCGGGAGAGGTCGTCCCCGCGAGTTGGTCTACTAAATATTATAAAGGTTTAGGCACGAGCACCGGGAAGGAGTTCAAGGAGTATTTCGCGCATAAGAAGATGGTAGAATTCGTTCATACGGGCAAGGAAAGCGACGACCGCCTGGATATGGCGTTCAATAAGAAGCGCGCGGATGACCGGAAAGACTGGCTCTCTAATTATTCGCGCGAGGCGTTCCTTGATACATCCAAGCCGACGATTCCGTATGAAGAGTTCATAGACCACGGTCTCATCCACTTCTCCATCTACGACAATGAGCGGTCTATCCCGAACCTGATGGATGGGCTTAAAATCTCGCTACGTAAGATTCTGTATGCGGCATTCAAGAAGGGGGGCTTAAAGACGGAAATCAAGGTGGCACAATTCAGCGGGTATGTTTCCGAGCATTCGGCGTATCACCACGGTGAAGCTAGTTTGAATGCGGCGATTGTGGGGATGGCGCAGAACTTCGTCGGCAGCAACAATATCAACTTATTCGAACCCAACGGTCAGTTTGGCGGGCGCTTGAAAGGCGGTCAGGATTCTGCGAGCGAAAGATACATCTTCACCCAGCTTAACAAATTAACACGACTCATCTATCGCCAAGAAGACGACGCGGTGTTGTCGTATATCGACGATGACGGGCAGATGGTGGAGCCCGTATACTACGCGCCGGCAATTCCGATGATTCTCGTCAATGGAAGCAAGGGAATCGGCACGGGGTTCAGCACGGATGTTATGCCGCATAATCCGCTTCAAATTATCGCGTATATTCGGTCGATGCTTACCTCGGCAGCGGACCGCCCTATCATTGAGCCATACTTCAAAGGATTCAAAGGAACGATACGGAATATTGCTCCGGCCACTAACGCAGCCTCCGCCACCTCCGCTAAATACCTCATAAAAGGCACCTACGAAATCATCGCCGACCGTAAAGTCCGCATCACCGAGCTCCCCATTGGAACGTGGACGGACGATTACAAGGAATTCCTGGAGAAGTTGATGGAATCGCCTGCGGCGTCGGCAAGTGACAAGGACAAGTCCGCCGCATCATCGGCTTCGTCGTCGTCTCCCGTCCTTAAAGAGTATACGGATATGTCAACCGACTCTGTTGTGGATATCACGGTGACATTCCATCCATCGTATCCGCATACGCCGAAAGACCTCCAAGCCGCCATCGTGGACGCCGACGCAGGAACGAACAAACTCGAGAAACTGCTCGGGTTATTCACGACGCAAAGCACCACGAATATGAACCTCTTCGACGCACGCGAGAAACTCCGGAAATACGCGACGATATACGATATCATTGAGGATTATTACGTGGAACGCCTCGCCTTATACACCAAACGAAAGACGGCAATGCTAGCACAACTAGCAAATGAACTACGCGTTCTGAGTAACCGCGCGAAATATATCCAGGAAGTGCTTGACGACAAGTTGGAATTGCGTCGTCAGACGAAGGAGGCGATTTTCGCGAAGATGGTCGCGCACGGCTACGAACACATTGAAGGCGACGCCGATTTTAAATATCTCTTGAAAATGCCGATGGATAGTGTGACGGATGAGAATGTCCGGCACCTGCTATCCGATCGCGACTCCAAGCGCGCACAATACCAGGGACTTACCGATACGACCATTCAGGCGTTATGGACGCGTGACTTGGATGAACTGGAGGGAGAATATCGTAAGTGGGCGATTGCTGCGGAGGCGAGCGGGGGCAGCGCGGCGGGAGGTAGCGGCGGAGGCGCAGCGGCAGCGGCAACGAAGAAGAAGATGGTGGTGAAGAAGGCGTAGGTAGGTAAATGCGAAGAATAATACGAATAAATGTATTTGTAATAATCTTTTTCTTTATCTTATGTAAATAACTATGTATAAACACACCCGAAAACGAAATACAAATAAGGTCAAACAAGATACCAAGAAGGCGTGTTCATACAAAAAAGCAAAAGGTTCAATTTCAGTTTCAAATTTCTTGCGATGCGTTCAAAGCGACGTCTTACGAGCGCAGTTAGAACGCCCTAAAAACATCTACGAAATCAATGATAATGCTGCGTTCCCATTTGTGGTATTTGATTACGGTAGCAAACGTGCCACTATTTACAACAATCGTTTCAATGAAGCGACAAATCGCGGCGAGTTAGATACCAAGCTAATGGACGTTCAATATGAAGAAATATTTCTGGGCGACAATGGAAATAACGACCCCTATTGGAGGTGTAAACGCGGAGTTGAACGGGGTAACAATATTCTTTTTCAAACCGGAAAAGGTAAATACATCTTTGTAGGAAAAGGCATTCACTCATTTTCGGCCATAAATGATGACACTATTCGCAAATTTTATTCTCCAATAGGTGGGAATTATGATTCATTTCCGTATGCGGTTGGTGACAAATACGTATATTTATTAAATGACAACAAATACGCAGCTCTCTGCGATTTTGACAAAACAACTGATGTAATCCGTCAATATTATTGTTATGACACAACTGAATGTAAAAAATATAAAACATTTTCATTGCCAATGAAAACATTATATAAACCATTCCACGGTTATTATGTGTGATTTATTCTCCTATAAAATGATATTTTACACGAGAAAATATAGAGCACGACGCACGCGAACGAGGGCGAAAGGAGGCGAAGCCGAGTGGAGTAACGAGTGAGCAACTTAAAACCACGGCTTCAACTCCAGCGTCTTATGTTTGTAATCCGAGAAATTCGGCCGCGCCATTGGCGTATACATATTGCTGACATCGCGCTTATACTGAATATATCCCTCCGCCTCACCGTGGACTCGGGGGACACAATATTCAAATACTAATTCATTCAACTCTATAATCTGCTCGCGGATATCCGTCGGCGCATTGGCCGAATTTTGGAGATAAATCGTCCGCATAATGATGCGCAGGGTATCACAGTCCTGTTCGCCTACAATGTACTTCCCGCGCGACCTCTGATAGACGCCCGCGCGGATTCCATTCTGGATAATCTGCATATTTTCTTTGCTAAAGAACGCATTCGAGAGAGGCGTGTTCTCCCAAATCCCATTGAGCGCATCACGGTAAGTTACGCACTGATGGACGGGGTTTTTGTCATAAAGGGCGAACTGGTCTTGTGTTTGAGGAGTTACAATATCCAGACGCCCGTTTTTTGCTTGTCCGATAAATGTCTCTTCGGGAAATGTGCGATATTCAAACCGGTTCATTCTACGGATATTATCTTTATTATTATATAGACTATAGACTATATATATCGCAACTATTTATATCGCTACTATTTATATAGCGTTCTACTATTATGGATTTTATTTCAAAGGCTAAAGATATAGGTTCGTCCGCGTTTGGAAGTTCGTCATCGGGCGCAAGTGGCAACGGTAGCGGTAGCGGCGGCACTGGGATGTTTAGCAACTTTTTCAGTCTCTCCATTCAGAAAATGGTCTTGATTTTGGCTGTCATCGCGTTCGTTATTTCGGTGGGGACTGTCGCGATTTTGCTCTGGAAGTCAAAGAGCGCGCAGAAATGGCCGCCTGAAATCGCGAAATGCCCGGATAGGATGGCATTAGATACTGCAGGGACCAGTTGTGTTGATACTTATGGCTTGGGGATAGGTCCCATTACACCAGATGCGACTGACTGCGGAAACTTCGGTGTAATTAAAGATAAAGTCATATCTGGAGGAGAAGACGGCGCATATGCTCCGTGGGAGGGTATCGTTGACGGTAAGGCGTCGCGTGCCGCGTCATTAAAGTGCGCTATATGAATACAATAAGTATAATGAATACGATGAATATTCATTCATTCATTCATTCATTCATTCATTCATATGATGACATAAACAAACGTTGTTTTATGTCATCGTCTCGTGCGTATGCGCTTATAGGCTACCGTATGCGCCACCGTATGCGCCTGGTGCCGCACCCGATGCCGCCTTCGCCACTGCGGGAAGAGAATCAGACGGCGCGCCAACTCCATAAGCTCCCATCTTCATATTGCCAGTCACGCACATGGAGTAGAACAGACGGCTCTGGAAATACATCAGCGCGTATACCAGAATCATCAAAAACGAATAAACTCCACTCATTATCGTGATTTTTCCCCTAAATAAGAGAACGAGCGACGAAATGAATCCTAGACCCGCCACTCCCAGGAAAATAAAATTAACGACAGTGAGCCAGTAAAAAAGCAAGCAATAATCCTTATCAAGAGGAGCAAACAACTGTTGAATCGCGTCCATTTTTTGAATATACTCGGTTATAATATATAAAAAGAAAAAGTTGTGTGTAAATAGTGTCTATATCACGTATTTCGTGTAATGGAAATTACATCAAAATCTCTCGGCGTCGGCGGCGGTGCCAGTACGTCTGCAGTGAATTACACAAACTTCCTCGGCCGTGATACCATCTACAGCAACATCCGCGATTTCCTCGCCTCTTTCCAAAAAAACAAAGCAGACCTTACATTCAAGCGCGGCATCTACATCTATGGCGCGCCAGGCACCGGAAAAACCGAATTCGTCGTTCGACTACTTAAAGAACTCAACTACGACATGGTGAAATACGACGCAGGCGATATACGTAATAAATCCATAATTGACTCCATCACCCAGCACAACATCTCCGATAAAAACATAATGTCAATCTTCCAGCGCAAAGTCCAGAAAATCGTTGTCGTTATGGACGAACTCGACGGAATGAATAACGGTGACAAGGGCGGGATTACGTCGCTCATCAAGCTCATTCGCCCAAAAAAAACGAAGAAGCAGAAGCAGGAAGAAATAACGATGAATCCCATTATATGTATCGGGAATTACCACATTGACAAGAAAATCAAAGAATTAATGAAAGTGTGTTATGTGTATGAATTGAAGACGCCGACCCCCGCGCAAATGACGCAGATTATTGATATGACGATACCTCACATTGACGCAACGATGCGCAAAAATATCATCGCATTCGTCCAGGGCAATCTACGTAAACTTGGCGCCGTCGCCGAGATGAGTAAGAAGTCAAACACGATACTCGCGAATAATATCCTCCACGCGATATTCCAGCCGAAAACATATAACGAGGACATCAAGAAAATAACCGAAAAATTGTTGAATACACCCTATCCGATATCCGAGCATAACGTCCTCATCAACGAGACTGACCGCACGACGATTGGTCTGTTATGGCACGAAAATGTGATTGATGTTCTCGAGAAATTGCCAGTGGCAGTATCCGCGCCGTTTTATAAACTAGTCCTCGACAATATCTGCCAGGCCGACTATTTTGACCGGATTACATTCCAGAACCAGATTTGGCTATTTAACGAACTGTCATCGCTTATTAAGACATTTTACAACCATCATCTTTATCATAAATCGTTTCCGAAAAAGCCGCGGTTTCATCCCACGGAAGTGCGATTTACGAAAGTGCTTACGAAATACAGCACCGAATACAATAATCAATTATTTATACAGAATTTGTGTATCCAACTATCAATGGACCAGAAGGACCTCTTTGCGTTTTTCTTGACGCTAAAAAAACAGTATTCCGAAGATGAAATCCCGCGCATATTGGAAATGTATGAAATAACGAAATTGGATGTGAATCGCATCTATCGGTATTTAGACAAATATATGGAAAAAATGGAATCGGATGGTGAAAATGAAGCGGAACGAAGTGCCGGCGGCGGCGGTATTGACACCGCGGAATTACGCGTTTGAATAAACCCAAAAAGATATTGACAATATTTAGAAACATTCCGGTTCGATTCATTTATTCATTTATTCAATGGGCGCATCTATCTCTTTTGATTCTAAATACCGCTTAATTTTAGATACTGAAGTCGAATGTATTTCTACGAATACGCCGACACAACCCACTGATAAAAAGAAGTCCAATCACTCTCGCGGGGATGGCGGGAAACGCGATAGCGACAGTGGCAGCGAGACCGGAAGTGGCAGTGGCAGTGGCAGTGGCAGCGGCAGCGAGACCGGAAGTGGCAGCGACAGTGGCAGCGAGAGCGAGGACGAGAACAAGACCTATACTGTGAAAATAACACCAGAAATTACCAACTATATTCGCAACTATCTTCGCAAGAATCAATTCCTCGACGAGTTTGACCTAATAACCGAGATGGACCTTGCTGGATATAGTCACGCGCCTGATTCCGCGCTTGTTTTCAATTCTGATTCTATCGTGTTCAACCCGAACAATCAAACGATAGAGGCTGTTGGTGAGTGGGAATATCTTGAGTCGGAGAAACCATCATCCGCGCATAAAAAATCGAAATCTAAATCCAGGGGGAGTCGACACGACGACGACCGCGACGACGACGCTAAATATAAAACGAAAGAGGACGACTTGCCCGTCAGTGAGATTGAAAGTGTTCTCAAGACTAAATTTGAAGAATATAATAAGACGCGCGAGTTCGTCATTCACGAGTCAAAGAACAGTTTTTTGGTTATGCTTATCAAATCGGTTGAAATTGTAAAGGCATAATGGAGTAAATAACAATCACACTAAAAGTGTGACACTCGCTAGAAGCTTGTGATAACATAGAAATGGTGTATTTTCTATGTTATGAAATGAAATGGAATGGAATGGATTATACATATATGGTCTCGGTGTCTGCGGTGGGTGCGGGTGCGGGTGCGGGTGCGGGTGCGGGTGCGGGCGCACTAAAGCGTTCATTTAGCAGCCCCTCATAATTTTCTTTAAGAATGCGATTCTCCTCCATTATTTGCGCGATTTCATTATTACGTTCATCCAGGTCGACCTGTAGTTTACGAATAATCTGGACGACTTGTGCGTTATTCAATGTCACGGGTTCTTGGCCTGGCTGCTCTAAAACGATTTGTCCGCCGCCGCCGCCACCCCCCGCCGCAGCCGATTCCGCGGCCATCTTCGCGCGGTCTTTCTCCATTTGGAGGGTTTGCGCGATGACGTCCGGTTTCATTTCCGGCCGTCCCGGCGCATAATCTTCCAGACGTTTCTCCAGTTCCGCCATATAAAACCGACGAAGGGTGGCATCCTTGATGAAATCCATAACCTTCTTGGGCGAATCTCGCACTATATCTGGGTTCGCATTTATCAGCAATTTGCGTTTATCGAATGTATTATGGTCGTGAGAGAATACCAGAATGACCTTCATTGGGTCCAGCTGGACGAATGGGACAGTGTAATCTTTCAGGAATGCGCGTTCTTCCGCCAGACACGCTTCATCATTATATCGGTGCTGTTTCAGCAATTTACGTTTAAACGCAAATGTCCCCGCCGTCGCGTGATTCGGTCCATATGGCCCAAACCGCTTCATTTGTCCGATGTGTTTAAAATAAATGTAAATCTCGCTTGAACCAGCACACAATGCGTCTGGGTGGGTAATAAGCATATGGACGGCGTGAGAGACGCGCTGGGGGGGATAGTAGTCGTCATCGTCCATATACACCAGAATTTCGCCGCGAGACTTCTCGTGAAGCAGGTTACGTTTCATACCCAGCGTCATTTTCGTATCATACTTGAAATACTTAACACGAGGATGCGATGCGACCAGGTCTTCCACCGGATCGGTTCCATCATCAATAATAATCCACTCCATACGGTCTTGTGGATAATCCTGACTATTGAAGCACGTAATAATCGCATTGATAAATGGGCGACGGTTAAATGTGGGAGTACACACACTGACAAAGGGGTATTTTTTGAAATATTCTGGGGATGATTTCTCTGGCGCGCCTGCGACCGCCGCCGGAGCACTTGAATGTCCTGTTGTTTTTTTGCCGCCCATTCTATATAAATTGTATAAATTGGTATATTACTTTATACAATGAAATGTTTATGTTCTTTCTATGCCCCCCAGTTCTTTATTTTATCGAAAAAGTTCATAATACCCTGCCAGTAGTGTGTGAGATACAATATCAGCAACATCAGAATCACGATGGCCGCAACATTGAGGTCCAGATACTCAAACGCGTAAAACATCAGCGTCAAATTGAAGAAGAAGAAGATAATCGGGACATAACGAGCATACAGTTCGCGATACTGGTCCCAATGAAGTAGCGGGTAAATAAAGAAAGTTCCTATGAATTGAATGAGTTGGACGACATAGGATATGATGGGAAATATTCCTAGACCAAATCCCGTAAATAACGACCACAATGAACCGCCGATAAATTCCTTACGATTGTCAGTAGGGTTCAATATCATTCCGATAACGGTGGTGAAAAATGGCCCACCCATCAACATAAATCCTGCGAATAAGAGAAAGACAATCGGCATCAAAATTATCAACAGCGGCGAGACGGCGTCGTATAATTCCTTCGGGATACTGTGAGAGAGTTTGGTTATGTATTCAAAAATATACAGCAGCATTGCGCGGTCCGATGAGAACGAAAATATGAAAGAATTGTTAATCCACTGCTTAAACCTCGCCTTAATAAAATCCCAGTTCAAAAGATTCACTTTTGTGACACCTTCATCTACGCTGTCTTTTATCATATCAGTGTCATCTTTTGTCAGACAGAACCATTTGAAGACGTATGTATCCAAAATAATAGCGGCTTTCAGATATATTTTTTTAGTGGAAGAGAGCTTGGGGTCATCCGCAATTCCGCCGAACTTGTCTTCGCAGTCAGCATCACACGACGTATATTCATTGGTATAGCAATACGGCCATTTATGGCGGTCGGTAGGGAATAGTTTTTCTAGGTTGAGACTATTGTTTCGGATACTTTCGGGTGCGGAATAGAAGAGGATATTCACACAAATAACGGAAATAATGATTGTTTCAATGAATAGGGTTAATACACTCAATCCGAACTCTTTGAGTGCGGCGATATCGAACATTGTTTTCGCGGCAGCTTTTGTGGCGGCGGATTTCGTTTTTTTTGTGTCCTCGTCATCCTCCTCCTTGTCCTTGTCATCGCCGCCAAACATTCCACCGACTTTGCTAAATGTGCTATCTTCTCCTTCGCCTTCTTCGCCTTCTTCGCCTTCTTCGCCTTCGTCTACGTTTGTTTCTTCATTGTCATCATCCGCCATTGTATATGTATTAAGGTTATATATACAATAGATTATTCAATCCGCGTTTCACGGTTCACGTCGCTCCGCAACTCCGTGCCTGTGCCAATACTGTGCTAAATACCCGGCTAAATACCGAACAAACCAGTCACGCAACGAGGTGGGAAGTAGCGGAACTGAGCGCACCCGCCTAGCGGGCATCGCCTCCCAGCGCACCCGCCTAGCGGGCATACATCAGCCCACAATTCCCCGACACAAATGTCAACACATTATACCGCTCCTCCAGAATATGAAAATCATATGAATAAAGATAAATATTGACATTCGGCTTATTCATACCGATAATCTCTCGTGTGTTCGGATTACAAATAACCTTCACTTCAGCAGCAGTATCCAGTGGCGGGTATATCGTCGTCAGTTCAAGCTCTATCTGATTAAACTTACTCATATTGATAGCTCCGCTAGGTTGTAAGTCATATGGGTCCGAGTTCAGGCAGAAATTGTAACAGTATAACCCCGGTTTCGCACTCCCGCGAGTGCGCGTATATTTCTCCACGTAGTTGTATACTCCCGCATCGAGCAAATTCTCTCGGTATTTCCCGTTGAGTGAAATACCCAACATCTGTAAAATGTCGCGCTCATTCTCCGACTGAAAATCCCCCGTAATATGAAGCCCCGTCAGGCGTTTATCACCCGGGTTGATACCAGGACCAATGCCGTTCTTCGGCCCATTTTTGTCAAAGTAGTAGTAGTCGTTCGCGAAATCGGGGCGACCCTGCCACGCGGTTGTCTGGATATCGCTTGCCGTACTTACAACTTCACTAAACGCGGCTGGGCGCCAGTCATCATCTATCGGTGCGGGTATAATATCATACGGCAGATAATTATACGGCCAGTTGGTATAATTGCTCCACTCGTTCCGCATATTAATATCACTCCGCTGGAAAAACATCGTCCACGACGCCACCATTCCCATCGAATTCTCTATCTTTACCTTCTTGTTTCCCGTTACATCATTAAACGTCCAGTCATAATACGACTTAATCAGGTATTTCTGCTGGTTCGCCGCGAACACTTTGGATTCATCGTCCGACAGAAAACAGTATGTCGCCATAAGGTGGACGTCAGCATTCCAGTCCGTGCGAATACTCGGGTATGAATTCAGCGATAAATCGATACTAGGAGGCGGGTATAAAAATCGCCACATTTGGTGGAGGGGGTTCGTGAAGTCGGGTTGGACGACGGGCCAATAATTGACAGAATCACCTACATCGCGAATGGTGAATAATTCCCTCACAGGGCGCAATGTCACATCAATTTGTAGCTGGTTATATTGGAGACACACGAGAGGAAACGCCATTTTGGAGGAAAGGGTGAACCACGCATTAATAGGAATGTATATCTTGCGTCCGCGAATAGAGGGTTCTGCGCCGGCGATGTTGGCCGTGCGATAGGCATTCGGATACTGATTCAACCGCGCACCAGAACAGCCTGGATTATATAATTCGGGGACGTGGCCTGTCATTTCATTATACAACTCGCGCTTGGTGTTATCTAGGTCGCGCTCAACAATCGCTGCCAAGTTATGGCCGGAGAAACGCTGTAGGGTCATACCGCCGACGGAAATCACGATTTCTTTAATCATTTGTGTTCCCAGATTCTCGATCCAGCGAAACTCGTAGGGCGCCCACATATCGCCCACATTCGCGGGAGGATGAATCGGGCTCCATATAGAGGGGAGTGTAACACAAACATAGGTATCCATTAGCAGTTCCGCATATCTCGGAACATAAAACGTGAACTTGGATTCCTCTGTCATTCGCAGTTTCTTCTGACCGTCGAAATCAATTCTAAACTTTTGAAGACCGAAATTCGTATATTTAAGATAGGTGCTTTTAAAGAAGGATTTTTTGGGATTGCCGTTGAGAATGACATTTTGGTTGCCGGTTGCGACGAGATTCAATAGGCCGCCGGTCATTTAGTATTTTATATAGTTGATACTTCTACTTGTATTAACTTTATATAAAAATCTATACGATATATACGATATATACGCAGTTGAATACATAGAAATGAAAGAAACGCAAATAGAATTCGTGTTTATTGGTATTATTATATTGGTGTTCGCATTATGGAAAATATCGGAACTTATCAAGACGCGGTGTTATGAGAAGAGGCGCCGCGAAGGGTTTGGGACTGCGGCTGCGAAGAAGGCATCTACTCCCGTACCACCGTCCGATACCGACACCGATACGTTTCTTTCACAAATTGAACGGCTTATTCCTACAAATACCCAGTCAATCGGTGGCCCTGTGCTCTCCACCGAGAATTTTACGGTGGATACAACTGAAAATGAAATGACGATCAATCAGCGTAAAAAGATAGCCCCCGTCGCCGTCACTCCCGCCGTCACTCCCGCTGCGCCACCGACGCCTGGAAAGGAAGGTCTAACAAATCAGGAGAATCCCGACGCAAATACGAAAGAATTCATCGACAAAAATCTGACCTCCATCAATCCAGAAGACAGTCAAAGCCAGTTCAAGTTGCGGGATTATTACATCAAGTCGGCGTATAACGCATTCAATCCTGACAAATTCAAGAACTCGTCCGTGAGTATGGACGCGTGTCTCTATGCCCTAGCGCGTGGCTGTCGTTTCATTGATTTTGAGGTGTTTTCGGTAGATAATCAGCCTGTTATCGCGTCTTCTTCTGTGAATTCATTTAATTATAAGGAAACGTATAACCATATTCCAGTGTCCGACGCATTTGAGGTATTAGGAAGTTATGCGTTCTCTGGGTCCAAATGCCCCAATCCAGGCGACCCCTTCATTATCCATATGCGAATGATGTCTCGGAATGTCACAATGTATGACAACCTGGCGAAGATTATCACGCAGAGCAAGACTATCGCGAGAAACTTGCTTGGACCGAAATACGGCCGTGAATATCAATCGAAGGATTTAGGCAATGAAAATCTCGCTGATTTTAAGGGGAAAATTATTTTGATTGTGGACGGAACGAACCCATTGTACCGTAAAACGAAACTCTTTGAATTAATCAATATGAGCTCCAACACGATGTTTCTCGCCAAATATACATATTTCGGTGTGAAAAATGTCGGTGACCCCCAGGCATTTAAAGACGCGAATAAGAAGAATATGTGTTTAGTAGTGCCGGATAAAGGCGGTCGACCCATCAATGACGGACACAATGGGCCGTTTACATGGGGGTGCCAAATCGCGGCGATGTGTTTTCAGGAGGAGGTGCGTGACGAGAAGTTGAAGGCATATGAGGATAAGTTTGCGTCGGTGGGGTATGCGTTCATTTTGAAACCGGCGGAATTGCGTTATGTTCCGATTACGATTGCTCCGCCAGCACCGCCCAATCCGAAGGCGTCGATGGAATCGCGGCCGGCGGAGGCGGCGGGTGGTGTCAAGATAACTCTGTAAAGTAAATTATTGACTGCTTCTTTCGTATTACCCCCGCAATGGCCGGGGTCAAACTCCACGCGCAGTCAATAATTTACGGTCATAAACGAGTCGCGGCCGTAATTACAATCTAGGACCGACTGACTACGCAACATCCGTAACTAAAACCGCGACCACCCCCGACGACCGAATCGACGACCTGACCGAGTGTTCGTAGCGAGTGGAGCCGAAGGCGCAACTCGCTACGAACACGAGAACATGAGAATGTAAATATCTCCATATATGTTATTAGTAGTATATAACATATATAGTGGATGTCACGCAAGCACAAGAACCGCCACGATGACGGCAAGTCCTACGATGAAAAGGAACTCGAAATCCTGCGCGATGCCGTGGATGTTATGGAAAAACGAAAAGGCGCGAAAATCATCCAAGATCCTCAGGTCAAGAAAATCATATCCATCGTCGAGGATTTCATCGCGAATAAAAAGCTCGTATGTTATGGCGGGACTGCCATCAATAATATCCTCCCCGAAGACGCCCAGTTTTACAACAAGGACATTGAGCTTCCGGATTATGATTTTTATTCAGACCATGCGTTGGATGACGCTAAAGAGCTCGCGGATATCTATTACAAGGCTGGTTACGAAGATGTAGAAGCCAAGTCGGGCGTCCATCACGGGACATACAAGGTCTTCGTTAACTTCACGGGTATTGCGGACATTACGCAAATGGAGCCCGCGCTATTCAAGGCAATCACTCGGGATGCGATTATTAAGAAGGGGATACGCTACGCTCCACCCGACTTTCTTCGGATGGCAATGTATTTAGAACTGTCGCGTCCAGATGGCGACGTCTCTCGTTGGGAGAAGGTCCAGAAGCGGTTGGTCTTATTAAACACACATTATCCACTGAAAGGGTATAACTGTGATAAAATAGAATACCAGCGCGGATTCGAAGGCGCGACGAAGGCGAATACGGGGGAAATCAGTATTTCGCGGTCTCGGTCGCAGTCCCAGTCTCGGTCTCGGTCACAGTCTCGGTCTCGGTCGCAGTCTCGGTCTCGGTCCAGGTCCGTGAAAACGGGCGGCAGCGGCAGTGCGACTCGCTCGGTAAAAGCATTGAAACGTAAGGCAATCAGCGGCATTATTCGGAAGTATCATAATCTAGGTGCGTATTTGAAGCGATTGTATCACACGGTTCCTTCGCATGAGGAGACGATTGGTGACTTCAAATACACAGTGGAGGAAGATAAAATCACACATAAATATCGTTTGGTTGCGACCTATGAGAGATTACTGGGCGCGGATGACACATTTGTATTGTATTCTATGAAAGCGAGCGACGTGGACGTGGACGTGGACGCGAGCGCGAGCAGGAGCGCGAGCCCCGAACACTCCGTGAGTAAATCTCACCGAGAGAAAGAACTCGAAGAAACCGACATCTATAATATCGTCCGCAACGTATTTATTAAGAACCGCGCGGTCTTCTTCGGCGGATATGCGAACATTCTGTATTCGCGGTATATGCCAAAACACCAGCGACGTATCGTCAATCAAATCCCCGATTTTGATGTTCTCTCGGAAGACCCCCGCGAGTTATGCGAAGAAATAGTCCGCGAACTCACCGCGCACAAGTATACCGACGTCAAATTTATGAAGCACGCGGGTATCGGCGAGGTCATTTCCGAGCATTATGATATTCGTGTCGGCGATGAAGTGATTGCGTTCTTATACAAACCTCTCGCGTGTCATAGTTATAATACAATACGGATAAACGGCGACGGCGAGTCTATTCGTATTGCGACAATTGATACAATGTTGAGTTTTTACTTGGCATTTATTTACGCCGACCGCGTATACTACGACATTAACCGTATTATGTGTATGTCACAGTTCCTTTTTGACGTCCAGCAACATAACCGCCTCAATCAGAGTGGTTTATTACGGCGTTTCAGTATTAATTGCTACGGAAAACAGCCGACGTTGGAATCGATGCGATTTGAAAAGACGGAGAAATACGAGGAATTGAAGGGGAAGCGCGATTCGCGCGAATTTGAGGAGTGGTTTCTGCGGTATATTCCGTATGAGAATAAAGGAGCGAAGGGGGAGAAGGCGAATGGGGCGGCGAAGAAGGGGTCGACGGGGGCGAAGACGAGGAAAAAGGTGCGGAGCGACTGAGCGGAGCGTAGCCGAGTGCGGAGCAGAGAGGAGTGACTGAAATGAATTATTTTCTAGAACGACCTCTTCTACTTTTTTTATGAAGTCGGTTTCTTGATACCCTTTTACGATGTTTTCTTGATTTGGTAGTTCTACTTGTGCGCTTTAACTGTGAACTCCCCCCGGCGCCCTCAAACCTCTGATTAGTTACGGAATTACTCGATTTTGATAATTCTTGGTTACATAATTCAATTAATCTATTTATATTTTCTCTATTATTTGTGTTAACCGTGTTGGTACGGACAGAAATATAATTAGACTTTTCCAAATTAACTATCGCTTCTTTTAACCATTTTGTTTTAGTTACGTCGTCTATATTTAGTTTCATTGAGCATTCATATAATACACCCCCCAGATAATGACAACCCGGCGCATAATCACTTTCGCATAATTCTTTGAATATTTTGATACTACCAGTAACATCTGGAGAAACTAATATTTCTTCGGGTTCTGTAATAATTAAACCTTTGAAGATATGTATTGCCTTATTACTTTTTGTTTTATAGTAATTTATTTTTTTCAGTTCGGTTTCTTTATCTGTCTCTGTCTCTGTCTCTGTCGCCATTTCGTGTATCGCCCGGTCAAATATTTGTGTCGCGTTATTAAACCGTGTTATTACGTCTTTCTTCATTGTGTCTTTATCAGTTGATTCAGCCTTGTTAATAAACGTTGATGTAAATTTCGCATAATCTGCGATTAACATAGCAAGTCTATTCAAAGCAAGTGAATACTTAAATGTCGTATATATGCTCTCATATAACATACGAACTTCAGCATATGACCGGTAATAATCATTTTGTGTTATTCCATTTTGAGCGCGTGAGATCAATAATGCTTCTTTTTTCCAAGCTTCATCAATCAATTCATCAGGCGTTTTGGGTGTATGTTTCAACTTATTTATCAACCCCGTGACAACCGATAATGGCCACCGGCTCATTATATATACTACATTACCCCAACACAATATTTTTTCACCTCAATCCTTCTCCCAACTTATTGAATACCTTCATAATCACGAAAAATGTCCCAGCGAACATAACGCTTGTAGCCGTGAGTCCAATCATTTTAAAATTCCCGTCTTCCGCGAATAACGACGGCAGGAAGTGGAGCAGTTGTGCGCGGAAAACGGGCATCTGGAATATGAAGTAAAGCACACCGATGAGAATCGGCATTTGAAGGTCGTAATAAATCGCCTCGATAGTGTCGATCTGGTTGGACTGGCGCGCATTCGCGCGGACGATACTTTCCATTGAGGTGTGTTCTTTGATATAGTCGTGGCCGTCGGCGAAATGGACCGACTTCTCCGGGACATAATTCGGCCTCGCTTGGTCGTCGTGAGTAAACGCGTTCGGGTTCATCGGAATATCTCTCGTAGGTATCATTGTCATCCCGTTGGCGCTGGCGCGTTGGACGCCTTGCATGACTTCGTTCATAACGTTTCCGGGGATTTGTGTCGGTCCGTGGGACATCATCGGGTCGCCGCCTACATTGGGGGAGTAGATGAGTGGCGCTCCGCCGCCACCGACGCCCCCCCCGTAGGGGGTGTGATGATGGCTTGAACCCGGCGTTTGGCTACTTAAAGGGAGGTCGTCAATACTTGTTGTGTCGCTCATTGGAATATTACTAAATATATGTATATCAATATTGGTTGGGATACATATTGGACGCGCAACGCGGAGGCGCAAGGAGAATCCGACGCGAAACTAGTTAAGACTGACATCCTTCTTCCCCGCCTCGCATTTCACAGCCTTTGTCTTATACTGATAACACTTATCATCCAACTTATATGTATCCTTCTCTAAATCTTTGAGAGGTGGCGCGCGAAAGGCAATACACGACCGGTCTTTACATACCTTGCGAAACAGCGATGCGATACCTAGACCAAGCACAATAGACATAATAATGCGGCCTGTCTCTGTATGAAGCAGACGCTGAAAACCCATTGTATTCTAATATATAAGCGATATAAATTAGAATTCCGTTCGGCTCCTTTCGGCTCCGCTCGGCTCCTTTCGGCTCCGCTCGGCTCCTTTTGGACTCCGCTCGGCTCCGCTACTGGACTGGAATCTTCTTCACCGCCCCTTTCGCCTTCGCGCAGTTCACCTCCTTCGCGTCAAACGAGAAGCAGTTGTCTGCGTGGTCTTTAAATTGAAAATTGCGGATATTGTCGGGGGTGGGGTAGACATAAATAATCTTCGGTTTTGGGACCGATATGTATACATAAAATAGGCCTATGGAGAGGCTTACGATGAAGATCGGAATGGAAATATGGTTGAATATATTAAGCATTCGTGCGGTATCGGTATTATATATTGCTGCGATAATAACACGCTCACGGACGCAACCGCACTCCTGCTCCTGCCGCTGCTGTCGCCGCCGCTGTCGCCGCTGCCGGCACCGCCACCGCCCCCACTGGCTTACTCACTATCCTGTTATCCGCAATCCATTTCGGCATAATCACCGGCATATACAGTTCATTGTAGCCATATCGCTTCTGCGAGAGATTGAAATCGCAGTCATTATACATCTGGACGAGCGCGCCGTTGGCGTTTTCGGTGGTCTCTACCTGGGAATAGACATACCTGGTCTCTCGCAACTTCATATACGCAGGCTCAATATCCTGCTGATAAAGGACAAGAATATCATCGATTATGCTTCGGTTCTTCCACTCGGATTCTTTGAATTCGTTCATATACTCCTTAATCTGTGCGACCTTCTCGGAAATAACACGTGTCAGTGTATCCGTATCTTGGCGGATATCGTCGTTGTCTGTTACGCTTAAATAGTAGCTCCGAAACTCCGCATACATTTTCTGCTGTTCTTGTAGTTTATGCTGAACCGCGTCAAACTGTTTCAGGAGCTCGTCCTCATTAATGAACCTGAATAAGAGGTCCAATTTCATTCGGATGATTTCGTCCTTGGTTGCGCGGACCTCTTCGAGAGATTCATTCATCAAAGTTTCTAAACTAATATACTTACCGCGACTCACTTCGATGTGAAAACCGCAAGGTTGGGAGATATTTCCGCAGATGGCTTTCAGCTTGCCGTCGGTCTCCGTGAAGATGGAGCCGCCATCTTGCTTACAAACAATACACGCGGGTTTGATGATCGCGAGGCGCTTGGCTTTCTGCTGGGCGGAGAGGGATTTCCAGTTGATGATGGGGTCAGTTATAAGGCGCTGGCGGCGCTTTTCCAGGGCGGTGTTGTATTTTTCTTTGAAGGAGTAGTACCCGTGGGTTGCGTCGTTGATTTTCACGCGCTCTTCTTCTGGGATGAGTTGGTAGGGATAAACCATTCCGCGGAACTCGTTGGGGTCGGCCGCGCGCTGTAGATGCTTTTTTAGGGCGTCTTCCTGCTTGCGGGACATTTCCAAGAGGACGCGGGTTGCTTTTTTCAGGTTGTCGCGGGTATCCTGGGCGTGCTTTTGCTGGGCGATACGAGACGCGGCTGCGCCGCCACCGCCGCCGTATTGCGCGGACGAGGACGCGCGTTCTTGGATAGCCGCATGTAAATCTTGATATACGGATGGGTCGTCCATTTTATGTATTGTTATGTATTGTTATGTATTGTTATGTATTGTTATGTATTGTTATGTATTGTTATGTATTGATACAATTAAGTATTTAATTTATAACAAATGTTATATATAATTATGTTATATATTCATAAATTGGGCGCAGTTTATTTTGTTGATTTCAACCCGTTTTTTATACTCAACCCATGTTAGTCTCTCTATTATAATACCAGGTCTTATAGTCATTATTCTCTTCGTCACATCGTCATGATGTTTCCATAACGCATATATAAAATCAATTCTATTATGTAAATTTGCGTTGTTTTTGACAACTGTATTATACCATAGTAAAGAATGGCGCGCGCATTCACTACACGGTAATGATTTAATTACCGTCGATATTGTCGTACACAATATTTCAAACTCTTCATTTGTTAACTTGGGTGTTTGTATAGATTCAACTAAATTATGTAATACGTACCATACTTTATTTCCGTTTTTTCTTATATTATTCGAACACGCGTTATTTTTATGTATAAAACACGAGACACAAAAATCTAATGGTTGTTTTTTATGGTTGGTATGAATCGGCGCGGTTGATGGCAACTGTGCCTGCGGTTGTAAATTATATGTAATTAGTCTTCTTTTGGTATAAGGTCTGACTGAACCCGTTAAAGAAGGAAACATAGTAATGGATGTAGACCCACGATGAAGTACCTATATGTAATTATAATACTTGGATAAATGTTTTTAATACCAATCATCGGGCCCTTTCCACGCCGGTAGGTTGGTAAGCATACCCATACCATTCCCCGCGGGGTGTGTGCGCGCATCCATCGGAATGCCCTTACTTTGCGCATAATGTGTGGCGTTTACCATTTTGAGTTTCGAGAGAATATATTCCTGCTGCTGACGCTTCTTCGCATCTACTTCTTCAATGGTAGGCTTACCTTTGTATCGAAGATATAAGAATATTCCTAAACATAGGAAGAATGCGATACCCACCGTAATGTTAAATGTTTGGGTGTGGTAACAATCCTTCACTCTGCGACACTGGTCGAGAGATTTGCTTAAGAAATATCGGACTCCTGGCTCGGTGAGTGTGGGTGCTGGCGCATTATCGTTCATCAAACGCAGCTTCCTTCGCTTATTATAATGGGAAAAAATAAGGGAAGGAACAGAACGCGAGATAATAATCCGTGTATTATGTAATTACGTAAACCGATCGTGTAAATGGCTGAATTAAGTTCATCTGTTGCGATATTCTTCTTCTTGGCTCTATTCGGTGCTTATTCTTATTATAAATACACGAAAAATGGCGTCTTAAGCGGTGGGATAACGTTCCTCTTCTTCCTCGTACTCATCATCGGCGAATATTTCATCAACCTCGCAATGTCAAAGGATATCTGCGGTTTCGACCAGGAAAAGACGGCGCTCTTGGCAACTGTGATACCGTGGTTCCTTGTTTTAGGCGCACTAAAATCAGCACTCGTCGTATTCCCAGGCTGGCTGACGCCTTTCAGCAATACTTTCGGGTATATGTTCGTATCTGCTGCGACGGACTTAAAGGATGTATTCAATAATATTTTGACACCACAGTTTGATTTAGCGCCAGCACCAGCGGGACAGAAGGGCGGTGACGGCGGCGACGGCGGCGACGCCGCGGATATACCTAAAGACGACGTAAAAAATAAACGCGATATCGGTCGTGCTTTAGAGCAAATTTATACAGACCAGTCTATCATCCTCAACGAACTAGGGCTTGATAATCTAGACCGTTTCTGGGACAGTTTCAAAGAATCGCGCCTGATTCGCTCCTCGGCCAAGATAGAAGACTTGGAGAAAATTCGGAAATTCCTAATGATGAAATCGATTGTTGGCGAATTTGTTTGGCTGGCACTGTGTGGTCTGCTTGTTGTGAGTATCAGTTATAACTACTTACTGAATATGGGTTGTTCTTTCACACCCGAACAGCAGAAGATACGCGCCCAGGTACTAAAGGATACGCAGGCTGCGGCGAAGAAGAAGGCGGATGAAGAGAAGAATAAGGTCTTGGAGGTGACCGGGTAAGCGTCGCAGCTCCTTTCGCCTGCGGCTCCACTCGCTGACTCCGCTACAGTCGTTCCATTTCGGCTCCACTCGCTTCGTTTTCACCCAGGCTCGCGTCGCAGCTCCTTTCGCCGCCATTCCACGCCCTTCGCTACGCTGACTCCGCCTATATTTTGATACATGTTTATCAGTGTTGCTTCAATATCGCGAGGGATGACCGAGCGGAGTGAGCGAGTGGAGCCGCAGGCGAAACGAGCGACGACGCGAGACGCGAGACCTATAGGAAGAGGCGTGTCGCCGGCCTTGACACGTAATAAACCGCTAGATACGACAGTATTCCTAATACGATCGCTACCAGCCAAATCGGAAGCACCGTCTTGCTAGAATATCCTATGCCAAATTCGCGCAGACTACCGTCGTCATTATAAAGAAACGACGGGTTTGCGTATTGGACCAGCATAAAAACAATGACATATAACAAAATAGCAGTGCCTGCTAAATTATTGCGGATGATGTTTTTGATTGCGTTCATTACGGTTTATTGTATTGTAATAGACTTCCTATTAGTATATTACAATAATATTTCATTTATTCTTATTTATTCTTATTTATTCGTCGTCGTCGTCGACCGGCTTCTTTTTATTTTTCTTTTTCTTTTTCGGTTTTTCATCTTCGTCTTCGCCCTCGTCGGCCGACTTCTTTTTAGTTTTCTTTTTCGGTTTTTCATCGTCATCTTCGCCGCCGCCGCCCTCCTCGTCGTCGGCCGACTTCTTTTTCTTTTTCGGTTTCTTTTTCGGTTTTTCATCGTCGTCTTCGCCGTCGCCCGACATTGCTTTTTTAAGACTTTTGAATATAGAAATCCACTGTTTGACAAGACACGTTATATATTTCAATATATCCTTCACACCATCATCCGCATCTTTTATTTCATCTGATTTTTTGAGTTTATTGATAAATTCTATAACAATTGGACCACTTGTAATAATCTTATCTAGTTTTGTCTTGTTATTATTAACAGCTGCGGTTTTTTCCTCATCGGTTGATTTTTCTAGAATAAAAGCCTTGTAAAGCGGTTCGACCGTATTCCAAAGACCCAATATTGCATCATATTCTTTATGTTCTTTTTTGGCTGACATAGCCTCACTGACTCCTTTAAGCCAATCCTTCAAAAAAGTTGAATTCGTAATAACTTTCCAATTCGCTTCAACTGTTTTATCTTCGGTGCGTTTCCCTTCAATGTCGCCTTTTTCAAACGGCCATTTCGTCTCGGCCACCTTTTCGATATTCTTCATCGCCTTCTCTAAACTACCATTTATATCCTTCTTATCAATCTTAACCTCTTTAAATCCCATTTTCGCGCATTCTTTATCAATACCGCCGCCACCTTTCTTACCGCCGCCCATCCCAAACCCTTCCTCACCCCCTTTCCCCAATATCAATGTCCCTACAACAACCACTGCGAAACCCGCGAAAATAGCGATGTCGCGCCTGCGATAATAAAGGTAAAGTAATATTGCCGAGAGAATAATATAAATCACCCCTTTTTGATTCATCGTCGTCTATCGTCCGTCGTCTATCGTCCGTCGTCCGAAGGTCTTTATATTATTCAAATACTAAAATATCCTGGAAATATCGTATCAATCGCCGTCGCCGTCGCCTTCGCCTTCGTCGTCGTGCTGGTGGATATACGCGGTATCATCTTCCCCCGCATCATCGTCTTCGGGGATACCCGTCGTCATATCCAGTTCGTGCGCTTCGATTTCGGCCGCGGTCCGGTCCGCCTCCAGCGCGTCCATAACATAAATTTCTCGGTTCATGTCCGTGACATAGTCCCGGCGGCCCAGTTGCCGCTCTTTCTGCGCGATTTTTTCCATTTCGTCGCGTTCTTCATCATAATAATCCTGGTCGTAAATGACGACACCCGTCTGCGATGTTCCGCGACTCCAGATTCCCATCTTGTGCGTCTTCATCATATTTTCCAGTTGGCGTTCTCCCACCGACATTTCGCCAATTCGCGCGACGACACCGTCCTTCTCTTTATCTTTGACCCTTGTAAGCTTCTCCTTAATATTCGCGAGGTTAAAGTTAATCGAGCCCTTGTCCTTTTCAATCATACGCAAATACGCAATCAAGAGTTCGCTAACGCGTTGTCCGAGCGCCTTCTTGTCGCCTAGGAGGGTATCCATTTCCGAGAGAAGCTGGCCTTTACCGGCGGCGGCGGCGTCGGCAGAATATAGGCGCGAATGGGGGGCAAGTTCATCGCGTTCTTCGTCTTCGTCTTCGCGGAGCCTAGCAGAGGCGAAGCCAGAGCCTGCGGCGGCAGAGCCAGAGGCAGAGGCAGAGGCAGCAGAGACACCCTTCCCCACTTTCGCCCCTTTGCGTATCACCCGCGTAGGTTCCGCCTGATAAATGCTGACGGGCGTTTCCACCACGAGTTGGACGAATGAACCCATAAATGATAGAAAATAAAAGAGGTATAAATTACGGACGATATTCCGGTCAAATAAAGAATACATTGTGAATATATTCTTGCGCGTAGAATGCGGAACACGCTCACCCAGCTCTTTTATGATATCGACCTCCCGCGGGCCTTCACGCGCGGGCCCTACGCCGACACCCTGGCTATGTACTGCCAGCGCAGCCGCAGCAGCCGCAATCTTCGCATCCTTCTCTTCATCAAAGAAAATCTCTGCCATAAATGGCGTATTGTCTATCATAATTTTCAGGTCTGCGACCTGTTCTCCAGCATAGTGAAGCACTTCTTGAATGACTCGGTCGTTATAAAATGTTTTGAGAGACGTATAATGCGACGAAATGATGCCTTTGACATCCTTCATATGCGTCGGCGAGAACCCCCAATGCTTCGGGATATTCGTATCATCAAAATCCACGCCATTTTTAATAATATTGGGAATCACGTCAATAAGACGTGTCATCGTATTCCGCATAAATTGGACGCTCTTCGCGCAGGTTTCATCGGTAGCAGACATCAATACAGTGCTACTCTTGTTGATTTCGAATTCCAGGATTGTATCTACGATACGCTCGATCTCTCGAAACTTCCCCTTGGTCTGTTTGCCGTGCTGTTGAATAAAGCCGACGACATTGGCGCGCATCTCTCGGTTCTTCGTTTGGAGATAGTTCTTCAGATCGCGCATCTCTGGTGTGTCTTCTTGGACGTATTTCGGTCCTGGGACAAGTATCGCGAGTATCAATTGACGCAATTCTCTCGGAATAATACATTGGTCTAGTTCGCTTTGCTTGCGCTCCAACGATAGAACCGCATCCTGAAACCGTTGAAACGGCACATTTTCCTGTGGCCGCACCGCGGTTTTATACCCCGCATCCACCATTTTATGCCCGTTCACCGCCTTTAGTAGGCGCGCAAGGCTTTTATCATCAAATATATTCGAGTCTCGTTTCAATTTGCGTATTTTATCGTCAATAATGTCGGATGGGTTCCAATCTTGGGGGCGCGGAGGGCAAATCTCTCGGAGGGCCGGATGTAAATACATCGCGATGGCGGTGGCGACTGGGTTCGCGGTTCCTTGACGGCTGTCTCCTTGCGCCGATGCTGCCGCGTATTGCTGATTCATTCGGCAATAATGGATAAACGCCCGATAAATCGTCTGTTCGTCGAACTCGGCAGGAATATTCGGATACTGAAACCGCGTATTTCGATTGTCGATGATGGTTGTCGCCCGCGTAATAACCGCCATCTCTCTCGCCGTTTTCGTCAGAAATCCGATAATCCGGTTATGATGGTGGATATTTTGCTCGCGTTCCATAAAATAATCGACGACGCGCTTGCTTCGGCGGTCTACCGGCTCATTACAGCACGCGTTTTCCAGGAAGGGCTCATTTGCCATATTCAGCAGTAAGGGGCTACTGTTCTTCACTACGTGGTGTATCATTTGTTGAATCGATAGACTGAAATACTGGCACTTGCTTTCAATGACGGCGAGTTTATCGTGCTGTCCGTGATAGCCGCGTTTCATATCCGCGATGAGTTGATTCGTGAAATCCGCGGCGACGTTTTGCGGGGTCGGCATATTGTCGAGAGATTTCATTGGCGGCATAAAATTGGACCAGCGTAGAATCGATAGTTCTTCTGGGATGGCTTCGCCGCTTGCCGCGCCACCTTGTCGCAGATAGTCCCGCTTCGTTTGTAGGCGCTCCTTGATAAGTGGTTTAGTAATAATCAAGGTGTCAATCAGTGTTTTTAATTTTGCGAGAATATCGCCCTCCTTCTTGAAGGATTTCAGCGTATTCCACGGCTCAATACTCGTCTTTATTTTATACGCAATACACGCGATATACATCATTCCAGAGACATCGCCATCGCCGTCCAGAGGATACCCTGTAAATGACCTCACGCAACCCGCGTGCGTCTTTCGCGTCTTTGGGACGGGAATCGCACATTGAATTGCCACCGTAAGGTAGGCTAGTGTAAGAAGAAGCAGCGTCTGAAAAAACGTATCTTTATACGGTGGAAGATGCTTGCCTTTCTCTCGGAATAGGCGTTCGGACTTCTCGCGGTATTTATCCTCCGTGGGGACTGATGTCTCCAGAAGTGCGAGCGTGTTCTGAATAATAAACTCGCGTTCGGCGTGGATTTCGATCCCCATATAACCCGTCATTGTGGTGACAATATTGTTGATAATACGCGCATTAGGGCTGTCGTATTTTTCCACGATGCTGATGCCGTTGAGGCCACCACCACCGGCACCGCCGCCCGCCGCCGCCGGTCTCGCGACATTAAGCACACCTTCACCCAAGTCGGCTTCTATCATATCTCTCGTCACGAGACGAAACCCTGCGTCGTCAAACCCCTCTTCTGTGACGTGTTCTATCTTCTTAATAAGCGCGCCACTGTATTTATCCACCCACGCCTCTCCGTCGTCGCTTATCGTGCCGCGTTCTTTACAAATGGTGTCAATGACAACAGATAGCGCGTTGCCGCCGGCGCCGCCACCACCTCCCGCCGCCGTTGAGGCACCTTGAATAAATGCGATGGCAATCGTCTCATAAAACGACGGCAGTATCTTCGCATTCGATTTGATACAGTATAACCAATGCGGGTCTTCGTCCATAATTTCGTTCGCTTTGCGCGTAAAACTAGTTATGAACTGCATGAGGTCGTATTGGCGTTTCACGAAATCCGACTGGGCGACAATCTTGTCTTTCAGTGGCTCCATCGGCGAAATAATCGCGTCGTCGGCGTCGGCGTCAGCGTCAGCGCCGATATCTGCGTCTGCGCCCGCAGCGGCCTGGAATCCGAGCTTGTATTTTCGGTCATTGTATTTGTAGAATTCCTTATGTTGTATCTCGCTGATACGCGCGATATTTTTCAGGTCGTATTCAAATTTCTTATTCACAAACTCCATAAAATTCTCTCGTGTCACCTGATACTTGACATCAAACTCTGCCTTCATTTTATCCAAGAACGCCTTCTTGATTGCTTCGGCACCGTCCTTGCCAGCTATGTTTGCCATTGCGCTGCCGCCGCCGATGTCGCCGATGTCGCCGATTTCACCTAGTTGAGACATCATGTTCCGCGTCGCATCTACAGCTAGGGGAATACAGTCCCGGTCTACATTACAGAAATAGTTACGGTCGCTGCTTGGAATGATGGCGGGGATACTGGTATCACGCACCCACTTGCCATTATCGCGTTTAAAATAGAGGAATTTGGTTTCAGTGGTTCCGATGTCGTCAGCTTCGTTGCCTGGAAACCCTTGGTGTGTGACACCCATAACCGGGTCTACGTATTCATCCACTTCTACGACCGCATAGTCCCCGTCATTGACTGGGCGCATCCCCGGCCCCACTAGAATCGCTTCGGACTCTTTTTTCGCCTCTTCGTAGGGCATTTTCTTCTTCTTGATAAGCTCATCGACCAGAAACATTGAGAAATCGGTTGCGCTCATTGCTTCTTGCTGGTCGCGGTAGGATTCAATAAAGGAGTAATCCGTAGTGTCATACTTCTTATCAAAGAATACGGGTCGTTCGCCGTCATTGTCTTCCTGGACTGCCTCTTCATTTGGGTAGTTCTTCGCAAGAACCATATTGAACCGTCGACCTGCGGATTCACTGGTAGCAGGACCGCCACCCGCACCCGCACCCGCACCGCCACCCTGTGTGGCTTTTCTCATCACCCCCGCATCACGAAGCTGCTGACTTTGTTCGCCCAGCACGAGATTAAAATCAAAGGGCGTTATGAGCTCGGTCGTAGTTATGGCGACTGCGTCCATATATAACTTCGCATAATCCACGGCCAGCATTCGCGATAAAAGTTCGGACGACGAGAGAAGGTTGTCATTGTATTCAGTTTGGTCGGCCATCCCCGCAGCATATGCCTGGCCTCGTGCTTGCTGGCGCTGACGTTCGTCAAATGGAGCCCCGCCGCCGCCAGCTGAACGGACTTGCGTGTCCTGAAACCCATACGCTTTAAATACATCAGCGTCCATCATTTTTCCAGTAACAATCAGTTTGTATATCATCGATACACCCATATAACGCACATTGTAGTGAAACGCACGCATACGACCGAACTTACGGAAATTCGTCGCATAATTCCGCTTGTATTCCAGGACGCGCTCATATAAAAATGCGACGATTTCGTCATATTGCTTCACATTCAGATCTTCTTGGTATACGAGAAACGGTTCAATAAACGACAGGACATCCTGTAATGTAAGGCGTCCGTGGATATACTGACGCATCATTTCGAAAATATTACGGGTTTTTGGTATAATAACTTCCAGAAACTTGCGGTATTTGTCGCGTTCGTTCATCGGGGCTGCGGCGGCCTCGGGCTCCAGGACAAACTGCTTGATCTCGTGAAGCAGCCCGTGCGCGTTCAAATCCAGAGGGGCGGTTAGATCGGTGATATCGTGGGTTGTCAGTGACATCATTTGGCGCAACATATCCCAGTAATGGACGTTCTTGGTATTCAGGTCGGATTTATCCAGGATATTTATACTCGGGAGCGAGATGCGCGAATAATAGATAACCGGTTCGGGGAATGTCATAAAACCAGTTATATTCATTCGGTCATTTGGGGTGAGATTCGCAAACTCGGTGGTGCGTTTCAGGACGGCGGAGGAGGAGGAGGAGGAGGAGGAGGAGGAGCCGGCAGCGGGTTGGACTTTCTCGAGACCCATATTGTATTTTTGAATAACGAAGCGCCTGCGCTTAACTTCATCACTATTGACAACTGATGAATAAAAATCATCCAAATTGTCGATGATCGCGGTAATGTTCTCATTCACTTGACGCGTGCTAATGACATCGTGAGTATAACGCGGCTCCGCGCTGGGTGTGAAATGTCGTGCCGAGAGATTTGTCATATACTGTGCGTATGTGATCGAACCATCATACCACTGACGCTGGAGTTCATTTTCCGCCTCTCGCTCTTCCTGAATCAACCGCGGGGCGATATCCATCTCGGCGGCGGTTCTCTCGTCGATGGGGATATCGTAAATAACCTTCTTTGATTTTACGATGGGAATAATCCAGCGAAGAGCGTGGTCCATCTTCATTAATGATTCTACGAGGGGGCGATAAAGCGCGCTTTTGGCGGGCGGGATGGCAGGGTTGCCATTGGTGTCAAACCGCGAGAAATGGTGCCGAAGCTCGCGGAACCGGAGGACCATACGCTGTATATTGGCAAGGACGCTGCGGGATTTTTCTGGTGCGGGGACGTTCGTGATTAGGGTATCCAAGAGGTCGTCGCACTGCTTTTCTAAATTAAATCGACGGTTTTCGTCGGGAATATCCACGGTCTGGACGAGGACGTCTAATTCTTCGCCGACCTGGATTTGGTCTGCGTCGAGGAGGACACCGCGCAATTTCTCTCGGAGGGCGGCGGTGGGGGCGGGGGCTGACGCGCCAGATGCGAGCACCGTATACTCTGATTCACCTATGGGCTGGACTGTTGCGTCTTCCCCTGCGTTCTCGGCAGCTCTCGCCATTTGACGCTGGCGCCTACGTTCCTCGAGAGGCGAAGATTCCACGGCATCCATCCCCATTGTCAAAAATCCCGCTTCGCCCTCTACCCCTTCCTCGACCCCTGCGGATGACGACGACGACGAAGCCGTAAACGCCGACGGCGGAGTGCGAATCTTAATCTCTTCAATCGGTAGATTCTCTGGAATACCCATATACGCGAAATTAATGTAAATCATTTCATCCTCTGGATACGTGCGTATTTCAATCATATCCTCTTCCAGATTTGTAATCATACCCGTAATGATGGTCGGAATGTCCCCGCCGAACCGAATATCTACCCACGTAGACACGACTAAATTATTTTGCCTCGCATACCCCCTCTCGTCTGGTCGACTCATAAGGTTAATGGATGTTATACTTTCATTGTTGAGATTACCAGCTGCGTCCAGTTTTAAAATAGTTACGGCGAGAGATTCTACGTCTATCAGCTTGATTTTGCGGGGGGATATATAGTCGACTAAAAAGATATGGTCGTGAATTTCTTGTTGAGTAGGAGCGATAATCTGTATAAAATCACCGAGTTTAATAGACAACGATGCCGACGCCGACGCGACTTCTGGTGACGATGACCGCGGCGGCTCATCGCTACCGCTACCGATACCGATACCGCTGTATTCTGGGTCTGTATTTGTCGGATCCATTTTTTATATACTAGTATATGTATCTACTATTTTATGTTGTTATATGTTGTTATATGTTGTTATAATACTACTAGTATCCCTGATATATCAAACCTATATAAAGATTACTACTGTGATAATATACTCATTGACTATGTTTTCTATCTCACAAACTGAATTTATCGATTTGCCTGCCTTCGTAGAGAAGGTCTCACTCGCTGACACAGGCGCCGTGGACGCGGGTGCGGGTGGTATTCACGAGCTTCGCGCCTGGTGTGCTGAACGAGGTTTCCTTCTTCACCTTTCTAAAACTCCATCGGGCGTTTTTTACACATTGAAATACGACCGTGCTAAACTTACCGAGGAACAATACAATACAGTAGGACGGTTTCGCTCGGTAGTATTTGACAGTAATGGTCGCATTTGTTGTGTTGCTCCTGTCAAGATGCTCAAGCTATCTGATGATATGAAATCGCTGCCCGTAAATTCGGCAGGCGGACATCTTATCGCGGAGGAGATGGTGGAAGGTGTTATGGTGAATCTGTTTTGGCGCGCGGGCGAGGGCGAGGGGAAGTGGTATATTGCTACAAAGAGTTGCGTGGGTGAAGTATCCTACGACCATATTGTGGAGGCACAAGCGGAAGCCGCTATTGCGGACATCGGAGACGTCGCCGTTCCTGCGACTGCGACTTTCCAAAAGTTGGGCGTCCAAGAAGTTCTGCGCCGCCGTATCTGCGAGGTGTTGAGTTTGCTTCCAGGCGGTCTGGATTCAGTTCCCAAGCAATACTGCTACTCGCTCGTCATCCAGCACCCCAAGAATCAAATCGTTAATGTAATAACTGTCCCGAAATTATATTTGGTCGCGGTGTATAATGTGACGGCAAATGAAGCGGAAGCGGAAGCTGGAGCTGGAGCGGGCGTGAATGTAATCCGAATTGACCGCGATATTTTCTCTGCTAACTTTGGCGGTAGCGTTTCTCATATGCCTGTTGGGTTGTCGTGTATCGCGGCCGACGGCGAGGGAGAGGGTGCCATCGAAGGCACCGCGACATTTACCCCCCACACGGTCGAAGACTATTGTCGAATGTATGCATCGGCAGAGACTCGCAGCGTTTCATTGCCTGGTGTCGTCTTTGTTGATAAGGATACTGGGTTCTGCTATAAGAAGCGTAACCCAAAATATGAGAGCGTGAAGAAGCGCAAAGGTATGGAGCAGAAATTGATGGCACAGTATCTCCAGTTGCGTAAGGACCACGGAATTGACGAGTATTTGAAGTATCACCCGCAACATTCTCGCGCGTTCCGCCAGTTTCGCGACCGTCTTCACGATTATACCCAGCGCCTTTATGACGCATATATCGCGCATTATGTCAAGAAGGATGCAAAGCCATTGAAAGAATACGACCGTGAGTTGAAGACTCACATGTATAAACTTCACTACGACATCTATTTGGCGACGATGAAGGAGGCGGGTACGTTCGTTACGAAGCACACCGTGATTAATTACGTTAATCAGTTGGCTGCGGCGCAACAATTGGCGTGTTTGAATGCGACGCCTGCTGCGGGTGCGGGTGCGGGTGCGGGTGATGATAACACTGAATCACTACAAAGACATCGTTCATTTCCGTCGCGTCAGGGAAGACCGATTGAGAGGAGCGCTATCAAGGAAAATGTTGAATCTAGAACCGGGTTTCATAGTGCTAGACCTTCGCGAGGAGGTAGGATGGTTCCGTCTTTAACCGTCGAGATTCCGTCGACGACGAGTGACGGTGGCGACGTATTCGCGAGTCGCCAGGTCAAAGGCGTAAAGACATCCGGAAACGTGAAAGTCCATAATCAGTTTGCGGGGCTAGACGTGGAATGAATGAATGAATGAATGAATATGAATAAATTGATTGATAATAATTGTAATTACTATTATCAAACGAACGAACGACAAATGACGACACCGAGGACACCGCCATCCACGCCCTTCCCAGAAGATACGAGTGAATATTATGGGTGGTTTTCAGAGGCATTACAGCAACTACGGGTTTCATACCCGAGCAGGCATAAATTCAACGGAAAAATACTGGAAGGTCCACCATATATGTATTGGACGCAGGGCGGCGGCGGGGGAACGAAAGTGCTTGTGACGGAGGTGACGCACACGAGTATCCCGACTCCGCGTCAGGTGGCAAATGGCGATATATGTGTGGGACGTGTGGATAAATATTGGGGGAGGTCGTATGTTAGGAGGTGTTGGTAAGGGGTTGTTTACGAACGACCCCAACTTTTCGGACTGAGTTTACCAAAAAGTCCTGAAGATGGTGCTGATTGTGATTGTGATGGTTCTGTAAGTGTTTGTGCTGATTGTGCTGATTGTGATGGGGGCGGTGTAGCATTATCGATGGGTGCTACTGTTTTATTACCACTAAACCTAGAAAACATTTCTTTCGCGTTGTTAGCCATTTCACGCCCGGAATTCAATACTTGACCACCCTTTCCACTGACGAAATCCAACACTTCAGCCTCTTTTTTAGCCGCGGCATCAAGCACGTTTCTAAACTTTGTAAGTGCCAGTTTACCTCCTTCAGTTAGTATTGCCTTATGATTACCCATCGCAATTTGTACGGCACTCCAAACCAAAAATTGAAACAATCCTCCCATTACCTCGGACACTTTACTGAGTATATTACTTGATATTAAACCCATTTTATCCTTTATTTGACTTACAATATCTTCTACAATTGCGGCTTTCAACATTTTAAGACAAGCAATTACATCATTTCCAACTTTACTTCGAATATTCTCAATCATCCTGTCAATTTTACCACTAATCTTATTTTTAATTCTTTCATTGAACAATGTTATCATCTTATTGATTATACTGTTTTTTGCGGCTTCTTCTACAGTTGGAGGTAGGGTTGCTTGTTGTGGATTTTGGGTTGCTTGTTGTGGATTTTGTTGGAGTTGTTGTTGTAATTGTGTGTCTGTACTTAGGTCAACTTTATCAGATGATGTTGTCCCTGTATCATTTGCTAAATCTTCTGCCAAAGAGTCAGTAGTACTATCTGCTGCCGGTATAGAATCTGCTTGTTGTTCTGGCACTAGTTCAATTCTTTTAATAATTGTTTCAATACAATCAGGCACACCTGGTTTATCCACAAATTTAATCTTCAGTTTTTTTAGTCTTTCCACTACATTTTCTTTGACACCGCCACCTCGTTGTGGTTGTCGGTTATTTGACCTTGACCCTCCGATTTTTCCACCCAGTAAAGAAAACAGCATAAGAATATCCATAAGAAGGTTTAGATTGCCAAGATTAATAAGTGAAAGAATGATAGGGACTACGTGTGGTGCGAATTGAAGCATAATTCTAATCATAATTACTTCTGCTGGATTGCCACCACCTCTCTGTATTTTACGACGCAGAGTCGTTTTCAATTTTCGAATCGTGCTCCGTTTTTTATACGCGCGTTTTTTAGACGCACGTTTGGAATAACGCTTCGCCATTATATCAATTCAACGTGTATATACTACTACAAGAATGTATATTCGATGTATTGCGTCTATCGCGTTTGTTGTCGGTGAAGTTTTATTGTCCCCGTCGTTTGGATTTCTTGACATTGAGACTCCTGTGGCGGTTGGTTTTATGTTGTTTTGTCATAATAACTAATATATCGCGGTATATTATTTATTACAATGGAATGGAATGCCTAAAATCGGATAGTTCCGCCGACCATTCCACCGACACTGGGACGGCCGCCAGACCAGCCACCGCCGACTTGGCCTTGAACGAATACGCTGCGGTTTTCATTGCCGAAAGTCACGCGACCAGTGCCGTTGTAGCCTTGGTTATTGGCGTTGAATGAACCAGAGAAACCCGCGGGGGAAGTGCGGGGATTGGGGTTGGTGAATTGGAGAGATTGCATCGGGAACGAGGGGTGAAGGGTCAAAGAGCTTTTATAATACTAAAGGAGATAATAGTTTTATGTTACTTTCGGGATGTGCGGCGGGGGCGGCGTTTGGTGGCGGATGATTTGCGGCGGGGGCGGCGTTTGGTGGCGGTGGATTTGCGGTGGGGGCGGCGTTTGGCGGCGGATTTGCGGGAGCTTATAGAGTGTCTTCCTCCTAACAATTCTCCTCCTCCTCCTCCTCCTCCTCCTCCTAACAATTTTTGGTTTAACATTGCACCAGCGTCGTTATCAACATTATCTAGCATACGTTCGAGCGGCCTCGTCGGCTCCCGGTCCTTCATCGGTTCGCTATTCGGTATAGGTTTGCTTAATATTTCTATTATTTCTGTGGGTGGAACCGTTCTGTTTTTATCATAAAATTTTAACCACTCATTCATAGCAAACTCACGATAACATATTTGATTCTCTTCATGTTTGGACTTAAGTGTAGAACAAACCGGATTATTCTGATACTGTTTATTAAGTCTTATATATTCAATAAGTTTAGATTTAATGCGGTCGAGCTTCGGCAAATCTTTTATATTAAAGTTTACATCACTAGCCGCCTTACTAGCTCGAATCACGATTTCAGTCTCTTTTTCTGTAATATTGCCTATAGTTAAATCGGGAATTCCATAGAATTCAATAATATCATCTTTACCCGTTTGGCGTAATTGAAAATATAGGCTAACATAATTAGGCCATTCTGTAATCATTGATCTTATTCTGATTCTCTCTTTTGTTACATATTGTAACCGTTCGATGTTATCTTGTTTAGCGCGATTCATGGCATCAAAATCCGCCAAATGTGTTTTGTTCATAAGTGCATATAAGGGATCCGTAGGTTTTCCGGAAGAACTCATAGGTTTAAGGTATTTTATATATGTCTATACATAACCAATATATAAAATATTTCAAAAAAGTTTCGCCTCCGCATGCTGAAATGGTCTCGACGCCTTCTCTACCACTAGCGGTTCAGGCATAAACACCGCCATCCTGTCGAAGAATTTCACCTCGGGTAATTGCTTCAACTGGGGAACGACGGGCGCTTGCGGTTCTACTAAATTCGTAGAATTAATGCCGAATAACGCGGACTCAATATCCACCGAATTACGCGCGAAATGCTCGCGGGACATCTTGGTGGGAAGAATGCCTACACTTTCATAGGCGAGGGCGGGGGCATAGGCCTTGCCAGCATATCCGTTTTCAAACGCGACATAATTGCGCGCGAGGTTCTGGACGTTTTGCTCGATTTTGAAATCGGTGCGGGTGTTCTTGTTTCGGGTGGATGCCATAATGGAATGGAATGGAATGGAGTATTGTGTTATAATAATATTATAATAATAATTGTTATTATGTATTATTATTGTAATACGCCTAAAACAATGTCCGAATACATTCCTTCATTTCGTCCCGCAGTAGTTGCGGAATGGCTTCCCCGTGTTTGGCGTGGCGAAGGCATTTATGGAATAAGTCAAACAACTGGAATGAAAACATCATACAGAATATCATCTCGGCGTTATCGTCTTCATCCGCGCAATGATGTGCGTGTAGTGAGGGGGAACCAGGCGGGGTGGCGTCTGCTTCGTCGGTAGCAGTAGCGGTAGCGGTAGCAACGTGATACAGTGGATGCGACTCTATAATCTCTCGGATACCCGGGTTCGCATTGTATCTATCGTAGAGGTCGTTGATGACCGCAGAAACAATCTCCGGATGATATTCGTTGTCCGTAATGCCAAACGCTTGGAGGAATTGGATTTGGAACAGCGTGACCTGGTCGTCGCAGTCCTCAATCATTTTATACGTGGGAACGATGTCATATTGATATCCCGAGAGATCGGGGACGACATCTGGGAGTTCATAGGGTCCAACAATGTCGTTGGATTGAGGTGTATTCATAATGGGATGCTATAAAGTATTATATGGAATAAGACTTTATATATGTTCGCTTCTCGCCTCGCCGCTCGTTCCGTCCCGCAGAGCGGGACGCCACTCGCTGCTCGGCTCGGTCATCATCGCCGATTCTGGGGGAGATTTTGGCGAGAGATGACCGAGCCGAGAGATGACCGAGCCGAGAGATGACCGAGCCGAGAGATGACCGAGCCGAGCAGCGAGAGATGACCGAGCCGAGCAGCGAGAGATGACCGAGCCGAGCAGCGAGAGATGACCGAGCCGAGCAGCGAGAGATGACCGAGCCGAGCAGCGAGTGGCGTCCCGCTCTGCGGGACGGAACGAGCGGCGAGGCGAGACTATTTGAACAAGTACTCCTGGTCTCGCACCAACTCGCGTGACGGCACGCCTCCACGAATCCAGCCATTGACCGCAGCGCCTTCCACATAATTCGCTGGGTTGTTAATGGTGGTCTTAAACTCCTCCTGAAGAGGGTAGTCCGAGTGTGCTGCGTTCATCTGCTCCGACAATTGCGTTATGCTCTTCTTATTGGTATTCATATCCCCTTGAAGCATCTTGGACTCAAAATCGACGTTTACAGCGCCACGTCCTAAATAAGGGACGGTCTTAAAGGGACGTTCGAGGAGGCTCAATTTACACTTGGCGTGGGTATTCAGGCTGCCAATCGACAGCTCCGAGTTGGTGTCAATATTACAGCCACCAAATCCGGTCTGGTGTCCTCCCTTGTAGAAGACGTTGGGTTGGCTCGTCGCAAACTGGATAGGGCGCTCCATCTGGCAGTCCGTTGAAAAGAAGTTGTTGAGCGCATAATTGGCGGCATTCATATTCTGGACGTTGCGTTGCGAGAGATCGCCTGTGTCGCAACCAATGCGTGACATATTGTCAAAGGTATAGCTATTAACATAGGCCATTGTTCGTTCGGTCGGGTGTTCCTTGTAATGTATGGATATAAATAAATAAATTATGTATTTATGTATTTATGTATTTATGTATTTATGTATGTATTTATGTAATGAGTATGCGCGGCGTCTAAATAGAAGTATGGCGCTGGATATCGACTAGTGTCGTGGTTAAAAGACGGCCGAAGTGAAACGGAGGCCGTCGGTTAATACACGACGACACGACTATTACTGACCCACGACCGCCCCCAGGCGCGAATTGATGCGCCCGCACGCGAATTCATCCCCCTCCTTACACGACTTCATTTCGCCATAACAGAATTTCGCGAATGCGTCCTGGTCGTTCGGGATGCGCGTATTCGCCACCGGATGGAATTGCCGCATCGATGACTCAAATACAGCATTATCACCTAAAGTTCCGAATAATTTGCCATAGGTTTCTTCGGGGGTATGATTGGGGGGCTGGCTTGGGACATTGCTATTATTGTATATCACGTTGCTCGCGTTCGTATCAAAACTCCCGCTTACGAAGCGTTTGGCGGATTCATTAATATCCTCTTCCACCGCGGGATTAAATGACGGTGCGGCATTTCGGCGGTGAGGGTCATCACTGATTTCAGGCAGAAGGGGATTCATCAACGGGTTCTGGGGTATCGGCGCGGTGAATTCATCCCGCATCAGTTCATACATTTCGGGCTTGTCGATATTATTCGCGAACCCCTCTTTCGTTTTCAAGATTTTCTTCGCTTGCGCCGTTTCTGTGCCAGCCTTCCCCTTATGGACGAAGTTGTAAATCATAACGATGATTCCTAAAGTAATCGCGCCCAAAATAAATAGCGATAACGATGATGTTATGAGGTAGCCTAAAATCGTGGCTAAAATGACGAAGCGTGTTATGGCGTTCAGTTTGGCGGGGGGCTCCATCCCGTTCTGCGGCCATATCTCGCGGATATAATCCTTATTCATAAGCACGGCTGGTTCTTCCATCCAGAATACTTGGTCTTTACTCATTGTTTATGTATGGTTATGGTTATGGTTATGGTTATGGTTATAAATGTATAAGCTATTATACTCTTATATATTACTAGAAGGAATTAATCGCTCTTTTGCTTGCTGTTTGTTCGTTCGTAGCTCCCGCGTTCGCGTCCGCTACTACCGAACAAACTCTAGACTTGTGGGGGTGCCGTGGACGAACAAACCCTAGACTTGTGGGGGGGGGGGGGATATACTAAGGTTTGTTCCTAGTCGGATTTCTGCTTCCCTTGGGACGGGTTTGCGCTAGCAGCAGATGCGGCGGCAGGAGGAGCTGCGGTACGCGGCGTCTTCGCCGGCTTTTCACCTGATGTAAACACCGCGGTTGTCGCTCCTACATTGGGTGTCTTTGCCGCCACTGCTGCTGCTGCTGCTGCTGCTGCGGCCTGCTTTTCCTGAACTTTCTTCAATAGTCTCTCGCGCATCTGCGATTGTTTCATATTCTTATTCAATTGCGACTGCATCGCACCAAAATTCACTTTGCCGCCACCGCCACCACCCATTCCTGGCATATTCATCCCCATCTTACTCAACATACTCGCCAGGTTATTCATCCCAGGCATACTCTTCATCTTCGCCATCAGTTCGCTAGCCTCCTGCATAATCTCGCTCTCTTTAAGTTCCCCGGACTTCATCTTGGAGTCCAGTTTGGTTCCCACGGATTTAATAATCCCCGATAGTTTACCCGGATTTTTAAGCAGTTGCTGGAAAACACCCTTCATCGTCGTCTCGTTTTCCATATCTAGGTTCAAGTCGGCGGCGGTCTCTTCGGCGATTTCCTTGGCGAGTTTGCCGATTTTGCCGTTCAAGATGCCAGAGAGATGCTCGTGGATAGAGCTGGCGTCGGGGATGGGGGGTGTCGGGCCTGTTCCTGGTGCTGCGCCTGCGCCTGCGCCCGCGCCCGAGAATGCCTCATTCATAAAAGCAGTGGCCTTCTTAAATGTCTCGTCAATCCCTTCACCCGCTGCGCCTGCGCCTGCGCTTGCTTCCGCACTATCGCCAAACATCGACCCCATCTCACCAATCACCTCCTCCAGCTTGGTCTTCAGCTCGCCATCATCAATCGCCTCAAATAGCTTCGCAGTATCCCCAAATGAACCCATATCCGAGAGATTGTTGACAATCGAGAACAGGATGAGCTGGAGATACTTCCAAATAATGTCCTTGGTGTTGTTCGCGAGGTCCTCCGTCGCCCAAATCTCGCGGAAGTCCACGCCGGGGAGAAAGCTCACTCCGCTGCTCACTCGCCTCTCTTCGTTCGTCTCGCTCGTCTCGCTCGCCTCGCTCGCCTGTGCTTTGTCCGCTCCGGTCGCGTTGTTCGTTGCGCCAGCAGAGCCGGCTCCACTCTCTCTGATCGCCTGTGCTGCCGTATTGGGGCTAAACAACGACTCATTCTTATACAGAATATCAAAAAAACGGACGGGGTATACCTCCCGGCAGTGTGTGTAAAGCTCGATATAAAGCTCATCTGGCATCGGCTTCATCTCGTGAGAGTAGCCTAAATACTTGGCGAGTGTATCGTGATACTCTGGGAACGAGCAGTCAATATCGCGCAGGAAATCGAGGATAATGGTCTGAAACTCCGGCGAAATATCCTCGATGGTAACGGGCTTCTTCGCATCGGATGACGCGGACGCGGACTTGCCGCCGCCGCCTTTATTGCCGCTTTTACCTTTCTTATGTTTGTTTCCTCCCATTTAATCTTTGTAATATGTATAATTAAGATATCAAATATTTAAGTTGATTACGCGTTTTACACGGGGACTAAATAAATTGAAATGCTTTTCCAGGGTTTTCGTAAATTACAGCAGAATGGAACCGAATACGATGAATACGACCGACGAGCTCACCGCGCCCCCCGTGGTGCCTATGCCAACGACGCTGAAGACCGAAGACACTGGTAAGATATTTGAGAAAGCAATATGCGATGCGTACGGTATCCCGTTTGACGGACCGTTTCAATACAGCCAGGCTGAAGTGGATAAGTTGACGCCGCGCCTGAAGCGTCTTGTCACTGACAATTTGTTCCCGATGTGCGTCCATACTGCGAGTAAGGGTGCGCGATACGATTTCACAGCCGTGGCGGACAGTGGCGTCCACTTGTCTGCTAAAAGTAATAAGAAAAAAGGCGGCAAAGTGGCGCCGCAGGTGGTGGGACAGGCGACCCCGCAAAAGTTCTGGGAGGAGGTGTGTATGTGTAGCAGCGTAGCGATAGCGGAGCCAGCGATAGCGGAGCCAGCGATAGCGGAGCCAGCGATAGCGGAGCCGACGGACCCTGCCACCTTAAAAAAATATATCCAGGAAAACATAACGACGATTATGCCAATGCTATGGAGATATACATTTGATTCGCCAATCGTATACTATGTGCGCGACACCGACGAGATTCGGTTTATCGCGCCGGCAGCTGTCGCGGGTGGCAACGAACCAGACTGGTCTGCGTTTCAGTATACGTGGTCGCGATCTTACGACAAATGGGCGAATTCAACCAGTCTTCGGATCATCGCGCCAGGGGGCGTCAAAGAAGAAACCATTATGGAATTCCAATTTCATACCAAGAGCCGGCAAAATATGGCGGTTCGCTGGGCGATTGACAAGGTGCTTGACCTATTTGCGGGATATTTCAAGGTAGATGTGTTATAACGGGAGCGAAGCGGGAGTGGCAGTCGGGAGTGCTGACAACGGGAGCGAAGCGGGGCGGGGGGCAGCGGCTCATTTTTTTTCCAGACAAAACAGATACTCGTTGATTGCCTTGTCTTCATTATACTCAAATGACTTGAACCGCTTGTATTCGCGCTCAATGACGGAGACGGCCCCATAACGTGTCAGGATTTCCATCATTTTCTCCTTGGAGACGATGCTTTCGCTATTATACGACAAGAAGACCCATTTGGCGCGCAGGCCGCGAATCAGGGTATCAAACGCCGTTTCCGCGGCGGTGCCTTTTCGGCAGAAGGCGGACAGAAAGCAATCTGTAGGAATACCTGTTTTGCCTTTTAAGGGGGGCTCGGTTATTAGTGACATTGGGGTTTTCGCGATGATATTAAGCGGGAAATAGTTCTTGGAATACTGGCGCTCATTATAAGGGGGATCCAGGTAGGCGATATCTACGGGGGGGAGGGTGGTGGCGAGGAATTCGGGGTTGGAGATGACGTCGGTATTGAACGTAGCGGAAGCGGAGTTCGCGGCGGACGCGGCGACGGTGTGTATTGGCATTAATACAAACGGTTTCGTCGCCTTGGCCTTGAAGTTCTTAAGATAGCATCCGTATACTGCGGGGACATTACTCACTGCGTCTGCGCTAATAATAATAGAAGCGAGGATGAATTGATACTCGTCGTGGGTCAGGGCGGCGGCGGCGGCGGCGGCTTCTAGCATCGCACGCACCGCGTCAATCCTGCGCGCATTTTCAACCGTGAAGAACATACGTTCATTGCCTTCATAGGGGCTATAGTGACGCGTGACAAATCCAGGGGGTGCGACGGCGGCCGCATTCATTTCGGCGATCACGTTGCGGACCCGCTCCGTATAAACAGACCGCGTAAATGCGTGGGCGATGACCGCGCTATATAATTCGGCATCATTGGAATAGACGGTCGCGCCCTGGAGGCGGAAATGGTGAGAGACAACGCCTGTCCCCGCGAAGAGGTCCGCGACGGTCTTGTTTTCGAAGGTCGTGAAACCAGTTTTCTCTTTCATATAATCCGTTAGCCACCCGATGAGTTGGAATTTGGACCCGATGTAATTCAGGCGGTGGATTTTCGCTTTCGCGGGGGGTGCGGCGGAGGCGGCGGGCATTATTCAATAATATACACGGTTGTTTATGTATGTTATTATTTATTATGAATCAATTTTATACCGACGAATCTATATTCAATTTACGCCCGCGGGATCTTTACTCCGAGAACCGACTGGATTTTATTGACGTGGGTCGCATTGTATACACAATTGCCGCCGCGCTCAATCTCCGCAATGATGGATACGTCCATATTACATTTCTGCGCGAGCTCCTTTTGCGTGAGTTTCTTATCGCATCGCGTTTGGCGGATGGTATCGCTGGTGGCTTTCGCGACATATTTCGTCTTTTTGGGGATGTCGTCGGTGGCGGCGGATGCGGATGCGGATGCGGACGAGGGCGCGGTGCCAACAGTAGCGGGGCGATTCTTACTCAATGACACCGGCACCCAATCCTGACAGTCAGGTATCCTCACCCCCGACGCATTTGTGTTGTTGTATTTACTTTTTGACATAATTACGCGAGTAGTAATACATATGTATATACTGAACGGTTTATATCAGTATACTGATACTGATACTGATACTGATACTGATATAGACATATTCTGTATAACTACTACAACGACACTTATATGGCCTGGCTCCTCATTCTAAACTCCATATTCTTCGTCGCCACACTATCCGAATATCTCATCTGTATGAAGTATATAACAAATAACTACGACTACAAGAACGAATGGTTCAATGTCCTATTGAGTCTGTGCTTTACCCCGTTTTACGGGTGCTTTTTCATCCATAAATTCTCGTGGGCTAAAATTACGTCATATATGGAGCCCGAGCGCCGAAATGTGCTGAAATATCCCATCATAACAGGCATCCTTTACACCATTGAGACCATACTTGTATTTTACGCACTGAATACAGTTACACTGGGTTATTATACCATCATACGGTCTGGATTTATTATTTTCAATATTCCGTGGTTCAAGTATTTGCTGAAAAAACCAGTGACACGGCTTTATTATGCGAGTTGCGCGTCGTTAATGGTGTCGCATATCATCATAACGGCGCAATATATAGTTCAGTATCAGGGCGGCGGGGGCGGCGATGTCGCCCAAAACACCGCGATTATTATGGTATCGTGTTGCTTGAATTCCGCCTACAATAACGTGATAGAGTATTCGATGTCGAAGCACGGCGGCGACATAATATCCAATATTGATTTCCAAATCATATTTCAGGCGACATATTTCGTGCTTGCGGCTCCCTGGGCGATTGTATACACGGTGAAAAACGCGCCGCCAGTTACTTCGGGAACTATGACAATGTATTTCTTCATCGCGTTTGGGCTACAGCTCTACATGTTCAATAAAATATACATTCTCAATAATAAAAATAGCGCCATCCCCGCGAATATATTACTTTGTGGATTAGATATAGTGCGACGCGTTATTCAGCTTACCTATTCATTCGTCTGGTTCAAAGAACCATTTGACGCGGTCATCGGTGTATCGCTCGTGTTTTTGGCGGTGTCTGGCGGGCTTCTATTGTATCAGTATATTTGTGATTATCGGCTAGGTGCGAATCGCGCTCTTGACCGTCATCGGATGCTAGGCGGCGGCGGCGGCCTAGAAATGGAAAAGGTGTAGATACAAGTAAAACACGGCGAAATTCAGGAGGAAGAGCACTTCTGTCGCGAATATGGGTGCGTCCTGGATGACCCCGATGATGGTGACGACCATAAAGAGGAATTGCGCGTAGAGGAGGATACGGAGGGTGTCGGCGGTGCCGGCGTCGGCTATATCGGCGGTGCCGTAATAAGTGTGTCCTACCATAAACCCGACTATCGCGAAGAAGGCCGTGGCTGCGAAGATATAATGGGTGGAGTCGTGTTCGGGGATGAAAATAACACCGAAAATGCCTATGAGAAGGGCGACGATGGCGAACATGGACCACCGCTGACGTTGGTATTCATAGGCGATGGATAACACTGCCATCAACAGCATACACGCAGCAATGAAGTGCCGGGTTTGGAATGCGGCGGCGAACACTGGGGGGGGGGGGGCATTTTCAGAAAACGTTATGAAGGGTTCCTTACTGGTGATGATGCTAGATATGCTACGGGGGTCGGCGGCGGTAGCGGCGACGATACGATATTTATAATACACGAATATGATGGGAATCGCGTATGTGGCGAGCATTAGCGCGAGAAGGGTGATAGGGTCCATTGATGTATTATATTCTATGATTTTGGAATATAATAAATAATAAATAATAAATAATATCTAATACTATTCATTTCAAATCGCTAATGGTATCTCTGTCCGGTGTATCATTTATATACTTCTCCAGCTCACTCCCCTGATAATACGGAATACTATCCTCTCCTGTCATTATTTTGACGGTCTTCCACAACCTGACAAACACATTTTCGCTAACATATGGGACGCTATGGTGTTCGCATACATCTCTCACTTGATGATGTATTCGCTGATATTCATACGCGGATAAATCCGGGAAGAGGTGGTGTTCAATTTGATAATTCAACCATCCCTGTAAATAGTCGAGTATGTCGTTTCCCGCGGTATAATTCGCTGATGAAATACACTGTCGAAGAAGCCATTCGTCGCTTTTTGCGGTTACTGGTGTGCTGTATAAATACATATCACTCCCCGCGTGATTCGGGACAATAATCGCAAAAGTGTGGACGTTACAGAAGAGGTCGGCGATGATATAATTCACGGCGACATTGCGTAAATGGGCGGCGGTGAAAATGTCGGGAAAATACGCGTGGGCGATATAAACTGGCGCGAAACATATTGTGCGGTAGAGGAAAACCGGGAATAATACCAGGGTGAAATATTCGACTTTGTTAATCCACGACGGCCACTCGTTTGTAACTGCGCCCGCGAGCGTCATCTGTTTATAATCTTCTGGTTTCATCGTGTATTTGAGATTAGACGCCTTATAGTATTTATACGAGTTGGGTGAATAATAGAATAACCGCCACGTGAGTGCGAAAAATACAATGATTACGTATTTTACGACACGCGGGACGTTCAACGCGCGAAGGATGGCGAGGTTGTGCTGGACGTTGTCTGGGTCAGTCGATTCATTCAACATATAATGGTGATAAATATTATGTTCGCACGACCACGCTTCGGGCAAAATATAGTCAGCCCAATCAATCAACCTACGACGCAGTTTCACGCCGTAGGTAAAACGGTTGTATTTTTTGTCGGCGTCGGCGTATCCGCCGTGACTCACGTGATGACTCACTGTAGTCCAATGCGAGCTCATTGAAAGACCCATCATCACCCACGGAAATACATAGGATGCGTCCAGAAATGAAAAGAAGAATCCAGTATAAAATAACACGTTGTTGAATGCGATGATATCCTGGAGATGTTGGAATGCGCGCGGTTTTATTGTTTCATCTGCGGTTATGTTTTCGCGGATTTGACGGATATCGGCAGCCCATTTCGAGAGACGGGTATCCGTGATTGACATACTATATCGTGATTAGTAACTAATTGTTTATTATACATATTTATATATTTTTATATCTCGTTGTGTAATACAACACCAAATTCGCCACATTAGCGACGAGGTGGATACTCGCGTGTGCGTAGGTTGCGGGCCAGATGCGTCCGCGTGTCATCAAATAAGTGCTTACGCCATAACACGCGGCAGATGCGCCGATGAGCGCCGCGTATACACCGAAGTGTGTCGGTGACGCGTGACGGACGGCGTAATACGTGTTGTATGACAATCCGGTAAACACGACAGACATATCCAGAGTCCGGCGCCACGAATCGCGGAGGGGGGTGCGCCAGTAGAGGAGGGACGTCGCCCAGACAGAGGCGGGGACGATGGCGAGATGGGTTGACGCTGGGTGGTGGGAATACGCATAGATGGCGGCGGGGAGAGATAGCCAGGCGCAATACCAGATGAAGTGTGCGTTAGGGAGTGGGAGGGTCAGCAAGGGCGGCGAGAGTGTGTGCGGGGATGGGGGGGGGGGGCATTGTATGTATATAGTAAATAAATGAATATGGGTTTATACCCTTGAATATTTACAACATTTTTGTGTTATTGTAATATATACAACAAACCAAAATGACAGAACACATTAAAACTAATTGAAAACGCGGACGCGAATACGATTCGATTACAAAATTATACCAATACTTTCGGAAACAATTATTTTACTAATTTTAACGACGATACTACAATTTACGATGATACAACTAAAAACCATTGGAGACTATATAAGAGTTATAGACCTGGGAATGGACTACCAATGGATGCCGTCACAATGACCGAACTTAAAGGTAAATATATCGATACCGCCGAGGAACGTACACTCGGCGGACGTCGTCATCGTTCCACTCGCAAAAACTATAAGAAGTCGGGCAAACGCATCTATGTCCGTTCGCATCGGATTGGCATTACACGGTATGCATCCGCCAACAAATCTCGCAAAATCCGTAGACGTAAATAAAAATATACTACTGCGTTTATATATATCGCGGCAGACGCGATATCATTTTCCTTTATTTAGAGGTAATTGGTTGTTCGATTTATATTATTTGTATTATTATATATAACATTTATAACGAAACTTTTAATGCGGCAGATTGGTGGATACTGTGATGAGGAATGTGAGGAAGAGAAACGGTCGTGGAGGAGGGAGCAGCAGCAGGCACAGGCTGCCATTCAAGCAGCCGAAAATAAAAGGAAAGCCGATGCCGCTGCCAAAGCCGCCGCCGAGGCCAATGCCAGAGCGATTGCAGATGAGCGATACGCTATGAACTCATGCTTAAAATATACTGGTCCTCTTGAAAAGAAGGTGGCTGCTGCTGAAGTTAATACGGCTGCTGAAGCGACGGCTGCTGCTGAACGCGAGGCCCGTCTCCAACGCGAGATTGAACAACTTAAGGCCCAGATTGAGGCCCCGCGTCCTGTCGAAAAGCTGAAACCCCTACCCTCCTCCACCGTTGGCCAATACGTCGATCAGAGCAAGATGGGCGATATTGATGCTTTACTCGGCGGTGGTAAACGACGCTCCAAATCCAGCAATAAACCTAAAAAATCCGCCAAACGCGCCAAAACCGCCAAACGCGTCAAATCTCGCAAAATCCGTCGTCGGCATAAGTAAGTAGTCTATGTCTATAAACTACCCCATATTTCCCGTGCTATCTATTCTATGTCATATAAAGGTTCATCACGTTCATATTACATAATTACGTAATTACATAAATACACACCCAACCACGTTATGGTGCTACTCATCCCCGCCAACGCGAATCCGACCATGGCCGACATCGATACATACCTCCGCCTCGGTCGCCTATCCCAATCACCGCGCGATATAAAACGCGTTGTCCGAGAGATTGAGTGTAAATCGGGCGCAGGCGCGCTTCTTCATCCAGCCGAGGAGTATTTCGCCGCGCAATGTTCTTCATTACTATAATCAGAATGATGATTACGCAGTATCTGCTGGGTATTGCGGCGGCGTATCCTTGTCAATAGCCACATTCTTCGCCACTCTCTTTATGACCTTGGCGATGTTGCCTTCCTTTTCCCCATCGGTGGCTGCCTTGGATAGCTTCATATACCTTTCATTCTCTCGGGTGTTGCTATTCATACAGCGCGGGTTGGCTTTCGCCCATTCACTCACCAGCGCCACATTCTTGTGTTCCACCGCCAGGACCGCGTTCACCATTTTCGGATGGTCGGGCCCGTCCCGTTCCCACTCGTTGTTATCCTTCACATATAAGGTATCGCGCTTGACGTCGCTACAATGGACGGGGCGCTTGTAAACATCCATCTTTTGGAGGTTGTCTATGAGGATATTTGACATTCCCTTTACGTAACCGTGGGTTCCCACGTTTTCCAGGTCAGTCAGGTTCAGCTGGATAGAATTCACGAAATCCTTCATATTCATCGCATCCTTACATTGCTCGTTGAGGAACATGTTCATATTGAACGTGTTGTTGTTGCTATTGATGGTGTTGTGGTTACCGTTTGTTGCGACTCCGATGGAGGACGGGGCTGTGGCGGGGGCGGCGGCTGTCTCTGGGGCGTGTGTTTGTGAATTCTTCATCATTTCCAAGATTTGTGCTTGTAAATTGTTGTTGGTTTTTATTAATTCAAACATCATTTTCTTACAAAATTGTGTGTCGGTTATTATATTCTGAAGGTCGGTTGATGTTATTTTAATATTCTCATCGGGGGAAAATTCGTCACTAGCCTTCGTTTCTAATAGATTATTGGATACGGGTTCAGAAATATCTTGTTTAACTGCCACACATGTTTTCCTATGACGACACAACCCAGAAAGATGTGAATATTTCTTATTACAGTTGGGGCAAATGAATGATATTATTGATGACGGTTGGCATTCGGTTTGATTATTTCCCATTATCTTTTGATGTTTATGGGTCAAAAGATGCGTGTCATAATTAGATTGTTTAAAGCATTTAAAGTCACAACCTACGCATACGAATTTATTGGCATTTTCGGCATTATTTGGCATTATTATTCCTAAATAATGTTCTATAATAGCGTTATAAAATAACCCCACCGTTTCGGACGCGGCGGCCGACCCCTAAAAATCTACAGTGTGGTGTTTTCGGGGCAAAAATGCGTTTTGTGAGCGTTTCAGTCTCAACCCCGTTTTTCGGGGTTTGCGCATTTCGTGTTTTCAAAACTCCCACGCGCAAAGCCCCAAAAGGACATTCCTGGCAGACACCCCTGGCGATACCATAAATGCCTGGTATCCTCCTTTCCAATCTTTTAATTTAAGATATACTCCCAAACCATCTATCATAAGGGTTTTTCCAAATTCAAACGAAATATTTTCGGCCAGAAACTGTCCGAACGTCCTCCATTGTCTTTCCAAATTCAAACGGATTATTTTCGGCCAGAAATCTCTCGAACATCCAATTTTGAACGGATTATATTTGGCGGTTTTGTAATAAATAAAATTGAATAGATTCGTATAGAACGAATAGATTCGTATATTCCATTCCATGACCGATTCGGTCCATCATATGTTGCTTCAGATTATCGCCCAGCAAAAACAAAAGGAGGAACAGCGCGATATATGGAAGGATAGCCCTTACAAGGATTTGGTAAAACTCCAACGTAATAATGTCGGCAATGTCGGCGAAGTTCTCATCGAGACCATTTGTAAAACCGCAGGTATTCCCGCGGATTGTGATGGTTCAAAAACGAAGCAGCGCGGCGGAGGGGAAGGCGATGGCACAATTATGGGGATTCCCGTTGAAATCAAAACCGCGGTCCAAGGAACATCCGCTAGCGCCACCTTTCAGCATGAGTTGGGCGAAGTTCCCTGGAAAGGGTCGACGTATATGATATTTGTAGATATTTCACCCGAGTGTATTTACATAACAATATTCAGAAACTTCACCGAGTCTGTCTACAAAAGCAAGGAAAAACTGCCGTGTTTCCCCACAAAGGCCGTTACGTGGCGAAAGGAGAAAGGTGCGTTCAAGCTGGATACCAGCGTCCGAATCAACGATCAGAATATAGAAAACGGCCACACTATAAAAATAACGGCAACCACGCCAAATGACCTAGCGGCGGCGGCAACTTTCATCCGAAAGACGGTGGCGGCGGTGGCGGCAACGACGCCAGAGGACATTACCCCGAAAACTGACTGAATATAATAGAAGTTCGCAGATTATAGGCCGAATTGGTGGATAGGAAACTGACGGAGGACCAGTCAATCCCGTCCGCTTTTTTCATCATTTCGTCCCTATTGGTGAAGAATACGACGCCATACCCCTTCCTCCCAGGTAATTCATCGAAACTATGGTAAATCCTCATATTCTCTTTTCCGAAACATGTCGATGGAATATACACGTCGCACTTCCCAATCATATTCTTGTTTCGCGTAGATGATACTGTTCCTCCGTCGGAGAGCGAATACACCTTCATATGTTCCTCCGAGTTCGCCTTGATGTCATAGGTTGAATTCGTCGTGTATTTCGACCAAATCTGGAATACCCCGTTTACCTTGACGCCTTGATTGTCTGGATTGTAAAACATCCCAGACACTCCCTCGCTATAAATCAGGTTATACCCTTTCACTCGCTTGCGCGGCGACCCCTTACCGTCACTCTCAAACAGCTGGGGTAGAATGAAGCAGACATAATCCGCAAATGCGTAGGAGTGATTTATGAAATTTAGCGCAAGGTGTCCGCGTAATCCAAACGGCGGGTTTCCGAATACGATATATTTCGCGCCCGCTCCCGCGGGAGGACTCCACGAGAGGTAATCCTGCTCCTGAATTCCGCTGAATCGTGGTTCGATATCCAGGCCAATCGACCCCTTCGGTAAAATCTTCAAGAAACTCCCGTCACCAGCGGACGGTTCGATAAATGTATACTCCGCGATGGGCGCATTCGTTATTTCGCGCCGAAATGTGTCCCAGCACTTCTGCGCGAGCGAAGCGGGGGTAAAGAACTGGTCTTTCTGTGAAGCCGAATACTGGCTGTAGACAATATCGCGAGACAGGATTTTGTGTAAATCAAAGATGTATTGGGCGGGGACATCGCACAGTTCAATCCAGCGCTTTATTGTTCCGACACACAAATTCAGTTTCGCGGCGAGCTCCTTGATGGTGGTTATTTTTAGACATTCTTCAAGAAGGTGAAGGGTCGTATCTTCTTCATTTTGGGGTGTCGCAGCGGTAGCCATTTGTTCTATATAATCAATATAAAACACCGAGGAAGAATCAATTTTATACTGGCGGATATTATGAATGCGTTGTATTTTTATATACTATTCTATATTCGTTAGTATATATACATTCGAATGTCCGAACTGGCGCCCACCGCCCGCAAAGTACTCGACGGGTTTATTTTCTACAATGAACTAGAGTTATTATCCTACCGGTTGAAAGTTCTGAACGACCTAGTTGACTATTTCGTCATTGTGGAAAGCACTCATACTTTCATAGGGAAAGAAAAACCGTTAATTTTTAGGGACAATGCGGCCGAATACGCCGAATACAGCCATAAAATCATTCATATTATCGTGGACGATATGCCACATATCCACCCCAATATCAATATCGGCGCAGGCGAACAATGGAACAACGAAGAATGGCAGAGAAATGCCATTGCGGCGGGATTCGCGAAAGTAAGCGGCAGCGACCCATTATGCGATTCGGATATTTTAATGATAACTGACCTCGATGAAATCCCTGACCCGAATACATTAAGGCGTATCAAATACGCCGCCGCCGCCCCGTCCTCGTCGACAGATGTCGGTATCAGTATTCTTGATATGGATTTGTATTATTACAATTTACACGTTAAATCTACGGAGCTAAGTAGCTGGCCGAAAATACTTACATACAAGGCATACCAGGTTTTGAATCGTTCGTGCCACGCGATACGCGGGATTACAAATTGCCCGCGTATCGCCAAAGGTGGTTGGCATCTCTCATATTTCGGCGATTTTGAGTTTATGAAAAATAAGACAGAGAATTGGTCGCATCAGGAATTGAATAATAGTAATACTACCGATATATCGAATATCGCAGACCGGGTGAATCGTGGGGTGGATTTGTATAATAGGTCGTATGTGTCGTTTCATAAAATCTCTATTCGGGACAATACATATTTACCAGTGGATTATGATAAGTATTTGACAAAGTATTACACGGAATGAGACGCCGCCGCCTGATGGTGACCCTGAATCGCGTTTACCAGGAGTTCTTTGAGTATTTTGTTTTCCATAAGAATATACTGGATTTGTTCGAGTGTGAGTGATGTGGGGTCGTCGTATTGTGCGGGCGAGGGAGCGACGCCTGAATTACACTTTTTGGTGCGAGACTTGAATTCCTTATTACATTTCGCACAGGACAAGCGTGTGGCGTCCGTCGTCGTCGTCGCCGTTGTCGCCGTCGTTGTCGGATGATTCTCTAGATGCTTGCGAGACTTCAGGTGACGCGCATAATCCTTTTTATTCCTGGTTAGAAACATACACGTTTCACAATTGTATATTGTGTGAGGTTCAGCCATTGTATATCGTATTTATCCTACTATGATAATCACGATATAATAATTAGGGGTGTTGAACGAATGGGGCGTGGGTGGGGGAGGTGGAGGATTACTTTTCAATGACTACAGTCTTCGCCACGCGACATATCACCTTGGCGATGTTGCCTAGTGTTATCGCGTTACGTATTTTCAAATACTCTTTGTTCTCACGTGTGTCGTCGTTCGTACAGTTTGGATGCTGATTCGCCCATTCTTCTATAAGCACCTCGTTCTTCTCTTCCAACGCAATGACGGCATTCGCCAGTTTCGGATGGTTAGGCCCGTCCCGTTCCCATTGATTATCAACCCTGACGTATAAGGTCTCGCGCTTGGCGTCGCTACAATGGACTGGGCGCTTATATACATCCATCTTTTGGAGGTTGTCTATCAGGATGTTTGACATTCCCTTCACATAACCCAGGCGTCCTACATTTTCCAGGTCGGTCAAGTTCAGTTGAATGGAATTCACGAAATCCGTCATATTCATCGCATCCTTACATTTCTCGTTGAGGAATCGGTTAATATTGAATGGGGTGTTGGTGGTGTTGGTATTGGTGGTGGTCGTATTTTGTTTCTCGATTAAGCCCCGTAGCATGTGTATCATTTCCTGATTGTTTTTTAGTAACGTCATAAACGTCTCCTGTGTTATTACATTCTCATTGGATGATATGATATCATTCAGTAGATTGGGGGGCGGGGTAGGAGAAGGTGTGATAGATAATGAATCTACAATGTAATTCGTATCTGACTTTTCAGACTCTTCCGACTCTTCTTGTTGCGGTTTATTCTGTTGTAGCATTTGACACTTTGCCTTATGTTGGTAAATAGTTGTTCTAGACTTGAAAAGTCTGTTACAATATTGACACGGATAATGAGTTGGTTTAATGTGTTTGCGCTGGGTAATCGTAGCGGGATAATCGTCGTCTTCGCTTGTCTTGGGGTTGAGGTCTAGGTGTTTCTTAGATAACATATGGCGACTGTAGTCTTTTTTGTTCATCGTAATGAAATAACAAATTTCACATTTGTAACGGCAATTTGATTGGTTAAATGTTGATATTAACATATTTTCATTATATGTTGGTTTATTGACGGTCAACGGGATTACATGGATTATACGGTTTACTGGTTTTGACGGGAACGGTTCAACACTATTCAATGTTGCTTTCAACGCAATGAAATGTTCCTGCTCCTTTTGTCGTGCTTCATTGAGGTCTTTACAGTTATAGAATGCGATTATACCCATTATCCAGTTATCCCACCCACCATTATTTCGTATGACTTTATATACCTTACAGTTATGGCTTGGCGAACTACTATTTATAGAAGCTCGCCTGTGCGCTTTTTTCCTCTGGACGAAATTGACTGTATGTCCTACATACACATCGTGTATATTCGGGTCTTTACACGTTATCTTATAGATAATCGTATTTGAATAATCTATATCGGGGTTTGACATTTTCGTATAATTATTATACGAAAATATATTTATATATCCTTCAAAACTCAATCCAAGGCACTACCGCCGCCATTGTGGGTATCCTTGTCAATAGCTACATTCTTCGCCACTCTCTTTATGACCTTGGCGATGTTGCCTTCCTTTTCCCCGTCGGTGGCTGCCTTGGAGAGTTTCATATACTTTTCATTCTCGCGTGTGTTGCTATTCATACAGCGCGGGTTGGCCTTCGCCCATTCACTCACCAGCGCCACATTCTTGTGTTCCACCGCCAGGACCGCATTCACCATTTTCGGATGGTTGGGCCCGTCCCGTGCCCACTCGTCATCGTCCTTCACGTATAAGGTCTCGCGCTTGACGTCGCTACAATGGACTGGGCGCTTGTATACATCCGTCTTTTGGAGGTTGTCTATGAGAATGTTTGACATTCCTTTTACATAACCATCCCGTTCCACGTTTTCCAGGTCGGTCAGGTTCAGTTGTATAGAATTCACGAAGTCCTTCATATTCATCGCGTCTTTACATTGCTCGTTGAGGAACATGTTCATATTGAATGTGTTGTTGTTGGTGGTGGTGTTCGCGTTGATAGTGTTTGCGTTTGTCGTATTATGGCTATTTGAGATTCCACCATTTTTACACATTTCCATCATCATTTTGCTTTGAAATTCGGCATTTTGCTGAAACATCATCATCATCATATCGGTGAAGTTTTTGGTGAGGGTTTCACAAAAATGTTTTTCGGATGTGGTTGTTGGAACGGGTATGGTGGTGGAAAGAATGCTGGTGGGGGTAATTGTGTTGGGAATAACTGGAATATCGGGAATCGCGGTGGATGGTATATTAATGACAGATGGTTGAGAAGAAACCGGCTTACATCTAATGATATGCTTGTAAACACTCGTGCGATGTTTGAATAACTTATTACAAGACGGACATTTATTAGGGTCTGGCTTGGATGACGTTTTTTCGTAGTATTGTGCGTTTTCGGTATGTTTCGGTCTCATTAAATGACGTTCATAGTCGGTTTTATTATACGACGAATAATCACAAATTTCGCAAGTATAAGAAACTCGTTTTTTCCCGTTAGTCGTCATTTTATTGTTATATATCATATTCCTAAAATAAAACGTCTAAAGATACACGCCACGCGCCGATGGCGACGACAGCAAAATTTGTCAGTCACAACATTTTTAGGTAAAAAAGGTGTTTTGTGAGCGTTTCAATAACAAATCCATTTTTTGATGTTTTGTGTTTAGTGTTTCAAAAGTCTCTGGCGCAAACAGTGAATTGGACATATATAAACACGCCTATATATGTCCAATAACGGACGAATAAAACACGCAAAATCCGTATCATATTCACACAGTAATATATATAACATAATGTATCAACCCATATATGGTGTCATATACATAGACTATCAAAAAACATCACCCCCTCCGGGGGTTTGTAAGCCACTTTCCAATCTATAAATACTCAAATTTACTCGTTCATTTTTAAACCGAATATTTTCGGACGGAATCTATTCCGAACATATAGGATTAACTTTTGAAATTAAAACTTTTGAATTTGAACCGAATATTTTTGGCTGTAAAGTGTTTGGAACTTTGGATGCTGAACTTTTGGAATGGAAGGTTATAAACTTTTCATTTCAAACGGAATATTTTCCTGGGAATGAAGTATGTTTATTATATTCTAACAAATAATGAAAAATTAGACCAACTTAAAACAGGGGTAGGTATTCCAAATATAACCAAAGGAACACTAGAAACATTGAAAATCCCCATCCCATCTCTCGAACGCCAAAAACAAATTGTCGCATATTGCGAATTCAAAGATGCGCTCATCCAACAATTAGAAATGGATATCGAAAACAACAAGAAAGAAGCCCAGCTATTTATTGACGGAATTGTTAAATCTCACGTTCAAATACTAGCTACGTCAAGTGAAGAAGAGTCGATCACCCCGCAAGAAGACCACGATGAGGCGAACACGGTTGTATCGCCCGTGTCGTCGTCTTCATCATCCGCGTTGTCATTGACGGAAACAGACACAGAAACAAAACCCAAAACTCGAAAGTTTATTGTAAAAAAAAGTCTCCCGTAATAATAGCGATATATATAACGGTATAAATCTACTGCGTAATGACACCACAAACAAGAAAGACGCGCAATATCACGCAATACAGTAAAACTCGAAAAAAACGGCAGTCGCCGTCGCGGACTATCGCCACCGCCACCACCGCCGCCGCCCCCGAAACAAAACAAGTAGTAATAAATGCGAACTATACGCCGGTAAATGACGAGAGATATATTCCGATTCCATCGTATACACCAGCAATATTGCCACAATACGTCCCGGGGAATTACGACTGTTTTTACTATAGAATACGGCAAACTGAATCCAATGATACATTTATTGCCACGGTCCGAACACGCGGAATCGGTGATACTGAAATAATTGTTGGTGGAAGTGTAAAATCATTGCCGAAAGAGTGTGTGAAAATAATAATACAGAAAGACTACGGCAACGATATCGTGGAAGCCATATTTTTAGTGGATTACCGGCAACATTGTAATGAGGCAAATGACCTGAAAAGTGCGATTATACTGGCACGCGTGGCTATAAGTTTCGCGTATACCTATTTTCGGATAGATAAATTCGTGCTGAAAGACCACAGTATGTTTTATTGTTATACACCGACACGGACATATGAATATTCCCTCGCCGGGCGATACCTGCTGAAATACGGCGAAACCTGGTATCAGCGTAATTTGAACGCACGTATCTATCATCCCCGGACACTAGAGAGTATAAAAAAGTATTTGAATTTTATAGAAACGAAACCGGATTTCGGGATATTTCAGACGGCAACGACGCCGATGCCATCAGACCAATTGAAGCACATTTGGGCGAATACACGGAACTATCGTGAGATGGTATTGAAGATACTGGACGAGATTCAGCGAACCACGGACCTGGACCCGGACACGAATCAGAATTGCCATTTATTATATCCGTGGTTCAATCGGATATCTGGCGAATATTTGCACGACCTGCTTTACGCGGATAATTTCATATTGAGAGACGGGTTTTTATTCATCGAAGGACTTACTGTAGAATATTTAGGAACGGATAATACACTCCACGCGGAAAATACGAGTAGGTTGAAAACCTTCATAAAAAATCATACAAATATGAAAAAGATGGGCGGAGGCGGACGCAATCCGAAACGATGGTTTGTAAAACGGGATTGAAATGATGCGATGTAACCTAACGACCCTCTCGAATATACACGTGACGAATATACACGTGACGAATATTATATGTATATATATATTCATATAATATGCCAGCGAGGAAAAGGTCTGGTTTAGCCAGGGATAGACGAGCCTATACGTGGTCGAATGAAACACCTTGGTTGCCAGTTACCACATTCACCATTACGTATAACGGTAATACCAATACGGGCGGTAATGGACCCACCGACGGTTCTTCGCCGTATACCGTGGGTTCAACTGTAACTATTTTAGGAAATTCAGGAACATTGGCAAAATCCGGATTCACATTTTCTGGATGGAACACCGCAGCGGATGGTTCAGGGACGTCGTATTCCCCAGGAAATACATTCGCGATTAGCGCAAATACGATACTTTATGCGCGATGGGTGGCCGTCGCTCCCGTATCAACGCCAACCGCGTTGTCTAGCGTAGGAGGCAACCAAGCAGCGTATATTTTATTCACACAAAGCGGCGCCGTAAGCAACTACGAATACTCCACGGACAATGGAGCAACATTTCAGGCATTTAACCCTCCGCAAATGTATAGTCCTGTGGAAATAAACACGCTTTCGTCGGATGAAGGTGCGACAACCCGCTTAACAAACGACACTGAATATACTGTTATCTTGAAAGCAGTAAATTCGGCGGGAGAGAGTAGCAGTGAATCCGCATCTGTCACTGTCACCCCAACAGTAACAAGCCTTACAACTACAGGACGTATCATCTACTTGGATGCGAACAACACAGGTTCATACTCGGGAACTGGAACGACATGGACGAACCTTGCTTCTGGCGGAAGCTACAGCGCAACACTCAATGGGGCACCGACGTTCGACGAGACAACCACACCTGGCAATAAGTATTTCGATTTTAACCGCGAGGCAGCTACAGGCCAATTCGCCCAAATCAACCAAGCCGCCGCAATCAATCCCGTCGTAAACCAACCCTTTACGATTCAAATGTGGGCCAGAATCAATAATGTGGGTTCACAGGGTTCTTTGGTAAGCAAAGCATTCGGCGCACCATCCTATGATGGGTATGCTCTAGGGTATAGAACTGACAACGCGCTACAATTACACGAAAATGGTTCGTCGCAAGTGAACTATTTTACTTCTGGTAGTGAAGTTGTAAGCAATGGATGGAGACTCTATACGGCAAACGTCCAGTTCGGAAATGGAGGAGGAAGGCAAAACAAGTTATTTGTAAATGGTCGCCAGGTTATGACCGCAACCAGCACTGAAAGCGGTATTCCATCTTCTACGCAAAATCTCACATTTCCAACAGGATTTTATGGCGAGGGAGAATGCGACGTCGGCCAATTTTATTATTATAATACGGAATTGTCAGTAACGCAAATCATACAAAATTATGATGCGTCAAAACCCAGATATTTGTAATACATCTACCTCTAATCCGATGATAATCGCAATCATCGAAAACCAACTAAATGCGTAATTCAACGACGTACCGCGGATTTTTCCGTAGGCTCGCGCCATAAACGGCAACATAATAAAAAAAAGCACCCACGACAAGAACCATCCTGCGAACGCGTAAGCGGAGTATTTGACGATTTCGTCGTATTTCTGGTAAAACTCGCGGAGTGAGTCCATAATATAATACAAATGTATAAAAATTAGTTATTTTTTGTAGCGACGACTTCGACCGCGACGACTTCGATTTTGTTTCCGTCCTAGACCTCGTCGTCGTAGTCGTTTTGTTTTTCTTCGAAGTTTATTATGGATTGAACGACGCCTACTGCCGCAGCTGCCTCCTTTACCACCGTCGTCGTCACTATCGTAGTAATCGCTATCGAGTTTTTTTAATTCTGCTATAAGTTCTGGATCAACTTGATTATCTTGCGACCCACTTGTAGAACTACGTTCATTATCATGATTTCTTCGTCTGCAATCATCCATACATACTAGTTTATCTGTTAGTAAATTCATATGTTCCTGATATAATTCATTATACTCAACTATTTTATTTGGCGAGTGTATTTTTGTATCAACTGCGCGGGATTTCATATTATTTATCCTTATTTTATCTGCTATATATTGACAATGTTTATCGCAATCCACCATCCTTTATATATACTTCATTCGATTTTATTTGATATCCTTAAAGAATGAGTCATCGCCGTGTAATGCGTATTTCTTTCCGGTACGGACATCGACGTAACCGTCCGTATCGGCGCAATTCTGGGCGGGCCAACCTATCGTCCAATACCAACCCGTGATTTTGGTGACGTGGTCGCGGAGAACCATGACATCGGCGTCGTATAGTTTGGCGTATTCTTCGCACTCGGCGTTATAATGTTCGATAGAATGAAGATGGGACGGCGCGATTTTCTGGTATGCGTACCAAGAACGGATGTGGTGGGTGCGGTATTTCTTCGGGGCGGGGGCGGCGGACGACGACATTGATGTGATTGATTCTGATATAAGACACTTGAATTTGTGAGAATGGAATAAAAACATTTCAATTTTTCCTGAAGGAAAATCGTTCCTTACGCCCTAATCCGCACATCAAATCGACATACAGGACAATTCGGTTGTTGTGTTGCGACCCATCGGGTTATACACGCCGCGTGAAACGTGTGAGCACACGGTAAAACCCCCCACGGTTGTTTGTTATCCTTATCCAAGCAAATACAGCATTCTTCATTTGAAGACACCGCCACCGCCACCGCCACCGCCACGGCGTCCAATGGGCGAACCCGGTCCCGGTCCCGGTCCTGGTCCAGGACGTGATTTCGAAGGCGATTCGACGGATATGTATGATTATACGTGAAGTCGAAACAACACCCGCTATATATTAGATACATCGAGAACACACATACAATGATATACTGCATAAAGAGAACAAGCATATGAACAATCAATACACTTTCGCCGATACCGCATTTTGTCTGAAAACTAAAATCAAATTGAGGCGGAAATGTAGTTATACTATACCATAGTTTCAACCCGAGTTCACCGAATGAAAATACCAGACGCGATTTGGGGAATTGTCGCCCTTTCCAAGTCTCGAACTCAGCCATCGACGAAAATCGAGTTCCGTATTTGCGGTAATGTGCGAACTCATACCGCGCGGAATTCACAGTAGATAAAAACATTAGACCCACCATTACGGTCAATATCGGTTTATTACATGGAGGCAGTGTATTGACATAGAAGATGAGACCGATATATTTACAGAATATGTACGCTTTTGAAAAGGACCGGCGGTCTTCGTAGATGAAGTCGGTGCGCGGTTCGTTGCTCGGAACGTCATCGCCCGTTAAATAAGAGTCAATCGCATAATCCATTATTTCATAATCGATTATACTATTATAACGAGATGGGTTTAAATCCGACTACCTCCGCCGCCGCGTGGTCTTTTTACGACGATGGTTTATGCTACCAACGCTGCGACGATAATAACGGGGCTTGGATTTGACACTACGGCGCTTGGATGTTTTCTTTGCCGACCGGAGTTTTTTACCACCACCACCGACTAAACCATGGCGTTTGAACATCTTCTGGAATTCGCCCTCTTCATCCTGATGATAGCCTACGTCGTCAGAGCCTATCGGTGGGCGTGAAAACGCATTTAGAATTTGGACCAATTTACCCTTACGGTTGCCAGTCGCTCTTTTAATTGCGGTTTCAAAAGCGTCTCTGCGCGTATCTGTTTTTTGTTTCACGGCATCTGGCAAATCTGTTACTACATCTTTCATTTCTGATAGAATTTTTTGATAATTATTATCATTTAAGAGAAAAAACATCATATATAACCCCGGGTCATCAGGTTTATAATTACGTGTGTCATTACAATGTTTATCTGTTAGAACCGTGGGGTTATTACCAGTTAGAATACAATAAGAATTCAAATCACCACTCTTCACTAATTCAATAAGAGGTGTATTATATGTTCCATCTATCTCTTTAACCTTAATAGGGAAAAACTCCACATTAGCACACGGAAATTCCCTTGTATCGCCTCGGTATTTAACAGTGAGATTAGGTGTAATTTTCACAATTTCGCCAATTGTTACTTCAGAAGACCATCCAGCACGTGTACTCATTGTTCTAAACGTACCAACAATAAAAGTGTCTTTATCCTCAACATCAAATTTTGTTAGACGATAATTATTAAGAATATTAATTATCCTTTTTGGAAGAGTGTTGGGGTTTTTATTAGATTTCGCCGCCTCCGCAGCAGCCAACCTCTCTGCAAACACCGCATCATTATACCATTCTGATACCACTTGAAGCATATCAAAAAATTTCATATTAGAATAAACTTGTTGTAAGGATTTTATTCTCTTAACATCTGCGGCGAGCGCTTCTTCCTGCTCGCGATTGTATGCGACCATATCCTCATCATCAGTGGTGTAGTTCGTTCGAAACAGGGGCATTCCGACTTTATACACTATATCTATAAATAAAAAATCAGTCTATATCCAACTACCTCCGCCGCGAGGTTGAGCGCGAACATCCATCGACCCGCGCAAACTGCCATTCCCGCCGCCCCCGCCCCCAGCGCCCAAACGCGAATACTCGGGTTGTTGAGGCGGAGCGCGATACGCTGCCTGTGCGGCAAACTGGGGAGGTGTTCCGACAGGCGCGTATTGTTGCGGGGTTGGCGTGGATTGACCACGCTGCGAACCGCTCATTAATCCGCCCGCTGCGTCATTCCCGCCGCCATCCGTATATCCTTGATATTGTCCGCCCCCGCCGCCTCCTCGCATAGCAACATTTTCCGTTCGCATTCCAGAGCCTCCCTTACCTTCTTGATAGACGCCCCCGCCGCCCCCGCCGCTCCCGCTAACAATATGATTATAACTACTTCCATTTGATTGTTGATTTGGTTGAATATCCGAGTTTCGTTTCTGCTGTAATTGCTCTAAAGAGACACTTCCAACCTTGTCTGGGGAATAAGTGTCTGGCGGCGTTTCAATTTTATCCACCAGGTCAATCGTCGCGTAGTTATACAACTGCCGCATTCCGCCATTTCCCTTCGCAGACAATTCATCGGCGCTCTGGTCCAAAAAACTGTAATTATCCGATGCGACCCCGAATCCGCTACCCATACTCTCGCGCCCCAACGCAAAGGCATTCGGCTCGCCGTTGAAGCCGGTCGCCTGGTCGTTCAATGCGACATTTTTAGGCTGAAAATGCTGGAGGATTTGGTCTCCGTAAAGCACCTGATGTCCTTTATTGAGGAGCAAGAGTGCGGGAACGCGGTTGACTTGAGGAGGCAACAACACTTTTTCACCCGTCTCGGTCAAAATATGCCAGGCTCCCGTGCTGGATTTCACCCTTTTGTCAATACATAAAAAATGGATATCATCCTGGACGCGTGATTTAGACAACGCGGTTAATACGGATTTTGATTTATCACAATGGTTACTGTAGTAAATGATTGACGACATCTTCCTTAATACTAAAACATACATAAGTTTTTATGTGGGTTTTGACGCGTATAGACAAATTAAGATTTATACATCATAAAATAACTGGATTGTTTCAATCGTTTTAGACGTGGTATTTTCCGGACTTACCCAGTAACTGATAGTCTCTTCTAATACATGTAACCGGTCGGTCCATTCATTCTTTTTTGATTTTTTAACAACGCATAATCCATTCTTGTCACATCCCCAACACGAAGTTATGTTTGTTCCATCTTTTTCATAATCGTCCGGATTGAATCTGATAAATACGATAGGTCGGTGTCCTACATCTTGCGACAATTCCATGATGCGTTTGTTTTCACAACTACAATCATAATCTGTGTGCTGGTTTTCATCTACTTCTACAATAATAACTTGATACCCTAAATCCAGTAACAAGTCTGGTCGGCGTTTGGAACAGCCGCTATTTACTATTTTGTCTGCTACCCAACTCATCTCGGGAAACTTTGTTTTCACAAATTCAACCACAGCATATTCTTTGGTTTTGTAATTACGTGATACTGGTTTGTCTGGGAAGAGGTTCATATAACAAAATCGGCAGTATCCGTCGTATTTTTTTTGAACGATAGTTGAACACAGGTAGGTTTTACAGGTTCGGTGTTTTACATCAATCATTCCACATTTTTTGTGTTCCGAACAATACAACGCCTTTGTTTCACATTCGTTGTTATAGGTTGGTGTTTTTCTACACCCATCGTGAATACACGTCTTACTTTTTACATTAATCATCCATTCCTTCTTGTGTTCATAACAGTACAACGGTCTTTTTTCACCTTCTGTATTAAACGCTGGATATTTATTACAATCAAGGCAAGTATTGTTAACAACATCAACCATATCTTCCGTTTTGTGTTCAGAACAATATAACGCAATTGTAAGTCCTTCTTTGTTATAGATTGGTCGTCTTTTACACCCATCGCTTTTACAGGGTTTATTTATAATATCAACCATTCCCTCTTTTTTGTGTTCCAAACAATACAATGCTTTTGTTTCGCATTCTTTGTTAAATGTTGGGCGTTTATTACAGTCAACGCAACATTTACTAACAACATTAATCATACCTTGTAATTTATGTGCCGAACAATAAAGTCCTTTTGTCCCACCCGAAACATTAAATACAGGGTATTTTTTACACTCTTCGTGAATGCATCTCTTGTGTTTCACATTCACCATCAAGTCCTTCTTGTGTTCGGAACAATACAACGCATTCGTCTCGCCATCATTGTTATAGATTGGTTGTCTTTTACAACAATCGTGAATGCACTTCTTGTTTTTCACATCCACCATTTCATTCTTCTTGTGTTTCGAACAATAAATACCTTTTGACAGACCTTCAAAGTTATATATTGCTTGTGTTTTACAACCCGGATGAATACACATTTTGTATAATGAGTTATAATGAATAGACAAATATTTATAAATCAATTTATGTGTAAAATCCGCGTTTGAAATATTAAAATATTTGAAGAAAAAATTGATAGTAAATATTTATACCAACGTATATAAAACGTATCGTTTATTGTTTACTATCGCACAATGTCATCCGCGTCTTCTGCCGCCGCTTCCGCGCCTTTCCATTCCGCTAGCGCGTCAAGCAAATACATCCCCCGTATCGTTTCACGAACCGATGAACGAGGTGAACTCAGATTCACCATCGACAAAATCAATGTCTCACTGGCCAACGCTTTACGCCGCGTCATCCTTTCGGATATCAGCACCATAGTATTCCGCACTTTTCCCTACTCGGAGTGTAAAGCATCGATAACGACAAACACTTCGAGACTGCATAACGAGATTCTCAAACAACGCCTCTCGTGTATACCAATTCACATAACCGACCAAGATTTTCCGTATAAAGAATACCAACTAGAAATCGACGTCGCAGCTGACGGCGGTGAAATCCGCTACGTCACAACGAAAGACTTCAAACTCAAAAACAAAACCAACGGCAAATACCTTACCGATGTCAAATGTCGCGAAATATTCAAACAAAACGAAATCACAGGCGATTATATCGAGTTCGCCCGCCTCCTCCCGAAGATGTCGGAATACTCGGAAGGCGAGCAACTCACAATGACTTGCGACCTCGATATCGCTGCCCCTAAAGAAGACGGCGCATTCAACGTGGTCTGTACGTGCGCCTACCAAATGACGATGGACCCCACGAAAGTCGATGAAGCCTGGCGCATCAAGGAAGCCGAACTCGTGAAGGAAGGTATCGCCGCCCTGGGAAGCGACGAGATGAAGGCGCAGCGGAAGAACTGGTCACTCCTGGACGCGCAACGCCAGACGAAAGAGGACAGTTTCGATTTCGTCGTGGAGACGGTTGGTGTCTTTACGAACGCGGAAATCGTCCACAAAGCAGCGCAGATTATGATTAATAAGTGTACGAAGTTCATCCGCGATATTGAAAGCGGCGAGAATCATATTATACCGACGGTAAGTACGATTCAGAATGGCTTTGATATTGAATTGAAGGGGGAGGATTATACTCTGGGAAAGGTGATCGAGTTCTTCCTGCATGACAAACATTACGCGGAGGACCAGACGATTACCTACTGCGCGTTTCGCAAGATTCACCCGCACAACCCAGATAGTATGATACGTGTGGGGTTTGCGGAGACGGTGGGGGTGGATGAAGGAATCGTAGCGCAGTATATCACGACATGCGCGCGGGATGCGATTGTGGTGTTCGAGCACATTCGCGACCAGTTCAGGGAGTATTAAGCGTAGCGCGAAGCGCGAATGGAATGGAATGGAGCCGAATGGAATGGAGCCGACAAATAATAAAAAATGTTAGTTATTAACCCTACCTTTTTTATTATTTACCCGTCCATCCGCGCGGAGAGTGGCGTTAATCATATTCTACAGCTTCTTCTTCTTCTTCTTGTTGTGATTGGTTCACTGCCGCCGCCTCGCTCCTCTTCGCAATCGCCCCCCAACGAACCGCCGCCGCCTCTTGTCGTGGCAGACAGTAATCGCGCCCCTGTGTGAAAATCGCGTCTTCGGGTCTGTAAAATGTGAAATCGGTTCCTTCGGTCAAACGAAACAGATTGGAGAACGCAAACATCGACATAATCTGCCACGCGGAGACCGATATGTCGCGCAATTCCAGGAATGCCAACACGACCTGGTCGCGATGTTCTGCGTCGAATTTCCCGAAGTGGAGGAAGATGTCTGAAACAACGAGGCGTTGCGCGATAAGTTGTTTCTCCAGATTCGCCTGATTGCGAGGGCAATCCATCGTCGTCATACCGTTCATAATAACTGTGTTTGTTCCAGTAAGTTCACAAAGCGAATCGATCCGTTGACGAAGCCGACCGCTGGCAATGAGGAATGTCGCCGAAAGCTGGTTTCTAACGGTAGATGGCGCGTTGTCGCCGTGGGATTGAGAACGAGACAATATCGCGAGGTCGCCGTCGTCTCCGTATCCGCCACCACGACCGATTTCAAGGTCGTCGTCATCACCCGATTCGCGGTCGTCGTCTTCGTCGTCGTCGTCGTTGTCGTCGCGGCCTCCTCCATTACCATAACCATCACCACCACGCCCCCACATAGCATCATCTTGTTCTTCCTGATACCTGGCCGCAATGAGTGAAATCATTTGGATTGTTCGGTTGAGAAACGCGAGTTCTTTAGCCATAATGAATGCCAGGGCGGCGTTGTCGATGTTGATACCGGAGTCATTGAAGAGCAACGCCGACTGACGATGGCAAGCCGCCGCCGCCGCCGCATTCGCCGCAATGGATGGCAACAACCTAGACGCGATACTGTGGATGTCGCGTGTTTCGATTGCCGTTTCCCACTGCCGTATATTGGTGAAGATGGGAGCGCCGTCCGAGAGATTTTTGCGCATCGCCATTGAATGATTGAGGAGCGCGTATTTGATTTTGTCGCCGTCAGCAGTAGACATTCCAGGGAGATTGGTAAGACTTCTGATGATATTGTGGGTATCGCCTGATTTGAGAAAGGATAACATAGTATTTGTTTCTTGTTCGCTGTCAATGGGAGTAGAACAGAAAAAACATTTCAATTTTTTGCCCCCACGACGAAACGTAGTGTATGTGTATAAATCGTGGAATTTTCCTAGGAAAAATTATATTCGGCAATACATATAATAGGATGCCGGTGGATTATTCCAATCAAGATATAACCAATACCGACTTAAGCGGTCAGGACTTAAGCGGTGGTAATTTTACAAACACAAATGCGACAGGAGTGAATTTTACCAATGCGGACATAACGAACACCATTTTCAAAAACACACTCATCGTCGGTGCGACAATAAACACACTTACCTTTAGTAGTTTACAGAAAGGTTATCTTCTATTACGCGCGGCAAATCACGGAATCGCAGCGGTCAATAATCTCACGTCGCTTACCGTGGCGGAATTTCGCGTGATACAGCCTGCTGTGTCATTGAATAGTATATCGACCGCAATACAAAGTGTCGCGGTGATAATCCCCAACAGCCAGAGTGAAGGATATATCGCACCGGTGACGCAGGTTATCAATCAACTCGTGTGTATTTTCGTGGCGACGAACCAGAATATCACGGTGAAGATGGCGTCCTCCGGCGAAACCCTGCGAACCATACGCAGTAATGGCAGTGTCGTTCAGGACGTTGTCAATGCGAATGCGACACTGACGTATCTCAAGGTAGGCACCGTGCCATACCGACTTACTGCTGGGAATGGTGATGGTGTAATTGCGATGATTCCACTAGACCTCAATGTGTATCAGGTGAATGAATCGGGAATAGGCGATATTCTCTCGTTGAATACATATGTGGGTCCTACAGGTCCCACAGGAGTCACAGGTCCTACAGGAGTCACAGGTCCTACAGGTCCTACAGGAGTCACAGGTCCCACAGGAGTCACAGGTCCTACAGGAGTCACAGGTCCTACAGGTCCCACAGGAGTCACAGGTCCTACAGGAGTCACAGGTCCTACAGGAGTCACAGGTCCCACAGGTCCCACAGGAGTCACAGGTCCTACAGGAGTCACAGGTCCTACAGGTCCTACAGGAGTCACAGGTCCTACAGGAGTCACAGGAGTCACAGGTCCCACAGGAGTCACAGGTCCTACAGGAGTCACAGGTCCCACAGGAGTCACAGGTCCCACAGGAGTCACAGGTCCAACAGGTCCCACAGGAGTCACAGGTCCAATCGGCCAGCCGTCTCGTGATGAAAACCAAGCATTAGTAGAAATTGGCGCGCTTCCAAGAAAGCCTGACTATTGGGGGACGAATTGGAGCATTGCGGATAACACGGCACGAAACCATAACGATATGTATATTTCTGTGGATGGTAAAATAATAGCGAGTGCTTCCCCTGTGAATGCTTCCACCGGTTCTATACGATATTCTACGGATTACGGGACAACATTCGGGAATGGAAATGTAAGTCTGAACTGGCAAACGATTTGCGGAACAAGTCAAGGTTCGCGACTTTTTGCGGTTTCATCAACATTCGGGACACCGAGCTCGACCACAATATACCAAAGCACCACCCAAGGGGCTACTTGGACGCAAATAACGTCGCCTGGCTTTGCCAGTGATGCATATATAAATCGTATGCGTTGCTCGGGCGACGGAACCTACTTGACCGCAACTGACTTGACCTCTAGTAATAATGGAAGATATTATACATCGAGTAATAGCGGAACTACATGGACAGCGCGAACCTTATCGGCGTCGGCTGGTTATACGCATTCATTGTGTTTCTCTCGGTCGGGCTCTATACAATATATAACTTGGGCAACAAGCGGTAATACAAGCAGCGTAATATACCGGTCGTTTGATTATGGAGTAACATTTACATTAGTTCAAGGACATATCGCTGATGGCGGTTATTGGCGCAGAATTGAATGCGATGCTACTGGACGGTTTGTTTATGCCACAAGGTTTAATACGATAACATCGCAATTATTTGTATATCGTAGCGAGGATTATGGCACAACTTGGGCTCAATTTAACGCACCTGGTTATGAGGATGTTTGGATATCGGCAACAGGACAATTTGTAGTTATTGTTAGTAATGCTTCGTTTTGGAGCACAGCCCCCTATAATGGCGTAATAGTTATTTATTCAAGCGACTATGGGCGACCAGATACATTCGCCATTCATTCTTTTGGTCAAACAACTACTATACAAACGATAAACGGAAGCGGAGATGGTTCAGTTCTGGCGCTGGGTTCGCTTAATGTCTCGCAGTCGGGTTTTGCTGGTGATGGTTTCATACGTATCGCGCGGCAAGGACAACAAAATATACAGGACTTATCAGTTGTAGGCGGAACAATCGCGAAATCAAGTGGGGTTTATACTTTAACAATACCAAATGATTATGGTTTAGTTCATGCGGGAACACTTACCGCTGACGCAAGCACAAACACCTACAATCTCACTTGGGATGTAGCAAATAAAATAAACCTAGCAACGCACAATATCAAGTATGAAATTTTTATTAGTTTTAATTACCGATCAAGCATGCTTCTTGGCGCTGCTTTTCAAATGGGATTAAATGGGGTTGATTCGACAACTATTCCTCCTCCTGTTGATACAAGAAGAAGGTCGGCCGTAACGAATTGGACGAATATTATTGTTAATAATAACACAGACAACACAACAAACGAGTTCAACCAAAACTTTATAGACCGCTTTTATTGCGGTGAGCGCCGTAATTCTACTTGGACGACAGAATTCAGGAATCGAGTTCATTTGAAGGGCGAAATATCGATGAACCGACGATTAACTGGGGAGACGGGAATTACCGATAATTCTATCAATTCAAGGATTATAGTGAATCAGTTTCACTGCGAACATTTCGTAGATGCTGGAACGGACGATTGGTATATATACACGCAAGATTCTACGAACAATAACGAACAATACAACAGAATACACGGGACGGCACTTTGGAACGCAAGGGCAGGTAATTTATGGGCGAATTCCTTGGAGACGGGTATTTCGTCAATCAATATAATTATGCAAGATATAACCACCCCGACTACATTGCGACCAAGAGGGGCGGAAATACAATATAGGATTTATAAGGTTAGAAAATAATATAATAGGTAATTCAGTATGAAGCCCCTTTTTCCCGCGAAGCGGGTAAAGTGGCTAACCCCCAAAATAGCTAATATAATTTTTTGATAATACTTTTTTTAAAAAAGTATATATATAATATAATAATACACGAACGAAATGAGTAATTGGAAAGCATGTATTCCCGCAAATCCCAAATATGAAGGAGCAAAGAATCTGTTCTGGGTTACGAATGTGAGCGTAGTCCCGAATGAGTCCGCAAGCATTAAGGTTCAGGTTCATTATCAAAACGGAGCATTAGCCAACGAGTTCATCTCCATCGGCGGCGATGAGTATAAGGAGTGGGCGGCAGATGACAATTGGATTTACCACAAAGTAGCGACGAAGTTGGCGTTGGGGGTATTAGCGGGTAGTGATACCCCATATATTATGGCACCCACGCCTGAATCCCAGTAAATACATATAAACATATCAAGTATTATACAACTATCGAAATTGTATAATGTCATGTCCCGATGAAACCAAGAACGCCTGTGCGCGCGCGACCGACGACCACGCCCGCCTACTCGATGGTCTCACCCAAGCCATATCCGACTATCATATCGTGGAGGGCGGGTCGTTTCAAATCAGCGCCCAGGTAGACCGTCTTCGCGAACTCGTCTTCAAACGCGACCCCAAATCTATTATGGAAATCGGTTTTAACGCGGGTCATTCCGCGCTCTTGTTCCTTGCGAACACGCCGCCGGAGACCAAAGTCGTGAGTTTTGATTTAGGCGAGTATGCGTATGTGTTCGCCGCAAAGCGCTATATCGACTCGGTATTTCCGGGGCGGCATACGCTCGTAACAGGCGACAGCACGACAACTATTCCCAAATACGAAGAGCAGGTCGCGCACCGAATAAATGACCCAAAAACCGCGCCGCCCATGCGATTTGACCTGATTTTCATCGACGGCGGGCATCAAAACGATATTCCAATGAAGGATATTCTCAATTCACAGCGTCTGGCGCGTGATGGCCGAACCGTCGTCGCGATTGACGATATATCTCGCGACCCATCGCGCCAGGCGCATTATACGATACAACCGACGAACGCGTGGTCGCAAATGGTCGACGCGGGCGTGATTCGCGAAGACGGATATGACGATTATTTTACGAATAATGACGCCTCGTGTCCGAATGATTGTAAGGCGCGCGGAATGGCGTGGGGCGAGTATTGCTTCACGACGGATTCATCGGAGTCGTCTACTTCGATATCCTCCGCCTCCGCCTCCGCCTCCGCCTCTTCCGCCGCGTTCAAAAAACTCCGGTATAATTACTATCAAAATAGTTGTAAGTATATGGACCGAAACCAAATGCTCCAAGAAATCCATAATCAGCACCATCATAATAAGGAACACGAGAAGCTCGTGGCAGTCGCAGATATGTATCTCGAATATTTTCCAACGTATAACAACCGCGACACGAATTATGTGCGTTTTTATCGCGCATCCTCCAATTTGGCGTTGAACTCTAGTGAGACGGCCAAGGCACAATACGAGGAAATCGTGGATACAAAGTCCCCGCCGCCGAATGCACCCAATGGCGTCAATGATGGCGAGTCCGAGCTTCCCGACACCATCAAACAATCATCCATTGACAAATTGGTGACGTTATACCCAACGGACCCCTGCGCGGAAATTCCGAAAATAATCCATCTCCTCTATTTTGGCGAGACCGAGTTCTATAATTTCCACCATAGGTGCGTCCATTCTATGATACAATATATGCCGGATTATGATATCCGAATCTATAATGCGAAGGAACCCGTGGGAAATAGATATTGGGACGATATTAAGAAACAGGCACGCGTTAGTATCCATAAAATAGACCCCCCCGTGTTTTACGACGGATTTGAATTGAAGCATTTTCAGTATAAGGCGGATGTGGTTCGCCTGGAACTATTATACGAGCACGGGGGTGTGTATCTAGACTTGGATATGCTTATTGTGCGCCCCTTTGACGAAGTATTCGCATCGGGCCATTCATTTTATATCAGCGAGGAACGTGCGGGTATCCGTTCATTAATCAACGCATTCTTGGCCGCAAAACCCAAAAACGAGTTTATTAAACTATGGCTGGATTCATTCAAATCGGGGTTGCGTCTGGGAATATGGGCGCATCACATCCGCGACTCCAATAAACAATTAATCGACGACCACCCGCACTACATCTACAAATATCGGATGAAAATACTGGAGGGACAGCTGTTTATGCCGCTTCACTGGCAAGACACGGTAGCGTTTATCCATTCCGAGACGGCGCCGTATGAATTCCCGCCACAGTCTTACGGGACGCACCTCTGGGAGACGATATTGGGAGATGTTATGCGGAAAAACGAGTTTCTTCATAAACAGAAGATGGACCTCACCGTATACAATTCGCATAGCTCGGCGTTTTATGCGGGCACGGCGGAGGCGGCGGCCGCAGAGGACGACCTAGCCATCTATCCTGAATACTACCACAATTTGCGAAACGACCAGTATGTAGATAAGTATATCGCAAAAGGCACTCACGGAGGGTATTTTATTGAAATCGGTGCTGGTGACGGTGAAATAAACTCGGCGTGTTATTTCTTTGAGCGGTACCGCGAATGGCGCGGGATAGCGGTGGAACCCGCGCGAGTATACCGTGACAAGATAGGCGGATGCCGTGCTTGCGTGGTTCCGTCCGCAGTTAGTAATGTGACATCGTCCATAACAAATGGCAGTGGCAGTGGCGCGATTTTCTATGAATCCGCGAACCCCGAATTAAGCGGATTAAAATGCGCGCTTGAAAACAATAAAGAAGGACAAGAATGGACGCGTGTGGAATCCAAGTCGTATAAGGTGGATACGATAACGCTTTACGATTTGTGTTGTCAGCAAACTGCGCCGGAACATATTGACTATTGTGCGCTGAACTGCCAGGGATGTGAATATGACATTCTCTCGACATTCTTTGAAGAGAACCAGGCGGAGCCGACGACGAATGGCGGCGGCGGCGGCGGCGGCGGCGTAAGTATCGTGGTATATAATAAGACCTTCCGTATTGATTTTTTCAGTATTGAGGTGAGTTCGGATAAGATATACGAAAAGGTCCGTGAATTATTGAAGCGCCATCATTACGAAGAGACTGAGAATCCATATCTTTCTGTAATACCCAGTGACCGCAATAATGGCGGAACGTCGGAGAAATACTTCAAATACGGCGGTTCATCGTCGGATAATTCCCCGCAATTGACAGACCGGTCGCTTTCATCCGTGTCATCTACTGCGAATTTCACGCCTCTTGCGGTCCAAACGCCGCCATCGTCGCCATCCTCGCCTGAAATATCGCCGGTCAGCGCGAGCGCGAGCGTGTCCTTTCTGTTGCGCCCTCCCTTCGCAGAAGAGGTTGTCGCGATATGTCTTGAAGAGCGACCCGAGAGAACAAAATATGTGAGCGAGCATTTACTCTCTCACGGAATCAAACACTCGCTTTTAATGAACCACATTCATACAGAAGATACGAAGGTGGGGTGTTTTCGGTCGCATATCAAGGCGATTCAGTACGCCCAGAGTAAAAATCTCTCGTCGGTGCTGATTGTAGAAGACGATATTGTTATACGGGATAATATTAATGAACTTGCGAATGTTGTGTTGCCGGGAGGCGGCGGCAACGACGAATGGGACATATTGTATCTTGGCGGAATTCTCACGCGATATGACGGAATCGACCCCACGCATAAATGGGTCAAAGGCACCATTTGGTGTAATCACGCGTATCTCGTGAAGCAACACATGTATACACCGATTCTCGACTTCGTGGAGTCGTATCCGAATCGGATCGAATTGGAGCGCAAGAATATCGATTTCATGTATACCGAGTATATCCAACCCAAATATAAGTGCTGGCTGGCGAACGAACAATATATCATTCAGAAGGAGGGATATAGTGAGATAGATTGCCGTGTGAAGTGGGCGAATGGGTTTGACTGGTCGACATTTTCAATGAAGGTCATTTAGCGGAACGGAGCGGAACGGAGTGGAGCCGGGGAAGCCGAGCGGAACGGAGCGGAACGGAGCGGAGCCTATCGGGCCAGGGGCAACTTCACTGTCTGAAAGTCAGTGCGATGAATATCGTTCTGCGCGTGGCTGGGTTCGCTGACCATTTCAAATCCTGCCTGATAAAATGGGTGCGGAAACCGGTCATATGTGTGAATATATCCGCGAAAATCCATTTCAAGTAACCACATATCCAGTGGTGTTTTCATAAATAATGCCGTGTCGGTTTCTACGGCTTCTAATAATCGTTTCGCACCGCGTTGGCTGACAAGGTAGGCCCCCGCGGTGCGAAATAATGGCGTAAACCATACATTACGATTTCCTTGGATGACAGCGGGTGAACGGTTTCGACGCTGATACAGGCCAGAACCGGAGCTGTCCGCCGCGGTCCTGTAATATCTTGCGATAGAATCGCTGGTTGTTGTCTGGAATGGAAAATAAGGCGGCGACCCAGAAATATCGTATTCGGGCGTCCATTGCCCGCCGACATAAACGACATCGGCCGCGGCGCGCCCTTCCGTCAACGCCACAACCGTATCCCGAATTCTCTCGTGCGATTTTTCTGTAAATAACACGTCATCCTCAAAAACGAGCAAAAACTCCGCGGTCGGCGTCTGGGCGTGAGACCGCCATAGAGAATAATGACTCAAAGAACAACCTACCTCGCCCAGAACGCGTGGCGTATCCCGGATTGTATCCAGCAAATCGGCGAACTCGGAATAATGTTTCGAGAGATTATTCCCATCAATCGCGGGAAACCGGCGATAATATCCGCGGTCGTCGCAGTCGACTGTCTGGACGCGAAGTCCAGCAACACATGGCGTAAACGGCTGAAATAGGAACGGAATATTCTTATAAATACACGCCATACGATCGGGGCGACGGTCCAGATTAATGACCGCGATATCCAGTGTAAACAACATGACGCGAATAATCGAATATACCCACTCGATAATACACAATAACATTAGTTGGATTTATACCATTTCTCGGCGGAAGAAGGTGATACAAACACCTGCGGAAATGACTTTTTATATCCGTCTATAATATCCACCGATCCATTCCGTTATTTAGGAAAACCAATTAAATCTTTATTCGCATTTATAGATATTATCCGCACGAGTTATCGTAATATATTCTATTCAATGTCAACTCCCGCAGACACGCCAACCACCGCCGTTGCCGTTGCCGTTGCCGTTAAACCCCCCGTAAGTGAGCCCCTATTAGAAGAAGACCAAAACCGATTCGTATTATTCCCCATAAAGGACAACGCCATCTGGAGCATGTATAAAAAGCAAGTAGATTGCTTCTGGCGGGCGGAAGAAGTCGACCTCACCAAAGATATCGTTCACTGGAACGCGCTACATAATGACGAGAGATATTTCATTTCAATGATTCTCGCATTTTTCGCAGCAAGCGATGGCATTGTTATGGAGAATCTGGCACAGCGATTTATGACAGAGGTCCAGTTGGCCGAAGCCCGCGCATTCTACGGGTTTCAAATCGCGATGGAGAATATCCATTCGCAGATGTATAGTATCCTTATTGATACTTATATTAAGGACGCTACTGAAAAAGATCGGCTATTCAACGCCATCCAGACGTTTCCGTGTATCAAGAAAAAGGCAGATTGGGCGCTGAAATGGATAGGAGATAAACGTAGCACATTCCAGACGCGCCTTGTGGCGTTTGCGTGTGTGGAGGGTATTTTCTTCTCTGGTGCGTTTTGTTCCATATACTGGATGAAGAAACGCGGGTTGATGCCCGGATTGACATTTAGCAATGAGCTCATCTCTCGAGATGAGGCGCTTCATACCGAGTTCGCGGTCTTACTGTATACGAAGATGGTGAAGAAGATTCAGCGTCATCGTATTTACGAAATTGTGCGAGATGCGGTGGAAATCGAGAAGGAGTTTATATCCGAGGCGCTTCCGTGTCGTTTGATTGGAATGAATGCGAAATTAATGTGCCAGTATATCGAATTCGTCGCTGACCGTTTGGTGCTTCAGCTTGGGTATGACAAAATATATAATGCGACGAATCCGTTTGATTTTATGGAAATGATTAGTCTCGCTGGGAAGACGAACTTTTTCGAGAGGCGGGTGGGAGAATACGCGCTGGCCGAGAAGAAGGTCGCGGATAACGTGTTTGAGTTCAATGCTGACTTCTAATGTCTCGCCTCGCTGGTCGTTGCGCCTGCGGCTCCACTCCCTCACTCGTCTCGCCTCGTCGGTCGTTGCGCCTGCGGCTCCACTCCCTCACTCGGCTCGGTCATCTTCGTCTATATTATCATTTCAATATAAAAATTATACATCAATCGGCGAAGATGACCGAGCCGAGTGAGGGAGTGGAGCCGCAGGCGCAACGACCGACGAGGCGAGACGAGGCGAGAATTACATAAACATCGCGCGCATCCCAAACTGTTTTTGCCCTTGTAGACCAACCGCGGACTTTGGTCTCTGTAGCGGAATAACTACATTTTGTTCTATCTTGTAATTTTGATAAACGCGGTTTATATTGACCGCGGTCGCGCTTGCGCTTGCGCTCGCCACATGTTCTGGTGCGATGTGTCTATCTTGTGGCATCAATATCCCATAATTACGCTGCTGCTGTTTTATATTACCCAAATCTACCGCAAACGGCATTTTGGGTTGAATCGATTGATTCGCAGTATTGAATCTCGGCAATTCTTTATGATGCGCGCCGCCCCCGACACCACCCTTGACAGATTCAATGGATTGGACTCGGTTATTCGTATCAATAAAATAATTACTGGTTAGTTCCTTGATATTACGAATGGCATTTAACGGGGATACGCGCAATTTCGTCACCTTATCCAATGTTTGCTCTTCAAAATGAAGCTGTAAATAAGAGATATACGTCTCAAATGAACTCACGTCGATCATATGCGTTTCATTGTAAATCATATAATTCAGAGCACTTATTTTGGATAATCCGTCCACATTATTCGGCATAATAGACGTCGCCAATTCATCGCGGCATATCAACCGCTTAAGACCATCCGCAAATTGGAGAATATTCATATTACCAATCGTATAAAAATTGCTTCGGTCAATAACGATTCCGCTCTGTTTGGCGCGTTCGTGGATGAGATTATCCTCGCCGCCCCACGCCCAGTAATTCGGAAACCCGTTGATTCTCTCAAAGTCGGCGCCGCGAATCGAAAATATGCCGCCAAGCGCGAAATGAAATCCGTAGAAGTGTTTGACGACGCCAAAATCCGTATGAAAGTTCAGTATATTTTTGGTATATGGCAATGTATCCACGTCGTTGAATATGAATATGATATTTTTGTAATCATTTGGATACGTATTTTTTAATGCTAAAAACCCGATATTTTTCATTGCGCCGCGGTTAAATGGGCGTTTGTCGTTTTGATGGACGAAAAAGAAGGTCCAATCTTCAGACGGAACATCTTCCATAATTTTATAAATATAGGTGTTGAAAAACACGCGATGGGGTTCACGGTCGCGATATGGAACGATAAACACGAATTTAGGCACGGGTGCGGCCATATCTGTCTAAACAGTATTATGATAAACGGTATAATATCATAATATAAGAAAAATGCGATATTATTACGACGTTCGCGTCGTTTATTCATTTATACAATCACGGTAGGGTCGGTGTCGGCGCGTATTTCGCCAGTATCATCTTCGGAATCAATTTATCACGCATATCATATAGTTTTTTATAGCATTTGTTGATGGTGACTTCACTCATATCGCTAATACGATTCACATCCTTTTTTGATATGGGAAGATGGCACATACACGCGACGAAATAGATAATACCCGACGCGATACTATGCGGCGTGTTTTCGGGGATGAGGTTCTGTTTTTCAATCATCACCGCAATGAACTGGCATAATTTCGTCAATTCATCGTTCATGGCAAGCCGGCTACAATATCTCTCGATAAAAGCCTCTGGTTTCGTCTTACAGAAGTTCGTCTTCTCGGAGTTGTCTAAATTAGATTCTAATTCATTGATGATACCGACCGCATTTTTACATCCTTTCGTCGCGCTGGTATTATCCAGATTGAAGATGGTCGCAATCTCTTTGGGTGTGCGCGGACAGTTGTGTATTTTACACGCGATATAGATGGACGCACTGACAACACCGTCGCGATTGAGACTGCGGAATGTTTTATGTTCGGAGATGCGCTTATGGACGCGAAGCGCCTCGTCGATAATCATTTTGGAAATCCCCTTATTTTGCGCGAAGATGGTGATTTTCTGGAACATATCGTATTGCGCCTTCTCGCGGTAGGGCATTGACTGCCATTCTGTATAACGCCGGATTTTCATCATATCCTGGGAATATGAACCGCCCTCGCACATAACTTTACAACCGTAGGACGACTCTTTGAGAAGCGGGTTTACAGGCATACCGCAACGAGTGGGGTCGTTATTTTGATTGTCGTCGGCACCGTAATACCGCCATTCCGCACTTTGGTCGAGGGATTCGTCCTTATACAGAATACTACACGCGGGGTTTTTACAGGTGAGGAACCCGTCATCTGTGAGAACAACGTCGCTGGCGCATACTTCACAATTCTCTCGGATGCCGGATTTTCTGTATAGACATTCCATATTAATATCCGGTTTCACGAATAACGCGGACATCTTTTTTGTGGCGGGGGCGGCGGGGGCGGCGGGGGCGCAATCATCCATTACTGTGGCAAATGTCGATGATTGTTGTTTCGGGGAATGTCTTACCGCATCTGGAATATTATATGCCAAGCTTGATGATGCTGCTGTCAATTTGGTATGTTCTTCAAGTAATTCTGGAATGAAGTCTTGTTCTATTTTGTCCCATATACTTTCGTCATTAAGGGACCGTTTGTTTCGTTTGGTTTCATTTACCTTGGTGGGGCTACTATAAGAATTTGAATACCGGTAATAGTGGCGTGTATTTGCGGCAAAGGATGAGGATTGCGTCATTGTTGACACGTTAGACGGTTTGGGTGGAATGGTTGTGGTAGGTATAAACACTCCGTGACAAGAACTTAAATTGGAAAGCATTGTATTTGGGTGTTTATCCACTCTTTAAATACAAAATATATTGTTATCTTTATATCAATTTTATTGATATTGATATGGCGCGTCCGCGTCCGCCCACTATTATCTATTGATATAACAAAGACGTTCCATTCCGTTCCGTATTTCCAATGGGTAACAAAGTGTCAACCATATCCAATCCCAATATGGACGAAACCCGCGATATGGCGCTCCGATTAGATTTATACGCCCAGCGTATTATTTTGAAAGAGGTTAAATTTAATTCAACGCTGGGAGACAGTGGAAAATGCGAAAAGCTTATTATTATTACGAGCGAAGTGCTGAACCGTCTTCCATTTCGACTGATTTCATATATGGACCGACGCCATAAATTATTTTCAAAACACTACGAAAACATTAATGCGATGGACCGCGCGCTTCTCGTGAATACGAACCCCGAAATCCTGAAAGAAAGCAAGTTGGACGAACAAAACGTATTTAGAAAAAGGCAAATGTGTGTCGGTATCGCGCGTTTTTACGTCCAAATCGGAAACCTATTTAATGCGATAATGTCTACGATGCGGCCTTACAATTACGAATATATACAGAAAAATATGCCCGAGAATTTCTATGATATGCTTACTTTTGGATTACTCGATGGTCCCGAAGTTCGAAACAAGGATAAATCAAAATACGATACATACAATATGGCAGGTTTTACAAGAAGACAAACCGATGTTAAAATGAAGATGGCGCGATTATTGAACTCCGGTGAAATCGATATGAAAATTACGCCTGGCAGCGGTATATGCTCTATTAAAAAAGATATAGACAATCTTAAAATAACACCGATGTCGTCAACGACAACCGCGTCCACCATAACCCAGAATAAGATTAAGCCATCTATTTTCGCAATGTTGGAAGAATTGTATTTTGATATTTTTCACGAAATATCGAGCTCAAACAAAAGCCCGCAGTTCATTGCGATGAGTAAAGAAATGAAAAATAAAATATACGAACGCGATGTTGCGGAGTTATACAGAGTTGTTACGGGGGGGAAAGAACCCGGAGACGATATCAAAACATTTGCGGATGTATCGCACTATATTAACGATAATAATAAAATAAACGAATGGTGCGAAAAAAATCGGGGATTAGAGCTACCGGTTGATAATAATATGCGTTATAATCCACTCTTTGTTAAATACATAAAGCATATTCAGACTATGAACTATCGTATTTCAAAACAGCGTAAAGGAATTGTGAAACTATTAGACCGCATATTTAATATTATGAATAAGTCGGCTGATGTGTTACAAGAAATAGAAGAAAGCCTGGATAAAGGTGATACGAAACGATATACTGGGTTCGAGCAGGACGACCAGTATTCACGCGACTTTTTCCGGCTGAATCTGAAATATGACTTTTTTATTAATCCGAATCTCACTGACGCGGATCTACAAGTGATTACCAATGAAGCGCGAACGCGAATTGTGCGGTTATATGCGGACAGTTATAAGAATTTCCTGACGGGGTTTGAGATACTCCAAGAATTACAGGAAAATTTGGGATTAGACGCGTTGGTCCAGACGAAAGAACTGGCGAAAAAAGAGACCGAAAACCCGATGACGACGGGAAATAATGCCGTCGCGGCCGATAAAATGAAAGAGTTCGATCAGAGCAATATTGAATCATTTCCACAAGAAAAGGAATTATCTGAAAAAATTTTAATTGAAATTAGCAAAAAGGACGGAGTGCTTGCGAAACTATATCAGAGAAAATATGAAGAAATAGTAAATGCTGTAAATAGCGACTCTGGTAATGACAAATTAACTGGCGATTTATGGCGTAAATTACAGGTATTGAATAGACTGGCTATTTCCGAAATTGTAAGGAGTAATGTATCGATTAATGAAAGATTAAGATCTAGAATTAGTTCAACATTGAATTCAATCTCCATAAAAGACGCAGTAAACCCAATGAATCCGGCAGTGGCGGTGGTATAACCGTTACTATTACTACTACTGTAACCGGTCCCCCAACTTCTGAAAATACTCTTGATTGTATACCAGATTTCCAGTGGGGCGATACGAATCCGTTGGCTTGTATTCCTTTTTGTCGCCGCCGCCAGCACCCGCTGCGCCACCACCCCCCGCCGCCGCCGCGTCGCCACTTCCACCGCCTCCGCGTTGATTGTATAATAATGCGTTGGCATCTTCGGGAGTGCGCGGAATGCCGTTGCCGCCCACGCCCGCGCCCCCCACGCCCGCGCCGCCCCCCACACCACCGTCTTTGTATTTTATGACATTACCCTCTGCGTCATATAATATCGGGCGTCCGTATTCATCGATTGCGGTCCCCGTCTTTTTCTTAAACTCGGTGCGGACATAATTCGGAACATAATGAAGCCACGAAATGAGGAGCAGGTTGGGGTGAGTATACCGCACCATAAACTTATTCTCCTGTAGTTTATCTACGAGATACGCGATACATCCTGCGTGGTCGTAATTCGCGACACCGAGGATGATTTCCGGAACGACGAACCAGCAGAATTGCTGGCTACATTTTTGGCGCGATGTTAGTTTGATTTTCTCGTGAATCCGCGTGAGTATCTTGTTATACGTAAATAACTTGTTCTTATCCTGTTCTTGTTTTTTTTCGTATAACTCGTCTAAATTCAGTTTTTCCACATTTTCTATGTTATCTCCGGCAAATTTGAATAAGTCGTCCATTGATGCGTATGTATGTAGACACGGAAGAAAATAATGGCGTCCGCACGCATGGACACACAAACAATAATAAACGAAACCAACTGATACTAATTATAATCAAATATACAAATGAACCCCGATCCAACAATTAAACATCTCGTTATTTCATCTGGCGGACCCGCAGGCCATATGATGTATAGCATTCTTCGCACATTGAATTTGAAAGGAGTTTGGGATATCAAAGATATCAAGTCTATCTACGGGTCGTCCATCGGTTCGTTTATCGCCATTATTATCGCATTGCGATATGAATGGGAGGTTATGGACGATTATTTAATCAAGCGTCCGTGGGAAAAGATTTTCGTCTCATCATCATCGTCGTCGTCGGACACATCATCATCGTCGTCGTCGTCGTCTAGTGCGACATCGTCGACTGGGACATCGGCCAGTTCTAGCGAACATACCAGCGAACACGCGAATACGTCCTCCGCCAAATTTTCGGATGCGAAAAACAAACTGGATTATGTATTCAAATTATATAACAATCACGGATTATATGGATTAAAAGAATTCACAGAGACACTGCGGCCGGCACTTCAAGGAAAAGACATTCCTATAAATATAACATTCCAGGAATTTTATGCGAGAACCGGCGTGGAAGTCCATTTTATGGTGACGGAATTAAATAAATTCCAGGCCATTGATTTTAGTTATAAGACGCATCCGACGTACTCGGTGGTGGAAGCGTGTTATATGAGTTGTTGCTATCCATTCGGGTTTACACCCATATATCGCGATGGTTGCTGTTATATCGACGGGGGTATTATCAATGATTATCCCGTGAATGAATGTATCCGCGACCAGAAATGTGGAGTGGCCGAAATACTTGGCGTGAAAATGCTATGGGAGCGAAAACCTGCGAATTTGACCGATAAATCATCCGTGCTTCAGTTTATTTCTACCTTTTTCAATCAAATCAAGGCGAATTTATTTGAAAATCGCCCGACGACGCCGATTCCAAATGAGGTTGTTTGTGTATCAAAAGTGTTTGCGTCACAGGATTGGATGAACTGGGTGAAGGATGAAAATTATCGCCGCGAACTGGTGCTACGAGGGGAGACATTTGCGAATGTGTTTCTGTCTTATCGCCGGAACTTCCGGGAGTCGGCACCCGCGCCCACGCCCACGCCCACGCCCGCGCCCACGCCCACACCCACGCCCACGCCCACGCCCGTATTACATACAACCCCTGTTTTAGAACCAGGCAACTCAAATAATAATGTCAATACGGCTACACCAGAAGATGAATCAATAACGATGATGTAAGTATCACTTGTTTACTGGAAGTAATGAAGTAATGAATGAATGAATGAATGAATTACGCCGCCAACACGCTATTGAGAAACTCCATAATCTTATCCTTATCCGGCTTGGCATCATATTCAATGACCTGGCCGTCCTTCACCAATTTAATGGTAGGATAGCCCTCAATCTTGAACTTATCTGCCATATCGGGCTCGGCTTCGCAATCCACGGTCTTGAATGTGACAGTGTATCCGTTGATTTGGCGCCCATTGAGGTCCTTCTCGACTTCGTCAAAAACGGGCTTGGCGGTCTTACAATGCGGACACCATTCCACCTTGAATAAGAATAATTGGACGACCTTATCGCCATCGTTGGCGCCAATACCGTCAGGCGCGGGAGTAGTTCCCTGCGCGCCACTAAAGAACTTATTCAAGCCGGGAATCATATCATTTTTAATAATGTAGTAAAGAATACCGCTAATTGCGGCGATAATGACGAGAACAATAGCGATATTCTTGGAATTGCCTGAAAGTGCTGAACTAATGGATGACATTGCGGACGATGCCGCAGACGACGCGGATGACGCAGCAGACGACTCTACCATTATTTTACTGTATGGCTATATTATAATATGGGAAGTTTAATATACATATTGAACGAACGAGCGCGCGAACGAGCGAAAACAATATGGAAGTAAAATATAGATATATAATACGACCGAGCGATGATTTTTCGCGATAAAAAGACAGGGGCTTTACTAAATATTCGCCGGGATGAATTCACCAACGACCATATGTATTTTCAGGAAATCATTCGGATTGCGGGAATGACCGTGGCCTCGCCACGCTACCCACGACCATTTGACGAACTTATAACCGAAGAACCACAATACCTAAAACCGCGATAATCAAGACAAATCCCGCGGTAATGAAGAAGTTGAATTTGAGTTCAGGATATAAATCGGTTTCAAGAATCCCCTTTGTGTCAATAATTGGCCTTACGGCGTTGAATAAAATAGTGGAAGTCGATACGAGTAGTCCAATGACAATGAGTTTCATTATCCACGACTTCCACGTGCCAGATGATACGGCGAACGGGCTAACGAAAAATATAAGCACGAGAAGAAGAGACGCGCCTAAAATGATACAGGAATACTTGGTCTTCTCGCTATATTGGACGATGTAGTTGGTGGGATCTTCGAGGATAGACATAATGGAATATAATAATTCTATATTATAATACTGCGTTTATTATATTGAATGTCAAATACGCGAAAACGAAAATTCAGGCGGAGACGGGCATCTTTCTCGGCGTCGTCTGCTGGCGTGTCTCTTCGCGCGAAGATATTGAGCGGCGGCAGCAGCGGCAGATCGACACTAATTCCACCAAAGACAAAAAAAGTGAGAGCATTTACCAAGAAGGATTTTCATAGCGGAGATGGAATGCTTACCACAGTGTGGGGACCGAGTATGTGGCATTTTCTTCACACGATGAGCTTTAATTATCCGGTGACACCGACCCCCGACCAAAAACGGCACTATATGGATTTTATACTGAACTTAAGGAATATTTTGCCATGTAAATATTGCCGAATGAATTTGACGAATAATTTAGCAACACGGCCGCTGAAAATGTGCCATATGGAAAGTCGCGATACATTTTCGCGTTTTATTTATGACCTCCACGAAACGGTGAATAAACTGCTGGGGAAGAGCTCGGGGCTTACATACTGCGATGTGCGCGAGAGATACGAGCATTTCCGGTCGCGATGTACGCAAGATGCACCGAAAGTGTTTAATTTTAGGGAGTTTTATCGGGGGAAATCTGGGAAGAAGGGGGAACACGAGAAGGGGTGTACGGAGCCGTTATACGGGAAGAAGGCGAAGTGCGTTATTTCGATTGTTCCGCAAGAGGTGAAGGTGCCGACATTTAGTGTGGACGACCAGTGTATTAAGAAGAGGGGAGACGTGGTGGTGGAGGGGGGAACACATTAGTCAAATAACTAAAATAAAATGTAAGTAAACTATATATTGTTATATTCATTATAGAGTATATAAAAATAAGATAGTATGTCTGGCTTACAACAACAACAACAACAACTCTTAAATTTCATGTGGGGTAGAGAAGACGCAATACATCCACTACCCGAAGTGAATAAAAAACTTCTAAATGATGCGGTGCACATGGCGGTGCTACCAGGTGTCCTTGGACCACCAAATTGGGACGCGGACGATGAGGCGAGTAACCGCGTGTTCAACGCGTTAGTTGAGTTTCACAAGGATAGATTACAATCTGGTACGACAGTCCTTACTCTGTTAAAGGCAGTTGTAGATTCCTCCACCGTACAGCGAAAATGTGTAATACCTGTTGTAGATGATGTGTTTCAAGTGCTTAATTTTACCAGTGTCGCTGCCACGGCGATAGCGTCTAGTAGTGCGTTTATTACGCACATAGATACGATCATTTCAACTATTATTAAATCGAGTGTCGGTCTTCTTGGGTTTTTGGGCAGTTGTTGGATGTATTTATCCGACCCAAGCGAGGGTTCTCCAATTCCTAGTGTTGTTAGTGAAGTATTTGGTGCGACCTGTACCCGTAAAACAGTGTGTTTATTATTTTATGCTGTATTACTTCGACTTAGAGCAAATCCTGCCCACGCAGCCGACGTAAATAGCGCCGCTGCCGCCCCCCCTCCTGCTGGCGCGGTCCGTCTTCCTGACCTGAATATTATGCAAAGAGTTTATATTGGCTCAATGAATGGAATTCGCTGGTTCTTACAATATTTGTGTTCAGTTCCAGAATTCATCTGTATAGGACTTGGTGGAGACAATCCAATCGTCACTCATATTAATGAAAATGCTGATCGCCTAATTGGTGGCTGGATTGTAACTATTGGGGCTTACATTCAAGACAAATTCAAAACTGAACTAAGCACGTATATTCAGCAACAATATTTTATCAAGGTGTTTGCCCCCGCGTTTATCGATGCTAGTATATCTCACAAACTGGACTCAGATTTATTTCGCATTTTATGGGCTCAAGAAGCCGAAAGAACTGTTTCGGGAATAATACGGTATATGATAGAGGCAGAAAGAACAAGTAATCCATTACTGAACTCCACCGATGAGCTTTTGCTACAACACCGATGTAGGAATGCACTAGTATCAGTTCTCCCACGATGTATGGATGGGATGATCACGACTGATGACTTGAGAACACACGAGGCCGCACAGAGGCAAGGTGCTGCTTCCAGAGTCTATGACTCATCCAAACTTGACAGCGATATGGCTCAGCCAGGGACTTTAGACCCGTGTTCAGACCCCGACGCTGAAGAACAGGTATCATTAGTTCAAAAAATGAAAGACCCAGCAATCAACCTTCTTGCTAGCATTTGGAGTATGAAAGCCGTTCGAAAAGCTGGGGCGAACTTCGCAACATTAGTCGGTTATTGTTTTAAAGACGACTGGAACTCAGAACCATCAGCTAAACCTAAATCATATACAACTAAACAAATGGAGCAACTTTCAGCTGCTCCTGCTGATATGAGAAGATTTTTTGATAGATTAATAAATTATATAGCTAAACACGTTTTCATAAAACTAAAGGATAAACCTATTGAATTTGGTGCTCATGCTACTGAGGATGAAGCATATAACAAATGGAGCTATTTTTTAGATTCGATAATGCGTATTTCGATACTACTGAAAACCCAATACAAAATCGATTTTGATCAAGAAAATAGACTTATATTATCATTAAATGCAGATGGTATTGAACCACTCCCTGAGATTGTAACGTGGTTGAAGAAACTTACGCCAGTTGAATACCGCGACCCTTCATTCTTTAACAGAGGATTGTTTGGTATGATAGGCAATGTCTTATCAAAATCGGTAGAGGAATTGAGTAAGATACGCGCCGATTTTTTTCAGGCCGACCAAGAAGATTACGATGCAGCATTTGAGATATGTCTGGGGCCAAATTTGAGCCTTCTTAATGAAGACTCAGAATCAGGAGTAGCAGCAGCAGCAGCATCAGAAGCACCCGACGCGCAAGAAAATACTAGTAGTTTTTTTGCGAGTTTATTAACAGGAGTAAATTTATCTAATCAAGGTTGGCGCAGCATGATGATAGGGGGTTGCTCTCCGGTCACAGCGGATGCGGAGCGACGGGCGGGTGCGGATGCGGGTGCGGATGCTGCTCAGCGTGCACAACGCATTGCGAATGCGAAAGTAACTTTAGAAAGAGTAAGATCATTTGAAGCTGATCAAGCTAAAGGTAACAAAGGTAACAAAGGTAACAAAGGTGACGATATGCATGGAGGTAAATCCCGCAAAAATTCCAAAAAGACCACCAGGCGCAATAAGGGTCGCAAGTCATCCAACACCGCCAAGAAGAGTCAGCAACAACGTGCTCGTAATTCTATACGTCGCCGTCGCTCTTCACGCAAGGGTCGCAAGTGAAAATTTACTACTCCTGTGTGATTTTTTCCACCAGAAAAAATTGATGTTCGCATGATTTTTTCTACATCCAGAAAAATTGAAATCCTTTTTTTGATTTCATCCAACTGACAGCTCTATAGCACACTCAGAACATACGATGACATCAAAGACCGCCCCCGCTTCCGTCGCTCCCGCTTCCGTCGCCCCCGCCCCCGTCAGCGAATACATCGCCATTCGGAGCGATGGCCGGTGGCCCCACGAATGGAATATAAAAAAAAACGCCAATGAAAAAGAATCACGCCGCGCCATCGACGAATACTACACGCGTGAAAAACAGGTATTCTCAGTCGATCAGGCATACCCACACCACCACGCACTTATCCACTCGGCACGCCGTTCCGCATCCAAACTCCTCCTCGTGGCCGCGCCGTCGCCGTCGCTGGAGTGCTGCGCCGCCGCCGACACCCCCACCCCCACCGAGACCTTCTTCGCCGGCTCGAAACACCACCTCACCGCATTATCCGGCATAACCGGCCTCCTCGTGCGCCGTATGCTCGGTCACGGTGGTACGCACCGCCGCATCAACGGCTTGCCCCTCGCACCCTTCCCATTCGGCGACCTCTACGAAACCACAAAAAAAACCCACGCCCAACGCATGAACCAATACATCCACTCCGCGCTTGCGGCCGAATACATCATCGGCAATCGCTACTTTCGGGAGGTCGTCATCGCGAGAAAAGCGGTCCTCAATCTTGCCGTGAGTAGTTCCTATTCTGAAAACGGCGACGGCGGCGATGATGTTACCGAGGAACAGCGACGCAGATACGAACAAGACCGCGAATGTCCCGTCGGAATGTTGCGTTGCGACGCCACAAAAAACCTCACCGATCGCGACATCACACCCGAAGCACTCGAAATCACCAAACAAGAACTCCTCACGGCCTACGCCGCGAATATCGACCGGTTGATGGCCGCGATTCGGCAATACCGGCGCGGGTTCGTCAGTCTCGCCGACATTCGCACCGACCCCGAGTTCGTTCGGTTGAATATCGCGTTCTGGAGGTATTCAAACCAAGTGATGAAAGCCAAATCCTCGTTTGAAGAACGAGATGCTACCGCCGCGTCGAACTTGCCTTTCCACGCGGTTCATCCTGCCGACTATGCCACATTCAGAGAAAACAAGGACGCGAAATGGTTCATCATGGTTTCTCTGATTTCAGAACCCGCCGTTCTGGTTCCGCTGATGTATAAATACGATGTGGCGCGCATTTTCGATAACTGGCGACAGAGTTACGTGAAATACATCGCAGCCACCAAAGAATCATGGTCGCGTCTGGCCAATGACGGTTCAACCGCTACATTTCTCGCCTTTGCCGCGATTGAACCCGAAATGGTGACGACGGATTATGCGCCAACAATCGGATGCGCGTCCGCCTATCAAACATTATCGCTGAAAAGTTGCGCCAACTACGTCCCGTCGAGACACCCTGTATTCGGTGGTTTGTGTCTCAAGCATCGTCATCACATTCCACGAACGGCCGACGTATTGAATATGATGTATGAGAACCACGCGGTGAATTACAAAAAACCAAATGTTGGTATTCTTCGCACAACTGACCGGAATCAACCTACCTACAACTCGTTTGGCGATTTGGTCGATGATATTCGACGACCAGAGACGATACTAACATTCGGCGTGAAAACCAAGACGGAGCGACGAACCAACCGCGGAATATAAAAACAGAAAAAAAGAAGCGATTATGGACGAAAAAATGAAAAAATTGGTTGCTCCCGCACGATTTTTCGGGAGAAAAATTGAAATGTTTTTTTCACATCTCTCCAATCTCAACGAACTCAACATACATATACATCCAATGGTCGACCCCGAACATCCCGCTCGCGTCCCCGCCCCCGCCCCCGTCCCCGTCCCCGTCCCCGTCCCCGTCCCTGCCCCCGTCCCCGAACACAACGTTCGGCCTGCGAATGTATGGGATGATTATGAACGCATCACCGACGAATTGAATCGAAGCCCCCAAGTCCAAGAACGCTATACCAACCGAATCCGGATGATTAACAATACTGCAGGATACCGCACTGGCAACCAGACTCTCCACATACGCTCAATTCAAATGTATAATTGGGACGACTGGAACGCGTTGTTCGGCACCGAACAGTTGGACCCCAATCTCCGCGTATACGCCGAAGCGGCAATTGAATACGCACAAGATGAAACAGGAACCATCCCTTACGCCGGTCAAATGGAAGTATCGCTCATCATGCAAGAAAACTATCGTTACGGTATTCATCGTGCCATCTTGATGGTTCATGTCACTCCGCATCGTCGGTTTTACGATGGCCACATCATTCAAAAGGAATTCAGCGAAGGCAGTCACACACACCAAACCATCAACCGTTTATTTGACACAAATATTCGCGCAGTTGTTTTACAGGCAACCCAGTATCAATTCCTCGAATACCTCGCAGACGACGACGAGACCCTCGAAGTAATGAATGACTATTTCATGGACCCCGACTTTACCTCGATTCGGTTTTCGTATGTCCCCGATCCGGGCAATGAAATCGGGGGGCATTATGTCGCGGACCCGAATGCACTTGATGACGAACACAGATTGCATTATTGCGCTGAAGAAGACCACCACCACCACCACCACCACGCAGCCGCACCGGTCGTCGTCGAGCCCGTCATCGCGATTCCACCCCCGCCTCCTGTCTACGACATTGGAGAGATTTACCAACGGAATATCGAGATGTACTACGCACCGGAGGAAGATGAATACGGCAACCATGTCATTTATAACGAAGAACCCCGATACGATAACATTATACGTATATACAACGACGAGCCGCGTCATCCGATCCAAGGGTAAATACGCAACACACATACAATAAAAAATAAAAGACAGTATTTTTTATTGGATATTACATACCGAACTGGCTAAAATCAGCCATCACTGGTCGCGGTGCATTAATGTCCTCTGAACGCGAATAATTCGGCACCTTCTTACATTCAAATGCTGGTTCGGGGCATCTAGCGCACGCGGGACAAGGGGGGCATTTGTTTTCAGCCGCGCCACCGCCACCGCCGCTGCCGCTGCCGCCGCCATTACCTGCGCCTGCCTGGTCGTTGCCGCCCACACTATTCATTCCCGGAATTCCCGCGGGGGTATTCATCGGAAATGTACTGGGAGATAAAGCGGAAACAGGAGCACCGAGAGATGACGCGCTGATACCGCCATTGATACTCGGGTCGTATTTCGAGGTTGGCGGCAGTTTCGTATTGGAAGGCAGGTCTTTCGTCGCAATCGGTTTCAGAGGGTCTGGTATCTCGGACGGTTTGGTCGTTGTGAATCCATCACGGATATAGTTGCCTAAACTGGATGCGAGAATCAACGAGAATATTAAAATAAGTAAGAGATGGACTTTGGTGAGTTGCATTTATAGTTCAATAACGCGAATCGTATCGTATAATACTATACATATAGACAATATTTTATGAGGGCGACGAAGCGGCACCGAAGTATTTGAAAAAATAATTGAATAAAAATAACGGCAATGAACGGACCTACACTGTAAACAAATGAGTGAAGAAGAAGTTATTCTTACGAAAAAACCAATAAAGCCTCGAACTACCCCGACCAGTCTCTCGACGTCATATGTCGTGCCAGATGGTTCTACTGCTACGCACATTTACGAAGTAGGCGTGGACGAAGCGGGGCGTGGTCCGTTATTTGGACGCGTGTATACTGGCGCAGTTATACTCCCCCCTGCGTCGTCCGCATTCGACTTTTCACTACTTAAGGACAGTAAGAAGTTCAGTTCAGATAAGAAAATACGAGAGGTGTCGGACTATATCAAGGAACACGCCGTCGGGTGGGCGATTTCGTATGAGGAGGCTGCAGTGATTGACCGTATCAACATTCGGCGCGCGACGCTTCAGTGTATGCGGAACTCGATAAATGAGACGATCGAAGGACATATAGGACATATGGAACACAGAAATCAACCAAAACCAAGGACAGACGACTACCTTCTCCTTATCGATGGCAACGATTTCATTCCACTCGGGAATTATAATCAAGAGACGGATGAAGTGGATACATACACGCACGTATGCGTAGAAGGCGGTGATAATACCTATGCGTGTATTGCGGCGGCATCGATACTCGCCAAGGTCGCACGGGACGATTATATTGAAAAATTATGCGACAAGCATCCGGTGTTGGACGAAATGTATGCGTTACGCGGGAATAAGGGGTATGGTGCGGCGAAACATATGGAGGGGATACGAGAGCACGGGATTACGCAGTGGCATAGAAGGTCGTATGGAATCTGTAAGACGTTTGCGTAGCGAACGGATATCGGAAAGATAAGACGTTTGCGTAGCGAACGGATATCGGAAAGATAAGACGTTTGCGTAGCGAACGGATATCGGAAAGATAAGACGTTTGCGTAGCGAACGGATATCGGAAAGATAAGACGTTTGCGTAGCTCGCGCACGCGCCTTCACTCACACAACTCGCACGCGCTTCGAGATCAAAACTCATCCGCGTCATACCCGAAAAATCCTCTGCTACGTGAAGGCGACGATGCCTTGATAGATGTTATTTCATTTATTTTATTTTTCAAGAGTGAGTTCTCGAGTTTTACGGTCTGCATTTCTTCATCCATTTCTATAAGTTTGGTCTTGAACTCATCCACTAACTTTTGTAAATGCTGTAACATTTCCAATGTAGTTTTATTGGATCTGATAGCAGCAGCAGCTGCGAGTGATGACGCACTAGGAATGCCGATGGCGAGAGACATAATGGAATGGAATTATGGAATGGAATTATGGAGGTTAAGATGAATTGACCCATACATTTTCAATTTTATTATGAATACATTATATATTATACCCACACCAATGGTCTGCGTCATTTCTTGCGCCATCGCGTTTATTTTCATAGTCGCCAATATTTACTGCTGCTCCTTCTCTCATCGGTCTGGGGGGGTCATCCAGGAATTTGTCGCGAAGTTATCACCGGACAGTCAGCGCCGATATGCCGCGATTACACGTGAGAGACAGGGTATTTATTTTATGGGTCTGTTTCTCGGGTTCGTGCTTGCGATGATATTACTTGTATGCTGCCGTAAGTATTTTCTTGGTGGTGCTGGTAATGGGTCGCGCGGCGGCGTCCTTTGTATGGTGGCGGCTGTTGCCTTTAGCGTGAATTATTTCTATTATATTCTCTCGCCGAAGAGCGATTGGATGGTGCTTCACCTGAAGTCGGGGGAAGAAACGCAGGCGTGGCTGAATGTATACCGCACAATGCAGTATAACTACCACGTCGGGCTTGTGCTCGGTATTCTAGCGGTTGTCGCGTTTGGTAACGCGTTGTGTTCTGCGTAATGGAATGGAATGGAATGGAATCCGATTTAGGATATAAATAAATATATTGTAGTATAGTATAAAAGCTTTGACATTATGGATTTCTCTGCCGATTCTGATTTTTCCACCGCCACTCCCGACGAGAAGAGCTGGTTGACGAAGAAGGTGCTGCCTGTGGTTGAGCGTGTTCTCCCCGCCGTCGCCCCCTTTGTTCCAGCACTTCAGCCCGTTGCGGCAGTTGTTGGCGCGCTTCGCTCGAAGTAAGCGAAGCGAAGCGACGCGAGACGAGTGAAACCGGTTTGAAACCGACATATACTCCGGCGATGACCGAGCGGAGCAAGCGGAACGAAGCGACGCGAGATAAAATTGATTTTCAAATTCCAATATAAAGCAATCCCAGTGTTTCTTTATATTGACATTTACGCAAATACCGACAGAAGACAATGCGTGTTCTCATCTTTGATACCGAGACGACCGGACTTCCTCCCAAAAATACCCCTACGAACCACACCGACAAATGGCCTCACATCATCCAATTGAGTTGGGTGATTTACAACGACGAGACAAATCAAGTTGAAGAAGAAAAGGACCAGATTATATCTCTCGGAACACACATTCCGATTTCACCAGAGTCAACCGCAATCCACGGCATAACAAGTGAGTTGTCTCGTGCGCGTGGTGTGCCAATTGAAGTCGCGTTGTTTGATTTCAAGCACGCTGCCAACCGATGCGGTAAAATGGTCGCACATAACATCGAATTCGACAAGAATATGCTTATGGTAGAATATTACCGCGCGCGAATGTTCAACACGGTATTTCCGCCCACCGAATACTGCACGATGAAAAAGGGAACGCCGATTTGTAATCTCGTGAAAGTGTGGGATGACGGACGAACGTCGCTGAAATACCCCAAACTTATCGAACTTTATCACGTGCTTTATGGCGTGGATGTTCCGTCGCCCGAGGGTCTTCATAATGCGAAGGTGGATGTGGATGTGTGCTTGAAGTGTTATGTCAAGATGACCGAGACGACACCGACGCTGGCGTAATAAAAATATTCCATTCCATTATTTTTATTCATTCATTTATTCATTGTCCCAATCCACGACACAGCATCCGGCTGAATCTGAAAATGTCGCGTTAGTTGTGAAATACATATGAATCCGTTTCATTTTACGAAGGAACTCGGCACCGACCAACCAGTCTATTTCTGTTTTGTCGGTATATTCTTTCATTTTTGGTTTGATGGAGCATAATCCGTATTGCCGCCAATACCGAGACGACGACGACGACGACGCCGGACCATACGGCCAGAAATTCGCGCGAGTTGTGAGTAGATAAAGCACGCGCACTGGTGACATGTATTTCATCAGTCGCGCAGTACGACGTTGGTCGACGATAGGAACATACGACGAGTCATTCTTCATCGTAGATACGGACATCCAGTATTCATATTCAGGAAATGCGAGAGATATCGTCTGTGCGAATAAGCGACGCCATTCGCCGAATGTTTTACACGCGACAACGTCATCTGAACGCGAGTAAAGAAGAGGCCATAAATATAAATTGACGATGTCAATAACCGTTTCGTTATGGAAGAAGTTGTTCGCGCCGTAAGTTCCACAGCCCTCTCCAAACCCATTGGAAGTGCAATATACTGGATAACACATTTCACCCGCACGAGGTTTCAAGAATGCGCGTTTCTCACGCGTCATTTCACAATCTAACCAAGGATTATATTGTGAAAGCATCAAATAGAGTGAAGTATATGGACGCGGGACATCGTGAATGTGACGACATCGAATACTCTCACGAATATACTGATTGTCATCCTCATTAAGTATAGATAATGGGGGCGGGAAATGGAAATTGTATTGTGAAGTCCACATTCCGATGGGGTCTGGTGCGACACATCGCGGTTTCGTTATACACACGTTCCCGAAACCTGCGTATTTGAATGTTGGTGATATTTGAAACATCTGTCTATATCGTATGATATCCTATGATATCGTATAATGTAATAAGAGTTTTTCAATTTTGTCCTCACAGAATTCCGTCTCACATACAGAATGAGACGATTCCGTTCTAGGACGAACAGAATTCACAAATATCATCCTCCTCTCCCGCTCCACTCCCCTCCTTCTCCGGCTCCACCGTAAATTGTTGTGCCTGGTGTTTCGCCTTTCTTCTTAAGTAATACATCCCCGTCTTCAGCCCCTTATTCCACGCATAAAAGAGCATCGACGTCAATATATTATAATTCGGTTCTTCGACCCATAAGTTCATACTCTGGCTTTGGCAAATAAACGCACCGCGGTCAGCAGCCATATCAATAATATGCCGCATCGGCATCTCCCACACAGTCTTGTATTTCAGTTTCAGCGCATCAGGCAGTCCGTCAATATATTGGACGCTCCCCTGATTCGCGATAATATTTGTCTTCACGCGTTCATTCCATAATCCGATGTCAATCAGGTCGCGGATAAGATACCGGTTCACCATAATAAATTCACCTGCGAGGGTTCGGCGTGTGTAAATATTACTAGTAATCGGTTCAAAACATTCATTATTTCCGAGGATTTGGGATGTGCTGGCCGTAGGCATCGGCGCGAGGAGCAGCGAATTTCTAAGTCCGTGCGTGATAATTTGGTATTTAAGGTCATTCCAGTCATATTCGTGGGTTCTATACACTAATGGATTTTCGTGGGGGTCGGTATGCCACATATCAAACTGGAGAATTCCTTCTGATGCGGGCGACCCTGGGAATGTCTCGTATGCGCCGTGACGTTTAGCGAGTTCCATTGACGCTTTAAGTGCGGCATAGTAAATCGTTTCAAAAATCTCTCGGTTGAGGATGCGGGCTTCTTCGCTGTGGAACGGAATATCCATCAACATAAATACATCCGCGAGTCCTTGGACGCCAATTCCAATGGGGCGATGGCGCAGATTACTCGTTCTTGTTTTATCGGTGGGATAATAATTAATATCAATGATTTGGTTGAGATTATCGACAAGAAGGGCGGCGACGCGTTCGAGTTCGGCGAAGTCAAAGAGGGGGGTGCGTCCCCCAACGACGCCAGGGGGGGTGCGTCCCCCAACGACGCCAGCTCCGCTCGATTCGGATACGACGGAGGAGCCAGAGACTACGGAGGACCCGGAGGGGACGGAGTGGTCGGCGGGGACGGAGGAGATAGCGTTGGAGCCGGAGGCGACAACGAACCCGGAGGAGATAGCGTTGGAGCTGGAGGCGACAACGAATTTATTCAGCGCAATGCTCGCCAAATTACACACCGCCGTCTCATTTTCGTCTGAATATTCCATAATTTCGGTACATAAATTACTGCTCTTAATGGTGCCAACGTTCTTCTGGTTGCTCTTCTTATTCGCAGCGTCTTTAAACAGAATATAAGGCGTCCCCGTCTCCATCTGGCTATCCAGGATTTTCAGCCACAGATCGCGCGCCTTTACCTGTTTCCTCGCGCGCCCTTCGCGCTCGTATCTCTCGTATAGTTCTCGGAATTCGTCGCCATATACATCCGCGAGACCCGGGCATTCGTCGGGGCAGAAATAGGACCACATACCCGCGCCCTCGCCCGCACCCGCGCCACGAACGCGTTCCATAAAGAGGTCCGGCACCCACAGGGCATAAAATAGGTCGCGCCCCTTCATTTCTTCATCGCCGTGATTCTTTTTCATCTCCAGGAATTCCTCGATATCTGGATGCCACGGTTCCAAGTAAATCGCGAAACTCCCATTGCGTCGTCCGCCTTGGTCGATATACCGCGCGGTATTGTTGAATACGCGCAACATCGGGATAATGCCATTGGATGAACCGTTTGTTCCGCGGATATGCGAACCCGACGCGCGGATGTTATGGATATGAAGCCCAATGCCGCCCGCGTGTTTAGAGATTTTAGCACAATCTTTAAGCGTGTCAAAAATCCCGTCGATGCTGTCATTTTCCATTGCGATGAGATAGCACGAGCTCAACTGCGGTCGCGGAGTTCCCGCATTGAATAACGTCGGCGTGGCGTGCGTCATATATTTCTGCGACATCGCGTCATATGTTTTCTGAATATATTCCAAGATTTCGTATATGTTACAGAAATACCCGCGATGACAATGAATTCCGACCGCTACACGCATCCACATATGTTGCGGGCGTTCTACAATCGTGCCATTGACACGCATTAGATACGACCGTTCGAGCGTCTTGAACCCGAAATAATCAATTAGGTAATCTCTCGAACTTTCAATCATTCGTTCAAGCGCGTCGTGGACCATATACGGACCAGGGCCGCCCACCGACCCGTCTCTAGGAGTATCTATGATTTCGTGGAGGAAATCCCAGACCTGTTTACTTATAATCGGACTGTGCTTATCGTGCGAGTCGCGGTATTCGTATAACGCACGCATCGCCGCGTAAAACCCGCTGGGAATATTCTTGTGTGCGTTAGAGACAATAATATAAGACCCTAGGGTTCCGTAATCTGGGTGTTGGACTGCCATCATCGCGCACTGCTGGGCGGTGAGTTCGTCGATTTTTGTGGTTGGAATTCCGTCATATAACTGGTCGATGATTTTGATAACGAGGGTTGTATAATTTACACCGGTTATTTTGGCTTGTGCGCCGAGGGTCTTTAGGCGGGAGAGGATTTTATCAAAGGCGACAATCTCTCGTTCACCGTTTCGTTTGAGAACATACATGTCTTCTGACGTAGACGCAGACATCTTATATTCTGTGGTATAATATATATTATAGATAGTGGTTTAATATCTATTCCATTCCGCCACGTTACCTCTCGCGCATTCCATTCCGCCACGTTACCTCTCGCGCATTCCATTCCGCCACGTTACCTCTCGCGCATTCCATTCCGCTACGTTACCTCTATGAAATATTGTAAAGAGTATATCGGTCTGTTTATCCTCATCGTCGCGGTTGTCTTTGCTGGGCCGTTTATAGACGCCATCCACGATTTTAGCGCCATCGGTGGTGAACCTGCTAACGCAGGCAAAAAGCGCGAGGGATTCGCTGCGGACCGTGTTCCATCCGGCGAATACCCACACGAGGTAGATGAACCGCTCCTGTATCCGGCGTATCCGAAGAAAGGCGCTGGTTACGGTGTTGTTCTTCGAGAGAATGATTCTACGAATAATTCCAAGTTATACCCTGTTGCCGCAAATTTGAGTAACTACGACCAGGCAACGAATAATGTGCGTGATTGGGTTACGCCTGATAATGGGTCGTGTATGCCTGCGGGAATGTGTGGGGCGTTATATGCGCCAAAGGCGCCCGAGGAGTATAAAGCACCAGATCCACTTCCATTGGGCCACCCAGCGAGGAGGGTAGGGTTTTATGCCGTGGAATGAACGAACGAACGAACGAAACAATAAATAAGAGACCGTTTCGTTTTTATTGTTTATACCTTGCTTTCATCTATTTCTAGGTCGTTGATTTTGAAACAGCTGATAAGGACATCTGATGGCCCTTTCGCGACGTGTCTGCCGCCGCCGCCGCCGCCGTATTTTTTAGTATAATTATTTGGATTCTGGGCCTGATTATTCCGCGCCATCAATGTTGCCATATTCGTCGCCGTCGCCGCCGCCGTCGCCGCGTCCGCCGTTTCCTCCGTCGCCGCGATTGGAACAATCGCGCTTTCCAATTTAACAATTTTGAAGAATGTATCGATGCCACCCACCGCCGTCGCTCCTGCCGTCGCTCCTGCCGTCGCTCCTGCCGTCGCTCCTGCCGTCTTCTTTTTCGGCGCGCGATGTTCGTATCCCGTCTGCCGCTCTTCCTCAATTATAGCCCATACACGCTGAAGCACATTCACCGCCTCCGAGAACCAAAGTCTGTTTCGACGGACGAGAACACAACTGTATTCATCCAAATACCAGTAAATTGTCCGAACCCATATATTTCCGCTCTTCTGGTGTTTGGCGAATACGGCCGCCTCCCATTCCGTATATTCCGCATCCGTCGCTCCAATCGGCGCGTATTCGTATAACTGTATCGGCTGCGATATATACCCGTTATGCGTCAAGGCGGGAGCAGTTTGAAACCAAAGGATAATTCCCTTCTCATTTCCGTTGGCGGAATATCCTCGTCGTACCGACGACGACGTATCTGCGAGGTAGTCTTCCTCACACTCATATTCCTTGAATCGGGTTTCTACGAAATCGCATTCGTCCAGGTCGCACACTTCCATTTGAATCTGGGTCTGAATCCAGTATTCTTCTTTAGGACGACCCGTTATTTCGCGATTCACGATATTCTTGATTTCAACCATTCGCCCGTAAATGGGCGACGCGGGGTCTATATTGATTCCATCGGGGGATGCGCCGATGAACGGGTAGTCGTCGTGCTGGATACACCCGAATTCACCGAGGCGGGTATTATTCCGGTATTCATACACCATTACGGTAACCGGTTCATATCGTTGCCCCCAATGAAGCGGGGAATTCACGGAACCTTGGAGGGGTCCTTGTGGCGGAGCCGTCGCCGTCCCATCGCCGCTATCATTTACCGACGAAGAAGACTGTGCGTAATTCTTACACTTTTCATATACGAGCTGGTTCACAGAAGCTTGCGACCCGAACGCTTTAGACGCAGCACTCGCTGTTATGAGATTATTGCGCCGCGCATACCATTCAGGCGTCCGTTGGTCGGGTTGCGGTTTTTCACGCAAGGTCTGGATTTTCTGGGTCATCTCGTCGGTGATGACCGAGCCGAGTGTATAATCGGAATCCGATGCGAGACTGGCTCTAACGGGCGCGATTTCCTCGTAAAATCTCTCGGCGATGTCATTATATAACTCTTGGATATACGTGTCGAGGACTTCATTTAATGCGTCTGCTTCTGCCCCAGTGGCGGTAGAGAAATCTGACCTCGCAGGTCTTATGTCCTCGAAGTACTGGCATAAATAGCTGTCAATCCACGTTCCAACGACTTCTTCTGTATCGAAATCTTCGCGTTTGAATTCCAGTATATTCTCTCGCGCAATGTCGGCCAGTTCATCAAGCGCGTCGTGGATAATGTTCTCTCTATCTTCATCGGTTGGAAGAATTGAATACGGTGCGATGACGTCGGCGGAGGCGGAGGCGGAGGCGGAGGCGGAGGCGTAATCTCCACCATATAATTCACGAAAATCGTGAATGCGGATTTTAGCATCTTGGTTCATAATTCATATAATAATCATATAAATCCGTTTATATTCATAAGAATATTCAATTTTACTATTATATGTAGTTATAGTAGTATTTGATTCGTCTATATACCTCCCGCCGATACGAACAATGGTTGGCGCCGGTTTATTGCCCGCGGCAGTCCATAAAGGCGTTATTTATTTATTATTCGGACGAGAGAATGAGCTCAACGATACCCCAGGTTGGGCGGATTTCGGCGGCGGTTCAAAACTACACGAGACGCCTCTAGATGTAGCGACGAGAGAAGGGAGCGAGGAACTCAATGGGCTGCTGGGGTCTCAGTCCATATTGAAAAAGGCCGCGGTCCGGCATAAAATCGCGGAGTTGAAGTTCCACGAATACACCACCATTGTGTTTAAAACCGACTACGACGAGAAACTAGAAGAATATTACAAGAACAATTACCGTTTTTTTGAGAAGTATCTACCGAATGCCAAGAAAAACCCGGATAACGGTCTGCTTGAAAAAGCAGAAATAAAGTGGTTTACATTCGCGGAACTCAGGAAGAACCGCGGGAAATTTAGGCTTTTTTACCGAAATATGGTGGATATTATATTGGAACACGAGGACGCCATTACGCGCAAATTACGGCGGCCGGTTTGTGGCGCTCGATGTAGCTTTAAGGTATCGCGTTCCACCGCAAAAGGACACGGTAAGACATCAAATCGAAGAAATCTTACTGTGAAAAATAGACGAGGGGCAACTCGCAGAAGGGGGGCGCGGCACCATTAGGCGTCAATTGTACCCGCCGCATCCGCCGCCGCCGCCGCATCTGCGTCGAATCCAAGCCGCCTCTTCTTCGACATACTTGTTGCCGGTGCGAGTGATTTAAGAGTAGATTGCCGCTTTTCGCATCGTTTAAGAGTAAATTTCTTAAATCCAGCGTGATAAATGAGGCACGGAATACTTGTTATGGCGCCGATAGACTTGTCATATATTACATCTTTGGCGCGCATCAGTTTCTTCTGGTCTAACGCGGAAACAAGAAACTGGTATAGACCGACGATTTCTTGTTCGGTGTAGTTTTCCTTCTTCCCGTGATTTCCTGCGAATTCCTTAAGCTTACCGACCTTTGCGGATTTATCCAATTTATTCCAGGGGTCGCTCTTATTCGCGTTCTTTTCATTTTCAAGGATATCGTCAATATTTGGATTTGTGACAATATCTGGTTTCATTAAGCCATAATTGCCGGTGAGGAGCATATTCTTGTAGTTGATGTTTTTGAGGGCGGCATCGTCGGCGGCCGCGGCGGCGTTTGTGGCTGGTGCTACGGGGGCGAGGGTCTCTGCGGATGCGGATGCGGATGCGGATGCGGATGCGGATGCGGTGGATTTACGAGGCATTGCGGTGGGTATACATAATATAGTAAGATGACTTAAAGTCGTTTTTCGTATATTATGGATTTAGTGAACGTGATAACCGATACGACTACAAACCTGGCTACCACGATTGACATGTTCGACCATATTATTATATATGGAATGTAACGGTTGTGACAATAACAACCCATAATTTAAAAACGGACACGGTTTCGCGTTTGGGAAAATTTGTATATGTTCTATAATCCGATTATCGTGTGATTTTGTTAATACGACCTGGTTTTCCACTATTTTGGTAATTCGGTCTAGATGAAATATTCTATATTTGAACGCGTAATTTATAGGAATGTATTTGTTCGCGAGTGCGAAACCAGCAATGACATTATCACAACCCATACAACTTCCTATTGAAAAATCATATTTACTTTGTATCGTTTTCATTTTATTGGTTTTTCTAAACACCCAGCAATCCTGCGACCAGCACTTCATCGCCCAAAAATCTACGAATACGTCGCCTTTTTTATCTATCTCGTGCCTTGATAGACAAAGCGCCAATTTATCATTTAACACATCAGAAATGGAATACCATTCAATCGAATCCTCTAGTATGATATCGCTATTGGCTACACACACAATTTCATTATCAGGGAATGTATTTAGACAAAATGTAATAAAATAGTTCCACGTTAGTCGATCCTTTAGATTATTCGTAAAAACCGATTTATCTGTGGTCTCGTCTATACCTCCATTTACATATCCAGTTTTTATATAATCTAGACCATCGCATAATTTGCTAAAATCCGGGACGTGTGTGTAGCTATATTGTTTTTCATCCTTTTGGATTTTGATGTTTATTAGTTTATCGTTGTGTGTTATATGTTCTGGTAAAAAATCAATATCACCTTCGTATAAATTATACACCTTTTTGATACATTTGTTATTCAAATTATTATGAAGGCATAATAACAATTCTTCCCGCTTTTCGGGGTTATGTATAGGATACGTCTGGATAATCATATTTATTGGACCTAGCTCATTATTATTATGTTGGGCGTATGGTTGGTCTAGTTGTAAAAATTTGGGATACGTAAATGTCGGTTCGTAATCATATCGTTTCTGATAAAAATCCATATATATTGTAAATTATACATAAAAAATAGTATCAAAAACGCATTATACAAATGACATAAACAGTATTATTATATTTGTATCATAATATAACAAAATGAAACCTATTGCGATTCTATCGTGCGCGTTGATGTTCCTATGCGTCAATGCTATTCCTAATATCGCGCCATCTCTCGTTGTAAAGGATTGCGGTAACGGTATTTATTGTGCGCCCACCCAGACGTGCATGAGTAATGCTACCGGTGCTGGAATTATATACGCTTGCTCGCCGCTGTCTCGTGCGGTTCGATGTATGGATGCTCGTTTTTCGTGTCCGTCATCTTATACGTGTGCGGACAATTCGCAGTGTGTTTCCAACATAGTGGATGCGAAGGCGAGGCCCGTTATTGATTCGGTTGTTAATATTGACGCTTTTCGGGTTGCGGAATCTCGCGATTTCGGTTTAGGAATACGACCCACCTCGTTAAGTATTTGCGGCCCTATCACCCGTAATTTTCGTCTTCCGAACTTTTGCACGTGTAGGGACGGAGGTGGCAGTGAACTCGCGTGTGTCATTGGTCTTCAAACCTATATCACGATAGGCGCGTCTATGTGGTTTCGACCCTGTGCGACTCCTGCGAATTTCGGATACAGGGCGTGGGCGTCTCTTTTCGGGATAAGTAAAAGCATCGGGGATACATGGTCTGCGTCATTTTCGCTTACACGGCCAATTCCTGGCGCATCATTTGAAATCGGCAGATCTAATGCTGGCGCGAGAGTAGAATTAACTGGTGAAGTTAGTCGGTTTATTCTCTCAACACAAGTTGCCATCGGTGTCTGTGCTACGCTAGGGGCAGGCCCATTTACATTACAGATGTGTAATCCAACGATGCTTCCTTGGTTGCCGGTTACTATTCTTAATGGGCCTCGGTTTGATTTCAGTCGGTTTTGTTAAATGAGATATTATTATGTCTATATTTTGAAATAATAATAATAATAATAATAATAATAATAATAGACTTACATCGGCATAACCAATCCCGTGCGCGGGGTTGTATACACTGGAAATTCCCTCGGTTGAACCGGGGCCGCGATTGATGCTTTCGCACTGGGGTGTGAATTCCTGTTGAAATTGGTCGTGTTGCCGTTGAATGCGTTGACGTTGAATGTCAACTTCGCATCGGGGGCGGGGGCGGAAAAGTGGTGGTGGGGGTTCAAAGACATTTTATGATATAACTGTATATATTAGTTTTATACCGTTTTCTAAAGATTATATTATATTAAACTTATTTCGTTATTACAATATATCACGTTCGAATGCCATCGCATATTTGTTTCTACAATCCGTGTAATTTTGGTGATACATTCTTCGCGTCGCCATTTATTCGTCATATATGTAATGCTAACCCATCACGAACCTTTTATTACATCCTGTCTAAAGGCGAATATCTGTTTTCAGGGCATCCGCTCCCCAATCTTTACAATATCCAAACCACCACAAGCTTACGCGGAAATAATAAATTGATAGAAGATGTCTTTAATAATATACGACACCCCCATAGACAATCCCCGTATTTTGACATTCGAATCAACGACGACCTTTATATTTTTATGAATGTATGGGGCCCCGCAGTATCAAGCACCGACGTCAATTTCCGCGAATTAAAGGCGGGATATACCCGTTCATTGGATACCATTAATCTCCATTATCACGAGACATTCGCGAATACTGAAATTCCTAATAATAAAATAATGCCAGTGGTAGAAATGCCAATATCTATTTACAATGATAATGGGTTTACTTCGTGGATACGAAAATGGCATATCGACAATCCACACGGCAGAGGCAGCCGCAGACTCGTATTCATATTTAATTTTACTCCATTATCGGCTACAAACGACCATTATATTATGAATATTTATATCGCGGGCTTGGCGCGAATGTTCCCGAATACGCATACATTTATAGTTCCTTCTCACACACACGAGTTTGACACATATCCTAATATTATTTGCTGTGACCGTTTATTCGGATACTCTGAATTGGAAAACTCGTTTCGAAACCTATTTATTTTGGAAACCATCGTTCGCGCGTGCGACACTATCATATCCCAATATTGCGGCGCATCGTGGATTTGGTTCAATGAAAACCTGGTGCAATATTTTAAGAACAATGACGGCGGCGGCAAAGCTATTTATATAACGCATCCGGTAATGCCTCCGGATGCGGATTACGCGTTGAAAATGAACGAATGGTTTCGCATATTTATGGGCGGTGACAGCGGCACGGAGTATATGAAGTTTGTATCCCTTGTTGATTTACCGAATGTAATGAAATGAAATGAAATGAAATATGAAATCGCGAGCGGCAGCGTAGCGGAATGAAATATGAAATCGCGAGCAGAATGAAATGACATAAATGTAAACTCGTGTATACGATATATACGATATATATACGATGCACTGCTATGTAAAACCCACGCGCGAAGAGGTCGCCATTGCGAAGTCATCCGAGGAATACAAAAACTACCGCGTTTCACCCTTTTACAATTACTTGGATAAAGGGTATATCAAACCGTGGGGATATGAATATATGGCGTATCAGAATAAGGAACTCGGTGTATGGATACTTAATATAAATCAGGGTCAGCAGACATCAGTTCATTGCCATTTTCATAAAGACACCGTATTATGTGTTCTTACTGGGACAATTCGCATTGAATTATATGAAGGGTTTAAAATACTAAACGAGGGAGACATCTGTTATATACCAGCGTGTATGTTTCACGGTATATTTGCGTATTCATCTAATGCTGTATTATTAGAGGTAGAGGTGTATCATACATACACAGACCCGGATGGCGCGATACTGGAACATTCTGATAAAAACGACCTCCTTCGTTTGAGAGATGTTTATACCCGTGATAAGAATACGTATATCGGGTCTGTAATTGAATACACCTCAGGCGACGGGAGTGGCAATGACATTACATATCCGTTTCATAATCTTCATACGTGTAATACGATTGTATACGGAAATACAATAATCGGAACGACATGGGCGACGACATGCGCTACCGGAGTATTATTACAAGGGACACTTCGCACGCGCGATCTCGCATTATTATCACCGGGGTCAATCGTAGATATGAATAATATCGACGCAGACGCCGACACGGATGCCGACGCCGACAAAGTTATTGTATTAGGTATATCCAATTTATATCAGGACGATAACCGAAAGCTAATTCACACGAAGACGCAGCTGTCCGATATAATGAAGTTGTTGCGCTCAACGCAACCGACGATGACGGTGGCAGCTAAACGTGTCATTGGGCTTACATCTGGTTGTTTTGATATATTCCATAGCGGCCACATTTCCACATTAAAACAGAGCAAGTCGTTGTGCGATATTTTCTTTGTTTGTCTAAGTTCTGATAAACAAATCCGAGAGATTAAAGGCACCGACCGACCAGTCAATCGTATTGAAGACCGTGCGCGGATGTTGCTAACGATGCCGTTTATTGACTATGTTATTTTATATGATGAAAGTGACAATATATACGAAAAAGAATTGGATAATATTATGCTTATGATACAACCAGATATTTGGTTTAAGGGGTCTGATTATACAGAACGGGGAATACGCGCAAAGCACCCATCTCTCAAACACATTGTTTTATTCGGGAATGTGGAAAATAAAAGCACGACGAATATTATTAGGAAAATACATAATTCCGAGGTGGTAGACCCCGAAATGTATATGTAATGGAATGGAATGGAATGGAATGGAATGGAATGGAATGGAATGGAATCGCGTATGCGGAATAAATTGAAATCTAATTCTATGAAACGAAATAGAATTAGAATATTATATTTACAGACACCACGATGAACATATTCATTCTCTCGCTTGACCCCGCCAGGACCGCCGAATATATGATGGATAAACATATTGCGAAAATAATCCTGGAAGCAGTCCAGATGTTATCTACTACACATCGCTTACTTTCGATGACGACCACCATCGCGGGCGCAGATGATTCCTGCGCCCGCGTCTATAAAATCGCGCACAAGAATCACCCCGTCACCATTTGGTGCCGCGCATCACAAGCTAATTTCATCTGGACCCTTGACCTTATTGATGCCATGCACGCCGAATGGAAATACAGATACGGACATCCAGCACACAAACAACACAAATCATATATCGTGGCACAGTATTTACGCCAGAATATTCCACCCGCCGACGCATTTGAACGCGTGAAAACACCCGGCATAATGACACCTTTCGCGCTTGCGATGCCTGATGAGTTCAAGGTCCGCATAACGCCAGTGCCAGCCGCGGGCGACGGCTCTGCGGCCACAGGAACCAGCCACGGCAGCGACGTATACGACGCGGTTGCGTCCTATCGGAGTTATTATTTGTCCGAACCGAAGCGCCGCATCGCAAAATGGGGGAAACTGCGCGGAATGCCGTTGTGGTATATGCGCGGATTGAGGAAAATCCAGGGACGACCTGTGCCGAAGTTGCAGATTGTGAAAAAATATGAATAAAACCTAAATACGCGTTATGTATATTGTCTATATTACACCGCCCTCCCGCTCGCCCCGATGACTATTCTTGTTTGCGGTGCTTCCGGACTCGTCGGCCGCGATCTTTGTGAACTACTTGAACGAGAGAATATCAGCTATGACGGAACATATTACGCGTGTACGGACCGCGCATTCTGCGAGCGCGATAATATGTTTCGCGTGGATTTCACGAACCCTGGCGATGTCGCCAATTTTTTCACCGAACATAGCCAAAAATGGTTGGTTTGCGTATTTTTGGTCGTCCAGCGAATGGTGGATGTATGTGAAAAGGACTGGAATGCGATTATGCGCGTAAATGTGGACGCAGCGGATATGACGTCTGCGTTGTGTGAGAAAAACGGGATTTATTTTATCCACCTATCCACCGATTATGTATTTGATGGGTCGAAACCGCCTTATTTTCCGAATTCGCCAGTAAACCCGATTCAGAATTACGGAATCACCAAACTTCTATCCGAGTGTCGGGTCAAGCGGAATTACGAAGCATCGCCGAACTACTGTATTATTCGCACACCGGTGCTGTATAGCGGGAATAAGGCATCGCCATTAAATGACAATGCGGTGTCCGTATTATCCAAGGGGGTAATGGACTTGCGGGCCTCGACAAGGACCGAGGATGATTATTATATTAGACGTCCTGTATATATTCCGGATTTATGTATATTTATTCGCGCGGTCGCAATGATTGCGACGGAACCGGCAGGTGATGATACCCCCGCGCGATTCAGCGGTATCTATCATTATTATAATCAAGACAATTGTTACACAAAATATCAAATGACGAAGGCGATTTCGGAGTATTTGGAATTGACACACTTACATATTGTGCCAGTTCGCCCCGACGCGGGGGCGTGCATCGACCAAGCCAAGCGTCCCTATGATACACAACTCTTTGATTCTCGATATAATATTCGCAATTTCTTTTCACATTCGTTTATTGAAACATTGCCGCACGTGTTTTCTAGGTTCAAACATCCAAAAATTGATATAACCGCGCGCCCTTTGGCTGGCCGAGAAGACAATACCTATTTCATTATGTTTGACCTCGATGGAACACTTGTCAACACATCATACGCGCACTACCGCAGTTATCTCGACGTTTTCCGCAATCGCGCACTACCATTTATGTCATATAGTGAATGGAATAAGTATATCAATTATAATAATATCCATACCTACTTGGAAACGGTTGCCGCAGAGGTAGCCAACCAAGACGTTATAGAAACAGATCGAATTCTCTCGGATATGCGAAACGAAAAGCTCGCAGCGTTCAGGATTTATGCTCCGCTGTATATCACGCCCACGAACCACGCGATTGATATGCTTCGGTTTATTCAGGCGAACCCGACGACAATCAACGCGGTAGTCGTTACAAATAGCAGCCAAGCAACCACCGATATCATTCGCCAAGTCATCCCTGAATTGAATCTGATAGAGAAATGGTGTGTTCGCGAGACATATACCGCGCCGAAACCGCACCCAGAGAGTTACGCGCGGGCGGTAGAAATGTATTATCGTGAGGAAAAATATATAATTGGGTTTGAGAATACAAGTATCGGGTATGAATCATTGCGGCATTCTACCCCGATTATATATTTGTATATAGACGAATTCGATGAATACGCCAAACAGGATAAGTGGTATTATAAAAAAGATGCTTTTTATTTTGATGATTTTCGGTGCGTGTAGCAGCCGCAGCGCGGGCGGCGGCGGCAGCGGCGGCGGCAGCGGCGGCGGCGGCGGCGGCGGCGGCTCTATTTCTTTTTTTGTCTTTCGTTCAAGTGGCATTGGTGGCATTTGAACGTGAAACCCGTAGACTTGTGTTCTTCCAAAAATGCGATGACGATGTCTTTGAGAACAATCGGTGTTGTTGTATCCGGCCAAACACGCGTCATCGCCCTTTTCAGTAAAACGGGTCTGTCTTCTCCGATTCCGTGGCATCTATCAGTCGATGGCTGCGCGCAATCGCTACACGCGTGTTTCTTCATATATGTGCGTGAGAATGTGGCGAGAATCAGATTCGTAAATATACAGTCGGAGAAATCTCTCACGACTGACTCGTGGGTTGAACCCGAACCGATTACCGTTTGCCATCTGTCGCCTTTCCTGATTCTCTGGATTTTCTCGTCGAATTTTTTACTGTGGATGTTTGCTACTTTCGCCATTGTTGTTGATTCTTGTCTACATACTTTATTTTCTGAATAAAGTATTTCAATTTTTACAGTATACATAGTATGGGGTCGCTTCATACCAAAAATCTCTCGCACAGGTATCTCGCAATCATCAAACTCGTAAGTTTTTTCTCTGGTGAAACAAATGTGCTGTTATTTCCCAACCAGATACTTAATGAAATAAGTCGTGTTAGTTCGTTGGTAAGTTCTGGTGCGCCCGATTGCCACTCGGGGTCGTCGAGAGATTCGTATATGCGCGCGGTTTCATCTATAAATGGAATCTGGATACACAATGCGTCAGCATTGTCTGCGTCAGCATTGTCTGCGTCAGCATTGTCTGCGTCAGCATTGTCTGCGGCGGCATCGATGTCGCAATTATGTATCATCATCTGGTCGAAACGACTATATCCTGATATACCGAATAACAGCTTCGCATAATCATAATGTTTGTCGCCGTATGCGTCATATGACGCAAAATACCCACGAGGGTCGATGAATACGTATCTCGGGTGGTCGGCGTCGGCGTCGGCGTGGGCGTGTTTTGGGACCAATATGTTTCCGAGATGGGTGTCTCCGTGAATAAATGTCAAAAACCGCCCACCGCACGCCGCCGCCGCCGCCGCGCCGATCCGTTCTTTGATGATATCCGCGTATTCTAAAAATGGACGCACCTTCAACCCATTTACATAATTCAATCTCCCGATATCGGGATAAATATCCTCTTCCCATTTCACGGAATGAAACCGTTCTACTATTTTATCATAGCACTCCGTGCGAATAGCGTGAAGGTATTCTTGTTCGGTGATTTGTAATCGAGGGCTGTATGTGTGGAGTGGTGAAATACAATCCAAAATCTCTCGGATGACTCCGAGCGACGCAGTCGGTGTATACGGGAATCTCTCGGTGAGTGCTTCGTGGTCGGGGAAATATTGGATATGTAATTCCGGAAGGGCGTCGCGGTCGTCTCCGGTCGTGGTCGTTGAATAAATGCGTGGCATTATAAAAGGTTGGGGTATCTTATGCGACATCAATGAATTATAAAACCCTATTTCTTTTTGAAGTTTCATTTTACCGTCTTTGTTTTCAGGTGCCGTGCTTCTCAATCGTTTCACGATGATATTCCGCGAAGTATCAAGGACGAATTCATTATAAATGAAACCGTAGTTTTGTGGCGAGTTCATTCTATTGATGGAACGACAATAACAATAACACAGAAAATCTATCTAAATCATACATGATAATATCGTATAGTGTATGCCAGTTATTCGGAATTTGTCAATTTATGGAATATACGACCACTACAGCAGTGGGGCGGGGGCACATCCTGGCGCGAAGACCGGGTTTCTCCATGTAACAATGTATTTCCCTCCTCTAGAAATTGCGCGGATTATAGCAATATATTCTCGGTTTGTTATATTGGTCCAGCAGACCAAACACGCGGTGGGTATATTTCAGCGCGATATCCAACCCCTGATTCGCGCAGCTAATAAACCGTATGTTATTGTATCGTGTATGGATGACGCGACATTTCCGGAGGAGGTGGTGGAGGATTCTTTTTATGCGGCGGCCGCCCCGTTATTACGACACTGGTTTGCGATAAACTGCTCTGCGCGCCCCCCCTCGTGGGGCGGTGGTGGTGTCTCGACAGTCACCCCCATCCCGTATGGGATTGACTACTGGACCTTGACCGCGCGAACAATGTGGACGAATACCCCAATGTCATCGGCGCATACGCAAGACCGGCATCTCTCGCGCTTGCGTTATTCCGCCATCCATTTCTCGAAGCGCGCCGCCACCGCGCCACCACGAATCTATATCAACTTCCAATTTAATATGGATGGAAACGGGAACTCCGAGAGATTGTTGGCGTATAACCTTATTCCGAGAGATTTGATGTCTATACAAGAAACTCCTGTAAACAGGTATGATACATGGGGCGCATATACCCAGCATGTATTTGTAGCTAGTCCGCGCGGGAATGGTCTGGATACGATTCGGACATGGGAAGCACTGATGCTCGGATGTATTGTTATTGTGCGCCGAATACCGGAGGAGGGGGAGAGAGAGTGCGTCATTGAGGAATTGTACCAGGACTTACCCGTCGTAATTATAGACCAGTGGTCGGATATCACGAGAGATTTCCTGGACCGGACTCTCTCGGAATACGCGCAACGAACCTTCCGATATGATAAGTTAGGGACATCGTATTGGATAGAACGGTTTGAAGCCTCGTTCAACGCGGACTGACGCGAGGTTATTTAGTCGGTTGTTTATTTATTGTATTGTAGTAGGAATCGTATGAAGAAAATAGACATCATCGGCAAACGCAACCAGGACAAAATGAAGCAAATGGCTGACCCTGAAGCGGTGATTGAGAGAAAAGTCTCAAAGGCTCGCGGACGCACGGATTTGCCGGATGGTATATACGAACTCGACCAATCTCTCGTGCTTTCGATGTTGAAAGTATCCGTGGCGGATAAATCTCTCGGCATATCAGCACCAGAGCCATCCATATCCACGGGCATCTCATACGTCCTCCGAGAGATTGACACGAAGCGCAAGGCATATATTTACCAAGATAAACACCACGAAATCTATGACCCGCGGTTCTCAATCACCACCGACCGAATTGTGGAATTGTTGGTAGCCGCCGATCTTCTATGCCACTACTGCCGAGAGATTTGCCAGGTCGCCTATAAAGAATCGATGTGTAGGCGACAATGGACGCTCGACCGGACGGATAATAACTACGGTCATAATGATACGAATGTAGTTATTGCGTGTTTGGATTGTAATTTGAAGAGGGGAACGATGGACGCCGAGAGATTTCGGCAGGGGAAGCAATTTACTTTTCGGAAGGTAGAATGAGGGGTGTGTGTGAATAATATAGACATTTACTCCCTTTAAGATTTAAAATGGGACAAAACCCACTAAAAATCAACAAGGTTTGCCTATTTCAAGGCGTGTAAATTTTGGATTTATTGTATTGATTTTAGCCATCGTGAATTATACCTCACGCATACAACTTGCTATCCTCCACATTCCGCGTCACCTCCTTGATGAACTTATCCGCGTCCAACAATTCGTTGATATTCTCCGCCCAGTTGCGCCGATACCGAAACAGGAACCCGACAATCCCCGCCATCGTAATCTTCTTATTATAAATATGCTCGTAAAACTTGTCAAACTCGCGGTCTATTTCCTCCGCGGTCATCTCCTCCTTCCGCATCATATCGCGGAACAGGTGTTTGACATCCACCTTCTTCGGGTAGTTCATATGGATAATCATATCCGTCCGTCCCTGACGCAGCAACGCGTGATCCAAACTCTCTGGATGATTCGTTGTAATAAATGAAATGAGTCCCTTGCGGAAAAAGACGCCGTCCAGCAAATTAAGAAGATTACTGAACGTGAATGTGCTCTTGTTTTCGGATGTGCCAGTGCGTTTCTCGAATAGACAGTCGATGTCCTCAAAGAGCAACACTGACTTGGGCGGGATATCACGGAACGCTGTGAGGGCAGTATTATTGTCGGTGTCGTGGTTAATCGAAAAAATACACAAGTTATACCCGATTTCCTTACACATCGCCTTGATAATACTGGTTTTACCGCTGCCTGGAATACCCGTGAGAAGGTAGTTCTTCTTATACGGAATCCCGAACTCATCGTATTCCTTCTCCTTTTTCAAGAAGTCCGTGAGATCCGCACGCATTTTCTGTTTTAGTTTCTCGTCAAAATAAATGGTCTCTAGGGTGCGAGATGGGATTTTATTATAACGACACCATTCACCGTATTTTGTCATAACATAGACATGGAGTTTTGAATCATCTTGTTCGTTGTTTTCAAGGAAGTTGTCGCTTTCACGGTAGAAATGGTGAAATACAACTGGCGAATCCGTGCGAATCCTCATACTTTCGAACTTTTCGGGCGCGTCATGGGTTCCAACGATTTTATCTTCTTGGCGGTAGGTTATAAAAAACTCGGCGGATTGTTCGGGTTCGGTTTTCGTTGCGGGGACCGTGTACGTATATGTATAGATGCCATGGCCGATTTGCGAATAACAAAAATCTTCCTTGTCGTATTTGTAGGGGCGGCGGCGCAACTTGAGCGGGATGGGTTGTGCGACGGGTGATGTTGCGGAATCGGGGCCGGGGGCGCCGTCGGGGATATGAACGAGATGTTGTATCGTATGATAAATATACAGTAACATTTGATTCATTATACTAGATGAGTCGGTGTAATATTCGTATTGTCCCGCAGGCATTTTATGTAAATCCACGACGAGCTTATTAGTTTTAACGCTTTCATCGTCGCTGTCAGAATTTTCGGGAGTGGTGGTACCCGGACAAGTCCGAAGCATTGAATTCGCGTATTTATACTGTGCGACACAGTTATCAGGGGAAACCGAATCGGCGCGTTCAAGGGACATAATAAGGAATGGAATGGAATGGATACTATTATATCATAACAGGATGGTTTTATATCGTATATGCGTAAGCCGACAACTAAACTGGTATAAATACTTGTCAATATGTCTAATACACGAACGCCACCCAACAATGCTAGCCTGTATTCAACCCAAGGAAGACATTCAATACCAGCACGCGCAGCACGCGCAGCACGCGCAGCACGCGCAGCACGCGCAGCACGCGCAGACACATAAATGTGCGGCCCACAGTTCAAGCCTCTATAACACCCAAAACGACCTCTTGCTTCATAAAGTCCTGCGATTTTATAATGAAAACGGCGGCGAGAATATGGACCTGATGCTTGCCGTTATTAATGGAACGACCAATATTTCACTGCGTATTATGGATTGGTTCGTTACCAATTATTCGAAGAAGCATTATACAGTTTACGACCTCGTGGGCGGTGGTGGCGATAGCGGCGCGAAGCGATTCAAAGTTTATGTGGATTATAAACTGAAACTTCGCGCATATTCCAAAAAGCGGTTTGACCCCTTCTGTCGCTGGGACCGGATTAATGTCCCGCATAAAAATGGCACCACGTATATCCAGACGACGCTGGGACAACTGAATTTCTTTAAATGGGCGATTGAGAACGAAGTGATTCGATATATACAGGAGAATTATACGGCGATTGAAACCGATATGAATATCCGGAATAATACGACACGTAAAATTGCGAAATCACACCAGACGTCGGCGGCAACGGTTGACGGATCCGAGTTCGTCGCGTTCGGCGCGTTCGTCGTCGCCTCCGGCTCCGACGCTAACTCCCCCTGCGCCTCCAACCACTCCGTCGCCGGAGGCTCCTCCGTAGTCTCCGGCTCCGTAGTCGCATCCAAAGCGAACGTAGGCACATCATTGGGGGGCGGACCCCCCTCCGCAAAACACCGCAAAAAACGGGAGGAGCTCTCATTATCCGCGACGAAAAGCATTAAGAAGGAGTTTGTGGATATCGTGATAACGTTTAATTAAGTTGCTCGGCTTCGCTTCGTTGCGTGCCGTGGCACTCCACTCGCTCAGCCTCGCGGTCGTGCTCTATCATCAGCCAGATTAAAGCACGACCGCGACTCTATCATCAGCCAGATTAAAGCACGACCGCGAGGCTGAGCGAATGGAGTGCCGATAGGCACGCAACGAAGCGAAGCCGAGCAACGCGAATCCGATAAAAAAGAGTGTAAAAACAAATAATATGGTTACTATAACTATATTATTAATATTGATAACTATATTATTGAATGGGAAATCAAGTATCCCTCGTTCCAAAAGTGAGCTACGAAGACATCCAAATGGTCGTATATCGGAATACACATATTCCTCATTCCACACTGATTATCAACACCCTCCCACCGTCTCTCCAGCACTGTCTCATCAAGACCACCGTGGATATAAAATACGAAGAGCAAATCGTGAATACAATGAACCACAAGAATCGTGATATAATGATTATCGTATATGGCAAGAATTCCAATGACATAACCATCCTACATAAATACGAACAACTAGTGAAACTCGGGTTTACAAACGTCCATATTTATACAGGCGGTATCTTTGAATGGATGCTTCTTTACGAGATTTACGGAAAAGAACATTTTAAAATAACGCGATACGAGATTGATATTTTGCGCTATCGCCCCAAGTCGGTCTTATTAGGGGCGATGGCAGGTGGCGGCGGCGGCGGCGGCGCGGGCACAGGCGCAGGCGGGTATATAGAAGACATTCCTCATTCAAATGATATGCGGATTAATATTCAAGCGTCCGCGTCTGCAGATGAAGACGTTTCTAATCACGACACGCATTCACCAGAGAATAGCAACAGGTCTTTATTCGCTGGGCTATTCCGGCTATTTAGTTAGAGAATATGCTCTGTTATGAAATCGCGAATATGAACTCCGTTGCTGATATGGACGTTTCCGTCACTTAAATCCTTACGTAAAAACCCATCCGGGTCAGTATATTTATCATACACATCAAAGAATATATAGTTTTTTAGAATACATTTTTCCTTCACTTTTTCGTTGAAATATAACACGTATTGTTTTCGCTCGTCATCTGAACCCAAATATGGATAATGAGGATGTTCTATGGTATTACCTTTATTGACAGGCGGAACCACGTTATAAACACATATATTTTTTAGTTTGATTTGCGATGTCGCCACATTTATGTCAATCGCTTCAAAATATCCGTCAATAATATTATCTATAATATTGCGATATGAAGAGTCTGGTGTTATATTCTTATGGATATGACATCTACAATCAATTTCACCTAAACAAAATATAATTGTATCACCGTCCTTGATATTAAACTTACTGATATCGCAACGGTTTAGATTTTCTTTAGCAAAACTATAACATAACAGGGGTCCTAAATAATGAGGGTTTATGCCGCTCCAGCCGTGTGTGGAATGGCTATCGCCAATTGTATGGATAGACATATGGCGGAATGGCGGTTGCCGAAGTATATATTAGAGTGATATACTAATTATCGCAGAGGATTAGTCCCTCCACGACCCGTATCCGAGATGTCGCAAATACCCGCGGTCTATCAGTCGGATAGACGAGTCCGCTTCCGTCGCATCTGCCGCTTGTTCGTGATACATTGTTGTGATAACATCTGGACCACATACCCACAAAATATCCGTCTCGGCCCACTTGTCAAGATTGGACTGAACCAATACCTCCAGGCGGCGCATACATTCGCGAATACAGAGTTCCAAGAAGGGGTGGCGCTTGTAGTTCGCCGCGAACGCATAATTGGCGATGCGTAGCGCATTCCGCGGATTCTTACATTCACGCGGCCCTAGCGCCTCAATTGGCACAGTAAACTCAGTAAATAAAATCATCCTGTCCGATTTGGGGTTCGCCTTCTGAAACGGATTCGTCGCGATGACGCAGTCCATATCCAGGTAAAACCCGCCGTGTTTGTAGATATAGAGCAGGCGCCCCAGGTCGGCCTTCACAACCCAGTGCTGGGGTGGGATTTTCGCCCACAACTCGGGGAGGCCAGGAAACGACGAGAGAATGGGTGTAATATCGGCGGGTGTGACAATGGTGTGTTCGGGAATATGCTGTTTATTCTGCTGGATACACGTCATCGGAATACCCGCGCGTTCATCAGGTTTGAAGTTCCACATATACACGATGGATGTGGCGTAGGACGACGACGACGACGACGACGACGACGACGACGACATTTTGTGTGCTTTTTATGGATATAGTATGAATGGTTATATACATAAAAAACAAGAGGGATATTTATGTCCTTTAAGACGACGCCGATGCCAGTCCACGAATAAACTCGGTGATGCGTTCCATCCTGTCTGAAAGAATACGAGGTGTCTCAATCATATCTTCATTCGCGGGGAGTTCTAGGAGAGGGCAGCAGCGCGCGCGAATCCAGTCTTCGTGGTATTGGTGGCATCGTTGAATATAATCCGCTTGGATAGTCTCGCCAGCACGCGCGCGTTTTCCGATGCGTTCCAAGCATACATCAGGCGATGCGTTAATATATACAATCCCCGCCAACGGAACATCCGTCAGGAATTCATCAAACCACAGTGTGTATATTTGGAATTCATCGTGCGAAATATCGCCTGCGTCATACAACATCTTCGCGAAGACATTGCGGTCCGTCTCCACACTCCGCTCGGTAATAATCAACTTGATTTTCGGGTCCTTCACTGCCTTACGCAGCAACGCGAGACGCGAAATATACGCCATCATCTGGAATTTGAACGCATTCGCGCGTATATCCTTGTATAAATTTGTCAGAATATTCACCCCATCCTTGTCACATACCTGATTCCATAACGCTACTGGCTCGTCTAGAAAACACACTTCTTCGCGGAAGGATGCTATATTTGGGAATACTGGCGCGGCGTCCACCGAGTCCGCCGACATACGTCGTTCGAGATATTGCTCGTATTCATAACATGTAGTGGATTTACCAGAACCAATATTGCCGTCGAAACTCACGATGACGGGCACGGGGGAGGCGTTTTTAGACATCAGACAGTAACAATATCAATATCAATATCAATATCAATAACTAACAATAACCAATTGATATAGAACAGGGCCAGCGGAGGGGGGGTAATATACATAACGCTGTTATATTTAATTCAATTTATCTACGCGGTACGGGTTATAATACTTTTATCGCTAAAATTGATATAAAAGAACCGCACTATCTCTAATGTATCGTTCCATTTATTTCGCGTAAATACATATGGAATCATTGAAGACAGCGACAGCGACAGCGACTGCGACTGTGCCCGCGGGAGAAACTCTTACCCAAGTGAAACTCACCAGTGATGAATGGAATAGTGTTGAAATTATGGAACCTGAAGAAGAGATGCGTATTCTACAGTTGATTGTAGATGGATTTAGCGATGTAAACCGCATATTCAACCCTCATCTCTCATTGATGTCACGCTTGAAAATAACGACCACACCGGAAATGGATGATTATCTATTTGATGAATATTTTCGGAAACGTGTGGAGCGCGTGATTTCTGCGGTTATACAACGGAACGGCGGCGACGGTGGCGCGTTTGAAATCCGCGCCAAATCCAAAAAAACAATGAAAAAGGTTGATTTGATGCGAATCCAGAATATGAATACAACATTTGGAGGTTCAGGTGATACCTACGACCATCACATTATGGCTACAATTGAGGCGATTGTAGAGGCGAAGCGCGCGGCGAAGGACAAGGACGCGGCAGCAGTCACGGTAGGTCCGAATGAATGGATGAAGCATTACTATACGTTGAAACTAATGCTTCAAAAATCGGTGATCGGAATCAATACGCATATTATTGAATTCGCAAACTACATTATATCAGCGTTCAGCGGCGATATTGAAATCGCCGGGTTTCTTCGCAACGCGTATCGCTTCATCGAGCAAAATGAAAACGTATTCAAATATGCGGATTTTCAGTTATACGACCACCAGAAAGAACTCTTCACGATTGCGAAACGACCTGACGCGAAACTTGTTCTTTATATTGCGCCTACGGGAACGGGGAAGACGCTTTCGCCGATTGGATTGTCGGAAAAATACAAGATTATATTCGTCTGTGCGGCGCGTCACGTAGGATTAGCGTTGGCGAAGGCCGCAATTTCCGTGAAGAAACGCATCGCGTTCGCATTCGGGTGTAGCAATATTGACGATATCCGTCTTCATTATTATGCGGCAAAAGAGGCGATTCGCGACAAACGCAGCGGCCGTATTCGTAAAGTGGATAACAGCATTGGTGACAATGTAGAAATTATGATTTGCGATATCCGGTCTTATCTTCTCGCGATGCGGTATATGATGGCATTTCATCCACTTGACAACCTGTTAACGTATTGGGATGAGCCGACGATATCGTTGGACTACCCCGACCACGCACTTCACCCCATTATTCATCGCAATTGGAGCGGGAATCTGGTCCCCAATGTTGTCTTGTCATCTGCGACATTACCGCGCGAGGATGAAATCGTAAACGTTATTCAGGATTTCAAGGTGAAATTCCACGATAAGGGGGCGGAAATATACAGCGTGTTAAGCCACGATTTCAAGAAGTCAATTCCGATTGTCAACCAGAGCGGGTTTATCGAACTTCCGCATTATATGTTTGGTGCCGATTATAACCAGGTGCTTGAATGCGTAGAACATTGTAAGACATACAAGACATTGATGCGGTATTTTGACTTGCGCGAAATTTTGCGGTTTATTGGACTGGTGACGAAACGCGTCGACGACAGCGACAGCGACAGCGACAGCGACAGCGACAGCGACAGCGGCGCGGAACAAAAGAAGAAGCCCAAAGACACCGACCCAGACACCGACGATAACCGCGGTCTCGCCATAACATCCCAGAGGTATCTTCCCGAAAATATGTTCGGGGATATCGGCGAGATAACAATGACGAGTATTAAGGAATACTACCTCCTTCTTCTTGAAAATATCCGCCCAAAATATTGGACCCGGGTTTACGAGACACTCAATGGGGTCCGCAAACCCAAATTCGCATCCGTCGTGAATTTATCCACCAGCGACGCGCACACACTCACCGATGGACCTACGATTTATCTGACCGAGCATGTAGACAAAGTAGCGGCATTTATGCTCCAAATCGCGAAAATCCCAGAGGTCGTTATGGGGGATATTATGGAGACAATTGATTTCAATACGCGTATTCTGGAAGAAATCGCGAAAACCGAGAAGTTGATTAAAGACCTGGAAGGCGAAAGCAAAGACCCGTCGGCGGCGGCGGGGGGTGGCGCGGGAGGCGCGAGCGACGAGAAGAAGACGCGCAAATTCACGTCAGATACCCGCGTGAATCCCGAAACCGACCGACTTCACATCAAAGTAGAAGAACTGAAGAAGTCGGTGAAATATACCGCACTACACGAACTCTTCGTCCCCAACCGGTTGGAGCATTTGAAGCGATGGACGACACGAACCACAATATCGAATGAGTTCACGTCGTTCGTTGAGGACGAAACCGTAGAGCAGATTATGCTTCTTAATGTCGCGACACACTGGAAACTCCTTCTTCTTATGGGTATCGGCGCCATCACGAATGCGACCGACCAAAAGTATACGGACATTATGAAGACGCTCGCGAAGCATCAGAAGCTCTACTTAATCATAACCGCAACGGACTATATCTATGGAACAAATTATCAGTTCTGCCACGGGTATATCGGCAAAGACCTGGAGGGGATGTCCCAGGAAAAGGCGATTCAGTCAATGGGACGTATCGGGCGCGGCGCTATTCAGCAGGATTATACCATACGCGTTCGTCACGACGCGATTCTGCGCCATATCTTCACGGCGCTACGCAGCGCGGATAAACCCGAGGTGTGTGCGATGAATAAGTTGTTCGTGTCGGATGTCGATGCGATGGACGCTTAATAATATATATAAAAGTAATATATAACCGAAATACCGTATTATTTTTTATGTCATCCTCCATCCGCCCCCCGCGCCGCACTGCCCTCCTCGTTGGTATCAACTACAATAACGACCCTGACGCCACACTGAATGGGTGCTATAATGACGTCGTGAATGTATCGCAGTATTTACGCACCGTGCTAGGTTATGCTCATTCCTCCGTGAATGTCCTCACCGACGGCAATCGGGGCGCTGCGGGCGCTGGCACTGCGTCGGTGGTGCCACCCACCCGCCAAAATATCATCGCGGGAATAGCCGCCCTCGTCGCAGGGATGGCCGCTGGCGATGAAGCTGTATTCCATTACTCCGGCCACGGAACCCTGGTCCGCGATACCAACGGCGATGAAGTCACCGGTCTGGATTCGTGTCTTTGCCCCCTAGATTACAACGCGCCAGCATCGACAGGCGGAGGCATCATAACCGATGACGAACTCCGCACGCTTCTCGTCGACCGGGTCCCCCGCGGTGCGCGCCTTTACGTCATCCTCGACTGCTGCCATAATGGAACGGGCTGCGATATCCGGTATAAATACGAAGATTTCAGTTTGCTTATTAGGCCCCCTTCTGGACGTAATCCCGCAAGCTGGCTCACTCGACAGAAGGCGTTCGTTCAAGGGAAATACACCGAGACCGCGGGCGAGGTCTTTATGATTAGCGGCTGCCGCGACGAACAAACCTCAGCCGACGCGTATATCGATCGCGCGTTCGCTGGTGCGCTGACATACGCAGTATTCGCCATCCTTCGCGCCAACAACGCCAGTATTCGCACCTATTCGTGGAGCGCACTCCTACGCGATGTCCGATATTTTATGCGCGTCAACAGGTATTCACAGATTCCGCAGGTGATGACAGGACAAATTATTTCTCCGTCGCGGCCAGTTTTCGCGGTGGTGGCGGCAGTTGGCGCGCGGGGCGGCGCAGGGTTACAACTGAGTTCCAGTTCATTCAATGCGAACAGTGCGAGCAGTGCTAGGGGTATTCAGGAACAACACCCCACTGACTCGACCCTATTCTCTTTCTCCGCAAAACCGAAATCTGGCCCATATTCGCGTTCCCGCCAAGGCATTCAATTTCTAGTGTAAAGATAATTTTTCAGATTATATGTAATTGTAGTTGCTCCGAAAAACATCAACAATATCGAGAAAATATTTATTGGCTGATGCGAATACCCGAAATATATCATCAACGGGCCTATCACTACAATATCCAAAATACGTATACGCTGCGTCTTTATTCCCGTCGTTGAAATATATCCAAGAATAAGTCCGATGACAACTACTATTATTACGGTTATTACTGTATGTTCTATTATCATTCCGTTAGAATATCCCTAATATATAACGTAGCGGTTTTATTTTGTTGATGCGTTATCATTCTATTGTATTGTAAAAAAATTGAAATCCTTTTCTTACAATATCCTACATACAGCGATTTAAGCAAACAACAACCACCACCGATACAAAATGGCCGTGAACCCGAATTTGGCTGCGCTTATGCGCGTGATTGAAGACAACCAAGACAAAATGCCTGAAGGTGAGTATCTGGAAGCTATGAATGCGCTAGGCGCACTCCACCGTGAAATACCTGCGCCAGTGGCGATGGGTGGCGGCGGTGGCCCTGCGGGCCCTCCCCCCTCCTACGCGGCGTCGGCCCCGCTCTTTCAACTCCACGCACTTCCACTCGGAATGGACCTTATCGAACACGCCGCGTGGATTCGCGTGAAACACGACCACCCCGAATACTTCGGAATCTCGGCTGAAGATTGGATGGAGTTTTCCCCTCCCGAACGAAACCGAATCCTCCGTGAAGCAACCGAAACGTCTGTGAATCGATTTGAACTTGAATGCCAAAACCCTGAACCACAAGAATGCCCCTTCATCGCAAGACACGCAGTTGGAACTTGGCATACGACACGCTATATGTGGGAATGTGTATGCGGATACAAAGGGCAGTGTAAAAACTGGAAAAAACACGAACAAAGTGAACGCCACCAAGACTGGGCCAAACATCGCACTGTGAGCCGCAGAAAAATTGAAAACATGAAAAGAACGATTCTGCGCGACGAAGCTGGTGAATTGTTTCGGTTCAAACCGTTGTCGGCAGTCGAACGAGGCGGAATCAGATGCTTCATTGTGAGACAAGAGAAAAACGAATGGACGCACCCCGAGTTCTATGATGAGATTCATCGAAGCGCCGACCCCAACGGAAAATGGTTCGTCCATAACAGACAACAGTGGGGGCGGGTCTATGTAGAGTAAGGTAGCGCGTGTGTGTGTATGTTCTAACACTTTTTATTTGGTATATATATTATGACCGTTCAAGATTGGTATCACTCGGAAGACCTAATAGCATCATCGTCATCTACGCGTTATGATTCAACTGTTGAACTAGATGATGTGTATGGTTACGTATTGCCTCACGCTGGAACCAAATATACCGGTGATATTATTCAACACACATTTCGGTTCCGTCCGAAAAATGTAGAAGTTATCAAGCGTGTATATATTTATTATTACCCCGCAAATGAAAAACCCGATGTTATACTACCTCGCGGCGAGCCGACCGCCAACAACGACGACGATATTATACGGTTGGCACTTTCTGCTTCTGCTTCTGCTTCTTCTGCTTGTCATCACGAGCTATATGTTCCATTCCGAACAATACTCCATTATTTTCGACAGTGGAATGTAAATACTACTAGCATTACATTTATACCAGTGAATATTCGTGATGTTTTTACAGGGCGAAACGGTAGAGGAGATAGAACACGCACATTTCGACAAAACAAATCAAGAATGCTACCCCAGCGGTCGGTGAAGTATCGCGCCGCTTTTGCCAGAAACAGCAACTTTTATATTATATCCGCTGATTTCTCTCATCATAAACCGTTCCAATACGCGATTCCCGCAGAAAATAAGGCAGCACACGCAATTGTAACTGGCTCGCTGAACTCACGCAATGGCAGCAGCACCAGCCACGATGCGTCGTATCTCAATGAAATTGATGATACCCGCACATTTCGCGCGTTTATGCGCCAACATCCAAATCTATCGTTTCAGTGGATTGGAAGAACACGCAGCCCGGGTGAATCCGCGGTGGGTTACCTGACGTTTTTGATACGCTCCGTATTTCAACCCAGTAAAAGCAAATCACCGATCGACGGAATATTCGTAACGTGTTATGACTCCCACATGAATGCGAGAGAATGTTTAGGGGAATGGTTCTCCGGGGATGGTCGAAGCGGCGCCGGCGCCGGCGTATCATGGAGTCGCAGGGTTGAAGACGAATTTATACGTAAGGTAAAGGTAAAGGCACAGACCGAAAGCCGTCTTACCAGCGGTAAAGGGACAAACCTACCGATTACACGATGCGTCATAACGTATTTATTCAAAGACCACCACCAGAATCTCTCGGCGAACCATTTATTTATTCGCGGTTGGCATAGTATTCAAACGAACGCAATTTATTTGCCAGATGTTTTGCTGGAACACGCAAAGGAAGATGGATCGTGGATAGCGCCGAGAGATATAACGTGGAACAATACTACAAATAATAGTAATAATAGTAATAATAGTAATAATAGGTTTACACTCACAGAAACATTAGAAAAACTGGATGAGAAAGCAGGGGGCGGCGGCGGCGGCAGCACGAATACAACAATTACATTATATACAACGAGAATTTGTGTAAAAAAATATTAGAACACATATACGCACACTTACTTACTTTGATGCTTCATATATTTCATGATGATATTGCGCATTTCCAATTCACAATCGCGCTCAAATTTCGTCTTGGTTTCTTCGGGGAGGCGCTTCAACACCGATGTAAGCGTCACCTCATTCGCGTGTGGTGTCGTCGTATCCACTGCCGATAATAACTCTGAAGCTGCTGTCGCCTCATCGTAAGATGGTGGCGCATCACGCACGATGTAGAATGCGTCGCGATTTTTTCGGATCGGAGTTTCATCATCCCATATCACCGTCCGCATCATCTCCCAATGTTCCTGAACCCTGTTTTCGTATTCAGTTCGGTCCCGGATGTCAAACCAGTCATCATTGTTTTTTATCAACATCACAAGTCGGAAATCGTTGGTGTAATGCTTGTGATCGCCGGTCATTTCAATCCAAATTCTGGAGGTTTTCACATACTTTTCTTGGTATTCATCGAACGCGGATTGAAGAGCTGGAGGAATGGGATACTGCCAATCTTTGATATTCTCCTTATCGAGCATGTGCGTATAGAACCATTTTATAGGCTCAACTATTTCCCTCGGATCAGTCTTCAACCAAGATTGACTTTTGCAGTATGTCGGGGTATGTCCGTGTTCGCCACACCGCGCGCATTGCTGTTTCAGAAGTTCAGGGCAAGTGATGGTCGCGCCAAACTCGGGACCGCTTTTCGTGTAATGCGTCTTACAATATTTGAGAGGGAGACCGCGGTGAAGGCAAAACTTACAGAATGGGCGTCGCATTTTTCTTGAGTTCGTTTGGGTATTTCGCGTTACGGTTCGCGCGAGGTAGGCTTTTTGTTCGTCTGCCGCACGTTTTGCTTCTTTTTCATCATCCCATACATTCTTGAAACGTATGGGGCAAAATGTGTCCCAAAATGGAATTGCTGCCTTCAGTTCGGCGTGGGTGAGTTGTTCCATTCGATATGGCGGTAGTTTTGCCATATCCAATCGGCGGTATTTGGGTACGGGGGGAGGCATCGTCGTCGTGTATGTTTGTTCGATTGCTGTCATCATTGTCTGTCTATGGTATCTGCTATATTCAAAAAAAAACATTTCAATTTTTTGGCCACCACATCGGACCTTGTCACGAATACTACATGATTATACTTACCAGCCAAATACAGATTCGTCAAGGTCGTCGTTGTCTCGGGAATGAACCGATTTCATAGGCTTTCCGTTTTCCCATATACCTTCAAATATGATGATTTCGCCCCCACCCCCTGATTTTTGGACGTGAACTCCATATCCGTGAAGCTTGTCATTATTCCACGTTCCGATATATTCGTGCCATTTGGCGAGATGGGCGTTTTCGACGGCGTCGTCGCTGGTATATTCTTTCAACGGGGCACCATAAACGAATGCTGGTGTGCGCAGAGTTCCTGTTCCGTGGCGTAGATGACTCAATGTCGTGAGACTACGTTCTTCTGTGGTGATTGGTCGCATATACCCCATATACACGGCGCCGTCGGAATAACTGTATATTTCTTCTTTGAGTTTGGGGTTGGGGTTGGCTTGTCCTTCATCGAAAAACTGCTGTAGCCATTCGTCTGATAATTCTAAATGATTGCCGGTGTCTTTTGCCATTGTCCTTGTCGTGATTCTTGAGGAATAAAATAAAAACATTTCAATTTAATGGAATGGAATGGAATGGAATGGAATAAAAAGTGTTAGTTCATACACACATATATATTAGTGTTTCTTACCTGATATTTACTCGCCGCAGGCAAATGGCATCGTGCTCTGGTCGTCGCACATTGCGATGAAATCGTGTTCTTCCTCGGTTGTCAGACTTGACATGATTTCCTCTTCGAAGAACTGCCTAGTCATTTGTTCTGGGTTGCATACGAAGGGCGCTTCGTTGTCTTCATCACCCCAGTTGGCCGCGTGGTTAAGTTCCACCTTGCGAATGTCGATGGCGGGGGCGGCGGCTTGGATGCTCGACGAATTGGAATCATCTGTCTGAAACAATCTCCCGTATTCAGGTGTGCCCCATTTAGGCAGATTGATATCGATTAATGGAGCCGACTCAGTATGCGCTGACATTGCCGGGGCTTCAAGTTGAAGACGAACACGAGGACCGTGAGGATGAGCGTAAGGTGCACTGCGGTGTTTGTATTCGACTCGGTCGTCGTTTGATGACGACGCAGGTTTCAACGCGGCTTGAAGCCACGGCTTGGAACGACGGTCTTGCTCACGATGATATGAATCATCACGGGCGCTGATTTCACGGTCGCGGCGTTCGGTATCATCGTGGAGACGATTGAACGAAATGTCGCGACGAGGCTCGCGTTCGCGCTCACGCTCGATGTAGCGCTCTTCACGACGAGGCTCGCGCTCGCGCTCACGCTCGATGTAGCGCTCTTCACGACGAGGGCGGTATTGAGGACAGTATGACGACGTGTGTCCGGTTTTTTCACAGATTCGGCAGGCTTGGTTCAGGAGCATAGGACACACGACTTTTCCATTGGGACCGGGTTGGTCTTTCACAAAGTGGCTGGTGTATTCTGATTCGGGACGTCCAGCATCACGGCACACCTTACAGAAGGGTGTGGGGGCGACGACAGCACGGGCGGAGGAGTTGGTATTTTTTCTGGTGGTGGAAGACGACATTGTATACGGTTATTCTGATTGAAGCACTGTTGTATGTCTGATTTGAGAAAAATCATTTCAATTTTTTTCAAATGCTTGAACTTCGTAAGTATCTACATATATTTCATTGGATGCTAGCCAGTCCCCAAAATGACGCCTGGAATTCTTCCAAGTCTTTTTCAGTGAGGTCGCTTCGTTTTCCGCGCGGGACAGTAGGGGTGATCGGACCATCGTCTTCTATGAAGGCTGAAATAGAAGACGATACCGATACTGATACAGGTAGTTGGTAGATAAACATTGAAACTATTACGTGCGACGTATATGTTATACTACACGACAATTATTTATTAGGTTTCAATTTTATGTCATACCCAATAAATCCACACCGTATTTCTCTCGGAGTTTATCTCTCAAATGCTGTAACGCAAGAGACACCGCGCTCGCCGTCGCAGGCGGCGTCGGAGACGAAAATGTATGGCTACACGTCCACCTAAATCCATTCAGATTATCTTTACGGTCATAGACTAACGAGCGAATGGTCGCAGTGGGTGTATCGCGAACGACACGCATCATTGTGTATTTCGGCAACTCGGTCGCGGGCTCGGTCGCGGTCGCGCTCAATTTAATAACATATTCGTTGGCATCATTTAACTTCTCTAGTAGGGAGATTTTCGACGATTTGGATGTCACCCACGGACGCGCGAGTTTGGGATGCGACTCCACTTTGAAATATTCTCTCGGAATCCGTTTCCCGTTTTTAAGGTTGACCGTCTCTCGGTAGTATACGACATATTTCTTCATCATATTATGCGTTATTCCCGCCGGTAATATTTGCGCGGTCTGCTTTCTCTCGCGCTTGTCGTTTCGGGACGTCGTGATAGCGGTGGCGTCGGTGGCGTCGGTCATTTGTATAACCACGGCATAAAACATATAAAACTTGAACGCTCCTACATATCAAAGACACGCGCGATGAACGCAATCCAGCAAGCAAAACGCGCATTGTCATCGCAATTGATATTCAAATTGTCGCAAATCGGGTTCGCGTTGCGGAGCACATTATGCTATACCAACCGCATAAATGTAGGAATTCACGATTACGCGGAATACGCCGCACAGTTACGTGATGGAGATTCGGTTTTTATATCAACGAGAGAATCCGAGGTTCCCGTTCATACCCTCGTCGCGATTTTACGGGCGCGTAATGTCTGCGTCGTGTTTTATATTATGGAAGAACCGCTGGTGGCGTGGGAGTTTATCGAGAGATTGCTTCCTGTTAGTATTCGGATTCTCGTCCAAAACAACGAATACGACCACCCGAAAGTGGGTATTATGCCGATTGGGATACGAGACTGCGGATCTATCGTCGCGATGCATCGCAGATTCGACCAAAAGTATCTGCTCGAGAAAGGTGTTTCCACGCGAATGATGTCGGGGGGGAATATGAGGCCAATAAAATGTTTACTGTGTTTCAGTGTATGGACGCATCCGTCGCGCCAGGAGTGCTATCACCTCTTTGCGGGCGCACCGTCGTTCGTTTATAACCTCAATGATGCCGCTCACGCAAGAGACGCGGCAGCGGAAAATCCGTTTGAAAAAGTCCCGGTGTCGCTGGTCTACGACAAGACACTGGAAAGCCGATACGCGCTTTGCCCGCGGGGGTGCGGGGTGGATACCCACCGGTTCTACGAATCTATCTACCTGGGATGCGTTCCGATTGTGGTTCGAACGAATACGGTGTTTGACCGGCTCTATGCCGCGTTTCCTTGCTTGGTTGTCGAGAGATGGGCCGACGTTACAGAGGAACTCCTGGACGCGTGTTATCCGGATTGCTTCGCCAGGATGCGCAAATTTCACGCACGGTATCCGCGCTTTTTGACGGACCTGGATAGTATTGAGGGTTTGTTAATAGGACTGTAAAGCCAGTGCTTTAGTATTATATTACAATAATATAGTAGTATTATGCGGGTAACTCAACATCGTCGCCGCCGCTGGTCGATGAAATACAAGCGCAGCATCAACTGCCGACGCCCGCGCGGATTCTCTCAACGCCAGCATTGCAAGTATGGGCGGAAGGAGCGGGGGTGGACGACATCGCGGCGGCGGCGCCAGTAGCAATCAAGGTCGTCGAGAGATTAAATACAATATAACCCAATGTATATTGTATATTTTTATAATGATAAAACAAACCAACTGGAAGAATGTGTTTCAGCTATTACCATCATTACTAGCGGGCATGCTTCTTATTGTAGTTATGATGATTCAAACGAACAGCCCAAGTGCGACGATTCCACATCTTGGCATTTCGACGGTTTATGTCGAGTACTTGCTTTCATTTATAGCAAGTTTAGCGTTCTTGTATATGGTGCTGGTTCCATTTTTTTACCTATTTCGGGACCTATTTCAGGGCAACCAGCGGTCCTTGTCGCATATTGTTCCGAGTGGTTATTTATTTTTGTGCGGTTACTCCGTTGTGGCGATAATACTGAGTCCATTTGGTTTATTAAGCATTCGGTTCTTTATACAAGACGAGACTTATGTGAAATATATTTCGATGACTACAATCGTAAGCACCCTAGCTGTAATGTATTTTATGTTTAGAGCGGCGTTGGGTTGAACCGATGTGGGGCGGCTGCGGAGAATAAAATTGAATACTTTTATGACAAACCAGTTACTACCACAACCGACGCAACGAACGAACACGACGAACATGGGAGCATCGCAGGGAAAGAGCAAGAAAGAACAGAAGGAGGAGGCGAGAGAATGGGCGAGGACAAAGGAGAATGAAGTCGCAGAACTTTACGCACAAAATACGGAACTACGCAATCAGATTTTGATGATGCAGGAAGATATGCGTGCCTTGCGCGATATGCTGAAAGGACAACAATCCGCGCTGAATGAGAGCGTGAAACAAATGAATGAACGGATGACGGAGATGGAAAATGATGTGAAGGTTGTGCCGTTTGAATGGAACACCAATACCAAAACACTCGCACCTGTTATTGGGAAAGAAGTTGACCTTAATGGTGAAAACTTTCCAAATCAAAATGTGGTTTATTCTGCAACACCCTACCGTGATACATACGGTCATACAGTATGGCATGATATAGCAATAGGCGTTAGAGTCATGTCTCTTTCACAATACGAAAAAATACATGAAGAATTGAAATATGTTAAATTCAAAGATGTCGGTTCAATCAATCCAGAAACACAGTGCGGAGTCGGGCGTGGGCGTGAAATTCAAGAACAAATGAAAGCGTCTGACAGAAACTTTGAGTATTCGCTTGCTGTGAAAAAAAGTATTTGAATTATATATTTAAATTTATGTATAATAAACAATTTTACATTCTCTCGATACTATATAACCAGCAATATGAACATGAATCTCACATTCAACCTCACAAAATACGCAGGAGTTATGGTGTTTTACGCCGTGCTGACTTACCTCATCTTCCCCGCGATTGCCTATTTCTTATTCGGAAAGACATTGGACGCAGCTGGCAACGGTTTCATCGTCGGAAGCGTCGTCTCGGTGCTTCTTTGGAAGGTTTACGGGTTTGGGTTGGTGAAGGGGGCGTAAGCGAGCGTGACTCGGAATCACAAATGATGTCTAATAATATACGCGCTTAATAACCCTGTCATCGTCGAAAAAAACAGAACGGTTGTAAATATTTCAAAAAATTCATTTTTATCAGGAATGTGAATTTTTATTTGGTCGCCAACGTCTATATATTTGTGTTCTTTGTGTTTGCCATTTTTTCCAATATTGAAATGGATAAGCGCTTCCATAAAAAATATGATAAATGTGATGAACGTAATTACGATAAAGACGGTTTTCATTTTTAGTATATATAACACCGAGATTATCATCCCACCCCTAGATTATTATGATTATTAGTAGTTGTCAAATATGAAATCGGGGTCGCCTGTAATCACGCGAAGCGCTTGGGTGATGTAGGCGCGTTCAACGGCGTCGGCTTCATAATAGTTCCAATATGTGTCTTGAATGCGGAGGTCGTAGTAGCGCGTATTATTATTGACCCGAACATTCGTGAAGTGGCTTATCGTGCAGTGATGAGGAGAGGGTGGAAGGTCATTTTTTACAAAGACGCCTTTGCTATTGAGGTGGGCATATTCTGGTCGTTTTTCTCGGATGAGGTAGATTTTGCCGGGTTGAAGATCGGTTGGGAGAACAAGTCGAAGTGGTCGCATTGGTCGTCGTGTGTTTTGGTGATTCGTTTGATGTGATGTGATGTGATTGGTTGATTCAATTTTATCAATTCAATTTTATGGTTTTACTCCATCGCCCCCGCACCGTATTTCGCTTCTACTTTCTCTTTCATCTTCGCGATTTCATCTTCGATTGTATAGTTTTGAGGCAATACCATACGCATTACTTCCCGACCACCATCGCGTCGTCTTTCATATACCATGTGCGGTTTCTCGCGCATCACGATAAGCGATACGTATTTCGGCAACACCGCCGCTGGCGCAGTATCTTCGGGGAAGATGCCCTTTTCCAAATCGCTGACAACCTTATTCGCGGCTTCCAATTTTTGTAGGAGCGACACTTTTTCGGATTTGCTCGTCATCCACGGTTTTTCAAGTTTGGGATGCGTTTCGACCTTGAAGAATTCTCTCGACCGTGTGTGTTCTTTATCCAACCATTCGAAATAATACACCACATATTTCTTCATCATTTCTTGGGTGATTCCATCAGGGAGTTCGCGCGCACTGTGTTTTCTATTGCGCTTGCTTCCATCATCGGCCGTGCCTTTGCTGTTCTTCTGTTGTTCTTGCATCGTTGCAACGCGTAAATTGTCGTATCTGTTATTCAATGGGTTTCGGTCAATGTGATCGACGCTTATGACACCGGTGCCTTTTCCATTTCCCCACGTATCCATAATCACTTGATGGATGAAGACGTTATTGTGACACGAGATATACCCGTTTGTTGTTTTATACCACGTCAGCTTCTCGTCTTGGTTGTGGTTTGCCTCGTAGTCCAGTATTTTTTGGTAGCTCGTGGGGCATAATTCACAGTATTCATTGGGTTCGCAATACATGACAATCGCCGTGATTTCGTCGGTCTGGGGGTTTGTGATTTCCCAGCGCGGATTTTTTTGTTGGTTGGCAGTGCGTCCGAGAGATTTCGTGTGGCCTGGTTTGAAGGTCACGACGGATGCGGCGACACCGGCACCGTATTTCTGGGTTATATATTCGTGTTGTTGTTGGAAGTGGAGCATGGCGGGGTGTGTGAAGCTGTGTATGGAATAGGGTGAAATGGAATAAATAATTTCAATTTTTCGTTTGAGGGAAAATTGAAATTAAATTAGGTGAGGTTGATTTATAGAAGGGTGAAAATGCCGAAGAAGTGTGCTTTTGTGGATGAGGAGGGGGAGAGGTGTGGGAAACAACCCGCGTTTAATAATCCAGGTGAAACAACTGGGTTATATTGCGGAGCCCATCGGGTAGAAGGGATGGTAGATGTTATTTCCGCAATTTGTAGTTTTGAAAATTGTTTCAAAACACCAATATATAATTTTGAAGGTAAAACCAAACGACTTTTCTGTGGAGAACATAAATTACCCGGTATGATTAACATAAAAAATAACAGATGTGAGTATCCTGGATGTAAAACGATTCCAATATATAACTTTGAAGGTTCAAAAAAAGCAAAGTATTGTGCTTCTCATAAAACAGAACACATGATTAACGTAATTAAAAAAAGGTGTATTCGTACAGGATGTAAAAATTACGCATATTTTAACAATCCATTTGAAAAAATGCCTCTATATTGTAGTTGTCATAGAAGTTCCATAATGATTGATGTCACGCACAAGAAGTGTCTATATGATAAATGTAATGTAATCGCTTATTTCAATGTTGAAGGTAACCGAACCGGATTATATTGTTCGTTACACAAGCAAGAAGGAATGATTGATGTTACCGCAAAGAGGTGTGTTTATCCTAATTGTAAAATTACCGCACATTTCAACTATGAGAATGAAAAGAAACCATTATATTGCTTGGCTCATCGTTTTGAAAACATGATAAATGTAACTAGTAAAATGTGTATTCACCAAGGATGCAAAAAGATGCCAAGATACAATACAACGACCGAATTATCGCCATTATACTGTTTCGAACATAAATTACCCAATATGAAAGATATTGTAAGCAAAACGTGTAAAAACGAATGGTGTAATACATTTGTTCGCTATAAATACGAAGGATATTGTTTGAACTGTTTCATTCACGCTCATCCTGACAAACCAGTTTCTCGGAACTACAAAACCAAAGAACGACGTGTGGTTGAATACATCACATCACATTTCCCGGATTTCAGTTGGGTTGCGGATAAAACGATAACGGATGGCTGTTCGCGTCGCAGACCAGACTTATTGCTTGACTTGGGATATCAAGTTGTTATAGTGGAAGTGGATGAGGACTGCCATGCGAATTATGACTGCTCATGTGAAAATAAACGAATAATGGAGTTATCTCAGGATGTTGACCATAAACCAATTGTATTCATTCGGTTTAACCCCGACGAATATACCGATGCGAATGGTCAGGACATTACTTCATGCTGGGGTGTGAATGGGAAAGGTATTTGTGTTGTGAAGAAATCAAAAGAAAAAGAATGGGAGTCGCGATTGGAGAGGTTGCGCGAACAAGTAGAATATTGGACGAACCCTGAAAACGCTACGGAGAAGACGGTTGAAATTGTGGAGTTGTTTTATGATTGCGACAGTTAGATATATGACGCGGTGATAGAAGGCGTATGAAATAGATGACTATGATGTTAATTTTTATATTTATCTTGCGATAAACATAAAATAAAATTGTAGATATGAGTTGTGATGCACTACGAAAATTAATTCGAGTACGCTCTCTTTATCCCCTAAGTTTCCCTAGGGGGAGGACTGTATCTTAAGCCGTTTCAGGTTGCTTACACCTTCATCAACGACCCATACCCGTTCAGTCTCTGACACCCGATCATAGGCTTTGCTTAGCGCCCTTAGATCGTCGGTATGCTGATCACCTAATTTCAAAGATTATTACCGTACCCAAGTTTCTACTCTTGGCCGCTTATTCCTTTCGGATATAAGGTTGGTACTTTGAACTCTAAAGGCTTTCCAGAACAACAAGGTATGTCGCAACTCCGACTTATCGTCGTCGGAATCACTAGTGTCTGGTCTGGTTATATCATTAAAAACATGATACTGAGGACGCAACTCGTTTTCTGTAATCAGAGCTCAATTGATCACAGGAGGACACTTTTTGGGTCTTGTTTACTGTTGATAGTAATAACATCCACATTACTATAACTAGTACATCAAACCCGCCCATACCACTCATCACACGCAAAACGTTGTAATTCACGGCATACACGCGAACCTTGGCAGTGTTAGTTCCCTCAACGGTGGCGTTGGAAAGAACAAGCTGAAGGGTAGCGTTATCAATACGAGAGAAGTTGCACGAGCCAGAAGGCTGGTGCTCCTCGGGTCTCAGCGCGAAAGAATACAGGTTGATACCGGTATCAGGGGCGCGAGTGTGGTGCTGCCAAGGCTGAACGAGGTCGAAGTAAGTTCCTTCGCGCTCAGAGAAGCGATCCTGGCCGTTAAGCTGGAGCTTGGCAGTGACGACTGGGTTCTCACCCCAGCAGTGCATGTCGAGAGAAGTCTCGGTGAGGACAAAGGTGCCGGCATCAGAGACACCGGAGGTGACACCAGCAGGTCCGCCGAAGTTGGGGAGGTTGTAAGCGCCAGCAGCGCCGGCGTCAGCCCCGTGCCACCAAGAAGTGCCGGTGGTGTAGACATCCTGGGCGCCAGCATCAGTGAAGAGGCCGGAAGCGCTGATGTAAGAGCCGGTGGTGTTGGCGACAGAGTCGTGGGAGCCGAAGGCCATAATGGCGTTGGGGAGGGCATCGACGGCATCGGTGTAGTTGAAGGGCTGGGCGCCGAGAAGGCGGTTGAGGACGGTGCCCTTCTCGAGAGAAGAGCAGTAGTCGACGTTCTTGTCGGGCTGGACGACCCAGATGAGCTCCTTCACGGGGTGGTTGAAGTTGAGCTTGATCTTGTTGGAAGAAGAGCCGACGGATTCATCACCAGTGAACTGAAGTTGCTCGATGAGGTACTCGTGGGGGTTCTGGGCCATACGTCTGCGCTCATCGGTGTCGAGGAAGACGTAGTCGACGTAGAGGGAAGCGGCGACGAGGGACTGGTTGTAGGCGGAGGTGACCTTGGTGGTGGCAGCGGCGTCGTTGAGGCTGGACATGGCCCACAAGCACTCCTCAATGGGGCGGATATCAAGGTTAATCTTGACCTCGTGGTACTGAAGAGCGATGAGGGGCAGGGCCAGACCGGGGTTGCGGCAGAACCAGAACTGGAGGGGGACGTAGAGGGTGGTCTCGGGGAGAGCATTGCGGGGAGCGCAAACCTGGCGAGGAGCGTTGGCATCGCAAGGGCCATCAATGTCGTTGAAGGAGGGGTCGGTGATGAAGGTGAGCTGGCTGGTGTTGCCGATCATCTTGAAGTAACCGCGCTGCTGCTCGGTTGACATGGTGAGCTGGTTCCAGATGTGCATCCAGTCGCCGTATTGGCGGTCAATGCGCTGGCCACCGATCTCAACCTCAACCTGGGAGATGAGCTGCTCACCGGGGAAATCGAGCCAACGAGCGTAAACGTTGCCGGCGGAAGAGTTCTTGAGAGACTGGCTAATCTCGGGGAGAGTAACCTGAAGGTAAGTGCGGTAAGCCAAATCACCGTTACGGGAGATGGTGCAGGTCACACGGCGACCGAAGTCAGCCTGGCCGTTAAAAGTCTGCTCGATAGACTCCATGGCGAAGTTGGTGTGACGCTTGTAGGAAACCTTCCAGAAAGTAATCTGGGGGTTACCAGTCAGGTAAACGTCTTGGGCGCCATAGGCGACAAGTTGCATAAGTCCTCCACCCATTGTAAATGCTTGTTATACTATTCAAAAAGAAAAAAAATTCGCGAAAACAACATATTATACGAAATACAAATTAAACAAAATTTGCTAAACATTCTTATACTATATTTTCAATAACGACAGCGGTGGCGGCGGCGGCAATAGAACGATGTCATTATTTAAGTATAAGCCTCCTAAAAAGATTATGCTGGATGAGCGAAGTATAACTACACTAGATAGCAAGCACAAAGAACTACAGACCGAGTTTCAATATATACAAGATACAATTATTCCGGGGCTTGAAAATGAGAAAAATCAGCTAAAGGAACGATTACTATTCCTAAAGGGAGGGTGTCCGCCCCCCGACGGCGGGAACTACGTTCAATTTGGGGGAGGTGGTGCCGTAAGAATTGGCCGACGGTCAGAATTGACGGGGGAAATGCCTGGAGGTGTGGATACCTGCGCCGATGATTGCTTCTCGTCAAATGACGATTCTAGCGGTGAAGCGCGAGGTAGTGGAATCGCAGATTTGCGAAGCAAAGAAGTGATTCCGCGGCCGAGCACGAGCATAGACGAATGCCTTGAAATCCGTGACCGTATTAAAGAAATCAATGCGGCCATCAAAAAGCACCATCAAGACTATAAAAACTATTACCTACACAATAGCGAGTATATCTTTGAGTATTTTGAGACCAAAAAAACCATAACAAGCGGCGGTTCGATGAAAACGAAATCCCTAAATGCGTTCTTCAATCTCCCGGAAGCGAAGAAAACCGAGGAACTTTTTAAAAATCAGCACAATAATGTTGAAAAATACCTGGCGAGTATCGACCAGACGTATATGGATGTTTCTAAATATGTCTACCCCACGGATATTTGCCAGTTCTGCCATAAAGGCGAGATGATACCAGTTGAATGTGAAGGCATTATGGTTTGTAATCAGTGCGCGAAGCAGGTAGTATTTCTGATAGACAATGAGAAGCCCTCGTATAAGGAGCCGCCTAAAGAGGCGTGTTTTTACGCATACAAACGCATCAACCATTTCCGCGAAATCCTCGCGCAGTTCCAGGCTAAAGAGACCACGTGTATCCCCGATAACGTCCTAGAAAGCATCAAACAGCAAATCAAGAAGGAGCGGATTGAAATATCTCAATTCACGGATAAGAAGGCAAAAGAGATTATGAAGAAACTGGGGTTTAATAAATATTACGAGCACATTCCATTTATTAAAGATAAGTTGGGTATTAAGCCGCCAGTTATGACGCCCGACTTGGAAGACCGACTGTGTAATCTGTTTATGGAAATCCAAGGCCCCTATGCGAAGTTCTGCCCTGACGACCGTGTGAATTTCCTGAATTATTATTATACTGTCTACAAGTTGTGTGAGCTGTTGGGACGGCGCGAGTTTCTGCCGTTTTTCCCGATGTTGAAAGACCGCGAGAAGCGGATAGAGCAAGACCAGATATGGAAACAGATATGTATTGAGCTGGATTGGGTGTTTATTGCGACGCCGTGAGGTGGAGGCGCCACCCGCCTAGGTGCGCCGGGCCTTCTTCCTATGATTACGCACCCCTCCCACCCCACCACTCGCAAGACTGTGCGATTTATAGTATACCTGTGAATTGTCTGTATACAATCCAAACATTGAATAGGGGTGTCTCGGAAGCACGGTGAGTGTATACGTCGTAAAGTGATAGCTCCCCGCGTTGCGAATCGTGAGTGTATAAACGCCCGGGATTGTCGCACGCGATGTTGCGATAATACCCGTAAGATTATTTACCCCGATGCCTCCATACGAAGCGGGAACACCATCGGTTATACGGTATATCGCATACGATTTTTCCGCAATGATCCCAGGAGCATCCCTCGCGAAATCACCAGATACGACCGTTGTCGCAAATGAGCGCACCATAGAGGGAGGCGTCCCCGTGACCACCGTGTGTGTATATGGCGAATACCCCATTGCAAAGATTTCGTAAGGCGTATTCGCGCCGGCGTAGACCCATTTCACTCCGATTGGCGCAACCGGGGATGTGGGAAAGCCAGTAAGTGCCGTATTCGCGCTGGCATCCGTCCAACCAGTGCTTGCTACGTTCCCGGTGAGATAAATAGTACCATCCACCACATTTACATTTCCGGTAAGGTCGCTGTATCCAGGAATGATATATCCGCCATTTGCGTGACTCGTCGCACCGACGATATAGCAATTTGACACCGTTTTATTTGTGGTATTCCCGCCTTGATTTCCGAGAATACCACCGCTACTCGCAGGTATCGCGCCAACCGAATAACAGTTCGTGATAGTTACTTCACCGCATTCGCTTCCGATGATGCCGCCGCCATAGTCGCCAATCGCGCCTCGGCTATAGCATTCACTGATGACGTGATTTCCACTAGAGTATCGCCCCGAAATACCTCCCGCATTTTGGTTCATAAGTCCAGTAGAGTAGCAATTGACGATAGTCGCTGCGCCGGTGGATTGACCGGTAATTCCGCCACCGTAGTTTCCAATGACGCCAGTAGACCAGCACGACTCGCAACTCAACGCACCCGCCGTAGACGGCGAATTCGCGCCGATGATACCGCCGCCCGCTTGTCCTATAACCCCCGACGAAGAACAGCTAACACATTTGACTGGACCCGCGTATTGACCGAGAATACCGCCGCATCCCACCCCAGTATTTCCAGTGGAATGGCAGTTCAATACAACATTATTGGATGCGGATGTCCCTTTCCCGAAATATGCCTGCCCTAGCCAACCGCCGCTATTTATTAGAGTCGTGCCACCCGACGCACGCATTTCCAGATTCATAACGTAGATATTGCTGTATCCGTTAGAGCCAGCGTCGCCATTATGAATGAGACCTGGATAATCGGTTATCCCATCTATCGTGATAACTGGACGCGTTCCATCCGGTTTTAGTGTTCTAGACCCGAATTGGATATTGCCTGAACCGCAAATGAAATAACTATAGATTCCGCCAATTGTTGTATCAATGGTTATATCTGATACCAATACTATATTCAAATGCCCGAGAGATGTATTGTCATTGATAAATGTAATCGGCCAATAGACACTGTCCCACTCCGAATTGTCGGTTCTATATGTTACTGGCTCACCTACGGCTGTTTGTCGTAAATATATCGTAGTTCCGCCTGAAGATTGAATTGCCGATGAAGCACCCACAGCAAATCCAGTCTCGCTGATTGGACCGAGTATAAGCCGAGGTTCAGCGTCTGTATCGGTTCCAATCGTTTCGTGGGATATACCCTCTGAAAAAATATAACCATATCCGCGGCGGATAGGGAACATCACTCCGTCTATGACAATGTCGCCGACACTGTCTGTCAAATATACTAAATGTGTATGAGTAAAACCAGAAATACCAGTGTCGTGGTGCGACGGTGTATCTCCTTTCACCCAACGCATCGGAATTGTGGTTATATGTGATAACTGGAGTCCCATACGCCCAAACAGTTCCGACCGAATCGCGGGTGTAAGCTGGATGGTAAATTGTTCGGACAACGACGACGACGACGACGCAATCTTTGCGTTAATCCGCGCTTTTGCGGCGACAACCTCCTGACGCGAGAGAATATATTCGATTGTCTCATTTGACAGAACATTTACGATTTGTCCTTCCATAATAATAATATAATATATACGAATATGAAAATATTATATAGTAGTTACACTGTAGTTTCCACCTTCACCCAGGAGTCCGGACACAAATCACGTGTATTATGGCCCACTCCGGGGCCGAACCATACACTCGGATAACACACGACCTTCTCCGGGTTCGCATTGAAATACGCCCCCCACCAACTAAACGTGCTATTCGCGATGATATTGTGGTCGCACACACTCATTAAAAGCATCTGCTGCCAATCTGCGATGGTATCACGCACAAAATGAAATTGAATATCGCGCCCATATGCGGGACCATTTATATCTGTCGAAAAACGGTGTTTTAATTCAGTTATACGCTTGAGAACAATCTCTTTGTCGCACGGTTCATAGAATACGAGGAACGAATAACTCGCGGACGCAGTGGATATAATATGCGAAATTGCGCGATAATAATAATCTACCGTCATAACCGGATGGATGTGTAAATTCAGCACCGAGTCACCAATGCGGAAATGAACGCTTACTAATTCGCGGCGCGAATGCGCTGGACTTCCGCCAGAGTAATCGCCGCTCCACGATTCGTTTCCGTAAATTTGCTTTATCCAGGTTTGTTGTTCTCGTAGTTGTATCATATCGCATATCTCTGTGTATTTATCTGCGAAATACCGGTCGCTCTGAAAATACCCGTGAATACGCAGCGGTTTCGGATATTTCACAGTTTCGGTCGGAAGGCCCGTGAAATGAAATCCGATTTCATCCCATCGCGGCAACGAGTGAAACATTCTCTCGCTAACTGGATTGGACTGGGTAAGATATCGGCGTAATCCGCGTAATAATGTGGACCAATGTGTATAACGAGAATGTCCTGGGTGACCCCGTAATTCATCGTGACGCATAAAAAAGAACGTGTCATTATTGCGAAGAGCGGCCGCGATGACTGCGAATATTTGGAACAATTGGTTCCCTAACCCGCCCATAATAGTGGCAGTCAACATTATATCCACCAATATATAACACAAACGTCTCGGTTTAAGTTTGTTGTATTATAAGAGAAAGTCTCGGAATAAAAACCACAGCTTATCCTCGTTCGTTTCATTTACTTTTAGAATACAAAAATCGGGGCTTATTCCGCTATCCCCGCTAATCCCGCTCGTATTACTTACAAAAACGCAATGCGCGATGATGTGTTGGTCGTCTTGAATAACCGCATTATTCGTAATATATCGTTCGAGAATTTCTTGAAACCGGCAACACCACCATAAAGCCTTTTCGCGGCCAGTTATGTAAAACCCTCCGCTTATCAAATGGGATTGTTGATGATACAAATCTCTCGGAATACCGGTTGTCGTATCAATGTTTGACGGATGAAAATGCCGCGTGTGGTAATTATAACATTTATGTAATTGGCTAGGTGTTATATTACACCCATAATACACCTTATCTTTATGAAGTTTGGCGATTTTATTCGGATTAGGCCAGCTGCTGCGCGTTCTCTCGCGATAAGCGTTGGACGATAATGTATCGCGAAAATACCCGATATCGCACCACCCATAATATTCGGTGTCAAAATATCGTTTTTCAATGGTCTCTCTTACAAAATGGGTCTTTTCGCACCACAGCATATTGAGGCCCCAATCTACGATATCCTTTAATTTACTTTCAGTTCGCGCATTGTTATCCATCCAAAATCTCTCGTATTTGTAATTATGAAACTCCGATAATGGTTTGATAATGACCTTTATTTTTTGCTGTGCGACTTCATCCAGTTGCCGTATTTCATTACAAATGAAGTCGTATTCGCGTTTGCCCGTATATATAACTAGATAAAAATGGCTAACGATATGAATGAGGTCGCGAAACCAATTCAGATGTTTGTCGTTACCGTGACGATTTTTCATATAATACAAACACGAGCTAAATGTTATGTTTACTGGGTTCATTCTACAACAATCCGGATACTATAATAAACGTATAAATATTTATTTATTATTATATAAAACCGACACATCATTTAATATATAAATTACAATAAATGCTTCGCACGTTTTCCGATATAAAGCACGCGATTTACATCAATCTGGATTCGCGTTATGATCGGCGTGAGTTATTCGAAAAACAGTTTGAGGTGCTACGGGGTCGATATCCACAGGATTTTGCCTTTGCGCCAGTTCCGCGGTTTTCGGCGATCAAAGACGAGAACAACGGTGCAATCGGATGTACGAAAAGCCATATTGAATGTATTCGTATTGCGAAGAATAGTGGATGGGACCACGTTCTCATTTTTGAAGATGATGCGTTGCTTATTCATCCCGAAGTACTAGTTCATCAAGTGTCGTCCTTTCTCTCGCGGTTTCGCGATGAATGGGACGTCGTATTGTTTTCTGGGAATAATTATCCGCCATTTAAGGTAGAAGCGCCAGATTGTTTTCGGATTGCGAATTGCCAGACGACGGGATGTTATCTCGTATGTAGTAGGTATTACGACACGTTACTTCGTAATTTTGAAGAAGGGCTCGTGGGACTCACTGCTAACCCGGGAAATTCGTCAACATATGCATGCGATGCGTATTGGAAACAGCTTCAGCGGATTGACCGATGGTATCTTATCACTCCTGTTTGTGTAATCCAGCGGCCGGGTTATAGTGATATAGAGAAACAGGACGTGAATTACGAGAAATTGATGACAGACCTTGTTAAAAAGCCGCCGCCGCGAAGGCGGCTCTAGCCTAGTCATCCGTCAAATACCGGTCTACTACCCACCACGAAAAATCCCGGTCGCTCGGATAATGATGCCCCGCCATAATGCGGATATTCGCGCACTTGGTAGCGACCTCCATAACCGCCTGGGTTTTGGCAGGAAATTTACGCGCAAGTATTTTCGCTAAATAATACGTCTGGACTCCGTGTCCGGATGGGTAAGCGGGCGTTGCTGCGGAGTCTGACCGCAACAGTGTCCCATTTGCCTCGTTGATGATTTCGGGTGCGATTTGCGCGGGTCGGGCGCGATTATAGAACCATTTAAGCATTTTCGTTATGAAAACGACACGGGTGTTCGTCATAATCTGGTCCATTTCGACAACGGACATTTCGTCAGGTGTAATCACTGTGGTAAATGCGGCGGCTGGACCCATATCTGTCATACGGAAAAATGCGACATCACTCGGCATTCGCTTCATAATGTATTCAGTGACGACGGTATGGATTTCCGCACGACTGTCGGGGAACGCTTTCCCGAAACCGGATATTGTAATATTGAACGACGGATACCACCAATAAAATCGCGTAGGTTGGACGAGGAGAACAATAATATACACAATTGCTAAAGCAATGAAGAGTCTGAACCTGTCGGGGTCGCGTTCTACAATATTATAATGATATGAATTTAAGCGGTTGCGGAGTTCGGATACTGCGCCACTTTCTTTTTTTGGAGGGGGGAATCCTACCCAGGAACGAAACTCATCGAGAATAACCATTGCGGTAATATATACTAGTTGAAGCATATATTACGGCGAATGAAATGGAATAATGGAATAATGGAATAATGGAATGACGCGCGTATTTAGACGCGGAGAGGGGTGGGGAATCCGACGAGGTTGGCGCCGATACCGAAGCCAGCGCCAGTCCTGGCGGAAACAGCCAAGCTGGGAACATAAGTATCCAATATGCTGAAGGTGGCCGCAGCGGTGAGAGCAATGAGGGCAACCTCATCAAACGACAAACTGCGTTTGGGGATGGCATAAGCAGCAATAGCCACCATAACACCCTCAACCAAATATTTAATGGTTCTCTTCACGAGTTCGCCTAAATCAAAAACTCCAGACATTTAGTTTTTTATTATAAATAATGTCAAGAAATTAATATTTACAAGAGTTATGCGTTAAAACACTTAAACAACTATAACATATTATATTATACATTCCATTTCGCTATGTCCGTCCCATTACCCCCTTCAGGCGTTGAACTAAAGCAGACCAATACCGGTAATGCCAATCCTAAATATATTGACTTGTTAGAGGAAGATAAGCCCATCGCAGGTCAAAAGTTCGCGTGTCTCTCGTTCGTTTCCCCAGAATCCATTTTGAAGCAGAAAGACCATTTCTTTTTCGAGAAGTTTCTTCATTATTGGGACTATCAAAAGTCAATGGAGAAGTTCGTCCAGTTTCTTAATTTCGTTTCATTCAAACATAACGTTAACTTTGATAAATTGACTGCGGACTTTCAGGAGTTTGCTAAAGAAGAGAAGGAAACACTTCAGAAGACGAACATCTATGATGAGTATAAGACCTTCCTAGACAAGCATGAGGATGACATTGATGCCGAATTCAACGAGAAGCACAACTTCCAGACAACTGTGCGCGGTTTGAAAGTGCGCGGGGTGTTCGGTTCACAAAAAGAGGCCGAGTTGCGTTGCCAGATGTTGCGCGAGGTAGACCCGAACCACGATGTTTTCGTCGGACCGGTCGGTTTGTGGGTGCCTTTTCACCCTGACGCATATAAGACTGGCCGGGTAGAGTATATGGAGGAGACATTGAATCAGTTGATGGTAGAAAAGAAGAAGAATGAAGACCAAGCCAAGACCGAGTTTGACAAGCGGGTCAAGGAGACAAAGGCGAAGGCGATTCAAGAGAATATGAAGTTGGCGAAGGAGAGTGGTAACAAGCTGACGCAGATGTTGGCGAAGGATGGCGAGACGTTGGTGGACGCGAAGCCGAAGGACGGTGCGGAAGGCAGCGAGGGCGAGGGCGCGGGCGTTGGCGGCGGCATTTGGAATCACGTTGACGAATCGTCTTCCATTTCAATGACCGTGGAAGAGATGCGCGCGGAGCTCTTTGAGGGCGAGGACGTCGTGATGGATAAGAATAGCGACCACGGATTGTCGAGACTGACGGGTGCTGACACTGCCAGGGACGTCTAGGATTGAAAAGGAAGACCCATATGTGTTAGAATAAATATTCGCTGGAATATAATAATTTCATAATATAAGAATCGAATATTATGAAAGGAGGCGGAGTATATTATTGTTTACGTAACAGAAGCGAAAAGACCATCAATAAATGTCTTATTGAAGCAATGATGCGCGATGATACCGTAATTCATCCGCTTACATTTAGTTCAATGGCTGGGTTTATTTTCATCCTTCATCGCCAAGGAGGGCTCGTTGACGCAGGCGGTGATATTTTTATCCGAAGTGATAATATTGCTGTAAATGGTAAAAAAAAACAAAGAGCCGGAAGTGGCGGAGTTGTAGTATCGTCTATTGTGATAAAGATAGTTATGAAGCGTAACGACCCAGACGACGAAGATTTAGATGATCTTCAGCTTGTATTACCTACCGACCCAGGATACGACTCTGACGATTATGATAATGAGGTTGAGAAATCTAGTCTAGAATCGGATGATATAATCATAGAACAGAAAAACCACAACGAGTTATACCAAACATTTCATCTTGGTGAAAAAATGGTTCCATCTCTCATAGGCGATTTAATCGAGTTTGACGAGGATAATATCCAGTGTATGATATCGGCCATTCATCGAAAACCTGATACGACCAAGCGTGCCAAAGTTATTCGCGTATTTGAATATTTATTGTCTCAAATACCCAAACACAAAACATCAGTGGTTATGATGTGTATGGAAATGGTAGGCGACGATACACGTTCCGCAGGCGGCGCTGGCGATAATACATACAAAGTAATATCAAGTGTAGAAAGCCAACGACTGCGAGTCGCTGCGGCACGAGGCGCTGGGGCAATTCAATTATTGTGTATGCGTAAAGATAAAAAACAATTGGTGGACGCCCATGAAGGAAATTGGTTTATAGATACGGAAAATCGGGATAATGTACGAGCAATTGATTTTGGCCGTGTTGCTGATATCACCGACAAAGACGCGATACTGGACGAAATCTGGAAATATAAACGTTCGCGACAGTCGGCATTTCACACGAAAACATCGCGGGGCACATTTCTATCGAAAATCACAAGCAGGAACGCATTGGAACCATATTATGACCGGTTTATCGGAATAATGCGTCAGACATCGTCTCTCCCATTTTGGGTCGAAATGTCGGATTCTGGCACCGCACACCGAAATATCCATTTTTGTCTTGTATTTGCGTCATTGATTGACAACGCAATAACGTCAAATAGCTATCCTGACTGGGACCAAGCACAGATGGTATGGGCCTATCAAGAAATATGGGGTGTAGATATTATTCCGGATAAACATAAGAAGGAGCCGATTCACCATATCCATACACTTGATTTTGATTATGATGTATTCATATCCAATATGAAATCGGCCAATATATCGTGTCGTCGCGTCAATAAATCTTACGACGAAATCGCGCGACTTATTTCGCTTTATACTTCCACTCCAGATGGTTCAGCCAAACCACACGTGTCACTTGGCGCCGCTATGACGCGGAAGAAAAAGACGGCAATTGCGCGCGGGATTACAGCAACAAAACTAGGCGAGTTTGTGTCATTTACTGATATTTCTAACCAACATAACGGTTCACATACACCAAGAGTCGGATGCGCTATTCTTGGCGGGGGCGGCGGCCGAAGAACAAGGCGGCGCCCACTACCGCGCCAGAATTAAACCTATTTGCGCAACACACGCCACATTTCGCGATAGCGGCCCATTTCACCGGCTTCAATTTCTTGGGCCTTTATTAGAGCCCTCTTGGTGAGCGACGCCGCAGCCGCATTTCTCTCGGCGGTTATACGCCTTGACTTACATATTCCTGACTTGTTACTTGGGGTTGCGTGTGCGTTCATCTAATCTAATCTGATTGTCTTGGTGAATCAGAAATATGTATATTATCATTTCAATTTTATTGGGTTCAGCAGTGGAATCATTAGTATTTGAATTATTTTACCACGAATATTATTACTGTAATATTATTACTGTAATATTATTACTGTATATGAGTGTCTATACTCTAGACCGCCACACAGTAATAATAATCCTTGAATACTGTTTTGTCTTTTACACTACGGCTCATTTTGGCGGCGGAGAACCCTTCTGATTCCGAGGCTTTCGCGATGGTATTCCACGTTTTCAGGACCTGGTTTGACGCGACCAATCGTTTTTCAACCTTCTTGCCGGTGGTTGAAAGTTGGACGCCAATGATAGCGTTCGCGCCTTGTTCTTGGATGACAGCCTGTTTCAACTCGGTATAACTTTGACGTAAACATAGTCCGTAATAGCCCTCATTACTCGTGGTTTCAAACCAAATTGTCGATTTGAGTGCGTTCGGGCACGCATTGAGGTAGGTCTTCAAATTCTTCAAATCGGTTTCGCCGGGTGTCTGTCCCACAGAGATTTTCCATTGCTGATACTCTTTCAGGAGTGTAGAATTCAGGATTTTGCCACGGTCAGAGAACTTACAGCACTGGAATATAAATGTCTCAACACTAAACTGTGCTGGGTTTTCGGCCTCGGTCGCGATAACTTTCTTATATTCCACCGTCTTCAATTTGATACCCTGATAGCCGTGAATACGTTCGATGCGCTTGGGTTTGAATTTTACGTCCATATAATGCTTCAATGCGTGGAAGATTTCTTTCGTTGGTTTTGTATGCGACCAAAGACGGAATCGCCCTTCAAGGTTTACGGATTCCTCTTCCACATCAGGGCGCACGATACAGCATGTCGCGACGAACTCGTCGAACTTTTGCGTCATTTCATCATCGGGGAGAAGAATGTGTTGATTGAACGGAGATTCGTTTTCGTTCGCGACGACTTGAAGCGCTTGGGTTTGTTGCGCGGTCTTCTCGCGGAGTTCATTGTTCGCAAGTGTCAGGTCGTGGATGGCCTTCGTTTTTGCTTCAAGGTCGCTCACTAGTTTCGCATTCTCGGCCTCTAATTCTTGACTGCGTTGAAGGAGACGGTTAAAATTTTCCACATTATACATTCTGGATTGGATGATGCCCTCAATATGTTTTGTCAAGCGGTCAATTGTGAAATTGGTGCTATCATATGCGATGATTTCGGTTTTGTTTTTATCCGCGACTTCAATCGTGCGAAGTTGACGCTTGATTTTTGGATGGTCTTTGATGTAGTTCTCAATTTCGACTTTGTTATGGACTCTAAATGCTGCGGCGAGGATGAAGTTCGTGTATTTCTTATGATGGTCGGCGACGCGGGTGGCGAGGTTGTTGGTGTGGCCGAACTTGATGAGTTTCTCGTTGTCGGCGTTGGTGTTGTCAATTGTGCCGAAGTAAATACATTCCGTGTTGACTGGGAACTGGCTGATAAGAGTTTTCTCGATGGCGCGTTTCTTTTCTTGGGTGAGGGTGATGGTGGCTTGGTTGAGGGTGCTGATGACTTCGTTCTTTTGTTCGAGCTGGGCGCGGAGCTGATTTGTTTGTTCGTCGACGGTCATAAGAATAATTTCTTCCAGGCGCAAATAATAGTCGTGGATTTCACCCGCTTTCTTGGTTTGTGCTTTCATGCAGAGCAGTTTGAAGCATCGGATTGTTAGTTTGATAGTTTGCTTATTTTGCCCACCATTCTTTGGTTTAGCTGGAACGGTTGATTCAGATGGTTGTTCTTCATCACTACCACCAGATTGTTGTTCTTTTTGTTCTGATTTTTTAAATTCAGGAATTGACACAGTATAATCTACGTTGAGTTTGAAGTTGGATTCAATCATCATTCTTGCGGTTATCTTCTGTGTGAATCCCAACCATTTCCATACATTATCCAAGTCAACAATAAAGTCAGTATTCTTATCATAATTCAGGTAACAGTAGAAACTACTAACGAATAATTGTTGCTCGAATGTGCTGAAGTTTTCTTGGATTTTTTCAAGGAGAAAATTGTTGTATGTTTGTGACAACTTTGTAATCGGATTTTTTTCAATCAGTTCAACGATGTTGAGTGTAGCAGCAGAGGCGGCGGAGGTAGAAGAAGCGGAGGACATCGTTATGAGCGTATGTTATACTATGTATATACGGATGTCTTTAAGTTGTTTTCGCTTTATGATTGTAAAGCACTTTTTATGAAAACGCTTTTTATGAAAACACTTTTTTCATAAAATTGAACAATTGTCTATCTGAACTGTAGTATGTAATACACCGTATTTACATTATGCCCGAGTTCACGCGCGATTTGGATGAGTTGGTGTGTCATTTCAAGTCACAAAAGGTCCATTTAACATTACATTTGGAGAAGAACTACCGAGAGAATATCCATTATATGAAGTCACGAGTTACTGGTGTTGGCGATACGAGAAAACACGGAGGTCATAACCGTATCGTATATATTCTTACGGAAGAAGCATTTGAACTGCTGAAAAACTCATTCAAGTTAAGAAGTAAGTATATTGTAGACGTTTCTGAAAATGTGAAGTGTGTCAAATTCCCGATGTGTATTGAAGCGCAGACCATCGGGTTTATTGAGAATGCATATCGGGGCTTACGCGCGATGACTCGGCAGTTTAAAATTGGGCCGTATTTCGCCGACTTGTGCTTTACAGACGATTTGATTGTGGTGGAATGCGACGAATACGGGCATCACGACAGGTCTGCGGTGGACGAAGTGGCTAGAGAAGAATTTATCAAGAATCAAGGTTACGCAATGATTCGCTACAATCCGAACGAAGCAGGGTTTGACTTGTCGGATGTGTTGAATAGGATAAATAGGAGGTTGATGTTGCTTTTATAAATGAAAAGCGGGATTTATGAAAGCGGCGGGTTCGGCGATGTTTGCTTTCATATAAAAAAACGCTATTTATGAAAGCAATGGTTAACTAGTTGTCGCTTTTAATTAAAAAAGCGAAAAATAAGGTTAAAATACTAATTTCGGAAAACCGCTTTGGTCTATCCCAAAGCGGTTTCTATTGAATGCTAATTTCAGAATCTTACTACACCCAAATGTAAAGCGCTTTCCCTCACCACTTACTCTTCTTTACATTTATCTTCGGTCCCTTGCCACTTTTCGCTGCACTAGGGTCATAAGACTGCTCTCCTTCGTCGTCAGAACCAAGATTCTTCGATATTTCCCAGAATTCCTTACTGCCGAGCTTGAATGGCCCGTGCTGTTGCGCCTTATACCAGAAGATTTGGTCTTGTAATTTGTTGGATTTCGCGTTATTATTGATAACGAGACACTCATAATTCTCGGTACACTGGTCCATCACCTGACAAAAGCTCTCAAAAGTGGGGAACATACCAGCATAATTGTCGTAGATTCGCTTACGATTCGCAATATATGGTTCACGGAGGATAAAAACGTAGTCGATATTCGTGCGGAGATTTGGAGGGATACCAAGGGGATATTGCATTGTGATGACCAACATGACCTTCCAATGACGCCCGTTCATAAAGAGCAACCGCATCATCACATCCTTCGTCCATTTGTTATCATACAGACAATCATCCAACACAACGAACGTCCTCGGGTCGATGGACGACTTCTTATACATATCCTGTTCTTTTTTGACCTGCTTTAGGACTGCCTTTTGGCGCTTAAGAATGTTTTCAATGATGGCTGTATTATAAGCGTCGTGGATGAATAGTTTTGGGACATGGGCTGCGAAGAAACCGTTTCCTGCTTCTGTCCCGGATATGACTGTTCCAATGGGAATATCCTGATGGTGAAACATCAAGTCTTGGACGAGGAAACTTTTACCGGTATCACGGCGTCCGATGAGAACGATTACAGGGCCTTTGTTTTCATCAGGTCGAAAACTGATAGCCTTCATCTCGAACTTCGCGAGTTCTAAATTCATAGTAGTGTTGTAGACTATTATAGTAATAAAAATGAGATATATTATTTTTATGACATTTTTACGAATGGAATGATTTGACTGTGCCCGTTTAAAATCAATATAAAACTTCTATTCATCAATCATATCAATAACTCTTATATTTAGATATACATTTAGGAACAATGACAGACAATGTGGCCTCGGCCTCGGCATCAGCATCGGCATCGGCATCGGCATCGGCATTCCAACTTCATTACCGTAAACACAAATATACCCCCGATACAATAGAGTCCGCACTACTGTATGATATTCAAAATTATATACCGATCTATTCGCGCTTTTTTGACATCAATGAAAGCAATTATAACGGAATCCAATTGAACCAAAGGTATTATTTACAGAATATTATCTCGCATCCCACGCAAATCATCGACGCCCGCGCCGACGACCGCACCCGTGTTGACGAACGCAATCATTCCCTAAACCATTTAGAAACGATTATTGCTGACGACGACGGAAATACCAGTAATGTTCCAATGTTTGTCAAGTATTCTCCTCTTCTTGACCCTATCCGATACTTATCAGGGAAATATGATACACAACTTGATAACAAAACGCGTGCTCTTCCAAAATACAATTCTACAACCGAAATGTGCGAAGATAAGATACTTAATACAAATAATGCGTCGTATGTTGACGGGTTTTTCTCCTATTTAACGAGCCGCGCACTTCACGAACACGGAATCGTCCACGGAGTCGACTATTATGGCAGTTATTTGTGTAGACAGCGCGAATTTTCCACCAACGTTTTTGATGATATTGACTATCTTGTTGGCTGTTCGTTTTTCAATACATACGAAAACAACCTCTTCACAATCGATTATTCGCAATTTGGAGATGATGACGCAGGTGACATCTCGGATATCAATATAAGTAAGCTGATGAAAATCCGTAACAAAATGAAACCAATGATTGGTCCGACCGGTGCGAATAGCTATATCAAACCGGATGAAGACTATTCTGGTATTAAAACTCGCATCCATATTCTTGACAGCGTTTCGGAGATAGAATCAGCGGTCGCTGATACGGTCGCTGCGACAGAGTGTATCATTGACAATACGCCCATTGAAATTGTAGAATTAAATCTCTCGGAGACATTCGCTGAAACTGCGGCCGTGGTCGCCGACGCCGACGCCGACGACGACGCCGTTCTGGCTTTATACCCGAAAAATCGGACAAGGGACCAGAATGATACAAGTGATAGTGATTCCTCGCAGTCAAATTCTTCATATACTACGATAAGTGGTGACGACGAGAGCGAGGGCGACGAGGGCGACGAGGGCGACGAGGGCGACGATGACAGTGAGAGTAGCGATGACGAGGCCGCGATTCAAGTCGACGAATCGGCATTTAATAAAGACAGCGACAGTGCGAGCGACAGTGCGAGCGACAGTGCGAGCGACAGTGCGAGCGAGAGCGGAAGTTACGACAGTGACGACGAGCAACTCATCGTGAAAATCAAAGATTTCCCTATCCAGGCCATTCTCCTTGAAAAGTGTGTCAACACACTCGACCATATTATGATGATGGATGAACTGACGAAAGAGGAATGGACGTCTATTCTATTCCAAGTTATAATGACACTCGTTATCTATCAGAAAATGTTCGCATTCACACATAACGACCTTCATACCAACAATGTCATGTTTATCGAGACAACCGAAGAGTTCGTTTACTACCTCTACGAGGGCCAGTATTATAAGGTTCCCACTTACGGCCGTATCTTTAAAATCATTGATTTCGGGCGCGCAATATACAAGTTCCGCGGTGAACTCATCTGTAGCGACAGTTTCCACCCCAAAGGCGATGCCGCAACACAATACAACTTCCCCCCTTATTACAACCAAGACAAACCCACAGTAGAACCAAATTTCAGTTTTGATTTATGCCGATTTGCCTGCGCGCTTTTTGACTATTTTATCTACGACCTGCGTAAAGTGGAAAAACTGTGTAAATCCGATCCCATTATTAAAATAGTTGTTAAGTGGACGACGGATGACAAGGGACGTAATGTGCTCTATAAATCCAGCGGAGAGGAGCGGTATCCCGATTTCAAATTATATAAGATGATTTCGCGGTCGGTCCATAACCACATTCCTTCCGCCGAAATTCATAATCCATTGTTTGATGGGTATAAAATTACATATAAAAAATACAAGAAGCACGCAGCACTCGCAGCGAAGTTCATGAAAGATGGTCGAAACACGCATATTCTTATGAATGTGGATACATTACCGGTGTATTATACACAGCCTGCGTATAATGTTTAGCGGCGACTATTGATAAACCTCTCTCTGTGTGCTGGAAGTCCATTCTTCGCGATGAACTCGATCTGACGCATCGTCCATCCCATACTTGCGCCAGAATGACCGGTCTCCATCTGATTCTGGACCGTCGTGACAATATTGTCATCGCCCGCACTGAACTGGAACCCTTGGCCGCTGGGTGGACTGTACTCCGATAGATATTTCCACACATTGATTTCATTGCACTTCACTTTAGGTAATTCGCCGGCACGAAGAATTGCGCGCATTCCATCACGCACCATATCTTCCGACCATTTGTCATTGAAATAAGATAGGTCGCAATCTCTCACGGCTTCAATGGTGAGAGGCCAATATTCAGCTTCAGGGTCGCGTTCCATAGGTACGGAGACAGAGATGGAGACAGATTCGGGGGAAGTAGCAGGAGATGTCATTGTAGTTGACGATACCCCCACCGTAAATATAAACATATAGTTTCAATTTTATCATATGTTTATACGGAATTAGTATTTGTATTTGTATACGGTTCCATTCCAGTACCGTTCATTTTCAGACCCGTGACACCATCTTATCCAATATGACACCTACAACGACGCCAAGCGACAGACTGCCAGACGCAAACCCGACAATCGCAGTGATAATTGTGATTACCCATCGTCGGTCAAATGACTGTGGTTTGAATAAACTATCCCAGTCGCCGGTTTTATAAACGACAAGCAACATGACGCCTACTACCGCCGCAATCGGGATTTCGTTGATGGCGCGACCAAAGAAGAGACATATGACAATAAAAAGCACACTCGTTATCACGGATGAAAACTGGGTTTTCGCGCCGTTTGCCAAATTCAGTTTACTTTGACCTACCAATACACACCCACCGAACCCGCCCGTGAGGCCCGTGGCGATGTTCGCAATACCTTGGACGAGACTCTCGCGAAAGGAGTCACCCTTTATACCCAGCACACTTTCGGTATCCTTCACCATAATGAGAGATTCCAGCAAGCCGGTAAATGCCATCGCCGCCGAAAACGGCAGCATTTTCAGAAGACTTTCCGTGTCGTATTTTATTTTACTAACTGAATCCGATGAAATGATGGAAGGTAGGTCCGAATTTATTGCGCCGGTGTCTTTCACGCGGTCGATATTGTAATATTGCGTAAATATGTAAATAAACGCGGTGATTGCGAACATTGAGACGAGACCGCCTGGAATATGGATGTATTGGTCGGTGCTGTGCGTGATTTTAATGACGCCGAAGAACGCAATCAATGTAGATATAATCGTAAATAGAGTCGTATTCACCAGTTTCAATCCGGTCAGCCATTTATGTTCCTTGTCTTTGAAATTATCCAGTTGATGTACGGCGATGAGCCCGGCCAATGCGACCAAGAACCCCGACATAATGTGTTTTGGAACATACGTGACATATTTGTAGAGACCCGTTACAGCTGCTAAAATCTGGATAACCCCGCCAGCGATGACGGTAGGAATGATGTATTCCTTTCCGAGTAATGTGGATACGCCGGCGATGGATGTGGCGACTGCCGCGGTTGAACCCGAAATCATTGTTGGCATACCCCCGAATAACGATGTTATGAGAGACATGACCATTGTGTTTTGGATTCCTGTATTCGGAGATAGACCCATAATAAACGCGAATGCGATGGACTCGGGAATCAATAACAACGCAATCGTGAGACCTGATAGGAACTCATTGATGAGTAACGTGGGTGTAACCGAATTTATCATAAGAACTAGTATTCTATATATGTTCTATATAATAACTAGTGATGCTGCTGCTGGTGCTCGCGCATAACTCGCAGGAAATAGGGGTCGCATATAGACTACTTACGTTGGCGACGGGTTCTGCGATATTTGGAGCGTTTGGCGGTTCTGACGCGTTTGGCGGATTTTTTAGGTTTATTACTGGATTTGGAACGTCGTTTACCACCAACAATTGCTTCACTTGTTGTAGCTGCGGCCTTTTCTTCATCAGATGTCAAAATGTCTTTGATTTGTTCTTTCCACACAGTTGGGTCGTCCAACATATCCCCCGTCCTCGTCAATGTTTCCGACTGTTTCCGCATCATATTGTCAATAGTGGAATAATCTATAAATACGCCAGTTTCTGTTGTGTATTTCCAACCATCATCATTTTTTCCTCTACTATAATCAGTATATGTAATCTTATCATATTTTCCAGTTATAAATTTTGCATACATTATTTCATCCTCAGCACTCGTTTCTTTTTTTGTAAGAAAATCAACCAAACGAACCCCATTATGTGTAAGTTCGCGAGAACTATTACTCAAAGACTCGCTGGGATAATATACACTAGTAGTATAGGGATTGACTCGTAATCTTATGGGAACATTTTTATCTCCAATAAGTTCAATAATGGGTTCAGTAGCTGTTATGTCTAATATCTTAACTATTTTAAATCCATTACCCGGATATGTTTGAGTATTGAAGTTACATACACCCGTATTATATTTTTTACTAGTAGATCCAAGTGCGTCATAATATGTTAATTTTGGCGTACTCATTCTAAATTATAATATAGTATTATAAAATAATTACTCATAGAATTTTACTAAACTTGGTTTTGTTCCCATCGTGCGACTAGTGTTCTATAATATTATATAAACACTAGAATATATATATATAAATGGATAGAGTAATGAAACCCTCCAGCGGCGACGACTCTCTTCTCTCACGCGACACAATAACCATCGACGGGAAGACCTACGACATAACCGAATTCAGACATCCAGGCGGCAATATTATCAATTATGCTAGAAATACAGCCGATTCAACCGAGGTGTTCCGCGAGTTTCATCATCGGTCATCCGACAAGGCGAATAAAGTCCTACTTTCATTGCCAATATATGACTGCGGTCCGGAAAGTGCGCCGCCCATCGCCCCCGAAAATGTGTGGACCGACAGCCAAAAGGAAATGACAGCTGATTTCCGAGAGATGCGGGAGAAGCTCGTTATTCAAGGATGCTTTGAACCCGATTATATCCACGTGTATTTTCGTATGTTAGAACTCGCGTTTTATTTCGGGATGGGGGCGTGGCTTGCGTACTATAATATCTACGCATCAGTTCTCTCGTTCATCGCGTTTAAGACTCGATGCGGTTGGGTCCAGCACGAATGCGGCCACGTGAGTTTTACCGGTAACAAGCGTATTGACCGCGCCATCCAAACATTTACGATGGGATTTGGTGGTGGCGTAAGTTCATCTGTGTGGAATTCTATGCATCAGAAACATCACGCCACCCCACAGAAAATAAAGCACGATATTGACCTAGATACAACACCATTTGTCGCATTTTTCAATCGCGCATTTGAAGAGAATACAAACGGAAAAGCGTCATCGCGGTTTATGAGCCGGTGGTGGATGCGGCTTCAGGCGTGGACGTTTTTGCCTGTTGTAAATGGAGTGTTCGTCCATTTGTTCTGGATGTATTATCTCCATCCGAAGAAGGTTTTTAACCGCTTGTGTACAGCAATAACGAGAGAACAGCACATATCAGCCACGTTTGAATTGGCGTGTATGTTCGCTTCACACGTAACATTGCCGCTTATTTTTTACAGCGGTGGCGGTGGCGGTGGCGGTGGCGGTGGCGGTGGCGGTGGCGTCCTATGGTCGTATTTCCTCCTAATGGTTGTCAATTTCTGGAACTTTATTTATCTGTTCGGACATTTCTCTCTCTCACATACATTTACCGATGTAGTGCCTGAAACCAAGCACCTTTTATGGTTTGAATATGCGCTACATCACACTGTAAATATATCTACAAGGTCCGCGTTGGTTTCGTGGGTTATGGGATACCTAAATTTTCAAATAGAGCATCACCTGTTCCCGTCAATGCCCCAACATAAGAACGCATTGGCAGCGCCGTATGTTCGCGCATTTTGCGAGAGACACGCACCCGCGCTGAAATATACCGAACATTCTTATAAGGACGCCTGGCGTCTTATGTTATCCAACTTGAACCAGGTTGGAAAACACTATTATGAAAATGGAACTGCTATTGAAAGAACAGTCCCCGAACACGACCACGTAGATTAGACTCAAAACCCGGGTGTATCCACAAATACTGCGGGCGTACCGTTGCCAGTGCCACCACTGGCGCCGCCGCCGAGATTCTCAAATTGATTTAATATAAATACCGCCAATACTGCGGAAATACAAACGACAATGGAATCGCGGATAAGCACCTTAACTGGTTTTTGGTTATCGGGTTCCACGAATCGCATTTCCATAAATTTCAGTAAAAAATAAATGGCGGCGACAACAACCCCGATTACGAATAGTTTCGTAGAGTTAAACATTTTACAAATACTAGCGTAATGTATATAGTTCTAAATAGAGTTATATACATACGATTTCAATTATTTATTCGGTATAATACGAATTGTATTACGTTTGAAACGCCATCAATACTGGTGGATAGCAAACATACATAACACCACCTGCGAATGCTAAAAACACAAACGAGAAAATGAAAATAAGTATATCGAGGAGAAAAATATTATCATACCATTTGCCTTGTTCTTCATCGTCTTCATCGGCCATTACTGTATGTGTATGTGTATGTGTATGTGTATGTGTATGTGTATGTGTATATATTATACATACTACACGTTAATATTTATTCAGACAATTACGCCAGCACTTCAATATCGTCTAATAGTGGTGGAGCGTTTATGTTTTGCGTTTCATTCAAGGTATGGATATCCAACGTATCCAGTTTTATATCACCACCAATATTCAATCTACCACTACTGTCATCGTCTGCGTCGTCTGCGTCGTCTGCGTCGTGCGACATGTACTCATTCTTTCTTTCTTGTGAGTCTGTTTCAAATGTGCGGATTTGATTCTCTCCAAATGATACACCACTACCTGACCCTGCGGTCGTACCATCCGATAGACCGGATGTAGATGATGACACAACTGCGTCACTTCCATTCAGTTCGCCAACAAAATCGAGTTGTCCTATACTTCCTCCACCGTCGCCGCCGCTGTCACCACCGTCGCCGTTGCCGTCCTCGACATTACCGTCTTCGCTAGAAACACGGTCGCGTTCGCGATGTCGGCGACGGCGCGTGGATGATTGATGTGTGCGTCGCCTCGCCGAGAGATCAGAACCCTCTTCCGAGAGAACTGGTTCTTGTTTGATGACTTCCTCGTTTTCAGTGACTTCTACGACATCCTCAATTGTTTCTTCTAAATACATCTTAATCAGGTCTTCCACTGGTATATTATCACGAATTGTATTATAAATACACTCCTTAACGATGATTTCAAATTCGCGGTTATTGCGCTGGGTGTGAAGTGGCTGAATGCCTTTCTCAAAAATATACACATTGGAATACAACTTTCGTGCGCTATTGACGTAAATCTTATGAATGAAATCCGAGAGTTGCGGGATTTTAATATCCACCTTCTTCTGCTTGGTTCCCACACGCATAACAGTCATACATTTCAGATGAATGATGTGGACGCACGTAATCAAATCTTCTAAATATCCGCAGGTGCTACGTTCCTTGATTCGCACAGTCTCATCTTTGATGATATTGGGGTTCCATTTGGGAACTCGCGAGAGAAGGTTCTGGAATGTCATCAAGTATTTGTCTTGCTCTTTGGACCCAGTGCACAGCTTGACCGCTTCATCAAAGATTGACCTGAATCCTTCCTGGACGAGAGGAGTTAAAATATTGACAAGACGAGACGCCCATTCATTTTTTGATTCGTATAACGATGTCACAGAATAATCGTCCATTACGCTCGCTCGCTCGCTTTACATAAAAGAAATATTTTCTAAACTCATTTTACAACGAAATACAATAAAATGGAGAAAAAACAACAAGAGAAGTTTTTCATTTCTAAATTCTTTCCGAACTTTGTCAAACATAATAAGGAGTTCATATCTTCGAAGTTCTATCATTCCCGGATACATATGGACGAATTCGATGACGTCTAACGCCGAGTAGCCTTGTTCGTATAATGATACAGATAAATCCAGTATTTTTGTATATTCTTCGCGGGTAGGAGGCGCGGTGGCGGCGGAGAGGTCGCCTGCTCCAGTTCCGGAGAGATAACTAGGATGAATTTGGACCAATGACTGTAATGAATGTTCTCTCGCCTTGTTGATTTTATACGTATCACACGCCTGGTCTGCGAAGTATGTATGTAAGTTCACAGCTGGACCTGGCCCTGGACCTGGATTGGGGGCGGCGGCGGCGGCGGAGGCGTCCATATCTGAAGTAGACACGGGCGGTGGGATATATATATCACAGAACCGCGAGAGAATCGGTTTCAGGAGACTGTCCTTGTTTTCAACTACAATAAAAAACCGTGTAGATGAACTGAATAATTCAATACATCGCCGCAGTGCGGATTGTGCGTCAATCGTCAGCTTGTCAGCATTTGTCAGAATAACCGATTTGAAAATCGCGCCATCTTTCAAGTCAATATTCGTCTTCGCGAAAAACTTCAATTCTTCGCGGATGAATCGTATCCCCTTTCCGTGCGCACAATTCGCGCGCATAACATAGTTTTTCATCGCGGTTTTATCCCCATCATAGACCGCGTGAATAAACCGATTCAGGATATATGTTTTCCCAGACCCGTTAGGTCCATAAAAAATAATGTTTGGGATTTTCCGGTTCTTGATGAATACATCCAATTTGTTATGGATGTTTTGATGGATTCCTTGTAATTGACTTGTCATTATTATGTTGTTATTATAATGACAATTTGTGTTTAATACACATTATGATTCGGAACATTCGCGGCGCATTCGCGGCGTTCATAGATTAATACTTTGTTCGAATGGCATAACCTTGGATAGTTTTCCCGGCATATTGCTCTTCCCGTCATTGGCGCCGCCGCCACCGCTGCCACTCGCTTCACCATCCGTATAATAATAGTTCGTGGTGTAATAATAATTCATCGGTTTGGATTCGCCATAAAACGGCGACTCTTCTTCGTAACCTTGACCGTTATACATTCCGAGATAAGCCGTAGCCGCGGGCGAACCATCCTCATAATAATAAGCGTTGTGTTTCGCGGTGCGCTGATTTCCTGCGGGGTCATTGGGGTCAATCCAGTTTCCAATGCCGCGGATGATACTCCCGGTAGCATCGCGTATGGAACCGAAGAGTCCGGGGCTTTGTCCTTGTCCTTGTCCTTGTCCTGGACGACCGCGACCGTATCCCCGGAAATTCCGCGTAATCCCGCGCTTGTAAATATCATCTTCGCCCAGTGCGGAAGAACTCGTCTCGCTCGCGATATCATCGTATTGTGACCTGGTTGTCGCCAATAGATTCTTTTCAATCTGGGTTCCATCGGGTAAATACGTCGCCCAGCGTGTTACTTTCAGACAGTCCGCGTCAATACGACACGAATCCGACCCGGTCTGGCCTGGATTGTTACACTTCCACGGGCATTTACGCATCAGAAGTATATTATTTCCATCCGCAGATTTTACGAGATTTCCACTTATATCCATCTTGTATATATTTTGGCAGTTGCCTTCATTGCTTGACAATGTAGACGGTTCCGTGCATTTACGCACGTGCCCGTCATCACCATAACGCCAGTTTGCGCCGTCATACCACGAATCGGGGTGACTCGCAATAAGGCGGTTTCGGCGCGCAACGGCGACATCATATTTCAGTTGTGCGTCGGTCTTCGCCGTCTCTGTTGTAGCAGACCGCAGGACCTTATATGCGCTCTCATACCCTTTCTGTGCATCGACCGCCCAGTTCATCTGGCGTTTCACATCGGAAATGAGGACGGCCGATGCCGCGCTAGTGACGTATGTTGTTCCATCGCTCGCTGTGCCAGATGAAGATGGGGAACCGGTAGATACCGCTGTATTTGGTCTGGCTAATATTGCCGGAAACGTGTATTCACCTTTATCTAAAAAGTTGGCACTATCAAATCCATACGCGGCACCTGCTACTGTAGCTGCTAAAAATGTTCGTATTTTCATTCCAGAGCTCTCGTTGGAGGCAACGTCGGGTGTACGAAGACCATTAATAATTAACATGGACGATGTATTCGCGAGAATAGGGGTAGCGCCACTAGCCAATACAAATTTAGCATAAGAGTTTCCTCCTGGAACCTCTGTAAATGTTGAGATTCCAGACACCTCTGTTCGTCCACCTTGTTTAATTTTAATACTAATGTTCGCACCAAGTTTTGATACATTCCGTAGTTGTATCCTCAATTCATCACCTGGGCTATATGGGTTTGTTAACATAAACTCCAATTTAAAGGTAGTTTCAGCCCCTACGGTGGATGCCGTATTTGAACCATCGTCGGCGGTTGGTTCAACTAGTTGTGCCAGTGGAGTAGTCGTTATTTTACGGCAATCGGCATAACTATCGTCGAGGTCATATGTTGTATCCTTGAATATCTTAACGATTTTTTCAGCGGTGGTGCTATGTAAATTAATTGCGACTAACCTCTGTTGTCCGGTTTCCATAGTGCTTTCTAATGTAACCAATGTATCCGCAGCAGAGTTTGGCGTTAGAGTTGCTGATAATCCATTTTTCCACTTCACCCCAGACAATTCTAATGCGTACATTGTATTTGCCGCAATTGCGGTAGTTGACTGTAATGTAAATTCTATAATAAAGTTCGGCGAAGTAGTTGTTACTGTAATGTTTGATGCTCCCGTAGCCGTGTCCGTGTTTGTTCCGGATAATGAAGCGGCGGCAGCGGCGGCGGCGGTGGTAAGTCCAGAAGCGGTCGGTTTCAACGTTATCGTCAAATCTGTCGCGACTGGTGTGGCGATATGACTCTGTGGTATTGTAATTTTTAATTTTCTATCTGCCCCTGACGACGAGGCTGTGAAATGTTTAAAAATAAAACGAAATGTAGTGTTAGTATTCGAGACGCGGGTACATCTATTTAATATCAAGGCACCATCGGCGGCCGCAGTCGCTTGGGCGGCGGATGCGGCGGGGGTAATCGGCGGGTTCGTACTGTATGTATAAGCATCCCCAATCCATTGTGGCGCAGACGCCACCAACCCTTCAATAACTCCCGACCCATACCCCTCGGATGGCGCGATCCACGACCCAAACCCGCCATTTCGGTAGGTTCGCGATATCCATACACTCACCAATAACACTAAAATTAACACGAATACCACCGTATATTTATCCTGGAATAACTCCGAGAATTTCATTTGATGAGTTTGTATACTAATCTATATTGTTATAAAAATAACTATCGTGTATATTGCTTATATTATATACGATAAAATAAATCTCTCAGGCTCCGTGTCGCCCGACTCCGCGCTCCTCTGTTAATACGTCTGTAAGCTATGCGTATACGGATTCTGTCTAAATGCGTTCAAAATATCCGGCTGGATTCTCTCGTTCAGTTTGCGTTCATCGTATCCCTGGGGCATTGTCATCTTACCATAAATATCAATACTGGGAATAGATGACGGCGCATTTGTCGCGATCATCGTGCGGTTGTTTGCGCGGTCGGCATCTAGGCGGTCAATCTGGACGTTGGTATTCGAATTAAACAGCGACATTGCGCCGTGATTGGTTATATTTTTGTAAGTCTTATTTACATTGTTGCGCTGATTATATGCGGCATTGTAGAGGCCATTCCCCATACGGGTAGCGGTTCCGCCTGCGCCTCCTAAATAGTCGGTGCTGGTCGTCGCGCGCTCCGTTTCTTCTGGCGTGTTTTGAGAGATTAAATAACCCGCAGCCGCCTGTCGCTCCACATTCATATGGTCGTATCCGACCAAACCCACGGTAGTCTCTTTAATTGTGGTAGGTGCGCGGTCCGCAGGATTAAATGTCGCGGTTACTGCGGCAGGAACAGGCATTCTCGCATTCTCATAAAGGCGCGCATTACCGACCACATTCTCTTTACGCGACGGTTTAAGGATATCCAGAAGGGGCGCCACGACCGCCTTGAGCGCACCGTGGATACCGCCCATCTCATTGTGGCGCACAGTCGTCCTATTATTATGCGTAAATTTATAGCTCATTCTGCCAAAATCGGCCTCGGTCGCGGTATTCTTCTCCGCAGCATAGGGATTGATGACAGGTTTTCCGTCATACACTTCACGCCGCGTATCTTCAAAATTCTTCGGCGCATACATTGCGCCTCCGCCATCTGCGGGCGCAGTCGTGCCGAAATACTCGCTCGTCGTCGTCTGGCGATTACTTTCGCGGTCCATCTCAATCGCGCGCTGGGTTTCACCCTTCTCCGCGCCGGTCGTCGTAAACCAGCGGTCTGGTGTATTCACGAAGAATGTGTCTGGTAGGTGTTTCTCCATTCGCCCTAAAGTTGCCGTGGTCGGCGCGGTTTGGATGTAATGTGCGGCAGGGCCCTGATGTCCGTCGAGAGAATACGAAAGCTTGGGATTCGTCTTTACGCGCAATTCATCTACACCACGGTCAATCCATTTCTCTCGCGCTTCCATTCCGGAATTGAATCCGAGTGTTCCTTGTGAACCGTATCCTTGGTCCAATCCTGGACCGACACGCACCTCTTCCCACGGCTTCACATTGGCGATTTTCATACTGGGGTTCACACGTGACTGGTAGAAATCATTCTGGTTCGGCATACCATTCGGGAGATGAAGGTTATCGAGCGGACGGAAAAGAGGCGCTTGTTCGGTCTTGGAGAAATACTGCGAACCACTACCAATCTTATTATCCAGCACATTTTCGTGCATATTCGCCCCAGTCGTCGTCCCGCGAATTTTCGCGCCATAATATGGCTCCATATTGTTATGCGTAAATGTCCTCGGGTCTATCTTCGTCCCCATTAAAGACGTAAATCCGTCCTTACTGTAATTATCACCGAATTGAGTATCTAAACTTTCACCGTAGGGGGTAGACGGGGCTTTAATGGTCGCAGTCGAGGCCGCCGACGCCGACGCCGGAGGAATGATGCTATTCTTATCGTTTGACGGATCGCGTCCCCTCTCCGCAATCCCGCGCAGGATGCCTACACCACCGACCCCGCCAGCGACACCAGCCGACATTTTATCAAAATCTACACCTCGCGCATAATAACGGTCAGTTGCTGTGTTTGGATTCTTATAGTCATTTACATTAGAACCTGTATTTGGGCGAATAACCGGATAATTTGTAGTAGGAATATTCGTGTTGGGTAAATACCTTGCCTCGTGCTTACCCGCATTTCTATATCCTTCCCGCGCGCCGTTGCTATTGCGATTTGATGCGATATATGCCGCACCAAGACTTCCTAGGATTAATGCGATTTCAGCCATATATTACGGTATTATATCTATCTATATTATTCCGCTACATATAATATTCCGCGACATATAATATTCCGCGGCACATAATATTCCGCTACAATATTCCAGTATTATGAAAACAGTGCGGTTGTTCCGCTAAACTGACGGATGTCGCCAACATTCTGGATGTCGCTGCCTCCACCTCCGCCTCCAGCGCTGCCTAAACCGCGTTCATTATCACGTCGTCCCCCTACCATTCCTTCCAGGGCCGGGTTCGTATTCGTAGGATGAACTGTAAAATAAGTATCATCCGATATTCCGGGAACAGTTGACTGCGGAACAAATCGGTCCTTTTCAATCATACGTGTATTCAGGTTATTGTAAAAAGGAATAAAAACATTCTCCTGTGGGTCAAAGTGGAGCATCTTCCAGTTGTCCTGCTCTACATCGCGCAACATCCACGCGGGGTGGGTGGCGCGGGTCTGTTCTACGGAACTACCGCCGCGAATCGGGCATCGAATCGTCTCGTTTGTGCGTGTCGCGACCGATGCGCGATTGTCGTGGTGATAATTATCCACTGAATCTCGGTTCAGTTTGCGTGATAAACCAAACAATTCTGCCTCGATATCCACGGAATTCGTCATAATATTACCCGCCCAGCCTTGCGCGCGGATATACGGGTCTTCCATATAAAGCGGCTTATCGCCGGGACCAGGTGCGTTCAAATGGTATCGCCCAACATCGGTAGATTGTTGAAGTTGTTTTTTGATACGGTCGGGGTCATCGCGGAATCGTGTAAATGACATAATGCTACTATATCGTGGTAAAATAAAACAAACCTAAAAACAACGACGTTATGTATTTACATTAACATATTGTATTTATCTTATCTGCGTATTATTGCCGCAAATGTTAATAACCGAGGTATGTGACAAGGCCAAACCTTCTAAATCTTATACAATTTGCTTGAATATGATTGTAAAAAACGAGTCACATATTATAACACAAACACTCACGAACCTGTGTTCCTACGTGGATTTTGATGCGTATTATATATCGGATACAGGTTCCACCGATAACACAATGGACCTTATTCGCGATTTTTTCAAGGAGCGGTCCATCCCCGGGCACATCGAACAAGTAGAATGGCGTGATTTCGGATTCAATCGCACATTGGCGCTTCAAATGGCGTTTCAGAAAACAGACTACCTCTTTATATTTGATGCGGATGATTCTATTCGCGGTGATTTCCGTTTGCCAGATAATCTAACCCACGACGCATATCAGTTGAAGCTCGGTGATTCATTTGTGTATATGCGAACACTCATCGTAAATAACCGAAAACGATGGCGGTTTGTTGGAGTGCTTCACGAGTATATTGCGTGTGTGGATAAGGAGGAGAGTTCGTATGTGATCCAAGGCGAATATTACGTGGAGTCGGGGCGAAGTGGAAGCCGTAATAAAGACCCAAATAAATATATCAAGGATGCCGCAGTCCTAGAGCGTGGATTTTATGAAGAAGGTGGCGGGGGCGGGGACCGCGGACTTGCCGAGAGATACGCATTTTACTGCGCGCAAAGTTGGATGGACGCCGGCGTCACATATATTGACAAGGCAATTGAGTGGTATCTCCGGGTTCTCACGCAAAACAACTGGACCCAGGAGAAATATTACAGTGCGCTTTGTCTCGGAGATTTATACAACAAGAAGGGCGATAAATACAATTCATTTAAATATTACTGTAAAACGATGGAATACGATGAGGAACGTATTGAAGGGGTCGCATCCGTAATGGAGATCCTCCGTGCGGACGGAAACCATATGATGGTGAATGCGTTATACCACAAATACAAGGGCTACAATAAATTCCCGCAAAATAAACTGTTCCTGGCGACGGATAAATACCGTGATGCCATAGAATATAACAATTCTATCTCCGCATTTTATATTTCAGACAAACGAAGCGGGTATGAATGCTGTAAAACCATCCTCCGGCACAATATTATGGCGTTTCATTTCTTGTCATCTACCTATAGCAATTTCGCATTTTATCGCCAGTTTTTTGAAGAGGATACGTTTCCGGAAATTCTGCGACTATTTTATACAGTAGACCATTATCTAGCCATCGCCGCATCTAAAAATGACACGTATAGCGATGATGATATTGTAACATGGGAGCGACTTTTCGATAAAGTGAAAGATGCGTTGGTGGAACCGTGCGAACTGTTGAAAATAACTGGCGGCGGCGGCGGCGGCGGCGGCGAGGCGCGCGAGTTTCATCTGTCGCGACCGATTCATAAGTTGCCCTATCTGGATAAAAATATGCCAGCCCAGGAACCGTCCATCATCATCTTGAATCGCAACGACCGTATTCCACCTCGCGTCATTATAACATTTACCACGTGTAAGCGGTTTGACCTTTTCCAACAAACCGTGAATTCGATATTGAATATGTGGACGGATGTGAATATGATTGACAACTGGTATTGCGTGGATGATAATTCTAGCGAGGATGACCGCGCGAAGATGCGGAAGGCATATCCTTGGATGGATTATTATATGAAATCCCCCGAAGAGAAGGGTCATCGCAGTAGTATGAAAATCATTTGGGATAAACTCAACGAAATACGCCCCGAATATTGGATTCATATGGAGGACGATTTCCTCTTTCATACCCCAGGAAGTTATATAAATAAAGCCACGCAAATGATGACGGATGCGCGGAATTCAGGGCATAATGTGCGGCAAATTTTATACAACCGAAATTACGGCGAGACGGTGCGGGATTATAAGATACAGGGTCATAAGATATTGCGACGAGTCACACACGAGGTCGCGCTTCATCAACATAAGGTCGGCGGCGGCGACTTTGCCTATGGAAACTGCCATTACTGGCCTCATTACAGTTTTCGTCCATCATTGATTGAGGTTGCCGCGATTTTGGCTGTAGGAAATTATGATACACCGAACCAGTTTTTCGAGATGGATTATGCGAACCAGTGGACGAAGCTCGGGTTCTTGTCTGGGTTTTACAATCAAATAACGAACCGGCACATTGGCCGACTTACATCCGAGAGAAATGACCGGACGCAGCCCAATGCGTATGAACTAAACAACGAGAGTCAGTTCACAGCAGTGGAAGCCGCCACCGACACCGCCGCCACCGCCACCACCGCCGTGATGCCCGCGACGAAAAAACGATACTATTCCACGATTCCATTTGATGACGGTTTTGGAGCACAGTTTCAACGATTCATATGGACCTGTATTTATGCGGAAGAGTGCGAAGAGTCCATTTTTATATACAGAACACCCATCAAGATATCACACAATTATAATGACGACCCGGAGTTTATCCCGAAAATGGAGGAATTAATGAATATGAAGCCACATTATATGAATTATTCGGATGTCGTCGCGCAAAATGCGGAACACGAACGCGCCGGCCGTGGCGAAGAAATTGTCGATATATTGACTCCCCACTTTTACGATGTATTCAACTACATTGAGAGACATATCGATACGTGTATGAAAGGCAAGAGTATGGCGCGAATCAAAGAGCAATACTGGCGAAATAAAGACCGCCCGCGCGAAAGAGAACGCGTCTATCACATCCAGGCAGCTGCCGCCGGCGTCTATACCCACCATCTAGCCGCCCATATTCGCCGCCCTAATTGTGATGATACGCGACCCAACGGCGGGGAAGAATATACCAACGAGTATTATATCCGCTCTATATTGACAATTCGAGAGACATACTTGAAAGACAACGCAAATACCAGGATCCAGTTTCACATCTATTCGCAAGGGCGTGAGGAAAAATTCGCGGACTTTACCAAACATGATATTATCGGGAGAGACGTCGTTCTTCATTTAAATGAATCGAATGAAGACACGTTCTTGGGAATGACACTCGCAGATATACTCATAACATCCGCAAGTTCGTATAGTTATAGCGCGGCATTCTTCTGTGACGGTGATATTTATTATACGAAGTTCTGGCATAATCCTTGTAGTTGGTGGAAAAAATTGGCGTCGTAGTCGTAGCCGTAGCCGCGGCAGTCTCTGTAGTTTTTATTCTAATCTATCTGTAACAGTAACAGTATCAATAACATAACCATTGAAGTAAATGGACACCGACGACAATAATGACGTATACGGTGATTCGGATTTTTTAGCCGAGCGCGACAAGACCGTTCACGACTTTCGTGCGAGCGATAAAGATACAAAACGCAAAATAATAGAAAAAATGCTTACTCTGCGACACAATATGAAATATAACAAACATTTGCTCTCGGTGTATATGCGGGCCAAGGGGCTATTTGATACAATGGTCGAGGAGCACCGTTCGCAGTTGGGCCATTTAGATGAAATATACCAACACTTGAATAATCTTATTCGCGAAAATCTCTCGGCGCAGCGAAACAATAACAATAACAATAACAATAATAATAAAGTGATGATGACCGAACTTGTGAAGGATAAGAAGCGAATGGGCGCGTTATTGAAAAAAATGCGGAGAAGTTTTGACAAATTAATGGATGTAGACACCGTCATTGGAACTACTATTGAAAAAATCAACGAAATTACATTTATGGAGGAAGACGCAGAACAGAAGGAAGACGACGAAGACGACGAAGACGACGAGGCCGAAGACGACGAAGAAGACGACGAAGAAGACGAGGCCGAAGACGACGAAGAAGACGACGAGGCCGAAGACGACGACGAGGCCGAAGACGACGAAGAAGACGACGAAGAAGACGAGGACGAAGACGACGAGGACGAAGACGACGAGGACGAAGACGACGAGGACGAAGACGACGAGGACGACGATGAAGACGACGACGAAGACGAAGAAGTCGAAGTCGAAGACGAAGAAGTCGAAGTAGAAGACGACGACGACGAAGCCGAAGAAGACGAGGACGAAGTCGAAGTAGAAGACGAAGTCGAAGTAGAAGACGAAGACGAAGACGAAGACGAAGAAGACGAGGACGAGGACGACGAAGACCCAAAGAAATCCAAATCCGTTATATATCTATTCTAGTATACTCTCGTTTTAGCAATAATGAATATAAACGCGACGAACGTGCGAATCTACGTTGAATTAGCCATTTCTTACACACGCGTTGAAAGATACGCAACCAAAATGTTTTATATATTGCGACCATTTCATTCCCGGGGTATAACCAGATGGGTTCTACGATTTCAACCGTGGCGCCATAACATTTTGCGAAGTTTATATAATCTTTGAACGTATTTTTGAATGAAAATGTATATAAACAAATATAATGCTCATCTACTTCTGGAGAACTTGTATTCGGGTCAAACCCGTGTATTTCCGTATTGAATTTTTGGCATAACCCTAACTCATAACGCGACATATATATACGCGATAACATAAAACGTGTGAATATAATTCAATTTATTATATTATTGAAATATATATTATTGACAAACAAAACAGCAATGGCGTCGTATATCAATCGCTTATTCAACACGCCGTTTTTTCAGAACCGGTTCGTATTATATGGCAGTTTATTCATTGTATTATTGAGTATTCTGCGTCATTTGGCAAATCGAAACATCAATGCGGTCATCCTTATGGCATTGGTTGGACTGGTTATGTCATACTTTAGTAAAAATATGATTATCATCCTTTTAACTGCGTTTGCTTCCGTCTTTCTCTTGGAAATGATTGGGTCGCGTGGTGTTATGGAAGGTATGAAATCAAAAGAAGGCGTCGAGAATAATGGCGACGACAAAGCAGCTGACGACGCAAAGGCTGCTGGCGGCGGGGCAAAGGCGGCTGCTGGCGGGGCAAAGGCTGCTGGCGGCGGGGCAAAGGCGGCTGCTGGCGGCGCAAAGGCGGCTGCTGGCGGCGGCGCAAAGGCTGCTGGCGGCACGCCTGGAGTGAAAATCCAAAAAAAGAGCGAGAAGCAAGGAATGGCGAAATTGACCCCGGCGAGTTATGACGGTAAAGACGGTGAAGGCGACGACGAAGGCGATGGTGCTAGCAGTGGTGGCGGCGGCAAAGGCAACAGCGACAACCGTATTGACTACGCATCAACATTAGAGCAAGCGTATGATAATATAGAGAACATCATTGGCGAAGATGGTGTGCGTGGCTTGACCGACCAAACGAAATCATTGATGAACCAGCAAAAACAACTGATGGATAATATGAAAGATATGGGTCCATTGTTGAAATCAGCCGAGGGTTTTATGAAGCAGGTCACTGGAGGTGGTGGTATCGAAGGTATAACCAAAATGTTGCAGGGATTTGCGACACCAGGAGGAAAATAAAGTGCGCCCTCTTATAAAAAATAAATAACGACATATAATAATACTAAATCGCGTTTAGCATTATTTAATCCACTACATCAAATGGTTCGAAAGTGTCCCCCTGGTGTATTATGTTTTGAAAATATAACGCTTGTCATTGTTGCTGTCATTATGGTTGGTGTTGGGATTTACGCACATTCGCGCTTTTTCGGCGGTCACGGTCACGGTCACGGTCGCGGTCACGGCTCGATGTTAGTTGCATCAACCGATAATTCATTAGATTTCGGGATCGGCGGACCATCATCTAATCAGGATGTATTATTGAACCCGTATGTTCCGCCTCTGCGCGATAACTCGGTAGGAGCAACACGTCCGAGTTATGATATCCGAGGCGGAGTTGAAACCATCCACTATGGTGGAATGGACGGCGGCGGCGCGTTAGGTGTCCGTGTGAATGAACCCACGCGTTCAGTTGATACAACCTATCGCCAAGTGGGGATTCTTACTCGCAATGCCGGTGGCGGCAGCGGCACCGCGTCACAGGATACAATACTTCCATTGATTGGCCGACCCTTATTTACAAATCGCGACAAATGGCAGTTTTATACATTAAGCGATAAAAACAACGCGATTAAGTTGCCTGTTATTATCAATGGAAAGAGTGGAACTGGTGAATACGGTTGTAATAATGTAAGCACTGGCGATACCATATACGTAGAAGGATACAATGATGCGTTTAGGGTTACGGCTTATGATAGCGCGTCGTTGCGATATTTACCGTTTTAGATTGTTATGTTGACAATAATATTATTTATTATTATTGCTTACGATTGCTGCTGCCGCTGCCGCCGCTGCCGCCGCCGCCGCCGCGGCTTCTTCTTGTTCTTTTTTATATTCTTCGGCCTTCGCTTTTGCTTTACCTTCCAGTATTGACATATCCTCGTCCTTGTATAATTTCATAACATCGTCAATTGTCTTGTCAGCCATTCCTCCTGTTCCGGTCTTGGATGTAACGTTTCTCGGGAGTATCCTTGATTTGTGCGCTTCTGGTTCTGGAATATACTCGTCGGTAGGAGTTCCCCATCCTATAAAATGGACCAGATTCATATCTGGTAAATCACTGAATGCGAATTTTCTGATGAGATACGCTTGGTATCGATATTTTTGTGAATCAATCGCATCTATCTCTTTGATATCGTCTTTGGATAAAGGTCGTTTATTCATATCAGCATTACTTTTAATGTCTGCTGCGCTCGTATCGCTTTCCGATACGGCTGACCCCGATGCCACTGTCGCAGCCGCTGCTGCTGCCGCTGCTACTGCCGCTGCCTCTGTGCTCTTGGCCGCCGCCTTCTCGCTTTCCGCTGCTGCTGCTGCCTTCGCGCCTTCCGCTGCTGCTGCTGCCTTCGCGCCTTCCGCGCCTTCCGCGCCTTCCGCGCCTTCCGCGCCTTCCGCGCCTTCCGCGCCTTCCGCGCCTTTCTCGCCTTTCTCGCCTTCCTTATCTCCCTTCGTACCATTTAGGTCTCCTAATAATTGAGCGATAGTCGTTACATTTCCTTCATTTGTCAACGTCGTCACTTCTTTAACTGTTCCATCGGCCAATGGTATAACTTTTGTTTTAAAATCCAATGGAAGTCCTGGCATATCAAAGGCAGCGCACGCGCCATTTTCGCCCATAGGCCCTTTGTCAAGCAATCTCAACAAATTAGTGAACTCCTTAACAACAGCTGGCGGGATACCGTCACTTTTTTCAGTGAAAAAGGTCGACAATTGAGCGAGTCCGTATTTGTTCTCTTTCCCGGGAATCTTATAGGAAAACCCATATACGCTTTTCTTAAAATCATCATACCCTTCGTTTTTGTTGAACTTGGGGTCATTTAATAATTCAACCAGCATTTTGAATACATCCAACGCCTTCGTTTTGCTGTCATCTTCTTCATCTTCAAGACTCATTCTCACAATTTCGAGAGATTTACGTAGAGTCTGTATAGCCGTCAATTTACATCCAACAGATAGGTTTACAACATAACTATTGGTATCATCTGCGACGACCTTCTTCCCCTTCTTCTTATCTCCATCCGATGACGATAGTTCTACCGCCTTCTTGAAATCCTCTTCCGACAATGGCGCAACCTGGATACGGAATTCACTGGGGTCGACTGTTTCGCCGTATTTCAGCACATCAGGGTCAAAATTATCTATGGACTCCGGGCTGCCATTTCCTGTTAGTTTATACAAACGACGCGAATCTAGTACAACGACTGGTCCATTTTTACTGCCAGTGATTGTGATTTTTATGGACTTGTCTGTAGATGTTGGGTCGATCGTTCCCTTCTCTCCGGTATAAATAAATACATCATTTGGATGCTCGTTACCCATCGTGTCACCGTCAGCAATACCGACCTGGTCGGGCGCCTTGAAATACAGGTCGCGTTTCTTCTCTGGAATCTTGCCATCCGTTTCAAAATCCTTCTTCGTTGCGAATTTACCGAATAATATACGGCGTAAATCAAAAATCTCTGTATCGTGTCTATTGAATTTCTTGCCGTCGGATTTCATTTCGATTTGGATATAATAAGGCAGGCCGTTATTCACCAGAAATGTGAGAAGTTTCTGTGCATCCTCCTTTTTTTTCAACTCGATTGTATGAGTTTTAATGGGAATGTCGCCTGGGATGTCGACCCCTAAAATCGAGCCGGATTTATTATCGTCATTGCCCGTTGCCGCGTCCTTGCCCGTTGCCACGTCCTTGCCCGTTGCCACGTCCTTGCCCGTTGCCACGTCCTTGCCCGTTGCCACGTCCTTGCCCGTTGCCGCGTCCTTGCCCGTTGCCACGTCCTTGCCCGTTGCCGCATTCTCGGCGGTATTATTAGTATCACGAGGTTCAGATGCGACGTCCACATCCTTTCCAACCACGACAGCCGCCGCAGCCGCCGCAGCCACCGCAGCCACTGGCTCTACCGACGACGCCAGCGGCGCACCACCTATCATTGTCGCGCGGCGTTGTTTCCGCATCATCCGCTTCATATTTTGATACCGTTGTTTCAGATACGATAACACCGGTAGCGGAATATACCGCTTCAGCGTCTTATTGAATACATTTTTCAGTTTCAACGGATAAGATGTATTATTATTATTATCGTTATCCGTCGCAATTTCCGCACGACTTTGTCTAAATGTCGCAGCCCTCCGCCTGATTGATTTTCGCGCCTTTTTCCATTTACGCACACTTTGTTGTTGTTGTTTCCGTATCTTTCGTATCTTATTTCGTGTTAATTTCATACGATTCCATATACATAAAATATATATAATATTATATATACAAAGACAATACGAGGTATCAAACAATAGCCATATCCATCGATGTCGTCCAAAGGAAAATCAAACCGCGATGCGCCAGTGAATCTAATGTCAAATGTTATGCGGAAAGAAGACCGCGCTTGTTCGTCCACCTGTAATTTTTCATATCAATACAACACTAGCACGTGTAATGTCTTCCATAAAGGGTCGCATTTTCGTATTCCATATGACAGTGGCAGTGGCGGAGTATTTCCCGCGAGATACAATGGAGTTGATTATAAAGTAGACCACATCCATATTCATCAACCATCGCTTCATAGGTATGATGGGGCTCTCGCCGATGCTGAACTTCTCGCGTATCACTCTAGTGCGGATGGACGCAATCTCATTGTATCCATTCCTATAAGTCTCGGCAATGGTGCGGGAAAGCAGAGCTCCGATATTATGAATACCATCCTCCAGAATCTACCGAGTCGTTCAGCAAGCGGCGGCAAGTATATATCTGATGTCAATAACTTCAGTTTAGGAAACCTTATTCCGAAAGAGGGGTTTTTCACCTATGTTGGCAGGCATTTATTACCGCAGTATACCGGTATATACAATTATATTGTGTATCATAAAAAGGACGCTATTCTCGTATTCCGCGATTCACTCGCAAGTATCAATGACACATCTCGTGATACGTCTATAAGCAAAACCGGGCCTATCAGTGAGAATAAAATGCCGAAGAATATGTATTATTACAACAAACGCGGTGCAAATAACGCGAAAGGCAATGGTGATATCTATATCAAGTGTAATCCAACCGGCGAAGATGGCACGGTATTATACCAGCAATCCGCCAATAATGGCGAACTCGGTAGTTTGGCAGAGCTAGACTTGAATAAATTTGGTCTCAACTGGGAGACGATATTACAGAACGATATATTTCGGACTCTTATCGGCACACTTTTTGGCCTACTTATCGCGGTTACCCTGTTTTATATGTTCCGTTTCTTATTCAACCGAATAGGCAATCGGGTCAGTGCGTCGGGTGTTGTGGTAGGAAATCGATAAATTATACAATGTGTATCGTAAATAATACACATTGTTCGGGCGGGTGGGGAGGTGTGGGCACCATATCTATATGACTCCGTCATATTCAGGTTCCACGGCACCGTAAAGTTTACCGAGCACTGGTTGGAATGAAAAGCCATCGGAAATACCGCTACGGTTGTCATTTGGGGAGATAACGACGAGACTATCGACAAGTTCCTCTTCCAGCGTCTTCGTCGGGTCTGGGTTCATTGCGGTCATAACGGCCTGCTTCTTCTCCTCGGTGGGCGAAAAGGTCTCAATTCCGTAGACACCGGTCGCGCGACTTGCCCTGCGAATGAACTCGTATGCTGCCAGGAATCCTAAAATACCGACAACGGGATTGGTGCTTATGAAAAGAGTTATTGCGAGAATCACGACGATGATTTGACCGTATGTGCTTTCTGCGTATTCGGCCAATGCGAGAGGAACCGACGGAGTAAAAACGATATACAATATCAGCAGGACGAAAATAACCATTTCGTGCTGTTTTTCCTGACGCATTAATGAACGAAATGTATCCATTGTAAGTATAATGTTATTACTATTATATGATATATTATTCTAAAACTAAACATAATAGAATTGAAATCTCTCGGAGTCTTTGTGTGGATTCTATACCGACCGACCGACAATGACCGCCTCCGCCTCCGCCTCCGCCTCCGCGTCGTCTTATTACGGTCCTCGTGGATACACCCTTCTTAAAGAATGTATGGACGCAGACGACCTGAAGTTGTTGAGAGATGAACTCACGGTCGGAGCATATGTTCCTAAAGCACCCGTCCAAGCCCCTAAATTCCCGATTTACCGCGAATGTTCTAAAAAGATATATATCCCGCGGTTTTATGGAACAAAAATATATGGCATTCCCGAAGAAACGCGGATCCCCCCTGGCGCACCCGTATCCGAATCTCTCGTATTCTCCGGCGAGATGCGCGAATACCAGAACGTGATCGTAGACAAGTATATCCACCAAGTCACCAAACCAGAAAACGCGGGAATGGGTGGCGGCGGACTTCTAGATGTAGACCCAGGCAAAGGGAAGACAGTTATGGCGCTCAATATTATCGCACGACTCCGTATGAAAACCCTCGTCATCGTCCATAAAAGTTTCCTTTTGAATCAGTGGATTGAGAGAATCCAGCAGTTCTTGCCCGCGGCGCGTGTCGGAATGATTCAGGGTCAAATCGTGGATATCGACGACAAAGACATCGTCATAGGAATGCTTCAGTCTCTTTCAATGAAGGACTATCCGAGAGATATGTTTGACACATTTGGTCTCTCGGTATATGACGAATGCCATCATATGTCCGCAGAGGTATTTTGCCGCTGTATGATGAAGATTGTCACGAAATATACACTCGGATTATCCGGAACAATGGTGCGAAAGGACGGACTTACAAAAGTATTCAAACATTTCCTTGGGGATGTGGTCCATAAAGAGAAGAACGACACGACGACCCACTCGGTTATTGTCAAGGGAATTCAGTATAAAGTCAATGACCCCGAATTCAATGAAACCGAATACGACTATCGAGGAAATCCCAAATTCAGCACGATGATTTCTAAAGTGTGTAATTATAATCGGCGCAGTGAGTTTATTCTGGATGTTCTACAAAATGAGCTGGCAACGAACCCAGACCAACAGGTTATGATACTGGCACATAATAGGTCGTTGCTTGAGTATTTCCACGACGCGATAGAACACAGGAAAATCGCGTCGGTAGGGTATTATGTGGGCGGAATGAAGGAGGCCGCGCTGAAATTGAGTGAGAGCAAGAAGGTTATTATTGCGACGTATGCGATGGCGTCGGAGGGCTTGGATATCAAGACTCTCACGACACTGATTATGGCATCACCGAAAACGGATGTTTGCCAGTCGGTGGGTCGCATCCTGCGCGTGAAACACGCATCGCCGCTCGTCATTGATATCATTGACCCGCAGGATGTATTCCGCAGCCAGTGGTTGAAACGTCAGACCTACTATATCAAACAAAGATACCGTATCATAATTACAGACACGGAGGGATATTATAAAAATAACTGGACCGTGAAATACCAGCCTCCAGTAGTTTCGGCAAAGGCATTGTCGTCTGCTGCGAGTGCGCGCGAGAATGAACTCGCCAACGCAGATATTATTGAAATCGATGAAGAGACTGGGATTCTTTCGGTCACGACGGAGACAAGTGCAAAATCCAAAATAAAGTCGACCATTCCGAAGATGAATGGAAAATGTATGTTTCAGTTAACGGAATAACGGACACGACGACGGGAGACCTAGGATACAGGATGGCAGCTATTATATGCTGTAGGAGCCGCAGGATTTGCTAGAGCGGTCGTGCTTGGAGTGACGCCGGTCCCGCTCCCCCCGATAGAATACCCCGCATTTACGCCAGAGGCTGCGCTACTACCGTAAGGCGCGCCCCATCCTCCCCCACTTTGACTCTTGCGCTTACGACTCTCAATGAAACGCGATATACGCGACTTACATTTACAACGGCAGGCCCGCGAATTACGACGACTGCGACTACCCCCGAATCCGGTCACGATATCGCAATTACACTTTTTATTACGTCGTCCGGTTTTGCGAACCTTTCGCTTACTCTTACTACTACGTTTGCGACGGCTACCGCCACCACGCGTCACCGAGTTATAACCAACGGTGACTGGCGCATACGACCCGCGCGCATACGCGCTATCCTGATTCCCGCCATCAAACGAATGAAACTGACTCATCCCGCCGCCTCCTTGAACGAACGCGCGTCCAGCCTGGCCCTGATACATATTCCCGGTTGCGCCATCTTGTGAGAGAATATCCTTACTTGATAATGCGATTCCAGCATTATGCTCGGATAGGGGGTTTGAACGCATATATGACATTATTATTATATAATTATGGTATTATTATATAATTATATTATTAGTATTTCTTATTAGTATTTCTTATTAGTATTTCAATAATAGTAATAATAATAACAAACCGTTATGGTTTACGACCGATAATTCTTATTGGTGCGCCTGCGGCAATACGCCCGCTTCGTTCCGCGAGCATAACGACAACTCACCCTTAATTTGCGACTGTTACATTTTTTCTGGCTTTTTGAACGGCACGGAGATGAATGTAAACGCGCTAAATATTTCTTCTGGTTGCGAAAGACGAAGGGTTTGATTTTGCGGATTTTCTGACCGCTGATAGGTGCGGATGGTTGAAGGTTCATATGCTCGTTACCGAGACTGATTTTGGCGCCGCCAGAGAGCGGCTCTTGTGAAATGGAGTCGTGAGACGCAGACATTGGTATTATTGAATATATATAATTTTGGTATATAATAAATATAATAAATCTTCGCTTATTGAGTATCAAACAATGAGCCGAGAATCAAACGCATTGCGGGCTGCTTCTCTCGACGACAACCACCACTAATATGTGAATGAAGTTCGTCTAAATGCGACATTTGCGTAATATGGTCTCGTCCGTCTATCATAATTGAGGGGGTTTGAATGCCGTATTCTTTCTCAAATGGATGTATTACATTTCTAAATAGATAGTCCAATGCGATTTTGTAGCTATACATCGTGGGTTGAATGTAGCTCGACGGATTGCTGAAATTATTGACATTAAATACGATACCGTTTAATATATACTTATGCGCCCATATATATTCAAACATTTCTCTTGAATTCGCAATACCGTCGTGTGAAATGGTGGTATGGACCCATAACAGCGGTGGCGGAGCATGAGGCGGAGCGACGATTTCCTTTACACTCCGCACGATACATTCACTGGATGGACTGAAACGTCTTCCCGCAATAATCAACGAAGAATCGCCGACAAGTGATGCCTCGCGCGCGTTATGACAAATCATCTGTATCCGACGGTCGCGAAGAAAAGATATCAAGGCAGGTGATGACGCCGATGAAACCGCATAACACGGACGGACATGTGGCAATTGTTGGCCCAATTCACGAAACAGATTCGCTAGTTGTCGATACGACGACATACAACGATGCTTTGAATATATAACATTATACTACAGTTATTTTTATACTCATTCTATTATTTTCTAATGTGCCTGGTGCTCAAATAACGACACTCGTGCTGTTTGACTTGTTGGTCGGTGATAACGCGTGCGTCCGAGTCCGCGACAGTGCCAGAAACAACCTGGAAAGGAACCCAACGACAAAACCGTTTATGAAACCGACACATCATCATATACTCCTTATGAAGCGAAACATACTTGTCGGGTTCGGTATTCTCAAACTCGGTTTCGTCTTCACTTTCTTCTAATGCGTCCAGACTCTGATTTTCGGCGATATTGCGAAATAATCGGTTCATCATAACACTCGATTTATAACTCGGTATGTGCGCGAAGTTATGAAACACAGGGTCGCACCCACGAGTATTATTTGTCGGTCGAACGAACAATTCATAAATATCATTTTGGATGTTAGGGCGCACGATAAATGTGGCCTGGATATTGGTAAGCATTTCGTCCATTGGCTGGATATATTGTATTTGCGCTACGGGTGTGAGTCTGTGTGTGGGTGCGGGTGCGGGTGCGGGTGCGGGTGCGGGTGCGGGTATTTTCACAAATACACGTCCATTTCTAGATTCGTTAGTATCACATTGTTGGAACATACGTTGAATAACCCGCGTGTGTGTATTATATCGATACTGAATCGAGAACACTTGATAGGGTAGCCCTTGTGCGATGATTTCCGCATCCGGTTCGGTATCACATAATATAGGTAGTCCGAACACCACGCTGTTTTGTTTCGTATACGCAACTTGTCGGATTTCTCTTTCCGCGAATATATTTTCACATAAACGAATGTGACCTGATAATGTAAGCGAAGGAATCGGATTCCCTTTATACCAGTAAATTGTGTGAATAGAGAAACACGTCTTGTCCGTCAACCGAAACAGGACGCCGCCGAATACAGTTCCATAGACGAGAGTGCTATCAACACACGCATCATAAATACGGACTGAACCTGGATACCAACCATTCTCTTGGTGGAACTTGCGAAATGTTGGTGATACGCCGCCGCCATTGTGATTCGCGCCCGCAATATCAATGATTGCGACTATTTTACGCCGATTCCATTCGGTCGCCCACGCGACGCACCGCTTTCCCTTTGGAAGAATAAAACATTTATAACCTGGCACGATTGGTTCGTTCTTATGAATAGATGCTTCATAAGAAAGTCTAGTATTCGGAAAACTTGCCAATAAACTGTCAGTGTCTTGCGAATTCAAGATACACATATCGTTATTATTGCTTCGGTTATTGCTGTTGCGATTGTTGTTCTGGTAAAAACGGTGTGTCGTCATGTAATCGTGTGTATGTATATATATAGTATACGCGAGTTCACTTTAACTCATTTCATAACTCGGGCGAAAATTATCAGTTGAAGATTTAGATTTCAGCCCGATTCCACGCAAGAATGTCTTTAAGTCCGTCTTCATATCGTTTGGGGCGGCAGCGGCGGTGGCGGTGGTAGGAATTATATCACTTGTATCATACGATTCGCCGTGTATTCCTAAATTGTCCGAATGTGCCGAATGCGCCGACACCGACTTCGCATTATCTAAATTTTTATTGATTGTATCAAATAACGATTTATATTTCTGTTTCGGGCAATGTATCAGATCTTTCACTTTTGGCGCGGTTAACGTAGTTTCAAAATAAAGATACAAATAATGAATAATAACAATTAAACTGATAGAAAATATAATATTTTGAATGAACCACAACATTACGATTATGATGTAGCTATATTGTATTCGTGTATTTATTACGAACATAATTTGAAGTGGTCTATAAACGAAATAATATCGTCCATACACGTTCGCGTTAATATATCTGATTTGTGCGGTATAACGCCATTTTCGGTCGTTATATAAAAATCGAGGACATCGGTCTCTGTCTCGTTTAATATAAATACGAATGCGCTCATTGATTTCGGATGTGTTCGAACGACCTTTTTAATATGTCGCACAACGGCGTGGTTTGTGGAAATATTGTGGCGTGTTTCGGCAACGGTGGGGCTCAATTCGTAATAACTCTCATCCACCAGCACGGGTACCGACGCCGATGTTCCCGTGCGGGTAATTTCCATCGTCCGAACAGGTCCATCAACTGGAATACATTCGTGTAGATTCTGTTGTCGATCAGCGTCATTTGCGCGGATTTCATATATTGCGTCTTGCGCTATTACAAAATGGCACATTTTTTTATCTACGAAAAACAGTTCGGTTCCCTTCGGGCGAAGACGACCCCGTTCAATGATTTGATGTATTTTCGGATATCGCTCACCCATTTCTTCTAATGTTATATCTAATAAATAGATGCGTGGTTCGGTCTGCTGCTTTGTTTGAATGAAATGTGTGCTGGTATTGTTTCTGTAAATGGTGCTGAGTCCCGAAATCATCATTGCTTGTCGCGCATTTTGCCCTTTTTTTTGTGCGCGGAAATTATTGCGCGTATCCATTGCGTGTTATTATCATATCACGTTGTATGTTTATGTCATTTCGCGGGGCGGTCAGTGGGGGCGGGTGGGCGGGCGAAACAATATAGAAACAGTACACGTATTGTATATACAACCAATGTCTCCGTCATCTTCGGCCGCGACCAAAACTACGATTGTTATTGTCTCCAAATCAGGTGATCTTTCAGAATGTGTTGTTGAACCAAATAAAGAGACTACCCTCGGAGAACTCGCCATTTTGTTATCTAAAAAATGTGGTTATAGGAACCCAGAAGGGTTTATGTGTTGTCATACGTGGAGATACAGGAATAAACAATCATTTCTAGTGACAGCCGAGACCAAATACATTTATGTGGATATTTGGGCGAAAACGGGTGGACGGGCGGGACAAGAGAATAAATATGAATTGCCGCCGCCGATAGACGAGCAATTATTCTTTGGAAATATGGCACTTGTCGCCAGGATAGATAAGGCGAACGCAATCGATATGACGATTGAATTATGGAATAAGATATATGAGGCCCTATTTGGCGGGTTTGAGGACTTGGCCGCTACTGCTGCGGAAGACGAAAATGAAGTGGATGAACTGGATTTGATTCCAGCGTGTAAAAAGACGACTAGCGGGTATTTGAAGGACGGGTTTGTTGTGGATGACGATACGCCGCGCTGTAAACGGACTACGCGCGGAAAAAAACCCAAATCGGAATCCACTGAAGGTGAGTTTATAACAGAAACGGAAACAGAGTCGGAAACACCTCCCTCCGATTCACCTATGAATTCTGATACAGACGTCGAGCCTGTAACTGCTATGCCGCCCATTATTGTGAAACCCAAACGTGCCATTAAGAAACCTGTGGGGGGCGGAAAATCCAAAAAGGTGGTGGAAGAACCAATCAAAGCACAAGAAAGTGAGTCGGAATTAAGTGAAGACTCGTATGAATAAACCCGTCCTGGACTGGAATGGTCCAGAAAATTGATTAAAGAAAACAACAGTTATACAATTAATACTATCGGATGTCAACCATTCAAACGATTGCGTATCCCGAGCAATTTCGCACCGAGGTGCGTAAACGAATTGACGCGCTACTCGGCGGCAGCGGCGGCAGCGGCGATACCGAATCCATTTCGTCCAATATCGAAAAGGGTATATTCAATTGGACGATTCAACACGCGACCAAAAACAATATTGTGAAAAAATGGTCCAACTCGTTCTTCATTACATTATATATTGACCGACTGCGTTCAGTCTATATCAACTTGAAGAAACCGGATGTATCAAGTGCCGTTATATCCGGAAACATCAAAGCCCCTGAACTCGCATTTATGACGCATCAGGAAATATGTCCCGACAAATGGAAACAACTCATTGAAGACAAAAAGGTTCGCGACAAACAGAAATACGAACCGAATATTGAAGCATCTACCGACAATTTCACGTGTAATAAGTGTAAATCCAAGAAATGCACGTATTATCAGCTCCAAACACGTTCTGCGGATGAGCCGATGACGACATTTGTCACGTGTCTGGAATGTGGAAAGCGTTGGAAGTGTTGATAATATTGGACGGTGAAATCATAATAATAATATCTACTGAAATAGTAAAAGATGAATTGTAAATTTTTTACTATTGTAAAATCATATTTCTATTGCTGCGCGAACAAAGATAATGAAGCACATAAAAAGACCGACGGCGACGGCGACAATGACAATATATATCGTGTAGATAGCCCATTCACGTTTAACGACCTGACCTATTCAGGTTCATCTAGCGCGTGGTCTTCGTCATCTTCATTAGACGGATATGACGAAAAACATAAACAGCAATTGAAAGAGTCAGTGCGACGTATGAAAAAATATCAACGTAATCTATTTCTTCCTTATGAGGAGGATAATGATGACTCGTGATTAAAGTATCTCTAAATCTTGAATTCGCCAATATTCAGAACCGCCGTTTGGTAATGGGCGCCTAATAATAAAGGGCGTCTTTTTTTGTTCTAATTCCTTCACTGCGATGAGGTAACCATCGATTACGGTAGAATCAATCTTAATAAATGCGGGCGACCCCTCGTTGAGTTGTTTCGCACGTTGCCCCAATATCCGAGTTTTCTCATATTTTGTCATAATCGGAATGGTTCGGTGTAAATCATCCACGATGACACCGGCGCTATTTCGGACGACGCGCGAGAGTGTTTGTATCTCATCGTAATTGTGGGAAAATGATTCGGGGTGATATGTCGCAATATAACTTTCACGAACATTTGATTTCAGTTTCTGGAAATATTCCGATGAATCTTTATCCTCGTGTTCGTCTTCATCTTCGTCTTCGTCTTCCTCGTCGTCAAAATGGATACCGTGTGGAACACCTAGGAGTGTGAGGTCGTCTTCAGTATTTTTATTGGAAGCAGTCCTCCGTTTCTTTATATTCTTTTTTGATTTGGTGCCTTCGCCGCCACCCTCGCCTTCACTATCTCCTCCTCCATCACCACCTTCGCCGCCTTCGACGTCGTCTTCTCCTTCGCTTGGTTCTGCGTCATCTTCGTCGACTGACGATGCGTCATTACTCGTATTTGTGTCATCGCCAGAATGTTCTGATGCCGAACCATCATCTTCGTCGTCTTCGTCGTCGACGTCGACCTGTAATACCGGGACGGCTTCTTCATTTTCAGAATTGTCGCCATCATCTACACGTGGCGCCAGTTTTTTAGGTGGAACTTGTATCGACATTATGATATGTATATATAATTATCACACTTTATTATGTTTCAATTTATTGTTTTACGTATAATAATAGTAAAACAATAAAAATCTGGTGATACACCCAGGTATTTAACGTGCCGTGGTGTTGTTGTTGTTGTTCGAGCAACCGAGACTAATTCCGCTGGGACTGATTTTGGGGCAGGTCGCGTTGATGACTTTGATGACATCCTTCACGGGCTGGACGAGATAGGGGCGAATTTGCGAATACGAAGGGAACGTAATACTCTTCGCATCGGATTCGACATCGGCAAAAGAAATAGGATTCATTGTTATATTCTACCACTATATTTTATTTTCACTAAAATTCCGCATAAATCCGCGCGTTCCCCGACGCCGCCGTCGCTACTTCCGTCGCCGCTACTGTTGCTCGGTATTCCATACCTTGTCACATTTCGCACACAAGTATACATATTTCAGGTTAGTATCATCATACCGAACATAAATAATTTCGGATTTGGGTTTATTTGCCGCTATTCCGCCGACACCGCCAGTGCTGCCCTGGTTGCTAGAACATTCGTCGTTTGGGCATCGCATTGTATGAATCCGCGGCAGTGTAGGGTCAAGCTTCGTATATTTGTTCACCACTTGTGAAAAGGTTTGCGGCGTTGTTTTATGCTTAACATTGACCTTTGAAACACAAATATTCTCGGAAGCAATCGTGTTGTCTATATTTCCGCAATTTCGACAGTAATACTGTAACTCATTTTCAGGAGTGATACTGATATAATTCATATTGGCACATATCGCACAGAAATGCATCGCACGTCGACGTAATCTACTATATTGTATATAGATACAATTAATTTCAATTTAAGTCGGTATCCGTTGCCATACGTCAGTATAAGTATTATAATAACATACCCTATTCCATTACCTCCGCAGTGGCAACCGTAGCGTCGAAGTGTTCTAATAGGGTGTTATATGAAATCGCGGTTGTAATACATCCATATAATCCAATCGATATCGTTTTCTTTTCGGGCATCTTCCCTAATCGTTCCACCAAAATCTCTCGGATTCGCGTTTTGTTTTCTTTAAAATGGCGGGACATGAACCCCTTAAAATCTGGAACGAGTGCAGATTCAATAGTTACGTGTGTCGTAAGTTCCGTCAATAACGTCAAACACGCAAACTTATAATTGTAATATTCAACAATCGTGTGATACGGGACGAAATCGCTGTGTTCTCTGCGAATACCCGGTTCGTTAAGGAGAGGCTCTTTATCCAGCAAAGACTGAAATGTTGACAGTACCGACCGAATATTCTGACACCCGGACCATTGTTCTCCACGCCACGTATTCACGATAGACACGCAAACCTTCTTATTCGTGTAAAAGTTGGGGTGAAACCGAATATTCTTTGTGTTCGTCAAATAAGAGACAATGGGAGGCGAATGCGGATAATTCGTAGGGAACTTAAAGACAAAGAAGTAATACCCACCGAAGTAAAGCGTATCGGATGGGCCGACAATACACGCATACCCAGTAAGTATGTCTGTTTCACTGTGCCGATATATAATACCACATTCATCTAATGTAGTATCGGTCATCACATCGCGGATGTCTTTGAGGAGACGCATAACAGTTTCTTTGGGTATGACGACTTTTGTCGTTGTTGGGTCAGTCGGCGGGGCCGTGGGCGGATGATGGTCCATCGAAACGAGGTTTACAATAGAACCTATTATTGTGTTTATGTATTTTTCCATCCACCGATCACCGACCTCAATTTCACGGGGATTTGTCTCGATACATCGGGTGGAATGTTGCGCGGTGGACGGAAAACACCAAGACCATTATGCTCTCATAAAAAAGAGTGTGACGATACATCGTCTCAAAATCGAAAACTGAAACCCTAAAAAAAAATCTACGGGCTAAAACACTTTTTTTACAAAAGTCCTGTGCCCAGAAAAACGAAAATGAAAGCATCCCCCTTTTTTGAGGGGTTTACATGATGAAAAAGTCAAAGTGCCATTTTGGGGGGATCAGATTTAGAGATAAAACCTCTGGAATATATAAACCGGGGGTTTTAGAAATTTCAATTCATAATTCGGAGAAAATTGAACCTTAAACCTACCCAATTTGAATTTACAAGACAAGGCTACACAGGACAATCGCTATATGACATCAACTTTATATGGAATAATCCCTGCGTCTGCTGCGGCTGCGTCGGCGACGACGACAGACCCTACAACCGCATCATACCAGTCTCTTTGTTCTGGTATGACATACGAGCAATTTATGAAACATCATACGTCCAAACCAGGCGAAGCGTATACCCACACGCGTATCGGGGATAAGTCATTGAACGTATATGGTGGTGTTTATACGATACCTCCAGCGATATTGCCGGTGTTTTGGAAGAAGTATTATTCCCACGTATTTGAAAATGGGAAACAAGAGTTTCTCACAGAAAAACAGAATCCGGAAAAGGGTATCATTGTCGTGGACTTTGATTTCAGATATGACACGAGTATAACCAAACGCCAGCATTCTAAAGAACACGTATTGGATATGATACAGTCATACATCCAAACACTCGAGACACTTGTTGAAATCCCGACCGATGTCAAGATTCCGATTTACGTCTTTGAAAAGAGCGACGTCAACCAACTGGATGATGTCACCAAGGACGGAATTCATGTGATTATTGGCGCGATGGTGGACCGCCCTATTCAGCGAATGTTGCGCGCGCGAATGCTGAAAGAGCTCCCAGAAATATGGACGGACATCCCGATTACGAATTCGTGGAACGACGTCCTTGATGAAGGAATATCGCGCGGCCATACCAATTGGCAGTTATACGGTTCGCGTAAACCCGGTCACAAAGCATATATGTTGAAGTATCATTTCGTTATGATGCACGACCCAGATGATGACGATGGCGCGTGGATGTGCCAGGAAGAGAAGACGAGTAAATTCAATGTAAAGGATAATTTTGCGAAACTATCCGTCCAGATGGCGACAGGCGTAGATACCGAATATCCCGTATTTACGCTTTTACAGAATAATTCAGTATTGAAGGTGGAATATGATGCGCTTCTGAATCAGCAACGCGGAATGAATGGGGGGCGAAATGGCGGCGCAGGCGGTGGAGGTGGAGCCGGCGGCGTGGATGGAGGAGGGAAGCGTATTCGCCTCGTGGTGACAGGCGGTGGCGGTGGTGGTGGCGGTGGAAGCGGTGGCGGCGTAGGTGGAGGCGCAACCGATGCAATGATGTCGCACAACGGAGTTATTCTGATGGATAAAATAACAAGCCACTCCGAGCTCGTCATGGCAGTCGAAGTTATGCTGAATATGCTTGAACCCAAAGAATACGAAATCCGCGAGACTCATTATTACACAATGGCACTTCCGTCGCAATACTATGACCCATATGACAAATGGCTCCGCGTTGGACTCGCACTTCACAATACCAACGATAAACTCTTCCTCACGTGGATGCTTTTCAGCGCAAAGTCTGCGAAATTCTCATACACGAATATTATGACGCATTATGAAACATGGTGTAATTTCCCCTATAGCCCCGACGGTCTGACACGCAGGTCCATTATGTATTGGGCGAAGAATGACTGTCCGGAAGACTACACGCGCATCCGTAATGAAACCATCGACAATTTCATCCATCAGACGATTTGTAACGAGACGACCAATGACTCATCTACGGATGTAGATTTGGCGACGGTATTGTATACCATTTTCAAGGACCGGTTCGTATGTGTTAGTGTCAAAGATAATCAGTGGTATGAATTCGAGAAGAATCGGTGGTGTGAATGCGACCAAGGCAACTCGCTTCGCGCGCTCATTTCCAAGGATATGCACGATATTTATACGAAGAAGCACCGCGAGATTATGGACTTAACATCCGGGCTGGACCCCACGTCCGACCAGTATACATCGGCGCGGAAGCGGTCGCGTCGTATCGTGGATATCTGTACCAAGCTCAAGACAACCAGTTTCAAGAATAATATTATGCGCGAGGTGCGCGAACAGTTCTACGACAAGGATTTCATTGATAAAATAGACACTCGACCGGAACTCCTCTGTTTCAAGAATGGTGTCATCGATTTCACGCATAAAACGTTCCGCCGGGGACAACCCGACGATAACCTATCCAAGACGACGAAAATCGATTATATTCCACTTGACGCTGAAAAACACCGAACACACATCGGTGAAATCAACGATTTTATGGCACAGCTCTTCCCCGAAGAAGAGCTCCGGACATATATGTGGGAGCATCTCGCGTCTACCCTCATCGGGACGAACCGCGAGCAGACATTCAATATTTATATCGGTGGTGGGAGCAACGGCAAATCAAAACTCATTGAACTTATGTCGGCGGTTCTGGGCGAATACAAGGCAGTTCTTCCCATTACAGCTGTTACACAGAAACGCGCGATGATTGGCGGTGCGTCGCCAGAACTCGCCGTTCTCAAGGGTGTGCGATACGCAGTGATGCAGGAACCGACGAAGGGCGACCGCATCAATGAAGGTATCCTGAAGGAGATCACGGGTGGAGACGATATGACTGCGCGAGCCCTCTTCAAAAATACGATTTCGTTTGTTCCACAGTTCAAGCTGGTTGTGTGTACGAATGTTCTGTTTGACATCAAGAGCAATGATGATGGAACGTGGCGTCGTATTCGACTGTGCCCTTATAAATCCAAGTTCTGTGAGGACCCGAAAACCGACGACCCGGAAGAGCCGTATCAGTTCCTCATCGACAAGAACCTGGATGTGAAAATTAAATTGTGGGTAAATGTCTTTATGGCGATGCTCGTCAAGAAGGCATTTGAAACGGATGGAAAAGTGAAGACGTGCGCGGCCGTCACTGCGAGCAGCAACAAGTACAGGAATACTCAAGATTACTTGTCGGAGTTCTTGCGCGACAAGATTCGACCCGCAGATGAAGAAACATATATCAAGAAGACCGAGGTATATGAAGAGTTCAAGAAATGGTATATCGTTCAACACGGCAAGAATATCCCGAAGGGCAATGAGCTATACGACTATATGACGAAGAAGTTCGGCAAACTCACAACCAAGGGGTGGCGGAAGTGTCGCATCCTTTACGATGACGATGACGATGGTGGTGAGGGTGATGATGGCAGTGATATCAACGCGTAATTCATTCATTCATTCATTCATTCATTCATTCATTCATTCATTCGCGCCAAAAGCGCACATTCATTCATTCATTCATTCACTCGCGCCAAAAGCGCACATTCATTCATTCATTCATTCACTCGCGCCAAAAGCGCACATTCTTCAATCCCAGTATTTCAGTTATTTTCGCGAGTCTATCGAATATCCACAATACAATCGGTAATATGTATTTCGGATATATTCCAAGTAGTATCAATATAATAATATTGCGTTTATCGTAAGCACCGCTTGCGGACGAAAAGAAATCCCGCAACGACATAACAAGAAAAATGGCAAACACTGCGTAATAAAGGAATCCGACGAGGTCTTCGTAAAAGGATAGACTGTTATATTCATCATAATCGTATATTGCGTTTTGCTTGTATAGCGCGATATTTTTCTTTTGATTATCCATTATCGATGTAATATCCGAATCATTAAGCAGTAATTTTTCCAACTCCCCTGAATTTTGGCTAGTTACGCTATGTAATTTATAATACGTATTCAATAACCGGTCGGCTTTATCAAATAGAGAATTAATTGAATTTATGTATTCATCTTTTTTTGTGTTGGCTAGTTCACATCTTGGTTGGTCCGCTGGCGCCACCCCACCACAACCCGTATAATATTCCGCCCAAGGAAGTATCGTCTGTCCGTCATTGTTTGAACTTGCACTGTCTTTATATCGGGGCAAGCGTGCGTTGAATGTTTTTACGGTGGAGTCCCCTACAGTAACATCCGTGTTCGCCTCCGCCGCCGAACCATTATAAAAATCAAACCCCTCCTTTAGTCCAGCAAAGCCTTCTACGCCGGCGTCGCCGCCGCCTCGCACTTGAAACCCCTGCGGCCCTACCGATGGATAAATATCACCCTCGGATTTTTTATTCGCACGCACGCGCCGGTCGGTTTCGATATACTGTTTCGCCTTTTCAGATAAATCGGCGCCACTATTCTGACACTTCTCTCGCGTATCTTTCCATACTTTATGCGCCTTTGCGATTTCGTGACTCTGCGCTTTTCCATCTACTAAAGCCGTGTATTTTACACTGGTTTCTTTGATATTGTTGTCGCAGTTCATATACAAGTTTCGCGAATGGAGCCATTCTGCGTGATGAAGACTCATCGTATATTTATCTTTTTCAGGCCCCGTAAATCCACCTTGACTTATAATTTGTCGGATTTTCGTCAAGTCATTTTGCGATTTTTGAAGGACTTCGTCTAATGAGCGTTGCGCCTCGCTGCCGCCGCCCCCAGATATAGCTAACGCCGCGGCTTCTGTATCCGTCGTTTTACTCATCGCGGCCTCGCCTTGTTTCGCCTCTTCTAACAGTTCTGGCTCAATGCCCTCCGACTCGTCAAAAGCTATACCCATTTTGTATGTTTATAATATAACTACTATATTTGTTAGATTATAAAAATGATTGTAATGTAATTACTAGACAAGACCGCTTATACGTAAAGGAATATTGGTTGGTTCTTTTGATGTGGCGACGGTGACATTTTGGTATGAAGTAAGATCCGCACCGGGGGATCTAGTAATGCCGGTTATGGTTATTGTGACAGTGGCAGACCCGTTGGTTAATGCAACGGCACTCGAAGCAGTCAATTCAATTAGAGTTCCTGATGCTATCTGTGCGGCAGTTGGAGTGACGGTGGTAAAATTGTTGGTAGAGGCAACGCTTGGGTTTGACCCTATAGTAAATACACCTGACGGTAATGTTATCTTGACCTTGTCACTCACCGCCAACGCCGTTGAAATCTTCATTTTAATCGTTAAAGTGCCAGTCGGGGAGGGGGCGACCGGTTTCGTCCATACCGCAGAACTTCCCTGGGAAGAAAGCGCCCCGCCTGAAGATGCACATCTACCTCTCGCTGCGTCCCATGTAGTTCCGACATCACAGCATCCTGGTCCATAACACGGCGCCGCACCCATTCCCAAATCCATTGGCTTGGATGGGTCCGCGTTTTGTTGAATAAATTTATTAGACACGTCGTCTTCATTGAAATTCCAGTCATATTTGTCGAATTCGTGGTCGTTCCGACGCATAATATCAAACACTTGCTTTCCGATGACAATACCGCCCATCGTAAGGATGAAAATAACGCCTAAAGTCGAAATCGATGCGGGTATCAGTTCTTTATTCCGCATTAGGGCCAATACAATAAGCGCGATAGAAACATAAATGATATTTTTCATAACTTCGGTATTGGCTTCATAGTTGCGCGTGTAATACGTATTCACTTGGGCCATACGACGTTTGTTCCTATTATCATCTGTCAGCGTCTTCGCATTCGCAGCAGAACGATCCTTCTCTTTCGCAATAAAATTAATCGCGGTTTTCTGGGCTTCATATAGAGTGTCGGAATCAAACACTTTTCCGGCTTCTTGGATGGTTCCGTATGTATACGCAAGAACATTGACAAGCGCGGAACGGGCTTTGAATAAATCTGGGTCGGTAGTATCGCCACCAGCTATACGCGCGTTGATACTGGCGATTGCGTTGCGAATTTCTTGTGCGTAGGGCGTGCTTTCAGATGGTGTCGCGCCCGCCGCCGCCGCCGGACCAAGAATTCTAATCGGTGTAGCTACCGGGGTTGTTTCAGTTGTCGTACTTGTTGAAAAAATGAAATTTTCAATATTGGTTGAGCCTGCGGATATGCCGACATTTGTCATTGTTATTTTTAGTTTTGTATTTATAGGTAGTGAAGCGCCACTTACTGTAAATATAACAGACGTTGTAGTGCTTGATGTAGATGGAGCACCAGCCGCAACCGTAGCACCAGTGACAGTAGTAACAATGGCGGCAGTATAATGACTTTGAGTTCCACTCATCGTTACACCTGCCACTGTAGGCCACGAGACAGTAATGGTGTTGGTGGCCGCCAATGCGGCACCCAATGTTAGGTTTAAATATAAAACTGCGGTTATACTATTAGTCGCATCACGTCGCAACGGTCTATCCGCAGAAGGAATAATAGTCAACCCCTCAACATACCCCCCGCGGTAAAGGTAATCTTTGAATAATTTCCCCGCGCATAATACGACAATCGCGAATAAAGCCACCAATATTTGATTTTTTTCACTTATTTGATATGCCATTATTTATATAATGAGTAGTTACAATCCATAAATACTGATGATATTATTATTATTTCTTCCTGCTAGTGCGAGTGCCACGCCCGCCGCCGGTTCCTGCGCCGGTAGCCCCTGTGCCCGCCCCCGCCCCCGCCCCCGCGCTTCCGATCGCATCACCCACTTTATTCACAGCATCTGTCGCGGTTTCGCTTACTTTATCCGCCAGTCCCTTCGCGCCTTCCACCGCCCCCATCGCGGCCTCATTTGCCGAAGAAACCAAATTATCGGCGCCTTCGGTGATACCCGTCGTCAAATTCTCGCCGGCTTCTTTTAATTGATTGCCTGCGGAACCCAGCGCTTCCTTAACATCGCCCGTTCTATCCTCGATATCGTCCATTTTCAAACTTCCCATACCGAACAATCCAAGAATATATGCGAATAAGCCCCCATTGTCGCCACCTTCATCCGCGACGTCTTCCTGTCCGAACATTTCCTTCAACTTCAAAAGAGCCATAACCGCCAAGATTGCTAAAATACTCCAAAGAATAAATTTATACGATTCCGAAATCAAGAGTTTATTACTCTCTTCGGTCATCGCAAGTAATCGTTCGCGCTGATATTCTGCGTTGGAGATTTTTTTGAGGTCGCCTTGGAGGTTCGTCATAGTGGATACATAGTTGCCCCCGCTAATATCATCCATCCCCTCGCGAATACCGATAAACGACTCTGCGCCACCAGTTGGTGTACCCATTTTTTGTCCTTTTAATACTGCTATTTTTGCTTCCGTATTTTGCGTCTGCTTCGAAGCCGCACTAATCATAGGCGAAACATCTGGAAACTCGGTGGTGCCCTTCTTCGGAATCATTTCGCGAATGTCACACTTCGTGTCAGATGACATTGTGCCAACTGATGGATAATGCGCGTATTCCGCGGTGTTAATTACAGAATACGCGCCATTACCAGTTTTACATACTGGGTCCTTTATCGATTCATTGATGGAGGGGACTTTCATAAATAATTGCTTTGTTGGGTCGGCGACACGCAACCCAACAGGATACATCTTTTCTCGGTCTTTCAGTTCGCACTTTCCAACCGCCCCACCAGCACCCTTCGTATAAACAAACCCGCCGCATTTTTCATCAGGGTCACACATTTCACGACATTTCTCGATTGTGGTGGTTATACTTTCACCTACTGGCATTGTGCGTGAACGACGCGCATAATTATCTGGATTAGATGGAAATGTTTTCGAGTCTACTGTATATATTTCGATGTCCCTATATTTAAAGTTATCAGATTTACCTCTATTCGAACCAAACGGCATATCTCCACTGTTATTATGAGTATATCTATTAGGTATATTGTAGACAATTCTATTTGTAGACTCAATAAAAAAATCACCGCCTCCCACTATTGGAAATAGATACTCAATATAACCATTGCTAGTTTGTTCTCCAGTATATGGATATATTATATGGTCGTTGATCCTATCTTTCGCAGGTGTAAATTTTTTATCTCCGTCATAAATGAACGACTCTGTATCTGTTATTCTTATGAATTTTTGCCCGTTCGGTGGCGGAATACTTTTACTAATATACACGCTTAACACCTTACCATTATCCAGAATGACGCGAATAAAAATCGCCCCTTTATTATAAATAACCGAAACCTTTTCACGCGTCAGTCCATCCCGACTTGATTTATAAATCAGGTTAGCCGCATCATTCATACCACCTGAACTTATTTCTTTAAGACCATATGAACTTTTATCCGACCGTGTATCATAACCATCGAATGTAATATACGATGCTGGTGACTTATACGATAATGCGGATGGCGGATATTCGTGTTTCTCGCCGTTATGGTCGATATAGGCCAACTTCCCGACTTCACCGTATCCATTATCTACACCATTGGGTCCGCCTGTTTTGAGAGAATACAATGATACCGAGTGTTGCGTTCGAGTAGGTTGGACGTAATTATCGTCTAAAAATGTATACCCCTTTGTCCCTTTACATTTTTCGATGTATTTTTCAACAGCTGCGCGTTCGATGCCGCTCCCATTACGTTCGCGCATTGATCCCAACCAACTTTTCAGATCGTCTTTACTAAAGTTATATAATCCACCATACGTCAATTGTGGGTCACTAGGAACACATATTCCATTCCCTTCGTGATTATAACTATCAAATATACAGCCGTTTTTTGTTGTATGGTCACATAACGGATTTGGCAATGGTTCAACCGGAATTTCCGTGGTCTTCCCATATAATCGCGGTAGCGTCGTAGTAGGATACTTTATCATAAATTTGTCCTCATCGGCTTCTGAACTATTTACTGCGTGACAGGCGGTCCCCTTTTCGTCAAATTTAAAGTCCTTACTTATGTTCGGTGTGCCTGAATGTGTATAAACCCAGCACATTCCTTGGTTTGGTTGATTATTATTTTCAGAAGGAGATAGAAAAAAATGGGAACTACCCAAATCTTCCGCACGACGCTTACATTGAGATATAGACGCATCTCCTAAGTCGGTTTGCCGCGTAAATCCGTCAGGCACGTCCTTTGCAATATAGCAGCCATTTTTTAGTGTATTATCGCTATTTGAAATTTGAAAATCGGCGGAAGGACGCTCTCCGACAAATACATTCCCGCGTTCATTATCACACGAAAACAACCCTTTACCCATAAAACTATTCCTAGGATCGCGAACGACTGGATTTACCAACATAAATAGCGGGTCTTTTCGTCCGCTATCCGATTCCGAATACACCATATCATAGGGTTTAATATTGTCCCATGTTCCAGCAATTTTATGTTTTTTTATTGTTTCGGGTTTCGGACAACCAAGAATGCTAGTATTTGACGTCATTTTATTAGTCTTGAGCCACGAGTCTGTCGGGTTGGTAGCACTCGACGCTGATGAGTGCCATATTTGAAATATACCGTCTTTGGTAATATACCCGTATTTTGTATTTCCAGTAGAATCAGTTACTTCCGCCCATGTTATCCGCGGGTTTATAGGGCTCTTTTGTTCTATAAACTTCATAGTATTGTCTTTCGTTTTAATATGGGCTAAATCTTGGGCCGTGGACTCTTGTGCTAGGTTTTGGGTGTTTTTAATAATCGCAGACGCGCTGCTACCGGCTCCAGTTGGAGCGTCAATGCCCTCCTTCAATGAAACACTATCCATTAGCCCTTGAATCATATTTTGAAACTTTGCGCCAATACCAAGCGATATTTCCGTAGTAGTAGGATTATGTGTATCATTGGATACAGTATTATTCCCAATATCGGGTATTGATGTATTTTTTATTAACATTCCACGCGTATCATTTGAATTCTGAACGTGTCCTGATGTGGCACTCGCCTTTTTTACTAAATCATTAGAATTTTGATAAAACATGTATTATATATAGTAATTAACAATATCAGAGACTACTATATATACCAACGAATATTATTACCGAACATTTAATTATCGCTATCTAGACTACTTTGAATATCCTTCATTCCCGCGTCAAACTCCACGAAAATGGATTTAAAGGATGCATAGAAGAAGATGACGAGCAATAGAAAGAATGTCACACCGACCCACCATAACTGCCCGGTCCAGAATTCGGGGTCGGATAAGTACCGTATAACCATCAATATATTTCCTTTCATATCCCACCCAAACGAAGAGAGGATGAATATGACAACCACAATCGTGATAATCCACCAATTCGTCCACCAACCCAGCGGAATATAATTTTTAAGTGCGTCTATCTGGTCTACAAATGACAATTTGGATGTATATGATGCGTACCCGATGATAATAGATATCGCGATAACAATGTAAAACACGAACCGGTATTTTCTTGCGCGAAGGGTTGTTTGGTTGTTGATTTCCGAATACACATTATTCAGCTCTTTGCGTTTATCCGACAAGTAATAATTCCCTGATATATCGCCGACATTGGTATTCATATACTCATTAATTTTGTCAATAAGTGTGCTAGAATCGGTGGCTTTGTTTATGATGTCATTTAACCCTTGATTGATGCCCGCGTCGGATACTGCGGCGATTTCTTGGACGAGGGAATTAACGCGTAATTCAATATCGTTTAATTTGGATGCGGCGGCGATATTCGCGGTTGGTCCCTCTCCGTCTGTTATTCCTAATTTCGTATAAATGCCGTTTGTACCGCCGTTTGCGGCAGTCCCAGGACCCACCATCGTAGAATATCCCTTCGATGACGTGTTATAGGACGCATCGGTGCCAGTGGCATCCCACATCAACCCATAGCAGCGGTCATTCCATTCCGATTGTCCCGGGTTTGAATCCAATGTGCTATTTCCAGTATATACCACTGCCTTAAATAATCGCGGATCGCGCGCAGCCATATTCCAGCATTCTTGAGATCTTGGATTCAAATTAGTACTACTGGGTTTGTCAACCTTTCCAACATACTTCCAATACTCTTTGTAATCTTCGCCTGGACGAACGACGAGAGGTGTCGCTGTACTCGAAATCGCATTTATATCCTTTTGAATAGTATACCTATCTGTATTTCCAGTACTCGAGTCAGGTGCCCCCGCTGTAGCTGGTAGATATTTCTTCGTTAATGATTCATATTGACCCGTAAGCGACTTCAACTCATTCATCTTTGTAAGTAATCGCGAATAATCCGAATTACTCATTTTATATTATTTACTCTGTATTATACTGATACATATAACATAGAATACATTCTGATATATACACACACGCCTCGATAGACATTATGTCGCAGTATATACAGTATCGGTATCATTACGCGTGATATCTACATCCAGGTTATATGTATAAGAAAAATAGTAATAGACGGCAAAAATAACAATCAGTGACATAATAACGACACCGAGTAAGGAAACCCCGCTGCCGTCGCCATTGCCGCCATTGCCGCCGCCGTCGCCACTGTCGCCACCACCCCCCGGCGATACAAACATAAACGCGAATTTAAATATCAGCAATATTGCCACGAGGATGATAAAGCACCAAAACACGTAAATGGCCGGATAATAATAGTCCCCCAAAAGTTTCTTAATTTGAGCTAAAATCTCGTCGTCAAATGACGCCCACTTTTCCGCAAACGTCTTATCTCGTTGGATAATCGTTGTATTGGCCGCGTTATTCAGAATATTCTGATTTTCCTTCTTAATTTCCGCAACAGTATCATCTATTTTTTTCTTAATCTCTGCCAATTTGGAGTTGATGGTCGGTGCTACACTTGCGCGAAAACACTCGCTGTTTTCTTTCATCGGCGTGTCCGCCGCAGTCGGTATCGCGTTATATTGATTCGATGTTAGCGACAATGGTTCGCCTACTACGGACGTAAGACACGACGAATGCCGTTTATCCGGCCATATTCCCTTTTCGTATACGTGTTTCTTGCCTTCGGCGTCTACCCACGCATACACGTCTTCTGATGAGGAAGCCCCCGGGAGTTTCACATTCTTGGTAGTTATACACGGACCATAATTCGCCATATCGTAACTTGCTAAATCCGAAAACCTGCTAAATCCGCCCCCGGTGCTACCACCGCTGATATCTATAAACGACCCGGGCGTTATTTTAAAAGGGTTTGCCGCGTCAGTAATCGTGGCATATCGCGTAATCGTGGGACACGTCTTATCGTCATATAACAGCACTGACGAGATATCCTTATAGCGGTGGGTATGTCCGAACGAATTCACGAAATAGAACGCGGCGCTAGCATCGGTCCCTGAATACGAAATATCCCGGACAATTTTGTGTAAATACTGACTGTTCGTCTGAAGAAAACGAGACCTCGTAAGAAGATCGTCTGTATAGAGCCGATACTGGGTTGTATATTCAGTTGTGAGTTCGCTTAATTTCTTCTCTAGGTCCAGTAGTCGCTGGCCTTTACCCGCGCTGGTTGTTCCGGTAGTGGTCGCACTGACGGACGACGACGACTTGTCGTCATTTGTCAGTCCTTCCTTATATGAAACGACGCCCACCTTTTCATCGCGCGCCTGATATAACTCCGTAAATGGTTGGATAGGGTTCTTGTCTGTATCATAGCGCGCATAATTCACGAGGTCGCCCTGAAGTAAGTTCAGGTTCATTGATGTCCCGGTAAGCATTCCTTCTTGTGTTGGCTTCGCGGTATTGTGGTCCTTCGCGTACTCCGTCATTAGCGCGGCCATTGTTTTATCCAATCCATCATCATTTTCCACGGCGAGACCTTCACGCGACGCCTTCTTGTTATAATTGTCGAGTGAAAATGGTGTTGCGTTTGGAAATAACACTTGTTGTTCCGTATCGTGCGACGTCATTCTGTATGTTATATATAACTAATATTATAACATACACACCACGCGGTGTCGCGGCCACCGCATTACCGTGTGGATGATGCGTAAGGACTACGTGTAAATAGATTACCTACACGCGAGCGCCCACTGCTTCCTAGCCCTATTCCGCCAAACCGACTAAATAATCCGCCGCTGCCACTACCGAATCGCGTAGACAACCATCCGCCAACACCGCCAAAACCGAACCCGCCTCCACCACCACCACCGCCACCGTCTCCAAACGAAAAGTATTTATTTACAAGTTGCGTGCTGACAATAAAAATACCGGCAATTATCAAAATAATATTCAGAACCTTCTCACGGTATAGTTCATTCTCTCGGTGTGCTATTTCTTCTATTGTCGTCTTGATACCCTGACGTTTCTGGTATTTATTAAAATCGCTAATATTGGTATTACCGGTTATAGTAGGTGTTATTGAATTAATCTTCGCCCTGATTTCTCCCTCCAATAATTCTGTTACTTTATGTAGACCATACACACCTTTGAAGTTGGCGTGATTTTCAAAATTCTTTAAACCGGATATGGTTTGCGGATAAGTTTTATACGCGGTCGTCGTATCATAGTCGCCCTTTAAAATTGCGCTTACGACCCCATTGTATGACAAGTCCCCTTCGTTTGTTGTCGTGAATACAGTATAAAAACGGTTTGTTGGCGCGGTGCCGGTCTCCCCCGGCATCAATAATGAAGGGAGCTGGTTTCGTAAATGAAATGACGGTTTGTTTTTTATCGTTTGAACCTCATCAGCCGCGACATATTTATCTGTAAAATCTTTATGTAATCTATCAACGATGCGGGTCGCTTTGCATAGATTGACGAATGAAGTCCCGACCGTTATCTTGGTATTGGTAGGGTCAAGACTAAAATTATCCCCCGCCGCGCACGTCATTTTTAATACTCGATTGTTATCGGTGATATAACAGTTATATAACCGAGATAAAAAATAACCCTGGCACCGCCACCGCCCTCCGCTCAATTCGTCACACAATACCTATAGTATATACTCGTAACCGAGGTCTTACTTGATCTGGTTATTTTACAAATTTGCCCGGGACGCAGACCAATCGCAAGCGCGACCGGGTCGTAGCGCGAAATGCTTGGCATCTGTTTCGTGTCCGTTATATTGTATTTCTTAAGGACCTCCTCCTGTTCTGCCTCGTTTAATACAACGTGTTCGGGGACATATTGATGCTCCAGTAGATTGAACTGGAGTCGGTCGAGAGAATGAATAACGATGAAAATCCGGTCTTTTTCCCAAATTTCGTTGAGAATATTGACGACGGTATCGTTGACTTCCTGTTTCATAACGATAATAAGTGTATCCGTGGGTTGAAGCGCCTGCTCTAAATAGAAGAGGTCGTCGATCATATGATTGATATTCTCTCGGCGCAGTGTTTTGGCTAAATAATACTTGACATATACCTTGCGCGTAGGATGGACATCTTTTTCGGTGGTAAGCAGCATATCCAGTTGATTATTTGTATACATTGTCTGGACTTCCGCAACACCATAGTCGGTGTGATTGGATACATCCAATCCCTGTCGCGCTAGCAACTGAAGTAGAATATTGCGGGACTTGAATAAGGTTGAAATTGTTCCACTGCTGACATGTGCGGTTGACATAATGGAATGAATGGAATGAATATACTATATAATAATAACAAATCTTTATTATTCAATTTTATAGCTTAATTGATAATGTCTTTACGCCATCTGTGTTGGGAGTGACACCGCCACTGCCACCGGTCTGTGCCGGCACTGCGGTCTGTGTGGGCGTCTGCTGTTGTAATGGCACGCCTCCAGTCTGTTGTTGTATCGGCATCATTCCCGCCATTGGCATTGTGGCGACAATGGGTATATTCATAGTAGGTAAGCTCATATTACCCCCACCACCCATCATTACGCCACCGGCACCACCAGCACCACCGACACCACCGCCGCTGGTGTATGCCGCGCCCAACGAAGCAACCTGCGGCGCGGTTCCATACCGCGAACTCAAATAACGCTCAAGAACTCCTGGAGGGATTTGCGGTATGAATTTAGCTCCTTGTCCCTGCCCGCCGCGTTGTCCGCCACCTTCAAACATCGATGAATATTTTGGAGATGGTAGGTCAACCGTTGGATTTCGCGGCGAATTTCCATAACTTTCAGGTATTTCCTCATCACGCTCGCCGTATTTATCGAGCATCTTCACATTAAACGACGCAACCGCACCGCGCAGCCTGTCTGCGTCTACTTCACCTGCCGGAGTAGAAGAACTCGTAAACTCTGGGGTCATAGGGAGTATGGATGACACAGCGTCGTGCTCCATCTCTCGGCGTATCGCGTCCAATTTCACGCGCTCGTCGGTCAACCGCGTTAATTGGACCTTCAAGCGTTCCTCCTCCGCGACATTCCCTTCACGTTTCGCGCGTCCAATTTCGCCAGAGACGCGTTCTGTTTCCTTTGAGTTCGTCTCGATGTTTCGCAGATTTTCCGCCATCGCCACATTATCGCCTTCTACTGGACTCTTCATTTTACGGCGTGTGTATCTCTCGATAAGAGTAATAATCGCGAGTACCCAGTTCAGCGGTTTGCGACTCTTACGCAGTTCATTCACCATATCACTCGGCGAAATCGGAGTATCATCCGGGTACATGAGCATTTCAGATAACCAACCATCGGGAAAACGCGTGGGGTAATCGCCAATCCATTGGCTTCCGCTAATCGTCCATCTCTCGGTAGGTTCTCCATTTTTATCCATAATAACGGATTCAAGCACGAGGTCTTCGCTGGTTATGTCGCTTACAGATAATGGTTCTGCCGTCCCTGTGCCCGCCGTGCCCGCCTTCGCGCCATTTCCGCGCATCTGGCGCGCGATATCCGCCTTCAACGCGAACCTCCAACCTAAATTCCGAATACTCTGTTTTGTATTAATATCCAGGTCCATAATAAGTTCCTCGGGATTGACGTCAGGGTCAAACACCCCACTTGCGCTGGAACTGGGTCGAGTGATGGTTTCGGTCTCTTCTTCGCTACGACTTGGTAAATACACGCGACTGCCAATAGCGGCCTCCTCCTCCTCCTCATACTCCCCTTGTTGACCTTCGACCGCGTCAGACGCCAGCGCATTCTTCCGCGCGATCGTTCTGTCGCGCGGTTTCAGCCCAGCAGCCACCCGATTTCTCTCAATAATATCGTCCACGCCCATTGCGCCCTTCTTGTCTTTTATCACCTTGTATACATTATTAGAATAGGACATACTTGGAAGCTGGTCGATATTGTCCTCGGTAATGATACGCATCTGAACGTTCATTACCAATAACTCCTGCATAAGGAGCTTCAAACAGTAAGGAATACGCACGATACTAAACGACCTACCGAATTTCGTCATATGGACGACACTGGCACCGGTCGCACCCGCACCATCCGCGCCTCCCGCGTCCGTCAAACTCCCCGAATACTGAATCGGGCCATCCACCATCGGGCTCATAAACAGGTTCTGATTTGGGTTATATATCGCAATCATACCGGACTTATTACAAACGGCCATATGATATTCATCCCCGCGCACCATGAGCGATTCGTTCAGGAAATGCGCGGCGCCGTGTCCCAATATACCATCGCGCTCCATTTCGCCCACACGAAGACCACCGTCATTTGCGCGGCCTTGGACGGTCTGACGCGTGAGTTGTGTGCGCGGACCCTGTGACCGATAATTGATTTTGTCCTTCACCATTTGTTTCAGGCGCATATAGTAGGTGGGTCCAATATAGATATCGCTCTTCACTTGTTCTCCTGTCATTCCGTTGTATAACACTTCGGTCCCCGATGAATGATATCCATAGCCGGTCAAAACCGACCCGAATGATTCGTGTTTGGTCCCGTTGTTCGTATATGCGGTACAATTCCCGTAACCGCCGTGAAGAACGCACGCCTTCCCCATAAGCGACTCGATGAGTTGGCCGATTGTCATACGCGTCGGAATCGCATGCGGATTAATAATAATATCAGGCCGAATCCCGTCCTTCGTAAATGGCATATCCTTCTCCGGAATAATCAATCCAACAGTTCCTTTCTGACCGCAACGAGAGCAGAATTTATCGCCAATTGCAGGTAAACGTTCTTCGCGGATTCTCACTTTACCGATGCGAAACCCAGTCTCGCCTTCCGTCATAAATGCCTTATCCACGAACCCGAGCTGTCCCTTCTTTGGCATCGTCGACATATCGCGCATTTGTCCGCCATCATTTTGGATACTGACCGACCCCATACCGATAACGACTTTCTTATCATCCATTTCGGTGTTTTCGCGAATGAGCCCGTTATCGTCGAGGTAACTGTAATCATAACCGGGTTTGATGCCGGTTGCGCCTTCTTTTTGGATATTCGCGAATCGGGTATCGCGCTGTGCGCCGCGGACGCTGCTGCTTTCTTCGCGCGCCTCATACATGTTATAATACGTTATACGAAACATTCCGCGCTTGATGCTTGCCTCGTTGAAAAGAATCGAGTCTTCCACATTGTATCCGTTGAACGACATAATAGCTACGATGGCATTGAACCCACACGGATGTTCTTCGTGATTAATGAGGTCCAGGTAGCGACTCTTCACAATGGGGACTTCGCCGTTATTGAGGATGACCCCCATTTTATCAATACGCACCTGATAGTTGCTATGGTATAATGACGCGGCTTGTTTGGCTTGTCCGCATCCAAACACATTACGTGCGACTGGGTTATTTTCCGGGAAGCAGATTTGGTTTCCCATAACACCCATAACAAGCGATGGGTGGATTTCAACATGGGTGTATTGTTTTCCGTCGGCGGATAGAACTGTGGTGCGATGGCGTTGACTGCGACGGCTGCGACGGCTTCGCGCCTTTTTCTTTTGGCCGGCTTCGCCCTCGCCCTCGCCCTCGCCCTCGCCCTCGCTGCTCTCGCTGTCCGCAACCTTCGACCCCACTTCCACCGGTCTCTCGAACTTGTGGCTCATTGAAATCAGGGTAGATTCCGTCTCCGAAGTATCGAGATACTCGATAATCGCCTGGGTCGCCTTCAAACGCCGAAAATCCTCAATCGTATTCACACGCGCGACATCCTCGCTGACTTTCTGTTTGGCCGACAACGCAGATGTATCCGTTGCGCGCCCGTAAAGCTCGTCAATGGTATAATAATTACAGTGCGACGCCTGAAACGTGGGGTCCGATTTCGCGGTAAACCCCGTCGTCATTTGGACCCACGACGCATTCCCTGTGCGTATCATCTCCAATATTTCGTCTTTGTCATAACTAGGCCGCCCCGTCTCTTCGTCAATATAGAAAATCGGACGGCAAAGTCGGCCCGCGTCAGTGAATACGTGAATCTCGTTGTTTTTGATATCCCAGCTACAGCTCACGTAGATGGGGATCAGCGCATTACGCCGGTGAAGCCGAATAAGTCGCATCGTTTCTTCTGGCCGCGTCACCGCGCCGACCCATGTTCCATTTACGAAGACCTTCGTGGTATAATGAAGAAACATCCGCGTACATTCTTCTAGTAGATGCATCTTTGTCACTTCTCGCAGCCACAACGTCATTGGATACGCCGAACATTGGTTCGTAACACGCGTCCCAAATGCGAGATGTTTATGAAAGCCAATATTCGCACCATCGGGTGAATCCACCGGGTCAATCATCCCCCACTGTGACCCGTGAAGCATGCGCGGTTTTACAATTTTCGCACTGCTATCCATCGGCAGGTTGATTTTACGCAGATGCGAGAGAAATGAATTATAGGACAGGCGATTTAGGTCCTGGATGACCCCTATGCGTTTTGTATGGTCGGTTGCGCCCCAGTTTCCTTTAAATGCTTTCTTGAATCCGTTCTCTACGATACGTTCTCTAAAAAACTCCTGGTAGTTCATTTGGACGAGACCGATGAAATTCTTCTCGTATTTCTTGGGGTCTTTGAAATACTCGCGGTCCATCGCGAGACGGATATGCTGCTGTTGAAGCGCGTAATACTCTTTGAAGAGGTCGAAAATGAGCGACCCACTTAATTCAATGCGCTTGAATTTGAAGCTGTCGCGGTCGGTGGGTGCGTCGATTTTGAGAGATACGCGCAGTAATTTATACACCATATTCCCGAGGAAATACGCCTTCTGGATGTAATTCGTCTCTCCGACCTGGGGGAGGAAATAGTTCATCAGGATATCGTGGACTTGCGGAATGGTCTTGGATTTCGTGAGGGTCGCAATGAATTTAATCGCGCCTTCCTGTGTGAAGATTTTATTGGCGTCGTGGATTGATGGGATGAAATGGTCCAGCAGTTCGGCGTGTTCGTCGATGTCAAGAAGGCAGAATTCTAGAATATCGCGGTCGGATAGAACGCCGAGGGCGCGCATAACAATGAATAATGGGACTGGTGAACGCACATTGGGAATATTCACGACGATTTGTTTATTTGTGAGGAGGGTAGTCGGTGCGACGATGCGGACGGATAAGGTTCTCTCGGGTTTGGATGCGTCCTCGCTCACGGTGCGAATATCGGCGGCGTGTGTGTATACATTATCTTCGTTGTTTTCCCGGATATAAATCATATTGTCGGCGAATTTCTCCTGTGAGATAATGGTCTTCTCCTTGCCGTCGATAATAAAATACCCGCCGTAGTCGTTTTTACACTCGCCCATATAAAACCGGGCTTTAGGTTCAAGACCGTGGAGAATACAGTGATTGGATTGGACCATAATAGGGAACCTACCGAGAAGAATTCTCTCGAGAGTTGCGGTGGTCACTTCGTATCGCGTGCCCTCGTCGCCGCCCTCGCCGGCGCCAGTCGCTATCTTAAATACGACATCTATGTCATAATGTATCGTGGTTCCATATGTCATATTGCGAAGCCTAGCCTCATTAGGGAACATATAATGCTCGCGGTCGTCATCGTAAATAATCGGTTTTCCGAAATAGACCTTGTCGCCGTTTTTTCCACCTAAATACAATTCACAGCGGAGATTGAACTCCTGCGTATCTGGGTCCTGTTCTTTTTGAAGAATGATTGGGTTTCTCTCGCGAAATATCTTGAAAATCCCCTTGCCGAAGAAATCGTTATAGGAATCGATGTGATGACGAACCAACATTTGAGGGTCATCTTCAAATAGACGCTTTATAACCTTCCAGGGTAATTCTGGGTCAGAATCCATTGTATGTATATACTGTTGCGATTATATACCTACAAATTCATAATAAATAATGTTTATGTGCTAAAACCGCATTCCGCCGAATGCGTCATTGTTCGGTCCGATAACTATCGCAACACTCGCTTCGTTTTGCTTATGTGTGTTGCGGATTTCGGCTGCTCCAAATAATAGAAGTGCGAGTAGTAAAATATAGGGGAAAAGCAGGATAAACCACGCGAAATTGGCGTATCCACGCGAGCAGATAAAGTCTAATACCCACGTCCAGAATACGAGGAATAATATTTCCACAATGAAAATAGTGGATGTATTCGCGACGTTACAGCTGACATTTCCGAAACAATAATTATGGGTATTTTCCAGGTTGTCAAATAGCATGGCAAATAGGGACACCACCGAGATTATGAAAAAAATGAGCGCAGGGGTACATAACGACCGCACCCTATTGATGATTCCGTCCATAGAATGACTGAAATGGAATGGAATGAAATAGAATGGAATGGAATGGAATGGACTGCGTATATATTAGTATTTTACAAAAAATAATAATACTCTCGGCCTGCTAGCCTATCCTAGGCTAACTGGATGGCTTGTCCGATCGGTTGTATTGTCGGGTCAGACGTGCGGAACGCAGTGGATGCGCCCTGTAATGCGTTCATCGTGCTTGCGGGTATTTGAGCTAGACCACGGGCTCCGGTATTCGCGACTTCAGGTAAATACTCGGCCATTCCACCGTGTTGTTCTCCAATATAACGCCGGTGGCGGCGGCCGCTGCGGCCACGTGTACGTTTTTTGGAACCACCGCCAAACTGTCCTCGTTCCACGAGATGATTACTGCTCTGGGCTGGTGCCATTGTTGCGGTATTCAGTGAGTAATGATTCCCGTTGATGGAATGAGGAACGCCCACTTCAGCACTTCCCGAAGTTTGCGGGTGAACGTCGCTAGGAGCCCAAGGCCACCCCCCGGTAACGCCCCCCCCACCGGATTGACATCCTTTCTGGAACCATTTATTGTGTTTTTTTTCGGTGCGCGATGCGCGCTTGCCTGACCTTAATTTACGTCCACCTTTACACGGTCGTCGGATCGACGACGACGACGATGACGACTTTTTACGGCTACGACGGTGTCGTGTATTATTCTTTTTATTTGACATTTATACTATATTTATATTATTATACTATCGGTCGGTGTCTAAATAATATCCACGTGGGTAAGCATATGACGGCGGCAACACATCTTCGTAAGTCCAAGCGAGTCCATAACTTCGCCTTCGGGCGTCTTGTCGATATATTCCGCGGTCAGGTAAATAACCTTATCCACATCCAATCCACGGGAAAGCTTGATTTTACGCACTTCGGCTAAATAGTATCGATATTTGTCGGCAAGAACCTTGCCACAGGTGAAACATTTGACGGGGATAATCATTATGTAGATGGATGAGACGGGGAGTATTGATATATGATAACATATTGTTTTTATATATCAATTTTTACTGAAACAGCGACATAATCTTATGGAGTTGTGCTTGGTTTTGTAAAGGGTTTTGTCCGTGGAGGGGCGCTGCGAGATGTGGTCGTTTAGCACTACTACGCCTCGCTGTACGCGATGGCGACGGCGACGCTTTCGGCTTCCACCCACCACTCTGCTTTTGTTCTTGCGACGATTGACCTTGTGTATTCATTATTATACACTAACCATACAAAAAATATTCTCTATCTATCCCCGAACCGCGCCCTGTTTCATACAACCTTGTCCTCCAACACACTCCCCTAAATAATAATAGTATGCGATATCACGGTCGTTGTTATTGGCATCCTTCATATCAAATGGCCGCTTTGAATTCCCCGACACGCATTTTCCAGGGATTTTCGCGCCGTCCGATCTACCGCTTGGGTCAGCGACATTGGCCTCGGCGGTATTCATTACGACAGTGGGGTCATTATCCCCCTCAAATCCCGTGTATTTCGTCCATCCGCAGCAGCACTTCGTTCCGCACATTTGTCGTGTGGTAATAGAATTACACGCCCTCTCTATTTCTTCTGGTGATTTCTGGTTCATAACACAGAATGAATCACTACACTTGGTATGGATTTTCTCTAATTCCGCCTCGGTGTATGCTGTCCCGAATGCCTCTTTCAGCTCATTACGCATACTGATTGCGGGGACGGTCCACGGGACGTCGGCGGGGAGGACGCGATTGGCGGTGGCGGTGGCGGTGGCGGTGGCGGCGGGAGCTGACGCGATACCGGTATTTGGTTCAATATATACTTTCTTCTCAACGACGCCGGTGCTGCCTGTGCTGCCTTCGTCTCCGCCAGCGCCAGCGCCGGATCCGTTGGCTAAATCGATATAAATTATCCCCCCTAGTAAAATCATAACCACAACTAAAATCGCGCCGATATTCTTAAAAAACGACTCGCCTAAACTAGTTCCTTTAAATGCCGTGACGCCGCTCTCCGCTGTCGACGAGAAGAAGCCGCCTACACTACTCGCACCGGATGCGCCCGCGTCTTTGATTGCCGCGAGGGTGTTTGATACACGGTCCATTAATTGTTTGGTGGTTGTTTATTACGAGAATCCAATTACATTAGATATAGATAATTATCAAGTATCTTCGCGAATCCAGTTTGCAGCCTGATGTTTTGCGGTTTCACTATAATAATATTCCAAACGTTCGCGTAAGTCTTTATCTGTCATATCTCCAGCCAATTTTTCATCTGATAAATCCTGATTTCTACCCATATGTTTCTCCCACGCATCTCTAAATTTACGCAGACTATTTATCATTTCTCTGCGCGACATTTCGTGTAAAGGTTTCACCGCAGGTTTCCACATACCTTTATAATCTGTTATCGGTGTTTCGATTTGGGTGGCGATCATTTTGCGCGCCTCTGTTTTTTGCTTACTTGGAAGTAAATGATGAATATCTTGTAGTTCGCGGGTGGATAAAGCATTCCCGCGAATATTGAATAATAATTTCGCGATTTGGGCTTTAGACTTTCCGGCGGTTGAAACAGTATTTTTGTTACCGATTTGTTTAAGTCGTGTAAGTGAAATGTTATTTTCAACATCCGCCTTTGATGAACTCTTGTTTTTAATTGTAACATTATGATACGCGGGCGGTTGTACGCCAGTTATTTTAGACCATCTATGAACTCCTGAATCTGTTACAATAATCTTCCATCTATTTCCATCGTTGCCTCTTTTCGTAGTTCCAATAGAAAACTGGGTGGCGCTTTCGGTGGGACCTTTGCGTATCTTTTCCGTTTTTGCCATATACAATAATACAATAATACAATAATACAATAATACTACACCCGCGGCTTCGCCACAATCCGCACACCTTTCCCCGTTTTCACTTTCACGTGCTCCATTCCCGTTGTATGAATCTCTCGGTGGCATTTTTCGCAAACCGACGCGAGGTTCGCCGGATGGTTTTTATGGATATGCCCGATGAAGTTGTCTGAGTCCGAGCTCTCCTGATGCTGTAGGTGGTGGACTTCCGTTCCGCGGGCTTTCTCGCACAGTTCGCATAAACGCCGCAGCTTCGCTGCATTATATCGAGATGGCGTTGCGTCGTCTAAAATACTCGCTGTCGGTGTTTTCGCGCTAACCCCGCGATATTTCACGCGGATCGTGTTGGCATTTTCCAAGAAATCGTCCGGCAGATGAAGCGACTTACACACTTCCAGACCATACATACTTTCGCCCGCCCCATCCTGGAGCTTCCTGTCATATACCAAGGTATCACGTGACTTATCGTAGAATACGCGCATATGTGCGAGACGTAGGCGCGGGTCCATCTCTCGGATTTCTGAATACCCAGCGATTTCGTGGAGATGCGTTGCGAAAATAAACGAAGCGCCAGCGCGGTAAAGGTGTTGTAATCCAGCAACGAAAATACTAATCGCGGAATCCATCTCTGTTCCAGAGCATAACTCGTCGCCTAGCACGAGAGTGTTCGTGTTCGCCATCCGCAGAATGACGCGGAGCTCCGACATTTCCACAACGAATGTTGAAAGGCCCTTAAATAGATTATCATTCCCGAGAATGCGTGTCATAATTGCGCGGTAAGGTCGGTATACGAACGACGTGGCGGGGACATAAAATCCTGCCTGGGCCATAATGACCGCGACGCCTATTGCGCGGATGAGACTGGTTTTTCCGACAGCATTCGTTCCGTAGAGCAGCATCCCAGATCCTCCCAATTCAATGTCATTGGTGACATAACATTCATCTTCATTAATTCTCTCGATAAGACAATGGCGAAGCCCGGCTGCGCGGACAAACGACGCCGCCGTCCCGTCACACTCCCCGTCGTTATCGAGCGCGACCTCTGGTCGGCAATACCTATACTTCCGCGCAACGTGGCACCGATTCTGAATCATATCCACTGCACTTACAAACTCTATCATATTTTCGAAATCGTGGTAGTATTCGTGTAATGAACCGATGAATTGGTAATACAGGACCGAGACCATATCCGATATTTTCACGCGCAGGGATACGACCGCAGCGCATAATTCATAGATTTGCTGACTGTGAATGGTATTATTACTGCTGGACGCAGCGGGACACGTTATACTGGATGTGTCGAACGCATATACACTGCCATTGTTCTGGTCTAATGAAATAGAAATAACCTTCCCGTTCGTAGGCAGTTTCTTAATCCGATCTTCTAGGATTTTCGTGCGGCGTTTGGTGGCTTGAAGTGAAATCCCCATTTTATCGGTCTCGTGGAGTTTAACGTAGTCTGGTTCACTTCCAAGAGACGAACCATTGCCCCATCCACCCATCGGCCGTTCGCCCGCTTGAATCAACTCGTTCAATACCCGTTGGACTTCATCGAGAGATTTCTGTGTCGTGTGATACTCATCGGTGAGTTTATCCAGTTCAGCGGATATACCGCGTTTAATAATATTAGTTTCAAAGAGTGTATCTGTTATATCGCGACACATGTCGATATTTAATGTATTCTCAAACATATCAAGTAATACCGTGCTTTTCCCGACCACGTCATTTCGGATGTGAAATCTCTCGGAAAGATACCGCGCCACCTCTGAATCTCTCGAACACGCCGTATATAATTCGCGGATATGGCGCAGATTATGGAATAAACAAAACACGTGGTAGGGTGTAATCTTACGTAGAATAATATGTCTGTGAAGTTTCTCAACGTCTTTCATATACGACAATCTCTCGCGGAGTGTCGCGGTATCCAATCGGTCAGTGGCTGCGACAGCATCGCCCGCACCGAGAGATAGTATATGCGCGGTTATCGCGTAATCCTGTTCCAGGTATTCCGCACAGAATGTGGGATGTAGAAGCGTATACTTATACGCACGAGACCCCATAGGCGTGACTGTATGATTTAATAATGAAAGCACCGAACTCAAGCGCGCGCCTCCACCGCCACCGCCACCGCCACCGCCACTCGCATTCCCGTCATCTATTATATTCAACTGTCGCAGCGAATGATTCGCGAGGATTAACCTATCCGACATATTCTCAAAAACCGGCTCTTGGATTTTAGAAACCAGGTTCGGATTATGTTCATAGATGAAGTTCAATAAATATACAATAGATTGAGTGGCGATGGAGTAGTTCATAAATGATTGTTCGAGAGATTTAGCGCGACCGTCCAGATAGAATGTCTCCAGCACTTCCATTTGATATATTTGTTTCGTACATCTCTCGGCTTTCACTGCGGCAGCTGCGCTGCCTGTTTCCCCTCCCGTTGTCGATACGCGATGAATAACCTTCGCCTGGATGTTTGTATAATGGACGACATCTTCTACCTCTCTCGTCGAGAGATTGGAGATTATAATAACCTCTGATGGAGTATACGATGCGATAAATCTCTCGACTTCGTCATATGTAGTTGGATTATGAGAGTCCTTATTCTCGGTTTCGAAGATGGTTGCGCGTCCTGTATATATATCAATGTTTGTCATTCCCATAATGAGCGTCCCGCCGCCGCAGCCGCCGAGTGTCCGAGAGATTTTATCAATCCATATACACGCGATGTTATTTGAAAGCGCCGCTGCTGTCGCCACACAACCCGCACTGCTTCCACCTCCTGGCGCAATCTCCGTAGAAAAATATGTTCCAGGCGAATAAATCCCCTGTAATACTCGCACAGGCGGATTCTTTATTCCATCCTGGACGTAGACTACCGCAGTATACCCAGCATCCTGTAATTTCTTCAAATACTTATCCAGCCCATAATCGCGAAACCCCGCCATAACGAAACCGGGTATTTTATTCGCTTTCGCAAGTTCGCAAATCGCGCAGAAATCATCGATACGGCTTCCAGAACACGTAACGCCGCCGCCGCCGCCGACGGTCGGAGTAATTATTTGTCCGTAGACTTCAAAGAAAGCGCCAACTTGAAGCAGGACGACCGTATTCGGTCCATATTCTGTCGTGTATTTTTCAGTGAGCGCAAAATATTCTTTAATAAGTGCCATTGTAGAATGTGTCTTATTAATGAATTCGCTCGGTCGCTCGATATCGCTATATATCTATCGCATTATGCCTTTATTATACATTCATAACCCGTGTAATCTCCGCACGGCATACCGGGCATTCATTTTTTGATAACTGTGAATAACATTGCGAGCAACAAACCTTGTGTTCGCACGGCGAGAACCGCGCATTGACGCGAAATCGGAAACATAATATACATTGTTGTCTTTCATCGTCGGTTTCTTCGGGCGCGGATATATGTGATGTGGAAAGCAGTGCGGTGCCCGCCCCCGCGCCCGCCCCCGCGCCCGCCCCCGCTGGCGGCGGCGTTACAATCATCCCTACGTCCATCATAATCCGCGTATAAAACCCGAGATATCCCGTGCGAGCGTATTCATTATCACAGATACGCGTCCGTGACCCCCCTGCGTTATTTCTCTCGAGATACACGCTCCCATTTTCATTCCTGGATATATTAAATATAATATGTGTGTCAATATTTAGGTCGGGAAGTGTAACGATTTGGTTTGCGAGAATCCGGTCGTCGGAAATATAGGCATTTGCGGGGGTGTTTCGCGATACATATGATTTTTTGATACTACGATGGCGGTCATAGACGAAATCGCGATAGGCCCACGCCTGATACGCTCGTGATGGAAACCAATTCGCGCGGGCCGTCGCCCCCAACACCGCGGAGTCTGTTATAAAAACCGAAATATCGGCGAGGTCAATAATCGGTATTGCGCCCCCATCGCGTTCCATTGTGTCGTGCATCTCTCGTGTTATGTTTCCATTTTCGTTAATAAATGACGGATGGGGAGCGTCTACGAGGACAAGCGCGTTCATCCGCGCAATATACGTCGGCAAATACGGGTCGTTGTCTGGGCGGTATACGATATATTCACCATCAGTATAAGGGGTTTCTCGATAATAATGCGGGCGTTCTTTATATTGTGCGTAGGCATCGCGCATTGCCGGATGAAGTGCGCGAACAGATGAAGTCCATTCGTGTGTGTTTGGGTCGCAGATACAGACGTCCATAATATAGGTATAGGTATAGAATACTATCGAGTTGGGTTTATGTTGTTTCACCTGACTCCTCGAGACATCTTGAATATGAATACCGACTTAAAGCGAGACCACTGTGATTATGTATTGACGCAGCAAATGGACGCATTTCAACGAAACCGAATAACAACGTCGATTACATTAGATGTGCGTATTTCGTGTGACATATTTTGGAATTACAAGTTTAATATTCCGATACGAATCAATGATTATTATAACGCAAATGACCGAAATATCAATCGCAACGACGGACATATGGGTCGCCGTGACCCAGGCTTTTGCCGTTTAGAAGAATATCTCGCGGATTACATCATTCAACATATTTATGATGACCTCGTTGCTACGCGACGACATATGGATGTTCCGATTCTATTGAAGAAGGCGCGGAAGTTTCATATACACGGTCGAACACTTGAAGATATATTGTTTCCTAGTGATACACACGCGACGCCGGAGAATATATTGTATATATGCACGCATTGTGAATGAAATGAAATGAAATGAAATGAAATGCGCGAGCGGTAGCGTAGCGAAATGAAATGAAATGAAATGCGCGAGCGGTAGCGTAGCGAAATGAAATGCGCGAGCGGTAGCGTTACTCTCCGCCTCCCGACATAAAATTGTGTAACAACACGTCCTTATTCGTATTTTTTACATCACCTGTCAAGATAGAATCCTCATACATTCTGCGTAATACATCTGGTGGAGCATTTGAACCAACCTTAAGTAAATGATGTTCGTATAAATATTTACGGATTTCGCCTACGGTTTTCTGTTTTAATGTTAGGTGTTGATTCTGAATATGCCGCTGTGTCTGTTTATTTTTCAATAACACACCGACAACGTCATCGTGTTTTCCGATACGATAGCTTTTCTTCTTTGTTTTTCGGATTTTCACGCGCATACCGGCTACTTGTTCGTGAGGCAGTTCTATATCATTGCCGCCTCCACCTCCGCCGCCTAGTGTTCCATTGAGACCGTTATCCAATGGCGTCGGCGATTCCTTCGGGACACCGCCCCCCAACATTTTCGTAGCCCATTCTCGAAATGTAGGTTTCTTCCCATTTTTGAGACATCCGTGAGGGGGTTCTTCTTTCAGGAAAATAGATGGCAGGAAGTCTTCTAGTTTAGTCGGGATATGTAATGGCGATTCAGACGTCGTTGTCGCCGTATTCTCTACTAGTGCCAGGTCTGTTGAACTAGCAATGTTATTATTATACATATCGGCCAATTCTGTTATTTTCGGAATCGGGGTTTCCTGCGGCATCATCGGCATTTGTTGCATCTCCGACATCATCGGCATCTGCTGCGGCATTGGTCCGAGAGAAACCATCGGCATCGGCATCGGCATCGGCATCGGCATCGGCATTGTCGATGATGAGGCGACAATGGGTGATGGCGCAAGGCCGGTATTCATCGCCGGAAGCATCTGAACGACCGGCAACCCAAGCAATCCCGTGTTTGTCAGAATTTCACCATTATGTAATGTTTCAGCGACTTGGTTCAACATTTTGGCCTCGGGTGTTTTTGCTTCAGGGATGCCGAGGCCGCGCCCGTCACCACGATGTTTCTGTGTCTGCTGCTGCTGCTGGCGGCGCTTCATTGCGAGTTTCCGAAGAAAATCCATAGATTGAGTGAATGTATTATTATCATCGCCGCTGGCGGAACTGATACCACCGCCACTTGGCTGCGATTCTTGGATGGGTTGGCGGTCATCGTCCACGTGGTCGCGCGTGCGTTCTCTCGTTCGCTGATGCTGTTTAATTCTCTCAAGCAGTGTTTTTTTAAGCGTGCTAGGTTGGACGATTGAACTCGGTCGTAATTTCCGCTCCCCCCGCACTCCGCTGCGTTTCGTATGCCGTTTGGCACCGCCTCCGCCTCCGCTGCCGCCCCCCAGTAATGAATTAGCATTTATAACTATACTTTTTCTTTCACCACTCATTATTACAGAATCGTGTAATAATCAAATCGTGTAATATCTTATATATAACTTATAAGATACTACTAATAAATATTTACAAATATAACGTCTTCATATACGGTCCAGCACCCCGTTCCTTCCGGTCCTTCACTTCCGGATTTTCGATAAACAACTTGAACCCATTCTCTAAATCCACCAATGTCACTATTTTTTTCTCGGACACTGGAAGGCAGAACACCCGACGACTATGTGCGATTTTCGTTTTCGTAAATAATGTTTCCATATCACGACCATATGTAGTGAAATAATCCATTCGTGACGCAAACCAGGACTCGGGGAGCGACGCAGCAATCGTCCATCCATAATCTCGTACTTGTTTTTCATAGATGGACTTCAGTTCGCCTGGTTTGTATCCGTCTAGTTTAAACCGCCACGTAAATCGCGAATTCAACCCTTCATTCAAACTGAAAAAACAGTCGTTGAGCTCCTTCTCATACCCAGCAATAATAACCATCCAGTTGTGTTTATGTTCGCTCAATGCCTCGCACAAGGTATCGACGCATTCCTTCGCGAAACTGTCGCGTTTTTCCGAATTGCCGAGCGAATAAGCCTCGTCAATAAACAAGACCCCGCCAAGCGATGCTTTAATCATATCTTTCGTTTTGATTGCGGTTTGCCCTAAATACCCCGCAACGAGGTCATTCCGACTCACTTTTTTGAATACTTTCTTGTTTAAAATACCGAGATTACTGAAAATTCGGCCGATGATTTTCGCGACTTCAGTTTTGCCTGACCCTGGCGGTCCATATATGACTGTGTGCATAAAATCACCCTTTGTGGGTGATGTCGCGCCCCCACTCCCATCGTCCGTCAATGGACTTTTTAATTTTATACTTTCGGATATACGCTGGTTTAATGTTTTAAAATCAAATGGTGCCATTTTTGCGGCATCTAACCCTGCCCCCGACGCTTGATATGGTGGCGCAAACGGATTAAATATAGGTTCAGGTGCGCTATTACAGAACCCGAGCCCCGCCGTGGCCGTCGCCGTATCCGGAAGTATTGTAGTATTATTATTCTCTGGAATATGAAGCCCCTGTAAATAATACAGAATCTGGTCTACAATGGTTTGTTTGATTGTATCCATTCCAATCATATTCGACAAATCTCGCAAAGGTTCGCGTATCGCGTGTATCGCCGACATATTAATATTATATGTTTTGGTTTCAGATAACGGATATTTATCACATAATGCGATAATGTCGTCAATATGCTGGATATTTTCGCGAATGTCGATCATTTCACGCGCGACAGGTTCGACCGGGCCAAACGGTCCATTATTCTGAACTGGAAAAATAGACGTCCATATGCTTGGGCCAATCGGCACGCCCGAAACCACGGATAGTGGCTGGGTATTTGTGGGGCTAAAAGGTGTAAATGTCATATTCATAAATGGATTCGGGACCGGGGCCTGGACCGATGGAGGGGGCAGTGGCGGGGGCGTAAATTTATAAATACCGGTTTCATCTACAAATGAATAAGGTGTTTTTGATTTATGAAAATAATCGTGTAATTGTTTCTCCATATTTAATACTTGTTGCTCGTTTTCAACACGGTCCTTTTCGCGCTGTTTCAGTGTGTCTTGGCGGGACGGTGGTGGTGGAGGTGGATTCGAATTCGGATGAGGGGGAGGAGGAGGTGGATTCTGGGATGCGGTAGATTCATTTATAGGCTGATGATGACTTTTATGGTACCAACGGCGTTTTTTACGAGGATTATTGTTTCGATTATTGTTAGCCATTAAAATACACACCAACGTCGGGTAATAGAATAACTGATTAAAGGTTTATATCCATTTCATAAATCTCACACTACATATCATTTGAAAAGAACATAAAAATAAATTGAAGATACATTATAGTTTACCCTGAAGTATAACAATCAGGGTCAATTCATTTCATTTCATTATTGTTATTCATAAATATGCCAAAACTTATCCGCAAATCAAAATTAGTGGTTCCGGCGGAGACTACTATACCCACGACCACGACGACCACGACGACCTATACCGATATCGATCCCGATACGAATAATAATAACAATAACGACGAAATACAAATTATTCAGTCTTACGAACGACTGAATCCTCGATACGCAAATACCGCCGAGACAGTATACACCGAAACCGAAACCGACACCGTGACTGCGTCGCTTCAAGACAAAATCCAAAGCCGTCTCGGAAGTTATATTGAAGAACCGTGGAAGATTATCGGTTCTTATTTTGAAGGAAAACATCTCGACCAACTTGTGCGTCATCAGATTGAGTCCTATAATGATATGGTGAACGTCCAACTGAAGCGAACAGTTGACATGTTTAATCCAGTTAAAATCGCATCCGACCAAGATTACGACAGAGTGACACACAAACACCGTCTGGAAGTAGAAGTGACCTTCGCGAATTTATCCCTATCCCGTCCGCAAATTCACGAAAATACTGGCGCAACCAAAATACTCTTTCCACAAGAGGCCCGACTTCGCAATTTCACATACGCGTCAATGATGACTGTGGATATCATGGTAAAGTATATCGTGCGCGGAACGGCACCAGATAGCGACCAAATTACGATACATCACACGGTCTTCAATCAAATCCAAATAGGAAAACTGCCGATTATGTTGAAATCCTGTATTTGCGTGTTGACACAACACAAGCATCTCGACCATAATGTCACTGGCGAATGCCCCTATGACGCTGGCGGTTATTTCATCATCAACGGAAGCGAAAAAACCGTGCTAGGACAAGAGCGCGCAGCCGAGAACAAAGTGCTCTGCTACAATGTCGCCAAAAACAACAACAAGTGGCTCTATGTAGCGGAAATCAAGTCCATTCCCGATTCCAAGTGTATTTCGCCGAAACAAATTAATATGATGGTTATGACAAAACAAAATGGATTCGGACACCCACTCGTCATCCAAATTCCAAGAATGAAGCAACCGATTCCATTATTCGTCGTGTTTCGCGCACTCGGTGTCTTATCTGACCGCGAGATTTGCGAGTATATTGTGCTTAATGTCGACGGCAACGACGGCAACGACGGCAACGACGGCGGCAGCGCAGAATTAACAGATAGACTACTTAAATCACTTCAGGCATCCATCATTGACGCAAATGGTATTATGACACAGGAAGATGCGGTTCGTTATTTCACTTCTCAAGTCATATTTACACCCATCAATATGGATAAAGAAACGGGTGCGACGAAGAAGCGCGAATTCGCACACGAGGTTCTTCACAATGACTTGTTCCCTCACTGTAATACCGCGAAACAACGATTATTCTTCCTCGGATATATGACGAATAAGCTATTGCGTGCATTCTTTGAAATCAACAAGCAGGATGACCGCGATTCGTATTTGAATAAGCGGGTTGACCTCACAGGCGCACTTCTAAATAACCTCTTCCGGAATTATTTCAACAAACTTGTCAAGGATATGTCAAAACAAATCGTCCGTGAAATCAATACGGGTTCGTGGCGGTCTACAGAGGACTACCTCGGTATCGTAAATGATACGAATATGTATAAAATCATCAAATCGGCGACCATTGAAAACGGGTTGAAGCGTGCGTTATCCACTGGTGATTTCGGGATTAAGAGTATGACGAGTAATAAGGTCGGTGTGGCGCAAGTTCTGAATCGTCTTACCTATTCCTCGAGTTTGAGCCACCTCCGCCGTATCAATACTCCGATAGACAAAAGTGGCAAACTCATACCACCTCGCAAGTTACACAATACCTCGTGGGGGTTCCTTTGTCCCGCGGAGACGCCAGAAGGCGGGAGTATCGGTGTTGTCAAGAATATCAGTTATTTGAGTCACGTCACCATCCATAGTAATCCGACGTCACTTCACGCGTATATTGATGAATATATTGAGCGGGTAGAAACACTGACGCCACTCGATACCTATCGCCAGGTTAAGGTGTTTGTCAACGGAATCTGGGTGGGAATTACGCGGGACCCGCTGCGCTTGTATCACGAGTTCAAGTTGATGAAATGGCGCGGAGTTATCAATATATATACATCCGTCGTATTCGACTATCCGAATGCGGAAATCCGGATTTGTAATGACGCAGGGCGGATGATGCGCCCGCTCTTGTTGGTGAATCAGGATACGAACGACCTCTTTATCACAAAGGAAATGATAGACCGGGTGGCTGCGAAGAATTTAGGTTGGGATGACCTGCTGACGCATATTTCGAGCAGCAGTGGCGAGCACATCGACGACGCGGGACCGAGTCACGGTGTCATTGAATATATTGACCCAGACGAGCAGGGCTTCAGTATGATCGCGATGCGTCCGAAGCACCTCTACCGTAATGAGACGGACACCGCGTCTCCCTATATTTACAAGTATTCGCATTGTGAGATACACCCAAGCACTATTTTCGGGATTTTGGCGTCGTGTATTCCGTTTCCAGAGCATAATCAGGCGCCTAGAAACACGTATCAGTGTTTGGATATTCACGAGACCGTCTTGATGGGCGATGGCAGACGTGTTCCTATCAAGGACGTCAAAATTGGCGATGAAGTTATGACGTATCACCCAACATCATTTGAAGTATCCAAGACAACAGTCGTCAATCATTTCATCCAAGAAAGCACGCACCCTGTTTATAAGATAACTACGACAATTGGTAGAGAAATCATCGCGACAGAAGACCATCGGTTTTCAACCAATGCGGGGTGGAAAACCGTGAAGGAACTGATGGATGATACCACATTAGAGGTGGGGGTGTTTAACATTCACGCCAAGTGGTGTATGACATTTGTCCCAATCCAGAGCATTGTTCCCGTATCCAATCGTCTAGTTTCCGATATTGAAGTCGCCAGTAATAACCATTCGTTTATTGCGGGAGACGGATTCGCGAGTTCAAACTGTGCTATGGGTAAGCAAGCCATCGGAATCTACGTGACGAATTACCAACGCCGTATGGATAAGACTGCGTATGTTCTCACCTACCCTCACCGCCCCCTCGTGGATACCCGCCTCATGCAGATGATTCAACTGGCGGAAATCCCCTCCGGTGCGCCCCTCATCGTCGCGATTATGTCGTATACCGGATACAATCAGGAAGACTCTGTTCTCGTGAATCAAGGCGCAATCGACCGCGGGATGTTCTCCGCCACGATTTACCACACCGAGAAGGATGAGGACAAGAAAATCAACGGCGACGAGGAAATCCGATGCCACCCCGACACATCCAAGACGAAGGGAATGAAGTTCGGGAATTACGACAAGTTGAACCAACGCGGGGTTATGCCAGTGAATACGTTTATCGAGAATCGCGATATTATTATGGGGAAGGTTATTCCCATCAAAGACAACCGTAACGACCCTACGAAAATCGTGAAATATGAAGATATCAGTCGCGTATATCACACGTCGGAAGAATGTTACGTTGATAAGAGTTACATTGACAGTAATGGTGAAGGATACTGCTTCTGTAAAGTTCGTGTCCGCGCATTTCGCAAACCGGTTATTGGTGATAAGGTAAGTAGTCGAATGGGGCAGAAGGGAACGATTGGTAATATCATTCCCGAGCGAGATATGCCTTTCACGAAGGACGGCATTCGTCCGGATATTATTATCAACCCTCACGCAATTCCATCGCGTATGACAATCGGGCAGTTGAAAGAGACCCTCCTCGGAAAGGTCCTCGTGAATTTAGGATTATTCGGGGACGGAACATCGTTCGGTGAATACGATATTAAGGATATCAGCAAGGAACTCCTGAAAGTCGGATTTGAAATGAATGGGAATGAAATATTATACAATGGACTCACTGGCGAACAAATCAAGTCGGACGTCTTCATTGGCCCAGTGTTTTACCAGCGCCTGAAACATATGGTGGCCGACAAGCAACATAGTCGTTCAATTGGACCAATGGTAAATTTCACGCACCAGCCAGCGGAAGGGCGTAGTCGTGATGGTGGGTTGCGATTTGGAGAGATGGAGCGTGACGCAATGGTGGGACACGGCGCATCGCGCTTCACCAGAGGGAGAATGTATGACTGCTCGGATAAATACGAAGTCCACGTATGTCGCAAGTGTGGTATTATTGCGTCGTATAATGATGAACGAAGTATTCACTTATGTAAGACATGCGACAATCGCGCCGATTTTGCGCTGGTCCAGATACCGTATGCGTGTAAGTTGCTGTTTCAGGAGCTCGCGACGATGAATGTGGCGCCGAGGATTATGACGTAATTGTTCGTCGTCACTACATCGCTGCGTCTCGCGTTGCTCGACTCCGCGACTCCGTTCCGACGCTTCGTAATTTATTTGGTTATTTAAAACCTAATTTTATGGGGAGGTGAGGAGTGAGGAGTGAGGACCTGATTTCACATCCCAACAACATATTGGGAAACAAAGCATAAAGCATCAAATATTCTATGCTTTATGCTTTTTTTTTGGAATTTTCAATTCAACCCAAAACAGGTCCTCACTCCTCACCTCCTCACCTCCCATTATTAATTCATATATAAAAAAAATAATTAATACAACAACCCATTATAGGTCTATGATACAACCGAATTTCAACGTTTTTTTTAACTCGGTAATGTTAAATATTTTGGTTTCTCCCTTTATAAGATTTACAACGCCGACTTTTATGGGGGGATGAGGGGTTGAGGGGTGAGGGGTTGTTTTTCGGTCTATCCTATATTTTACAAAAAAAAGCATAAAGCATCAAATATTCTATGCTTTATGCTTTTTTTTTGAATTTTCAATTCAACCCAAAACAACCCCTCACCCCTCATCCCCTCATATTTATATATTAATAAGACATCCTAATCTAAAAGTATTCTTTAATTCACTAATATTAAAGAATTTCGTATCACCTTTCACCGTGTGTCTACCCTTGGAAACTCCGTTTATTTTCATATTAATTAATTTAACACCCAATTTAACCGCATTAATCTCATATTTCACACCATTTTCACCGCACCAAATTTTAAATAACTCATAAATCTCTGAACCAAGTAACTCTATACATTCTTTATCATCGTTCATATGTTCTCTAGTAAAACTTTCTAACCATTGTTCGATCGGCGATTTGGATAGTTCTTTCAAGTTTGTGTGATATTCAGTTAGAGGTATAGGTATATCTTTGAATTTATCCATTCCTTCAATCCCCTTAAAATATACATAGCATGTCCGAATGACATCAATATCTTCTAAAAAATTGTGAATCGTTTCAAAGTATATATAATCCCCTTTTTTCTCATCACTTGACCTAATAATTAAATTACGGCGGTCGCCGTTGGTTGTGTTTACCGGTTCTTCTTTATTAGTGGTGGTAATAAACCGATGATATGATTTTATTTTGTATTGTGGGATGCCCTTTTGGTTTATGGCGAGTGTATTATCCGTGATTAAGCCCTTTATTTTACCTTCGGCCTCAATTGTATCCTTTTTGGATAATTCATTCAAATTTACCAGAAAACAATTACACATCATTCCATTAAAATCTCCCCAAACATCACGACTCGGATTAGTTGTTTCAAACACTTTTTCATACCCTAACATTTTTTCAAATAATTTAAATAAAGTTCCTTTACCGGACCCTTCTCCACTTATAAACGTCGGCATAATAGTTTTTATGTGTGGATATTGAATCATCTGGGCGATCCATTTAATAAAATAGACATAGACATTTTCATCGTGATTACAGAGAATCTTAATGTGATTTAATATAAAGTCCAATTCTGATTGTTTATGCGTATATGGTTCCGTTAACAATTCCATCGCGAAAGGACGCCATAAATTAAAAATATTGTCAGGGCAATCTGCGCTATTTGGATAAATATCCACATCATCTTTTCGTCTAATATTGTGTGTATGTCCGATCCATTTATTTATAAATGGTAAAGTATTGCATCCGGTAAAAATGCCTTTGTCATTATAAACAGGCACATCATATGATAAATGCGAGTAAGACATTTTTAATTGAGGCTGTGTCAAAAATATAATATTGTTATTATCGTGTTTAACAAATAACGATTTATTAATGATTTTCAAATGAGTTTTTTCAAATTCGGTTGCGAGATATTCAAAACTATTTTCATTTTGATTAATCCTAGTAGTGGCCGGTTTAACTACAAAATCCTCTGGTATTTTCAATTCGTCATTATGTTCTTTATAAGTCCATATCATATCCAATCCATTCATTTTCTTTTCAACATAGCGGGTTATGTCTTCTAATAGCCCCTCGTCTTTATAATAATCCCCATAAACCATCAACCCATCAAACATTAATATCGCAATTTCAATACCCTTCTTATTTATCACGTGGATAGCGTGTTGTAAAATAATATTTTCATAATAGCACATAATCCGATTAACGGCAGAACCTAATTTATTGTAGGGTTTGTTTTCGGGAACTGAATCAACTAATTCAGAGTATTCTTTTATATTCACTAATTGTTTTTGAATTTTCTTAATTTCTATATCGTATTTTTTAAATTCGGTAGGTAAGCCCTTGGTCTGATTTACAGTGTCTTTATTCAATGCGGTTAAATACGCTATTTTACCAAGTTCTCTGGAACCAAACTTCATAACACATTCTTCACGATGAGTAATATAATATTCCAAATGCGGACATGGTATATTGTGTAATTTACAAATATAACGAAGCATGACTTGGTGCGCGTTGCACATATCAATATCAGTGCCAACGCCATCACGCATAAATAATCCTCTAATACTAGAAGGCAGTCCTTGTAATGACCCGCCTGAAAATAAACGACCCGATACTCCTGTGGAATAAGAATAAATCCGCTTGGTAATACCGTCAGTTTTCAAATTGGTTTGACAAAAATTTTGTAAGATGGAATATTTCGTTTTACACTCTTCTTTTGTATGTTTTTTATACTTATTCAAACATTGCTCTACAAACTCAGAGTAAGACAATTGCGAAAGCCAATGAATAGGTTTAAGTGGTAAGCGTTCGGTGATTTCCATATTATAATATTACTAAAGATTATAATTTGAATTATTTTGACTAAATTAATTATTTATTCCTAAATATATGATATTTTTTTGTTGTTTTGCATTCTCCGTTTTCCAATTTTATAACATTTGAACTGCCATTGAATAAATAATTTTGTTGACGCAAAATACTTTTAACAATATTTAAATAGGGTCGTTTACATTCAAAGTTTGGTTTGAAAGAAGATATATTAGAACATGCGAAACACTTTTGAATCTCTTCTTTCATATTCAGTATAGCTGTTTGTTTTTCAGCGTCCTCATCTAAGTCCGATAACAAAAAAGAGTTATTCGCATCTAATTTTAAAATATCAATAATTTTTTTACATATATCCTCGCGTTCTATTTGATATTTTTCGCAAAGTTTTACTCGCATCTCTTATAATATAGATTGAGAGAAAAGTCTTTAATTATGTATATTACAATTAGTTGTATTATAAGGACCTCAAGTGGATATGGTGAATAAAATACAAAATATTTTTATCTATTTGTGTATCATAATATAATAAAATGAATTCGCACTCGTCGTCGTCGTCATTGTCGTTTGCCACCGCCGCCCCCGACGCAAAAATCGCCCCGATTGTCGTTGCCGGTGCCGTATTTATCGGGAGGGCTGTTGCTGGTGGTCTTATCGGCGGCGCCGCTACGTGGGGTGTAAACCGCGTTCTTGATAATCGTTTCCCCGCAAAGAAATAGGCGATATATATTGTTTAGCATTCGCACCAATTACTTATATTATTATTTTTACTATTTTAATATTATATACATTCATTATAAATCCGATAAATCCGATGAATATGACTTTAGGCGGCCTAAAAGGAATTTCCCCTCATCCTGTTTCAAATGGAACTCTGAAAGGCAGTTCCGAATTAGAGACTATTCGTTTTACTCTTCGTAAAGCGTGGAACGGGTCTGCAGCGAGTGAGAAATGGGGCGGCCACGCGCCCGCCGCAACCCCCTTTCGCGTTGTGAATAATGCCGGCGACTATTTTTCCCGCCAAAATTATACATCGGGTGGCTCAAACCAGGTGACTAGCGTGAAACAAAGTATCGCTTCAGGATGGCGCGGTTTAGCTGGAGGTGTCCACGCCAACGCGGACAGCACCGGTGTCCCATCGGCCACGTGTAACACCAAATTCGTCTATGATGGCTCTGATTACACACGGTTTCGCAAGCAAATGGCGATAAATCGTAACTACAATGACGCTGGATTTGGTGGCGCCAACAATGCGGCCCAGTCTGCCATTCGCGCGGTTCGTAGGTAGCGGAGCCGAGCGTCCAGTATTATGAAATGACATTGAAATGACATTGAAATGACAATATTATATCATAATATACTAATATACGTATAATCCCAACCCTCCCCGTCGCAATTATGACACAGCCCCACCGCACTATTAATATGCCAGAGCAGTTTAGCCCTTCTGCTGGCGATACCTTATTCGCGATGAATCGCGCGTCATATCTACGCACAGCCGGCGCGGTTGGCGCGGATGACGTGAAATACAACGCAATCCTGAATAAAAAAACGAAAATATATAATTCGACTGATTCGTCTTCGTATATCCAATCACGTCGGATTCATTCCATCGGAATCAGTTCTACGCGCGCACCTTTAGGCGATACTTTGACGTTTAAAAGCCCGGTTCTTCAAGTCCAAAAGGACGCGCTTCGCCGATGCCGTTCAGGTGGCTGTGTTGCGCCAGCCAAGAAAGGGGCGAATCATTCCTTCCATTCTGGCGGTGGGCGATAGACATAATGATTTAGGATAATCTTTTTTTATTAAATTATTGTATAACACGCGCGCTACGTAATGTTGAATAAGTATTTGGTTGAGTTCCTTGGAACTGTATTTTTCCTTTATGTCATTATCGCTACTGGTAATGCCATCGCCATCGGCGCTGCTTTAGCCATCGCGATTATGCTTGGCGGACACATTTCAGGCGGACACTTCAACTCCGCGGTTACTGTTATGATGGCTGCTGCTGGAAAGATTCCGATGACGGATGTTCTTCCTTACATCCTCGCCCAGATTGCCGGTGGTCTTGTCGCACTTGAGCTCCACAAGCGCGTCCGATTTTAATTCATACGCAAATAATATAAAATTGCTATATTATAATAGAATAGTATAACAATTTTTATGCAGAGTGTATCTAGTATAACAAAACAATATGCTGGAGGTTTACGACAACAGAAAGGCGGACAGGGCGGTGTATTGGATTTTTTAGGAATGGGTGAAAAAACGGTTGCCAACCCAAATGGCAAAGTGGCTGACCCGGTTCTTTCAGAACCGAAAAAAGATAACGATGTTGCGGCTGATGCTGCTAATGCTAATGCTGATGCTGATGCTGATGCTGCTGATGCTGATGCTGATGCTGATGCTGATGCTGATGCCAAGCCGTCTTTCGTTGATAATGCGTTAAGTGCTATTGGTTTCGGTAAAAAGTCGGAAGCCGAAGCCCCTGCTCCTGCTCCTGCGCCTGCTCCTGCTCCTGCGCCTGCTCCTGCTCCTGCTCCTGCCCCTGCTCCTGCTCCTGCCCCTGCCCCTGCTCCTGGTGATAATGTATCTATGATGGATAAAGTAAAAGGCGTATTCGGAATGGGTGAAACCGCCAAAGACGACGCAACGAACGAGCCCAGTGTCGAGGATAGCGACGAGGATAGCGACGAGAGCAGTGGAGACGAAGAAGAAGATAATGGTATTGATTTTGAAAAGTTCGAAGAAGAAATTCAGTCTCTTCGAAAGAAATATCAAGAATTAAAAGACGAAAATAAAAAATTAAAGTCGGCGAAGAAGGGAGAATCCGCCGAGAATGCCAAGACTGATAATAGCGATTTTTCAACAATGATTGCGTCCTTTTTTGCGATTAAAGGGTCACTCGCACAGTTACAACTGTCATTGAAAAAGCACGCGGACAAAAACGGATTCCCAGTAGATGGATTAGGGTTGGATGAAGAAGAATCGGAATCAGAATCAGAATCAGAATCGGAATCAGAACCAGAGGTGAAAGAAGAAGCGGTGACTCCTCCGGAAGTTGTCGAGAATAATAACCAAACTATACCCGAACCAGTGTCAGAAGAAATCCCAGAAATTCCAGTAAATGGGCCTGAAGCACCCGCACCCGCACCCACACCCGAAGCACCCGAAGCACCCGAAGCACCCGCACCCGCACCCGAAGCACCCGCACCCGAAGCACCCGAAGCACCCGCACCCGCACCCGAAGCACCCGCACCCGAAGCACCCGAAGCACCCGAAGCACCCGAAGCATCAGAAGCACCCGAAGCACCCGAAGAATCTGCGTCTCCGCCCGCGCAAGTTCCCAGTGATGCTGGTGCGTCTAACCCTTTATTCAGTGGTGGAAAAAACCACTACGTCCTGAATATGAAAAAAAATAAGACGCATCGTCATCATAAGCGACGCAATCGCCACCAGACATTGCGCGCTGTTATGAAATAAATTCCATATATGAATACACAGATATACTATCGTGTATCCATATGAATACACGATAGTATATGTGTGTATTCATATTATTAGTATCACCTTCGGTTCTTAGTATACAAGGTTCTATATAACAAATACAGCATAATCGCGGTTATTCCATAATAGTATGTCTGCGACAAAGTATCGCCGCGAATGTCTGACTTATCTTCCCCTGTTCCACCGAGTGGTTCCATTAGATACGACAATCGCGCTATCAAATCGTCATATAGCGACGCTTGCGGCACCGAGACCGACCCCGACATCGAAACGGGTTCTTTATAAAATGAACCGGCATTTGCGTTATGGTTCTCCATTACTTCTCGCGCATTTGCGTTATTTTCCTGCTGTGGGTTGCTCCCAAACTTCCCAAACGACAATCCTGTCATCGGAGACGATTTGGTAATATCAATGTTATAACTTAAAGGGCTTCTGTTCGTGGTTTGATACGCGACACCAGAAGACCCGGCCAAGCTCCCCATTTCGTATATACCAATAGATTCGCCGTTTTCAGAAACAATCGAGTATTGCTCTGTATATATATCTACTTTTTTTTCTTTATTGACATCATCATTTTTCGCACCCATCGCGTTAAAATTCTCAGGACAGCTTCTACCCGTTTTCCCCGACGCTGGATTCGTTTTTCCCGGAAACTGACACGGATTCATTTCCACAATTTCAACAAGCGCGACGTGGCGTTTATCGCTTCGGCGAACATTATCATTATCCACTGTTTGTAATGTTATTTCCGCACAATCAGGATAGGTCCCTGCGGTGAATCCGTTGAATAATTGAACTGGGCTCAATGCGCCTAAATTCCCGAGTGCGCCTGGAATAAGACCACGTAGGTCATTAAATCCCCGACCGTCCGCACCACTCGCGATGAAGGGGATAGACCCGTCAGGGATATTATTCACATAAATCCATCGGTCAACGATTACCTTATCTTTAAGGCGCTTCTCGTCGCGTTGTTTCTTCTGTTCGTTAAGCGCATTTTTCAGTTTCGTAGCTTCATCCTCGGTTATTTTCTTGGCGCCCTCTTTATTGCCAACTTCTTCATAGGCGTTGTCCCACGCTGCGTCTTCTTCACGCTCTTTCTTCCACTTTTCGGTCGTCGTCTCGCTACATTTTCCAGTCGTTTTCAAGAAGAATTTATTACCGAGAGGTCCTCCAGTCACACTCGCATTCCCCGTTCCAGAAATAAGAACTTCAACATATGAGAGAAGACCGTCTACATTATTGGCGAGTGCGCCGAGAGAAAACCCAGGCGACATTCCCATCTCGGAGGGTTGTTTTATACTTTTCCAGTAGTCATAAGATGGCCCTAACAATGACGACATTTGTATTTTATTTAATCTATCAGGTCAGATACTACTTATTGGTGAGATTAAATAATATCGCACGCGCGCGTGGCGTTTATTCTATTTTAATATTCAATTGCCCTCCCGGGGAAAGTGACTTATTCAAATCTTCGATTTTTTTTCCTAATTCCTGTAGTTTGTCTGATGTTCGTTTGATGTTGTCCTTCTGGTCTTTCACAGCATCCACATATTTGGATAGTTCGTTTATCTTTCCCTTTAATTCGATATATTGGCCGCAATCTGTGCCGCACGGGGTTTTCTTTATATTGGTCGCCGTCATTCCTTCAACCGCCTCGCGAAATATAGCCGCATCAGACATGTTACTCTTTTCCGATACTGGAATAAACAAATGCTTCCAGCAAGGGTGGTTAAATATTCTCTCGCCGTGGAATAATAATAATATCATCAACCCTATTATAGTCAATACGCCGGCAATGATAAATGCCTTGTATTTTACGATAGGGTGGGTATCGGTGTCATTTACAAATTGTAATACATTTGACCTAAATACACCGAGACCTGGACCGCCGTCGCCATCCGAATGTATGAATCCGTGAAATATCATATGCTACCAGCTAGCTAGCACTCGCTGTATGGTAGTGGGTCTTTACATTGTAATATATTTTATTTCGTCGACTTTTCGACCAATGTCTGTACGCCTTTCTGCATTAGCTCGATTATCCTGTGTTGATTTATGATAGTCTCGTTGTTTGCTTGAATATCCTTCTGTAATTTAGATGCGTTTTCAATCAATCCGGTCAATTTCGTTCGCAAGGCCTCTACTGCATTACAATCCTTGGGGCAACTTTCGTCTCCGCCGCTGCCGCCACCGCCGCCGCCGCCGCCGCCGCCACCGCCACCGCCGCCGTCGGGCTCTCCGTCGGGCTCTCCGTCGGGCTCTCCTTCATTCTCCATTCCTTCGCGCTTGTCGCCACTACCGCCGTGGCGTAATCGCATATTCTCTCGCACATTTAGATAAACCCCTTTGACGACATTCCGAATGGTTATATCCAATATCGCGATCACGACGCCAATTACTAATAAAATCGTTAAGTTTGAGAGATTTTTCGTGTAAAACTGTATATATTCCAGCATTCTCGTTGTATAATGTATATTTTATAATTATTTGTCTATGTTATAATTATTTGTCTATGTTATAATTATTTGTCTATGTTATAATTATTTGTCTATGTTATGTATACATACATACATAAAATACGTCAATGAGTAAGAATTTTGTTTCGTGGCCTCTCAATTTTAGAACAATGAGGGTGGCAATCCGTTCCACCAAAGAATCTACCACCCGAAGCGTATTTCCTGGTTATACCCGACCTGCGGAGAACGGTCCATCCACTGAAGGAAATCCACTGAACGATTTCGGCCGTGACACAAAGTGCTGCGAGTTTCCTCAAACAAAGAATGTTATCAAACAATCCACATTCAAACCACGCCCTATCAAGCATTGGCGTAAGAGTCTGATGCCGTCTTCTACCAATAAGTCCCGCCCTACCATCGGGTTTATTGACCGTCCGGGTGGCATTATCTTTAGAGGAACCGCGTGTGGTTGTGATACGCGTGTGGCGTCGAAGCAAAATTACGTCGTGGAAGATATCCCGCGCCCCTTCCTGCGAGAATGTATGCCTGATGAAATCATACAGAATCCTGGTTATAAACAGGTGGGTGTTCCCGGTGAGGCAGGGTCTTACCAAATCAATACGGGAATCTATGAGACAAAGAATCTCTCGTTCAACACGAAGAAACGGATTATTCGCAGCGGAAACACCAATGTGAGCCGCGCGTATCATACCAACTCTGCGTCCTATCTTCAGGCGAGGTGCCGCACATACCAGCAGCAACAGACCTTTTCCAAGATGTCGGGGGCAGTGAACCAATATCTCCATCCAGATGGCACTCCAGTTAACCCGAGTGATTCCAATACGGGGTCGCAGGTATATTATTCCACCAATTGCGGCAATGCAGAGAGAATATATCCGGATGCGGCCGACCGCACCAAATGCCGGACAACGGTCATCCACAAACCGAATAATGCGAAATACGGCGTTCAAGGGGCGGTGTCCGCAGGGACTCGTCTAGAGAGACTGAAACTGGATACCATCACGAAAAATGGCGCATCATTTAAGTCTGCTTATGGTGTTGCTGCGGGGAACGCGGGTCGCTATCACGGCGATTCAATGGGCGCACCTTACTTCATCAAGAGCAAGATATTTAAACCAGATTGTAATTTGTATAATAGGGCGGTCAAACGGCCGCATTTGCGATGCTAACGAGACAAAAACATTAGATTTCACACCGTGTAAAAAAAATTGAAATGTAATACTTAAATAAATAAGTATTACATAAATATATGACTACATCGATGGATACAAATGACTCAACGATTGGGCCGACACAGACGACACCCGCAATCGACAAGGGAAACAAAGGGGAAAAGGATGAAATCGACTTTCAACGAACGCTCTTTACAAACCAGCAGGATGACGATTTTTTGAAAAACACATTTCCAGATTATTGCGGAGAAGGCGGGATTGAACTTATTAACCCAAATACGCGTCTGGCATATACAAGCGTAAAAGAAATAACCAAATCAACCTCAAAGGCTGACATAGTCGTCCGATATAAAAACATATACGGACAATCGCACACTCGGAATATCTCGTATAAATCATTTAGAGGAGCCAGCCCGTCCATTATAAACCATACCCCGCGTTCAGCAAAGGTCTTTCAGGTATCTGGAGAATTACACCTTGATGTTTCAGGTATTGATATCCTTGCGAAGGAATATATCGAAAAACGAACCCAAGGTCAGTTCAAAGAAGATGTGAAAATAGGTATGCTCGATACATATGATAACAACGAATTGGTAAGGCAAAGCATACTACAAGTGGTATCATACTTTGTATTCAAAGGAACTGGCAGCAAAAAATCCGAGCATGAATGTAATTCGATTATGATAAAAAACCGTGATGGTTCGCATACATTTAGGTCATACGATACCGACGAAGAAAAACTAGTTTACGTTCGTTCAATCATCGAAAATTGCGTCATTTCATTTCGCAATAAAGGAATGCCTCGGGAAACTCGAAGTGAGTGCCAACCGTGGGTTTATATGAATGCTGCGGGTAAAGAGTGTGGGTCAATCCACGTCCGTATGGCACATCATTAAATATTTTTTTAGATTTAATCCAATTATTTCAGTAAACCGAGTTGGTATTGTATTTCCTAATTGTCGCCATTGTTCGTTTTTATTCCCGCATAACTTAAATTCGCTATCAAACCCCTGTATTTTCAAACAGTCCTCCTGCGTTAAACGATATTCCTCTCCATCCACAATATACCCGTCCCAATTGTGTTTATCATTAATCGGGGAGTTTCTACCGCCGCAACGAACGGTATATGCAACATCCTTTTCAAAATTCCTGCCAAGAAGTTCGGTTAGTGTCCGTTGCTGTTTATATTCTTCAAAATCAAGCAATTTGTCAATATATTTCACGAGTTTATCGTTGGTTCGGACGCCGATTATTATTAGACGTTTTCGCATTTGAGGCAGGCCGTAATCGCTACATTTGATGACTTTATATGTAATTGAATATCCTGCCGTAGTAATATCCGATTGTATTCGTGAAAATGTGCGTCCCTCGTCATGGTTCAATAATCCCTGAACGTTTTCAAGGACAATAATTTTTGGACGGTGATGTTGGACGAACTTCATAATATTGAAGAAAAGCGTTCCTCGTTTATCATCAAAGCCCTTGTGTTGGCCGCATTGACTAAATGGCTGACAAGGAAATCCCGCACACAGTATATCATAACTAGGAACGTCTGCTGGGTCAATCTCGGTTATATCACCGAGGGGCAACAACCCATAATTGTGTTTATAAGTGTCTTTTACCGCATTATCAATATCACACGACATAACACATTCCCAGTTTAGTTTTTTGAATGAATAATGAAAACTTCCAATCCCGCAAAATAAATCAATAAATCTAGTGGGTAATTCAGTGCCAGCCACTACCGCCATCGGCATCGGCATCGCCATCGCCATCGGGGGAGGCGGTTCAATAATGTCAGTAACTGCGTTAGGTCCTGGACCGCAATGTTTTTTTTTATTTACGTGTTTTGTGTATAATCCATTTTGGGTGAATATCTTTTTGCATATTTCGCAAGTATATGATGCCATTTGTGGTGTTATATAGTATAGTTATGTAAATAACCTTATACATATGTTTATATGAGGTTATCTGTATATCAATTTTATTATAATTAGTATTTATACCGGCGAACATTTATAACGGCACACTAAAAGTGTGCGGTTATGTAAACATTACTGGTATCTCTCTTGAAGTGTAAATCCTCACAGCGGGTGTAAATATTCAACGGTGTACAATAATACGATGTTGCATATATAAATAATATCACTATTATATAGTCATCATACATTATCCGTATCAATCTCGGTGTCGGTGTATCTATTTATGAAAAATAGACAACAATACACTCGTAACAAAACACGTCGCCGCGACCACCACCACAACCGCCACAGACATACACGTTCGCATAAGAACCACGACGCGCTCCGCGCAAATAACTTCTACTTGTGGGCAAATGAGAAGTGGTTGAAAGAAGTTCCGAAGACTCTTCCGAGAGAATTAAAGTATATCCGCCCTTTAGACAATTTCAAACTGATACAGGATGAAATGTATAAAAATGTGCTTACGATGGTCCGTGACTACACGGGTTCGAATACTGTAATCGCGCGACAAATGAAAAATATGTTCGCATCGTTCCGCGATTTACACCCAGAACCCATATTAGGTCATATTGCGGGGTTTTGTAAATTATACAGCGAACTCGTCCAAGAAAATAATCTATACAAATTTCTCGGTGTCCTCAATCAAAATGAAATGGTAAAGTGGGCGCTTCCCATCGTATGGAATGTATATCCCGATGAATACACGCCTGACAAATTATCCGCACATATTGGCGGACCATCCCTCTCTTTATACGATTACCGGTTTTATTTAAACGACAAACTCATTGAAAAATCGATGAAGGGTGTGCGTTTGAATGTAAGTAGGTCTTCCGTGGTGCGCCAGCACGACCATATTCATACATCGACCCAAACGGGTGGGCGCGCCGACGACGGTGGACCCGAGACCCAAACCGTCGAATATATCAAATACAAACGCCGTATTACTGCGGCGTTTATGCGTTTCATCGACAATGTATTCACGAAATGCCTCGGCCACGACTATGAGATTACCCACAATGTCCGGGCGCAAGATGTATATGACATTGAATGTCTTATTATGACACATATGAATAACATTGATGTTCGATTTGATGATAGTTATGCGAACATTTACAACCACGCGAAACATCCAGACAAACCCCCGCATCTCTCAACCCCCAAGAGTCGTACCACAAAAAACAACGCCGACGACGACGATGACGACGACGGTATACAAGACCGACTCAAAACACTGCATTACCAGCATAATATTCGTAGCGCGACCCGTGTGTGCACTCGCGACGCAATGTATCTTACAGATCTCGATTGGCGAGAGATTGCGAAATGGATTGGGTATGACGAAACTAAAGTCCCGCCATATTTCATCGCGTATCAGGTGGGGTATCTGAAATCCATAACGACAACGCTCAAAAAGGAGTGGGCGTCGGATAAGTGGAAGAGTTACTGGTATTTTATTTATATGCGTCAAATTATCTGCTTCCACGACAAGTGGCGAGAGATTTATCTGGACTTCAACGATACGCTCATCCGCGGGAAAGAAACACACTTTCCGAGAGAATATTTCCCAATCATCGGACTCACGTATGCTTTTCCAAAGACAATGACGGCGGAATTCACCAGGCGCTATAAAAATGAAGAAATGATCGAGAAAGTGCGAGAGATTGGAACCACAATGTTGGATTGCTTTAAGACGCGTATCCAAAATAATACGTGGATGTCGGCGTATACGAAGAAAGGCGCGCTTAAAAAACTGACAGCATTGCGTATCAATGTCGGCGAAGCCAATCTCGCAGCACCCGATCCGACGAATCTAGAATATGACCCGAAAGATGCGTGGGGTAATCTTATCAAACGAAGCGTCCAGCGGACAGAATATATCGCGCGACATCACGGAACATCGAGCTCCTCTTCTGCTACCGCCCTCACGGCCAATGACCTTGATATTATGAACTGGGGGACAATGAAATTTGTCGGATATCAGTCGTTTATCGTCAATGCGTATTATACCCCGAATTCTAACAGTATCTATATTCCGACTGCGTATATGCATAGTATGAACGTCCAGTTCGGGCGCGGATATGAATACGACATGGCGTCGGTCGGTTTCACATTCGGACACGAAATATCTCACGCGCTTCACGTTTCATCGCGGGTCTATAACCATCGCGGCATTATTAGAAACTGGTGGACGCGTGACGACATCGCGACATATGAACGCAAAATTGCCGCAATCCGGCGCCACTACGAAGACATCTCCAAGAAGGACGGGTTTGTCATCGACGGCAATCTATCGCTCCCCGAAAATCTCGCAGATGTCACGGGACTGGCAGTATGCGAGGATGCGCTCACCCGATTCCACGATACCAATGAAATGACTGAGCCTCTCCGCGCAATGTCGCTCTACAATTTTTACACATTTTACGCAATTCAAAATCGGCAGTATGCCAATCACCGCGAAATCCTCGTTCAGGTCCTCACCAACCCCCATCTTAACCTGAAAATACGAACGAATGTCCCCCTTATGCGGAGTAAGACCTTCCGTGATGTCGTCGAAATCAAGAAGGGCGATAAAATGTATAATGACGAGTTTGACGTGGTGTTTTAGGCGTATTGAACGGCAATAAAATAGGTATAAACCATCTAGTTTATTGTATCTTATTGTTGTAATAAATGGGCGCAAATATATCAATGGATGTAAGTGGTGAGTGTGTGGGTTCAGAATCGATGAATGCGGATACCGCGCCGTCATTTGAAGACAAATTGCGCCAAGAAGTTGTCCTTGTTCCGGAAGACCTCTCGGATATTTATATCCAGGCACCCGACGCGGCTCACGCCACCGACGCCACCGACGCCACCGACGTCACCGCCACCAATGCCTCCCCTGGTTCATCGAGCGTCGATCGGGGACGCAACCCCCGAAGAAAGAAAAAGGGCTCACAGGGTGCGAACGCGAATACAGTCCCCTTCCAGACCGAGCGCACGATAGAGCAACGACGCGAACAAGTGCGACCGATTATTGATAGACTCACCGAACTTCAGATGAATGTATCGTATCCAGCGATTCGCGAGCTATACAAGCAACTCAGCCAGTTTATCAAGACGGGTGAAGACGCGAAAATCAAAATCCCCTTCCCAGAATTCTCTCGTAAAATAAAAGGCGAATTATCGAATGCGCCTTATATTCCGTGTTGGGTGAGGTTGGAGATGGACTAGGTGCGTCCGTGCGCTAGAACACAATATTGTCATCAATCCATTTTTTGATGCGAATATTCACCGGTTCCAGGATTTTATTCAATCCTTCAATGTAGTTCATATAATACTGTGGGTCATTTTGGATTTTCTGGAGTGTATGATAAATAATCGTATAATCATCCTGGGAATACAATTCAATTATTTTAATGAATATCAAATCAACATTTGTATCTACAAGACTGTCAATGTGTTGGGTAATTGGCGCCTCCGATGCTGACGCCCCCATCGCAGTCATCGCAGTCATCGCAGTCATCGGACGCAATGATGGCGACGACGACGCTGACGACTGACTCTTTATTCTAGAAGGCAGCTGACAATCGTCACTCGCCGCGTCGTCGGGTCGATTCGCAATACGCCTCACCAAATCCGGATTATCCAGCATACCTTTATACATATTAAGCGTATGAAGAATATGGATTTTATCCGTTTGGTTATATGTCCGTGTCAGATTATTGATGCCTATTTTCGCGAGTTCGTTTAGAAGCGCGAATAATGCGGTGTTTTCGCCCGCGCCCGCACCCGCACCCGCACCCGCAAGCACGGTATTATAGAACTTATTGAACCTGGAAAACACATTGTATAAATAAAATACGTCCTCCTTTTTGTCGTTATTGTACCACCGCCGCATATGTTGCGTATACCCAGGCGCTTGGATGGTCAATATATTATTATGTATTGCTAATTTTGTCCCAATCGGATAAAATGCGAGAAACCCGATTTGAAGCAGCGCTTGGAGGGGTTCCAATATCGTCTCAAATCGTTCTCTCGGTTTTTTAAGCTGGCCCGCGATAAATTGTAATGTGCTCTGCATGCGAACTATATTACCATACATTCTAATATATATTTAGACTGTTTTATGACGCTGACGATGCCAAGGCCACGGTAGGTGTCTGAACGGACTTATGGAGAAATATATTCGTGGACTGAATCGTTGCGTGATAAATGTGATACGGAATTTCGTAATGTTCGCACCACGCAATACACTTATTTACATTGGTCTTCTTATATTGTTCCAGTTTCTCCGCGTTCCGGTGGTTGGTTATAATTGACAATGTGGATGTTATATTTTCGATTTGCTGAAAACTTACCATTGCGTTCATTTCTTCTATCTTATTCAAGAAATAAAGGTCGTGTTGCTGTGGAAGTATGGACGTAAGCGTATATTCTGCGTTCGTCAGCGACGCAAACATTTTCGCGAACTGTTCTATAATTTTCCCAGAATCCGCAATTTTAAACCCCTGACAGATGACATATTTCTCGGAGTTCGCGATACGACTGGTGTGCGGTTTCATTATGGATACATTATTATAATAATAACACAAGATATACAGGATATCCACAGTTGGTTTGTGAAATACGTCAAATATTTTAAGGATAAACGAACCACCTTGTTTTTGCATCGCAAGCGCGTAAAACACTTCACATAGAATAAGCTGTGTCGCCATATTTTCTTGATTATTGAAATCAACCGAGAAGTCAAATCCACCATCGGCTGTTATGATTTCCATTTTATTCCGGTATTTCGTCGCGCAATGATGGAAGTTATCCAACGATATCAGATTTCCCGTTTTATCAGCACCCGTCTCAATGCTGACATTTGGATGATTTTCAAGGAATGCACGCGTCTTCTTCCATCCAGGGCATATAGGGTCATCATTCACAAGGGTCATCCCATAATACCGGTCGTTTCCATATGTCAGGTCAATGCCGATCCCGTTGCCGATCCCGTCAAATATACGACGTGTCAATTTCATATGTTCTAGTTCTTTCATATATTCATTGTGGAGTTCAGTGTTTCGTTTCAGAATCTGGACGAGCGGTCCGCTGCCGCCACCGTCGCCACTGATTCCGTTTGTATAATTCGCAGACGCAGACGCAGACGCACACCCGTCCGCTACGCGATGATATTCCGACCCGCGCAAATACGCAACTGCCTCGATAAACCCACCAGGTCCCTCCGCAAGATGAAATGTATTGATTCCCATTTTATAATCAGGTCGCGCGACTATCGTATTGCTGTAGCGTGAAAGAATGTTATTATTTTTGATGATTTCAATCATTTTATAAAATGACCGCGATAATGGCCGTAATTTGCTTATATTGGTTTTATTACCGGCAACATTCGTATGGATATATTCATAAGGGTTTGTGAATTTTTTAATATTATCCCACGCATCCTGATATTTTTCAATTTGTTCTTTGATATCACACAAATGTGAATATATGGATGACGATACATATACGCTTTCGATGTCGCGCGTTGACGCTTCCGCATCAGTAGCCGGCGCCGGTTCACTAACTGACGCGAACATTTCAAGTGGTAGATATTCACCATCTACACTGTGTATTAGGTCTACTTGAGGTAATAAAAAATGATTAAAATAGGATAGAATCGGCCCGTTGCCGGATTTCTGTATATCTGGTTCCGTTGCGGGAGTCGCCGGTCCTGCGACCACCGGCGTTGCGCTATGTAATACAGGTTTAAAACAATTCTTTGGCGATTTCTTAAACATGTAATATCAGGTATAATGTATTATATAATTGTTTATAAGTCTGTTTTCTTCTTGGTTTGTCGTTTGGGTTTCGGCGCGGCGGGTCCAGCATCGGATGCGGCAACCGCAGAAGTATCTTCGGTTGTCATCTTCGCCTTCTTTGTTCGTTTTTGTATCTTTTTTTCTATTTGAGCGATGGGTGCCGATGACACCTCTTCTTCTACTGCGGCTGCTGCCGATGAGATCGCCTTTACTGTCGTGCTCTTTTTTGGGTTAGGTTTCGGTTTTATTTTTAGCGTGGCCGATGTCGATGTCGATGTCGATGTTTTATCTCCGGTGATTGCCTCCATCTGTTTTTCCGCCTCTCGTTGCGCGATAATATGTGCGGCAATCGCGGGCTTGGACGCGACATCGGTCGGACGTGACGCCTTCGCTATCTTCTCAAGTGCTGCGATATCGGTGAGGGCGTCATCCTCGCTACCCCCCGCCGCCGCGCGGTCCTGTTCTTCTTGTAATCCAGCATAACTCAAGAAACTATTCTTCAGTTGCTTGGCATTGATGTTTCGGTTCTTGCGGAATATAAAATACCGGTTATAGAACGAGATTTGTTTCTCTTCCGGTGTCATATATAACGCGGACCCGTATTCTTGCTGGCACTTGCGATTCCATCCGCCGCCGCCACCCACTTCCTCGTCCCCGCCGCGCTTATTCTTACATTCCAACTCCATATTATGGAACATCCCGTCAAATGTCGCGGTTCCGTCCGGCATTGGAAACATCAATGTTGTCGCGGCTTCTTCTGGAGATACAAGGTCAAACCCATAATTCTCCAGGAGTTGCGTCAAGTAGTCAAAATTAACGAGGTATTCGCGGGTTGCCTTATTGATGGAATCCTGGTACACCTCTATTTCATACCCTATACTACTGCTATCCGGTTCAAATGCGGTCTGATGATATTTCTTACGAACCGACCACATTTTCTGGGGGTCACTGCCACCGCCGCCGCCGCCGCCACCGCCGCTTCGGTTTAATACGCTCATCTCGTCACCCGTCTCCAACCGCGCCAATGCCTGGAATATTCGCGAACCATCAAAGCAGGTCCCGATGAAATATCCACCCAGTTTCGTACACTCGGACGCATTTTGAAGGAACGTATGTAGTTTCATAATATTTTCAAAGAAGTAGTGAATGGCAAATTGGACGGAGCAGATATCAAACCCATCCGCCGCACGGCCGTATTGTGGATAAACTCCGCGACCTAATACACTCGCGTCCTTTGCGCCTTCACCGAATATCGCGCGACTTATCAAGCGATATCTCTCGCTGATTGCGGCCTGACCTGCGCGGATTTCCTTGCTACTGTCCCCGTGAATAAAGACCGCATCGGGAACATTATGTTTTGTGCGCTTGATATCAAGATACCGCGCGCAAACACCGTCGAATTTATGCTCGAGATTATCCTTGGAGTAGTCAATACCGAATACGAACCCGAGTTTCGCTGCAATCCACTTTGGTAAATCACCGCCTTTTCCTACCGCGAGGTCAATAAGCGTATTTCCGGGACGCGCCACACTCATTATCAGTTTGCGTTTTACATACAAGTTATGGAAATCGCGCATTCCTTTTGTGAGTGTGCGGACTTTCGTGCCGCGACCAATGTCAATACCGTTTCCGCCGCCACCCGACTCCGCGTGGTTATAATAAATATCGTCACTTATGAGTTCGTCTGGAATTCCGTCCCCCGTTGTCAACATTTCGGGCGTTATCGCATTGTGGATAGAATGCCAGTTGTTATTTGCGACGTGATACGCATTTCCGTAGTTTTTCCCGCCACTGCGATATTCCGCGGTTTTATCGTGGCGAACACGCAGCGGCGACCAACGCCAATTCACCGGTTGGGCTGGGTCATAACTGAATTCAACGATTGTTTCATCCTGTATCATATCATTTTCAATCGTCATCATTTGACTCACGCCAGCTTCGTCCGGGCGCAACATAATGTGGCAAATATGCGCGTCGTTGTCATATGGGTATGTCGGATAAAATGGCGCGGGTTTATAAGTGTCCCCGCTACTCGTGCCGCCCGTGCCGCCGCCGCCGCCGCCGCCGCCCGTGCCTTCAATCACGGCCACGCACGGATTCAAGTGTCCGTGCCTTCTTTCGTCATAACCAACACGCAGCGTCAGTGTCTTGTATTGCTGAATTTGGACGCATCGGGACATATCCACTCCAGATTTAAATATATTGCTGACAAGGTCTTCGTTGTCTTCGCCCTTCTTGGTAGTAATAAGGAAATCAATTGTATTCATATGCGCGGGCTTCCATTTAAATGAATAATCCCACGTGGTTTTGTATAGAGGACCTGCCACCGTATTGTCGTTTCGCACTGTGCTACCAACTCCGAAATCAATCGGAGTAAATATTAGTCCGTCAGTATGATATTCAAACTGGTGTTCGGCGCATTTTCGCAGAATCATCGCACAGCAATCAAAGATGGATTTGCCTGACGGACTCGCGATTTCAAATTTCTTGGTTTCAATACGAATTGGTGGTAATGAATCAGCGCCCCCAGTAACGCACTTGAGTTGAAGGTTTTTGACGAGACTTTCCATCAATGGTAGTCTGAAGTTCGTGAGGACCTCGTCTTCGTTCATTGGAAAGAACATTCGCGAACGAACATCGGCTTTATGAACGAAATATACATCAAATGCCAAGAACGCATTGATGAACGCGCCGCTCTTATCGTGAAGAACGTGTTCGCCATCCAACAGGGTATTATGTAGTTTTGGGTTTAAAGATACTGCGCCGGTAAATTGGACGTTCATATTTGTATCGATAAGATAGACATGGCCCGTTTTCGGCGCGATGAAGAGGAGCTTTCTTGTTCCGTCGGCCTTTTCCGTTACCGAATAATTCATACGAATATTGGGGACCTTGGAGTCGGTGTCGAATGGGCGGATATTATGCATTTGAAGGGTATACGAATTTGGACCAATGAAATGTTTGGGGCGTAGTTCGACAACTCGACTCGCGCGCGCACGGTCGGCCTGCTTGCCTTCGTCTTCGCCTTCGCCTTCGCCTTCGCTCTCGCGGGTGTCGCCCGGATAGAGTAATTCGTAATATCGCTGCTGGATACTGCGTATTTCTGAACCCGAAACTGGATAATTTGTCCCCTGGATACCCGACATTACGATTTTAATCATCTTACGCAGATTATCCATCAAATGTTTGGGATGGTTGAACGCTGTTCCTGGCCCAACGAGGTCATTAACGACCTCTATTTCCATTTCATACCGAATCGGACTTTCAAGAACGCGTGCGGCATCAAAGGTCGATGCGGAAATATAACCCGTCTGGTCTTTATGCGATTCCTTGACAACACTCATATCGATTTGAAATGGGAATTCGGGGTGTTTTAATGTCGTTCGATTGATATACCGAAACGTCTTCTTGTTGTCATTCCAGGATTTCAAAATAGACCGCGCGAGTGTACTCGTATTTGCGATATGCTTTTCGCGCTGAAAACTCACCTTGAAATTGAAATCGTCAAAGATGACGGGGTGGATGGTATCCCCGCCGCTTCCGCTTCCGGTCTTCGCATACATTTTTTGTGTAAAGAGTACGTATTTCTCATCCGGTGTATTCGTCTTACAATAATTCTGGATGTCGTTGATGCCGTGGATTTCTGCGCGAATAAGCGACAACTTGGTTTGACCGGTTTTTTGGTCGATGAATTCGTTTTGTATTTTAAGCGAATAGCCGTTCTTCTTCTCGATTGTAAACCCCGACGACAACAATTTTTGAATCACCCCGTCGAAATGTTCCCTCGTGGTTGGGTTATTTCCGCGCGTTCCGAAGCGTATCTCAAGTTCTGGAATGCCGTCCGATTTATCAAGGATGCCCTCTAAATAATGTGATACGATTTTTGCGAATTCGGATTGTTTGTCAGCCGCGGACGAGGACGAGGACGAAAGTGCGCCGCGATGTCTTCGCATTATATATAATATATGAAGAGGATATATTATTTATACGATATTTCATTATATACTTCAATTTTATGTCCTACACGCATTTACAAATTGATTCGTATAACTCGGGTTTCGTCTTACGTTTTTCAGTCCCCATAGACCCAAACTTTCCCGGAATGCTATTCGCGACGGGCAGATGTAATTTGGAACAAATGTCGACGAGGTCCTGTAGTTTGTATGCGGATATCGCGCGAATCGGTGCGGAAATGTTCTCCATCAACCAGTAATTCTCACGAATATATTTCAAATACCCTGCCTTTATTCTATCAGGCGACACATACAATACATATTTCCCCTTGATTTTTTCAATAATGAACCCAGCACCGCTGCCATCGCCGCCGCCGCTCGCGACTTCGTAATATTTCCGGTCCTGGACGATACACACCGAGAGATTATTACACAGGGCGATGGCCTGTAATGTCTCCAATCCAATAAATGGTTTATGGACGAGACTTTCTTCAAGTGCGTTGATTTTGATTTTGTTTGCCTTTAATATCGGCTTGTGTTTCCGTAAAAGTTCAACCAGGTCAAACTTAAATGTATTGGATTCCGTGTAGTGGTTTTCGATTGTTTCGTATTTTTCAATACCGTATATCATAATATACGCCGCCCACAAAAGTGAATCTTTCGCCGATGCGTTCAAAGATAATACGTATGAACTCATAACTTCTGGGTTAAAAATGGTCGCGTTCCCAGTCTCGGGTGCGGACTCGGTATCGGTATCGGACTCAGTTTCGGACCTGGACTCGGTATCGGTATCGGACTCAGTATCGGTGTCTGATTCAGAAAGTGCTACCGCAGTAGGCACAGGCACATGCACAGGCACATGCACAGGCACATAGACCGAGACAGGTGCCGCCGAACGAAAACTCGAGACATCGTAATATACCATATTTTCGCTTATATTTTCAGGTGTAAATGAAAAAGAATTATATAGACAAGGAATGACGAGGGAAGACGCCATTTTACGCTATATATCATACACTAAATATCTTTATGCGCCTTATTCTCGAAGAATTCCTTTGTTAAATGTAGCTTCTGTTCTTCTATTTCATTCAAATGTTTCTCCTGTTTTATGACATATTTCATATACTCTTCTAATTCACGCAATGTCGCGTCATTTATTTTGGAGATATTAATAAAAACCCCATTTTTATTTTCATTGATTTGCGTGTGTTTTGTATGTAAAATCCGCAACACTTCAATCTGGTGAATCACTGGCATATTTTCAATTCCGTCTTTAAGCGCCATCAAATAGTTTGTTTTTACCTCTACTTGTTGGGCGATAGTCTGTAATTCATTCATTGTCGTAAGACTCGCAATCGCAGTAGTAGCCATTTTACAAAAATATCGTGATGAAACTTTATACCCTTTCAACGACGACCTACGTCGAGGACGTCGTTCACGATGGTGACACCGCATCTAATAACATCGCGATGATTGTCACGTGGGTGTCATGTAATACAAACCTGCGCCCGATGATTTCTACGGTCAATATGTCATTTTCTTCAATACGAGGGAAGAGCTCGTTGTTGTTATTCATATCACGCGAGAGAAACACTTCAATTGGTGATATACGGCCCGGAATCAATTGCGCGGCGCCTGCGCGGATACCCGCTTGGGTTATAGTTTTGGCAACGCATTTGATTACGGTGTGCTCGTTTGGAAAACAAATGAGGCAATCCGCCTCAATATCAAATACAATATTGGCGGCGGCTAATGTTCCGCACGAGTGTGCGTAAATAGATACTGAAAACGGGCATATATATCCTTCGATAGAACAGTATCCTTCTAACTGTTTCGCCAATTCTGTCGCCAATAATTCCGTGACATTGACACCTCGAGTTATCTTATAAAATGGAATCGTCAGCTTACGTTTGATTCGCTGTGCGCTGAAGAGTTCGGGGTCGCAGTAGGGCTCAACGACGACTTGCCGCGCCAGTGGGACGGGATCGACGATCGGTGTAGGCGCAGGCACAGGCACAGGCACGGGCTCGGGCTCTTTTATTTTCTTTTTAGGTCGGATAATGGTGGTTCGTTTCGCAGATGACATAGACAACACAGCGGCGGACGCCATTACGATGAACGATAGCTATATCAAATATAGAATTATGTTTATATCTTTATCAATTTTATTGATTATCAATTTTATTGATTATCATTTGATAATACTATTATATATAATCGCAAATACCGATGTCATAGGTCGAACCCGTTGCGGAGGCGACAATTTGAAGTGGGCCCGCGCAGCCGTAAATTGTTCCATCGCGCAATAATGCGTCACATTCTTCTTTTGTTGCGTGAGGATTGATGGGTTGAAGATTGTGCTTGTATACACCGTGCCGTAATATACGGCAATTGAAATCTTTATGCGAAATGACAAACGGTTCCTGGCAATGAAGACAAGTAAATACGTGGTCCATTACAAGTAATACAACAATTACAATATACTGCGATTGTAATTATTGTCCTAGGGCGCGCGATACGACGCGAGTTATACCAATTCGCCAATCACTGAAATGGCCTCATCGCCGATTTCAAAACGCTGGCCTATAACGCGCACACGTATTTCTTCCTCTTCTTGAAGTCGCGTAAAATCAGCGCGGTCGTAGTGATGGTCTCGCGCAATAAAAACGACCACCGGGGTTTTGGGTTCATTCAGAGTTGCGCGAATACCTGCGAGACTGATATTTTTTATGACGCACGTAAATACGACGCCCTCTACGAGTGAACACGACTGACATTCGTATACTACGTCAAATATCGCATTCTTTCCGTATAAATATCCATTGGAATATGTAAGGATTTTCACGCTTCCAGGGCGGATGAATCCTTCCGCCATACACTTTCCTTCCACGATTTTCGAGAGAATATGCTCTAGTGTGTCTTTTACATTACGCCCGATGATGCGAAACGGGATTTCTAATTTGCGTGTGAGTAAAATAGTCGTATAAATACCGTATCTGGCTTTGGATTGGACTCCTCCGGACACTGGCGCTGCGAATTTTGAAATGGTCGCGACGGAAAGTCGCGGAGGCGGAGGCTGAGTAGGCGGAAGAAGACTTAATGTTGACATTACAACGATGATACAATAAATACTACTATACCGTTATACTTTATTTATCCTTTATAACCGTTCAACATTACACAATAATGCTTCACCCGGCGCAAAGAACCATTTGCGCCCATTTACACGGTTCGCGTTGAATGCGCGTAATAAAAACTCTTGAAACACGCACAGTTCTTTTTGGGTTCGTTGTTTCGTGTTTTCAATCGTGAGTTTATACTCGTCTCCTTGCGTAGCCGCATTCGACATTATAATATTATTGATGATGGTTATAGTATCGGTTTTACCTGATTGGTCGCATCGTGCACCTTTGTCGCGCTTCTTTGACATATTTTTAACCTTGAAAATAAGATATTCCTTCTTGAAAAAAGATACGAACCCGATAAATAAGTTCATATCTCGAATATGGTCTGTCTGTAGTTTTCCTAAAAGGAGTGTAAAATCGCGCTCGTCTTCCGGTCCAGCAAGCACCCATTCTCGGGTTTCATAACGCAATACCACCAGCGCATATTGTTCTTCTTTTTTCTCGTGAAATAAGAGTAGTCCTTGGTCTTGGGGGGGGCGGCGGACCGCTTCGGTGGATTTCAGGTCAGGATTGCCCGCCGCCGCCGCCGCCCGTCTTCCCACCAGCGGCCGCTCTATCACATACCGTTCGTAATAATTCAATAACATTCTCTCAAATGGAGTCAGTGGTTGGATACCGGCCGCGCCCGCTCCTGTCGTCGCTCCTGTCGTCGCTCCTGTCGTCGCCATATTGTAATTATTCTTTTGATACAAATAATTCACCAGTTTAAGACTATCATCAAAGAACAAGTGCTCTAATAGATTCGCGATTACGAGCGTATAGAGTCCCTCTCTCGTTGTTTGAAACTCCTGTGTTTGAGAGATTTGGTCGATGACCTTTCCACAATAATAATACCATTCATCCTGTTCCTTCGTCGGTTTTTCATATATGGTTTTACATGTTTCAAATGTGTCTGAAAGTGTCGCAATAAAGTCATCTATTTCATTTACTGGTTCGGGCTCGGGTGCCGCCTCGGGTGCCGCCTCTGGTGCCGCTGCCGCTGCCGCCGCTACCGGTTCGTCTTGTCTTTTATTCAATTTATCAACAATCTTCTTATTCGGGACGACTACTGCCGCCGCACCCTGTCGAATATTCAGGTAATCTTCGGTGACTTCTCCTGGAAGAGGATATTCCACCGATGTATGTTTATACGGAACGGGTGTACTTCGTTCGTGAATACTGATGCGTTTATCGGTCAACTCGATGGGTTGGAATAAGTAATAATCCCCTACATTTTGTATACGCCCGAGGCGTCCGTATTTGTCATTGACATATTCGTTTGGTTCGGTTACCATTTGTGTGAGAGCGAGATTTATTTGCGCGACGGGGTATTGGCGAATCGCATTTACGTGTGCGATAATACCATTGGGTCCAGTTTTCTTATAAAAGAAGGCATCCTTGTATAATTCGCGGATTTTGTGGATGATTTTATCCAGGTTCATTGACATAAACTTCTCATTAAATGTATCCATGCGAACATCGCTTCCGCGACCACCGGCGCCGTTGTCGCTGTCGCTGTCGCTGTCGTCCCCGATTCCATATAATTCTTCCTGTTCCTGAATCGGTCGCCCGTTTGAAAATGTCGGACGGCACGTATACTCGCACCTTTCCATATAATCGCACAACGCGGAATAAGGGCGCGCACCGACCTGATAGTCTATTTGTTTGCGTGACGATAGATTTTGCCGGACTACCTGGTTTAATTGTGCGGCTGTTTGAGTATTATGCTGGATATTGAGAAGACAGTCCACGGCCGACGTGCGGAGCACGCGAGATACTGCGCCGATTTTCACGGATTTAAACTCGGATAAACGATACAAATAAAGGTCAATCGCCTCTATTTCGGGATTCGTCAGCCGAGTACCGTATAAATACAGCTCAACATTCCGTTGAGAAAATGGCAGACGCTTATGGCTACAATTTCGAATCGCGCGTCCAATAATTTGCTCTAGCAGATTCATATTATACCACGGTTCCAAAATATGGACCTGGCGAATATTCTTGAAATCCAGACCTTCGCTTCCAGCAACAGATATAATGACGACCTTTACATTTTCGCCGTGTGTATTATCTTCGCTGGTGAGTGCCTTCAATTCAAAGAGATTATCGGGGGAAATCGTGGGGTCGCCTGTAATAACGGAATATCGCGCGGGACGGAATGGCTGGTTCGGAAACTGCGCCTGGTGCTGGCGTTGCGGAAGCATTGTAATCGCGTCAATGCCCGCGACGGGCTTACTGCGGAAAAGCGACGAGTTCCCGCCAGCGGCGCTATACCGTGTAAACCCGAGCTCTTCTAGTGCGAGTGCGATAGGGACGACACCGCCGTCGATATACTGACTGTATGCGAGTATAATACCTTCGCTTGTAAGCACGCGGTCGCAGATATTCTTGATTTTTGCCGAGTATCGGCCAATATTGGCGGGGGCGAATATGCGCGATGACGCTTTTGTCGTATTCTCACCATTTGGCAACTTAAAGGAGCGCGTGAATTCGGGGCGGTATTCGAAATTCAGGCGCATTGGCGGATTGCCGGTTTCTTCATACGACATAATGTGCCGCAGGCCTTCCTTGCCGATACAAGCCGCAATATCAAATTCGTCATTTGGATTATTGATATACTCGATGAGAGATGGGTGCGGATATACGATATTCAGTGCCTCTAGAGGCCGCTGGACGGCGGCGTATCCAATCGTATCCATATTTTCAAAAGAAGGAAAATCTGCGGATTCAACGACGGTCGATTCATCGATGGCGCCACCTTCCACAGGGGGCACGGCGGCCTTTTTGCCTTTTCCTTTACCCGTTACCTTGCTCGCCTGTGCGGCCTGTGCGGCCTGTGCGGCCTCTGCGACCGCCTTCTTCCGCCTTACCATCGCGGTCTTTTTATAAACATACATCGCCTTCATATCACTGATAATAAACCGATACGCCGCTTCTTGGATATCGCCTGCCTGGGTCATATATACATCAATATGCTCGATCGGCTGGTCGATATGACGTCCATTCAATTGGGTTCTCGGATAACCCGCACCCGCCGCACCCGCCGCACCCGCCGTCATCGCAAGCAATGAATGTTGAGGCGAGTGTTCTCTCGGAAATATGCGATACGGAAATGTGTACGGGTTCTCGCCGCGCACGAACGATACATAACCAGTCGCTTTCCGAATCAGTAAATCCTTTCCAATCTCTCGACCTTCTGAATCCAAACGAAAATTTCCCCTGTCATCAAAGACATCCGCGATATCAATCGTCGCGCGTCTGTCATTCAAGTTCATCAGGTTTATCAACCACACAATTTCCTTATAACTGTTATACATTGGTGTTCCAGAGAGAAGAAGCAGCCGCACATTAGATACCTTCTGGACGATTTGAAAGAGAATCTTCGCCACGCGTTTATCACGATTATCGTCGGTTATGCGAATATTATGAACTTCATCAATAATAATAAGCGTATTCGCGAATAATTTCCGTAACTTCACGATGGAAAGGGTTTCAATTGCGCGGGTCTCTATATCAGCTGCTTTGGCGATATCCGCAGCTGATTTACGTCCCTTTCGGGCGGCCGATGCCGATGCGCCCACGGCGGCTTTGCGCCGGACTTCCTGTATCACTGCGTCATCCTGCGAAATCCCGACACTGGACGCGTGTGTCCGCGCATAATTCGCGAATTCATTATACCCGAAAAACGAATAATGTGACGAAATCAAGCGCCGGATTTGTTTAATGATATTGTCGCGCGTGAGCCCCTTCATATTCATCGGGTTAATTTCTTTAATGAATTTATTCCCCGTACACGCGCGAATATTCCATACTCCCGGTTCAATCTCTCGGAGTTCGCGTTCGTCAAAGAGCTGAAGCCGGAAATTCTCCTGGACGTTGGGCGACGCAATAACGATGATTTGCTGGGTAATCCCCATCTGTTTCATATAATCGCGCATTTCCTCCGCCACACTAATAGCAGAGCAGGTCTTCCCCGTGCCGAGTCCGTGATACAACAATAAGCTATTATACGGCGTCTCTACCGAGAGAAAATTACGCACGAATTGCTGGTTGGGTGCGAGCTCTATCTGCGCGTTACACAAAATCTCTGCCTCTTCTTCCACGCTTTTCGTGTTGTCTACATCCATCTTGGTATCAAAGAACTCTTTCCGAAGGGCGATTTTGGTATTAAAATTGGGGTCGTTTAGTGTGGGGTATAACCCGGGGATTGCGGCAGCGGCGGCACGGTCGTCTTCCGCGTCGCTTCCCGGCAATACCCCAATATCGTGTAATGTCATCTCTCGTTCAAGCAGTTCTTTTTTTAAAAGGAGCTTGTTGAACTCCTTGCTAAATGGGTTGTTGAATTCTTCTGGCGAAAGGCGTCTACTCCCTTCTTCGAGGTCGCGTTTCATTTTTTCGATACTATCTCGGGGTGCGGCGGCGGCGGTGGCGGCGGCGGGGGCGGCGGCGGCGGCTTTCGGTTTCGGTTTGATAGTGCGGGCGGTCTTTTTCCCGGGCGGTCCCGCAGCCACATCCGCCTCCGCTGGCCCGGGTATAACCGCGAGCGCAGCAGCCGCAACTGACGCCACCGACAATTCCATTGGCACATTTTCCTGTTCTTCTTCCATTTCTAATTCTATGTATGTAGTATTATACCCCGCTTTCCTTTATATATCTACCGGAAATAAAAGGCAGGTCTTGATATTGATATATCTCAAAATATTCTATAGCGGGACAATATGTTATTGATTTTACGCACAATCCCGATTTTTTCTAAATTGTAAGGTCGCACTGCGTTAATACACTCTTCAAACGACATCCATTTCATAAGTCCTACCTCCATAATGTCGTGCGCCTTTTTCGGTTTCTTATCTAAATCCACCATCGCGAGGAAATACTTCTGTTTATAACACTTCATATCTGACCCCATAAATATCTCTTCAAATGGCGCGATATTTTGTATGACATTGTCAGCGGTTATGTCATACCCCGTCTCTTCCAGACACTCTCTCAACGCGCACGGCAGGTCCTTCTCATTATAGTTCCGCCGGCCTTTCGGAAATCCCCACTCTGTCTCGGTCCATCGTGTTGCTGATTCATCGATGAACTGCTGTAGTGTTTTCACGCGTCCGTCCTTCGTGCGTATCCCCCCAAGCACCTGGCGATACTTCTCAAACGATACATGTTCCTCATTTTTATACTGACTCCCGCGCGTATACTCACCCCATAACAGACGCCATAACTGGTCGAATGTAAGCCGCATCAGGTTCGCCTTCTCTGCCAACGTCATTTCGTCGATAATGCGCTGGATATACGCTTCATCGTTGAGTGAATATTTGCCGCGAATGAAATCCACGAATCCAAATGAATCTCGTCGGCGTATCATAAGGAATTCGGGACCGGTTTCACCACACCGGAATGCGATGACGCCGATACTCGTAATCGGTGCGCGGCAATTATTATACACGTGGTTGTTCCGGTTACAGTTATTACAGAAATATTTATCTGCGGCGGACGGTGCCGTGGACGCCGAAGTGGCTGCTATGACCGGCGCAAGTTTTTGATTCCGTATTTGGCTGATTTCCAAATACGATAATGCGGATTTAGGATTATTTAGTTTTACACCGGCCTCGGGCTCGGGCTCGGCCTCGGGTTTGTGTTCTTTCGCTTCCATTACAATACGCTTATCGTAATTCTGTTATTGTTTTTATGTCATTTCATTGTAGTAATGTTAAAATTGGACGCGAGAATATGGGGACCGCAATTCTGGTTTGTTTTAATGACTGCGGCGGTGAATTACCCAGACCATGTCAATGATGTCACGCGTAAGAAATATTACGACTTCATCCAGAACTTCCCGATGCTGATTCCAGACCCCGAAATGTCGTCGGAGTTTGCGCGAATGTTGGATAAATACCCGATTACGCCTTATTTAGATAGCCGCGACGCGTTTATCAAATGGGTCCATTTCATCCATAATCGGTATAATGTCCTCCTGATGAAGGACGAGATGTCGCTACACGATGCGCTTGAGAGATATTATTTACACTATCGCCCGAAACCGATACAAATCCTGGAGGAACTTAAATACCGGGAGAGGCTGGTGTATATACTGGTGGTGGCAGGGCTGGGATATGCTGCGTATTACTACCATAACAGGTGAAGCTAGTGAAGCCGGTGGATTATGCCGTTGATGAGCGAGCCGACCATAACCGGTTTATTCCGACGATATTATTCGCTACTATATATAACCGCACGCACGCAATGGTAAAAGCCGAGTATATCGTTTTTATTGTGGCAGCATTCCTTATTGTAAACACATACTATGACGGGCACCTGACGAAATTGTTTCAGAGCAATCAAAAGTGGATTAAAATGGCGACATTTGGATTCGTCGGTCTCTCGCTCTTCCTCTTTCTACGCCGTAATCCGGAAAACTCTAGGCAGTTGATGTATCACGCCAACGATATCATTAAGTATATGCCGATAAGCAAGGGGACCGCGGATATGATAACGCCGTTTTTTGATATGACCGGGGGTCCGTCCCCGAACGACGGCGGTGCGAGTGGCGGTGCGAGTGGCAGTGCGATTGGCCGCGCAATGAGTAGTGCGATGGGGGCACAGCCGTCGTTCGGGGGCGGAACCCCAGGCGGAACCCCAGGCGGAACCCCCGCCGAACGCCGTATCCTCAATTCTGGCAAGAATTCTAGCAAGCGCAGCGTGAGTGAAACCAAGAAGAAGTATGTCGCAGCACAACAGGGGTGGAAATGCGGAGACTGTCAGCGTCAATTGCCCGCGTGGTTTGAAGTAGACCATGTCATTGCTTTAGAACACGGAGGTTCCAACCACGTGGATAATTTAGTCGCTTTGTGTCGGGATTGCCACGGAAAAAAGACCGCGATGTCGTTTCTCTAGGGTTCGCGAAACGCGATGCGAAGGCGGCATTAATATATATTATAATTATAACTGGGTGTCGTTATAATTATAATATTACAAAAGATATGAATCCAGCGTCACCGGCACTGCCGACCGCACCAATAGAAGAATCATTACACATAAAAACGCTATTAAACTATCTTCCAATTATCATATTGTCAGTTATTTTATTAATAGGGTTTGTTTCGTGGGATGTTATGGCAAATAATTGGGCGGTATTTACGACACTATTAATCGTATGTTTAATTGCTGGATTTGTCAATTTTTTGAATCCGTATCGGTTTCTTACATCTAAAGACGCGTTATTGTTTCCGCCACCTCCAGCAGGATCGCCTGCGATGAGCATTTGGGTTATTTTTTTTACGATGTTAGCATTACTAGTTGGCATTGGTATCGGGTTCGGTAGTTTGAGTGCTTCGAAATTAGCGTCATCCTATGACCCATCACAGGCGTTAATGGGGATTGGCGGCACACTGCTGGTTATCATGTTTATTCTTTTCATTGCGGGGGCTGTAAAACAATTTAGTACTGCTGGAACCCGACCATACGAAATCGTTAATAATATATTTTCAACCAACGGTATCATCGGCGGAATCATTGCCTGTATTGTAGTGGGTATTCCGTTGGTGGTTCGCGGTAAAGAAATCGCAGACAAAACAGCCAATCCGGATATCGGGGATACTGACAAGGATAAATTCAGACAAGACCTCGCGACCAGTGGCGCAAATACAATGTTAAGTGTTGGTGTCATTTTACAAGTCATCGGTTTGGCGGTGGTCGGGTATTTCATATGGCAAACGCACGGAAGTCAACCCACATATTCGAAAATAGCGGCGGGCATTATAATTGCGATATTATGGATAATGGGACCTATCTTTGTTTCCAAAAGCCAGAGAGGCCCTGGATTTGACTACAAACAAGGGGCTGGGGCTACTGCGGAAAAAGACTCATTTGAAAACAAACCATTTCTCGTCCACGGAATTGTCTACATCATTATCGGGTTTGCGTTTTTACTCTTATTAATGGGGTTGAAACCATTAAAACAATCTTTCATTTATATAGTTGCGTTCGGGCTATTGTTAGCAGCATTTCTGGTATTCATAAGCGTATCTCTCTGGTATGTTGTGACTGAAACAAAGACCCCACCCAAGGAGAACTTAAAAGACCCAAAAGACCCTTATTATCAACAATTAAAGGCGGAAGTCACCAAAGATTTACAGACAAAGGCACCGGCAGGTGAGCCGCTTGGCGCGACTGCGGTGGAGGAGGAAATGGAAAGACGCCTCAATGAAAAAATCCAGACTCCGAACCACGTGCTAATGGGCGTATTTTACACACTCTCAATCATTATCACGGTTATGATACTAATGTTCTATAATGTTCGGTTGAAAATGGCGGATTGCGGATATATACCGCACGAGTTCGGTTGGGGGGATGCGTTTACATATGTGTTTGCTGGGGAATGCGACCCTGGTGCTAACAAAACCGACTTGAAAGACCTGGACTCCGCATCCGCATACCCAAACAAGGTGAAAGAAGACAAAATGTTGTCAAGTGACTGGGACGCAATCTTATCCAAGAAAGCCCCCGCCAAAAATTTCAACGAAATGTTTGTCCGTTTCTCCAAATGGTTCTCCCTCATCCCCTTCTTCTCCATTATCTTGATTGTGATGTGGGTCTCTATTCTTTTTACAAATATTACAACAGACCCCCGGACGAGTAACTGGATTGCTGGTAATTTTACTGGTGATATGTTCCCCCGCGTGAAAGAGTTATTAGACACATTTTTCATTGTTTTGATTGTCGGTCTCTTGTTATGCGGAATCCTATTACTTCCATTTGTGAAAGAACTCAATGTTGGCGGACTTGATTCCATCTTAAAGTTTGCCGAGTCTATTCAGGTGTGGCAGTATAATACACCAAACCCAGCGCCGGCAGCAAACAGCGGATGGAAAAAAGTTCTTGCGGCGGTTGTTGGATTCTGTGCGATATTCTTTATCGTATTATCCCCGTGGTGGAAATATTTGACGCAAGACCGTAAGAGCGACCAACCAATTGTTCCCGATAATTGGGGGTGGTTTATTGGCTTTGTCGTTCTTTGGGCGACTGCTTCTCTTCCTGCGTGGTATCACGGCATCCCCGAGGGGATTGGTGGTACGCCCACTGACTCGAATTTCGCAAAAGAGTGGATACTGACACGCATTATTCGTCTCTTTTTTACTACAATCTATTTGGTTCCGTGGTTGATTGTAACATTATTCAAGGTGGTTCTTTATGGAATCCTTGTCGTTCTTTCTTTCTCGGGTGTAGACTCCATCAATAAAAAATTCAGTGAAGAAATTGGGAAACTTAACTTTGCGAACTGGGATTCAACAACGACCGATCTTCGTATGTTTCCAGTGGATGACACACTGATAACGCCAGCGAACGTAACGTCTGTAAAATTCGAGGCTACGGCGGCGGCGGCTGCGGCGGCTGCGGCGGCTGGGGGCGTTCCCGCCGACCCCGTTGGCATCGACGAAACAAAAGTGAGCGCCGTCGGTAAACTCATCAAGGTCATCCTAATCACGATTTCGTTCGTTATTTTGATTCTCTCAATCATTTACTATGTATACAAGATTGACGCGACCAATCGCGCGGGTGGCGTAGAACAGGATGCCGCCGACGGCGGGTTCGTCGCACAAATGAACTCTCCCACGGCACACACGATTTACGTTATTATGGCAATCGTCGCAATCGCCGGGTTCGTCGCCTACCTACGAGATAAATTCAAGACCACGAACCAGAAAACACCCGAAGACTACTTATTCAATGACTTCAAGCCAGAGGACATCAGTAGCCCTATGCGCCAGCTCACATTCGGAATGACGCATATTATCTATGTTGTATTGATGGTAATTGTGTGGGTATATGATACCGAAAAGGACGACAAGAATCGGATGTCGGTCACGGGAATGACTGTATTGGGTCTAGCGATTCTCTTCTTTCATTACGGGTTAGAGTTTATTGATAATAAGTTGCCGAAAGTACCCGGGGCGGGTGCGGGGGCGGGCGACGACAAACCCCCGAAGATGGCGCCGATGACGAATCTCCTCGGCAATATCCGCTTCATTATGAATACGATATTCTTCGTTATATTGTGCGCCCTCGCATACTACAAACAACACGGTATTATGGTCGCGCTCATTGTGTTTATGTTCCTCTTCCATCTCACGAAATCCATTATTGGGGTGAAACTACTGAAGTTGCTGTGGGCGTGTATTATTTATATTCCGTGTCTCTTCCTGGACTTCCTCCAGGGTTCGCAAGGTGCTGTCGGCGATACGACGCGCCCCATCTGGATAATCGTCGCGATTGAACTCCTGCTTATCGCCATTTTATACGGCGGACCTTATTTACTGAACTACATCGGCGCATCCGCCTCACAAATCGTGGGCGCACCGGTGAGCCTCAAACAGTTATATGACACGAATTTGACGACGCAAAGCAAGGAAATATTCATTTATCACAACACGGGTGCTGACCGAACACCTGAAGATAAGGCGGCGAATTGCCCTGCGGAAGAGAAAAAGCGATATCATTATTCCATTTCCGGGTGGTTCTTTTTGAATAATAACGTCACTTCGAAGAATACTGATTTAGAGATATTTAATTTCGGAGACGTTCCGCGATTAACATACAATCCCTCTAGGAACGAATTGAAATTGTATTGTCATCAGTTGAGCGGTAATAGCAGTATTATAGTCGAAACCTCTAAAACCACCGAAATATATAATTCTAGGACAAACTACAATGCGGTTATGAAGGACGGTTCTAACTCGAAAGTAAAGAGGACGAAGATTCAGATATTAACCGATAACGAAGAGCTCGATGCCGACGTCCAACTTCAACGATGGAACTATTTCGTCGTGAATTATGACGGGAAAACAATGGATTTCTTTTTAAATAACACGCTGATATTTAAGAGCGACTTCATTATGCCCGATATTCAATTGAAGCCGATTACGGTGGGAAGCACACCTAATAACAGGGGTCTCAACGGTAGTATCTGTAATTTCGCATTTCACAAATATCCGCTCACGAAGGAGCAAATCCGTTGGACGTATACAATGTTGAAGACGCAAAACCCGCCAATGATTGGAATGCCTACAATTGAGGATGATGTGAAGGCGGCGGGGTCGACAACGATGTATTCGCGGTAATGGAATGAATGGATGTATTATTATATGTATATTATTTATACGAATCGAACACTCATACGAATATGAACTCAAAACTTGTTCTCGCAATTATCGTCATTCTTCTCCTATTGTATGTCATTTTTAAAGCACTCACGACGAATTATACAACTTTAGGAACCATGCAAAAATGGGCGACCGCAACCACGATACAAGGCACGAACCTACCCTCGAGTTTCAAGGCAAACACTGCGATTTCCATCTGGTTTTACATTAAGAAATGGGTGTCAAATGCCAAGGTCATTGAATTCCAAAATGCGTCGGGTGGCGCAATTTTCCAAGTTCAATTTAAAGACAATACAAACACCATCCGGATTTTCCCCACAGGCACACCTGGCAACAGTGATTGCGACATTGCGGAATTCCCTCTTCAAAAATGGGTGAACCTCATCATCAGCTTTAACGGTTCCGCAATGGATGTCTATGTTGACGGTAAATTAGTAAAATCCTGCGTTGTAAATAATGGCTCAAAACTCAGTGAAACTCACAAGATTATTTTAGGCGATGTTAGCAAAATAGAAGACGTCGGATTTATCACCAATGTCAAACTGAAAGCTGCGCCAATCGCACCCCAAGAGGCGTGGGATATTTACTCGCAAGGCTTCGGCGGAAGCCCCTGGAGCGACCTCCTCAACAAATATAAGGTGAAGTTGAGCTTTATCGTGGATAATCAGGAACAGACCAGTATAAGCACATAACGAAGCAGCGAATCAGCGAAAACAATACATCCATTGACGACAGTGGATGTATTGTTTTTTTATTTGATATATATAGTAATACGACACGATTATATATAATAAGCGAGTGTAATGAGCGATAGTAGCAACGACGGAGGCGGTGGCGGTGGCGGTGGCGGCGGCGGCGGCGGGTTTTTAAGCGGAATCTCATCCAGTTTCTCAAAGCCAGGCGACGCCGGTCTTTCGGGGTCTGGCGGTGGGTTCGGTCTGCGAGAATTTATGGAGTCCAACAGTCTTGTCGCAAAATTCGCATTTATTTTGATGGTGTTTATCGTGTTTTCAGCCGCAGTCAAACTCGCCATTATCGGATTGTCTTATTTGATGCTCCCGACAATGTCGCCTTATGTCTTGGACGGAACCGCGAATACCGAGGATATGGCGATGAATGTTTCACAAGACCCGGCGCAAAAGGATTCTGTATTTATCGCGAGGTCTATGAATGAAGACGGTGGTTTAGAATATACGTGGTCGGCGTGGTTTTTCGTCAATCAGGTCCCGCTTGAAAAGGGGAAATGGTCCAGAATCTTTAGCAAAGGCGGAGAGGGAACCAAGTCGACTACTGACGGAATCTATTACCCGAATAACGCACCAGGAATGTATATCCGGTTTTCCAACGATATAACCGCGACGAATCCTGATAGAACCGACGAGGGTGTCAATGTGTCATTGATGGCCATCGTGGATGTTACTGGAAAGACGGATTCTTCTGGTGACAAAAAAAAGAACCTACACGAGCAACTCATCGCAACGGACATTCCTATGAAGAATTGGGTGAATGCCGTAATCCGTGTCACAAATAATGTTATTGATTTGTATATCAATGGTCGATTGGCCCAGCGTCGCAAAACTGCCGGCATCCCTCTCCAAAATTACGGGAAAGTGAATATCGGCGAGGATAAGGCAAAGCACCGGTTTAGTGGCTATATTTCCACCATCCAGTATTTCAATTACTCCATTGGTGCGAATAAAATCAAGAGCGTTGTGGATGAAGGACCCAATATGAAGATGATAACCAGTGCGGGAGGAGATACAAGCGCGACGAAGAATGTCGGGTCTTACCTCTCAAATAATTGGTATATGCGGTAATATTTTTTTACATTTACATATCAGCGATACGATACGATACGTGTAATAAAATATAATGAGTGCGCCGACCTATCAGGCAATCCCACAGGTCGTGAAGACCTATGGAGTAGATCTCGGATTTTCACTAATATCGGTTATGTCAGGGGTGAGCGACAGCAGTGGCGCATATACCTTTTCAACCCAAGGTCCTGAAGGCTCCGCAATTACTATTCTTGGTGGCGTTGCGACTATTAACGCATACACGCCTTCGGCCATAACAATAACCGCAACACAAGCCGCAGCAGGGGGTTTTACTGCTGGTAGCACCACGTTTACCCTAATGGTGAATCGCGGAGCACCGACCTATCAAGCAATCCCACCAGTAGCGAAGATATTTGGAACCGATGTTTCATTTTCACTAACATCGGTTATGTCTGGTAAGAGCAACAGCAGTGGCGCATATACGTTCACCAAGACGGGGGATGCGATTAGTTCTATTGATGGAGCAGTTGCGTTTATTAATAATACTACATATAGTCCATCAGCCATCATAACCGCCACACAGGCCGCATCAGGGAATTACACTGCGGGTAGCACCTCGTTCAATCTCCAGTTGTCTCGCGTTGTGACATGGACCCCACAATTAGAACAGACGATAAAGGTAGAACCATACAGCCCTGTATATTTTAATACAGCGAACGAAGGCCCTGGGACAACCCAGGTTAATGTCTATTCATTAACGTATTCTACTACATTTAAGCTTATATCCGGAACATTTACGATACCAGGTGTTCCCGCAGGCGCGGTGCCGAGAGATACCGATGTTCCTACCGAATTATTAAGTCTACGTGGAACGACGCTGTTGGGTGTTATTCCGTTGATATCTCTATCTTCAGATAACACGCGAGCACCAATCACGTTCTCGTTTCCAACGAATTCCTACGCGATTTCGGTCGTTTCTTTTGACCGCGATTATTATGTTATTCCGCAACCGTCGGGTGATTCAGCTAACGCTGTTGGACTATACAAAATTTCAGGAGCGGCAAATGTGCGCCTTCCTTATAAAAACGCGCTTGTCATCAACGGCGTCTATGATGTTTCGGGTGGATATCGCTACGACCAACCAAGCACGACATTACGAATGGAAATCAAACAGGCCGCGTATGAACCATCTGGAATAGGGGCTGATACGATTAGATACCTTGAAAAGAAGATTGTAGTTCCGCTTACATTAACAAAGGCGGCCACGAATATTGGAATCAAGCCGTTTTCGGGTGCTGGAGCATATACGATACCCGGCTCCGATTCGGCTGGGGTTATCACGCGCGAGTACCTGGACGGGTTCATTGATTTGAGTTTTTCGCAATTTGCGACGACAACCCGGAAAAACCTCTCGGATGGTTCACCCGACTACGGAGATGTTATTTATTATTTGACTTTCACCCCGCCGCGGACGTTTTATTTTGGGGGTAATGAACGCAATGTTAGAATAACCAACAATAGAATCGTATTTAATAAAGTGACGGTTTCGCCAGATGGCACTCATACGCTTATTCTCATCAAGTTTCTTCAAGAAGAGACTCCGGTATATCTGCGATCGACGCAGAGAATTGGGGAAACACCAGGTTTCGTCGAACAACCAGACCCTCCAGTCAGCCCTCCCGTGACAGATATAACCAGGACTATTCGTATCAAAATCAATAAATCCACGCCTACATTTGTCGGCCAAATTCCGGCGACGAATAATACCGCCAATCCACTCCAAGTGTATCGCTTGCCCGACTTGAATAAAATGACATCCGAAGGTTCGTTTGTTCTTACGCCGCCCCTTTCCAATAATACCGACTCTTCATCCAATTTTTTATTCTCGTCGAACAATGAGAGTTTATTAAAAATACGGGTGTCTGGTGGTACAGGGACAGGTATCGGCACGACAGAGGGCGCGGTGTATACTGCATATATCTATGGGTCGGGAACCGCGACAATCACGGTATACCAACCCGCAACAACGAATTTCAACCAAAAGGTCGCGTATTTTGATGTCAATATATTTGAAATAACGCCCGCCATCATAAATTGTAACACCAATCTCTTCTATACCAATCCATACAATCGCGAATTCTGGACGCGTTTCAAACCCGAATGCCGTTCGTCGGATTTGGTTGACAGCTTAACTGGCTTTCCACTCACAGCGACACAGGTCGACGAAGTCTACGATATGCGGCGTAAAGCCGAAATCCTGAAATACGACAAAAATGTAGGTGGACTCACGAAGAACCAGAAATACGCAAAGGCGTCTCGCGGAGAATTAATGCGGAAAATCGGGAATGAAAACAAATATTTGAGTGGGGTAGGGGGCGCATTTACGTTGACGTGTCCGACGACGCCCGCAAATCGCGCCGTGCTTTGTGGTCTTACGACTGCGTGCGGCGTTCCTGGAAAAGAGCGGTTGTTGTGTTATGACCCGTCAGTGAATCTCTATAATTATAAGAGGACATACACATACGAGGCCGGTCTTCAGGCCACTCTGGCTATACCAACCACGATTCTCACTGAACCGACGAATTTACGAATATCGAACTACGATAATGAACTCAACAAGATAACGTTTGTATGGGACGCACCGAGTTCGAATGGCGGGTTTCCTATAACCGGTTATGTTATAACCTATTCCGTGGATAATAAAACATGGGCGCCGTATAAAAGCGTGTTCCCATATAACCCCGCCACGGCAGCACAGGCAGCCGGCGTCATTGCCTCTGCGGCTGCTATTGCTGCTGGAGAAAGTGCGGCCGCAGCTGCTAGTGCTGCGAGTACCGCCGCAGCAGCCGTAATCGCCGCTGGTGCGACATACAACCCCGTCTCCAGAGAAATCAACGGAACTTCGGTTGTATTTGAACGCATCCCAGGGTCGGTTGAAATCCGCGCAAACACGGTTTATTATATCTCGGTGTTTTCGGGAAATGTGCGCGGATTATCAAGCGTTCCGGCGACGATAACGGTGAAGACGTCGTCGGTTCCGTCGATTATCAATGATTTTGGGTTTACGAATGCGGCGGATGAGCGTCAAAATCTGATGGTGGATTTGAAATGGACCGACCCATTGAATACCGGTGTGGGGGCGGGGGGAGGGTTCAATGGTCCACCTATTCGTCAATATAACCTTTATTATCGCAAGGTACCAGATACGGTGTGGTTGAAGCAGACAATCGATATTAGCAGTATTATTATATCATCTAATGGCGGAGGAGGCCAGTCGCGCCGATACATTTTGCGTAATCTCTCGAATGAAAACAAATATGAACTTAAAATAGAACCCATTAATTCGGTAGGTGTTGGGGGTGAATCCGCCATCATAACCGCGCGGACATTGATGAAACCCGCCGCTCCGACCGGTTTGGCGCTAACTGCGAAATACGGTCTTTTGCCGCCGATAATAACAGACGTATCAGGGAATTATATCAATATAATCTGGTCCAAACCAAATACTGGCGGTAGCCCCATTACACTGTATAATATAACGATTACGCCGCCAGTGACATTAGGTTCATCTATATCCACCCTGATTATAGTCCCATATAATATTACGACAACAGATATGCGCACGTCGTATAGTGCGGATATTGGGAGAATCGGCACGAATCCCGTAACCGAGGGGATATATTCAGTCACGATAGCCGCATTTAATGGATACATTTACAGTAATGAAAGCATTAGCTCGTCTGTAACTGTAAAACCTAGGTCCGCAAAACCGACCATATTCGCGATGGAAGGAACATATACATCGACTGGATTGTCATATGTTGAAATGACATTTTATATCGTCACCGAGATTGTTGGTTCCATAACTTTAGTTAGGGTGAATGGGTTAAATTCCAGTTATCTGACTAACACGAATATATATAATAAGCTGTTTTCATTGGATGACAAGATAACCGGAGAGCATAAAATACGTATTCCCGTAAGATATACGGGACAGGATGTTATTGTCGTTGGAACGGCTTATTCGGTAAGTATAACACTTGTATTTAGTAGTGGACTGGAACAGACGAGTGAGTTGTTCTCATATACTCCTGAAATTCGGTATTTGACAACATAATGCGTGTTATTCCCTCAACGTAGGGTCTACACAAATATCCTGACGCGAAAACGTCTGTCCTGACATACACTTATCGCCGGCTTCGACCTTTACACAGCTTCGGAACCCGCGGTCTTCGCCGATATAACAGTATCCAGCCTTACCTGCCTGGTGTTTTTGTGTGACACTTGTGCTGTCATCGGCTCGCGGAGATGGACCGGAATAACTGCGATGGGCTTTATCTAAAAATGTATATTTCGTATCATCATTTACGAACCCAGGTTTCTTATCTGAACTGTTTGACATTCCAGGAGGGACTGGTGGGCGATGGGCGTTACGTGACTTCTCTGCCTTTGGTGCTTTGCCCTCGCTGTCGCTGTCGCTGTCGCTATCGCTCTCGCTCTCGCTGTCAATAGCATCACCCGACGCCGACGCTGTTGCCGCAGGTGGCGCGATTGGCTGATTTGTGATACGAGAGATAATTTCACGACCCTTTTCCTCCATTGTTTTTAAAAAAGATTTTACTTTATCGCCCACATCCCCCATTCCTAAATGAAAATCGTTGTTATTCGATAAACTTCCCCACATAAACCATACAATAATCACGATAAGAATGAGTTTAATAAGGGTGGATACCGAGAAAAAACTACTGCCGCTGTCGCCGTCAACGTCTGTGGTGTCATCGGTCTCGAGAGAAATATCCGGCATTTTAATATCTTTAAATGTGTCTTGTGCTTTATCTTTGATACTGGATAATATGCCGGTTTTCTCCATCTTGGACCCTGACGATAATCCACTATTTACACGTTCGTTGTTGGTGGGGGCACCGAAATTCGTGAATTTAAAAGTAGGAAGCGACATTGTTATATATAACAGTAGACATTATTCGTATGGATTATATTTCCGCGTCGGCGGCTGTGTCGGATTGTGTTCGCCCCCCGCAGTTCCGCTGCCTCCGCCGCTCCCGTCTTCGGTCTTCCTCACAATTGTATTCATCGCATTCAGTGCCTCCAAACGCTTAATCGTGCGTTCTAGGTCGCCATTCTTGTCCCCCTTATATCCCGACGCCGAAAACAGATAATCCGTGTCGGGGCTAATCTCGTGCTGCTTTATTTGCTTATAAATCGCATTGATGTTATCTACCGCGGTTTCAATAACGAGACGGTCGTTTATCATTTCTATCCGGCTATCATATTCCGTCGTGAGTAACGAAATCGCGAAATAAATGAGATACCGACGTTTTTTGCGGACGCCAGGCGTGAACCGAACACAGTAAATCCGTAAAAGGCTATTCACGATTTTCTGGGTAAGCGGTGAATATTCATCGTCTTGGTTGCTTCGCGCGATAATCATATCCCATATCATCCAAATAGGGTCAAATTGGAGCTTATCATCTACGGGGATGTGTGACCGGCGCTCGCATCGGCATGTCTCCTTCTTCGCTTTACAGATCGTCTCAAACTCTACAATCCATTCAACCCAGTAGCACGCCAGGAGTGTGTTTTTGGAATCCCGAGAGATGTGATACGCAAACTCATTCATCGCAATGAAAATCTCTTTAGGGTCTCTCTCTCGGAAAAACTCCTGCGCGTAATCCACCCGCGGGGCTTTGAGGCGCTGGGACATCGTCGCGATATCATATTCTTCCTTCTTCTTGATTTTCACACTCTCGTATTTATGTTGGCGCTTTGAGTTACAGAGGACGCACACAATTTCAGCGAATAGCGACCGCATCTTCGGGTGGTTTCGCAAGCGGAGCTCGTTTCCCACGTATCCATTTGAAATAATGGATTTAAAACTCTCGTAACGCATTTCAATATACAGCGGTAGTTTAGGATTGGCTAAATGAATATACTTGCTCGCAAATGTTATAATGATGTCCCATAGTTCTAGATAATGCGCCGAACATACGAGTTCGGCACTCCAATAACACGCGGGTTCTATTTTAGAACTGGATAGGCTATTTATTAGTTCTTTCCGAACATCGGTCTTTTTATAGGACGAAAATGTTATGCCACGGAAATCACCCTCACTCCGGATGTCGTTGATTTCATTGGGGTCAGACATACTACGGACACGGACGGTATTACCATGTCACCGGTTTTTTTTCGCGCGATAATAACGATAAGAATATTTTATAACGAAATACTAGTAGACGAAATACGAATAGACGATACGAATAGACGATACGATACGATACGATACAATAATAATAATAAATGACATCATTTTACAAATCATTTTCGGCGTATATCCAATCCATTACTCGATGGGAAATCCTGACTTTTATGTTGATTCTATTGATGATTGTATGTTTTATTAAGCGCGACCTCTCCGTCCGTGTCGAGGGCTTCGAGCAGAAAGATAAATACAAGGTCTTCGAAAATGACGCAATCTATGACAATTTTTATGCGGACATCTACGATGAACTCTTCATTCAGCCCAGCAAAATCGAGGCAGAGGTGGACGAAATCATCCACATAACCGGCGCGCTTAATGGCAATGAAAATGACAAGAATAATTTTAAAGTATGTGACCTAGGATGCGGACGCGGGCATCACGTAGACCAGTTAAAGCATAAGGGTCTAGCCAATGTCATCGGGTGCGACAAATCGAAGGCGATGCTTCAGAATGCGAGAGATATGTACCCGTCGTGTAAATTCATCCAGGGTGATTTTATGAAACCGATGCTGTTTAGTGAAGAAGAGTTCAATGTGCTTACTTGTTTCTATTTCACGGTATATTATGTAAAAGATAAACGCGCGTTCTTCAAGAATTGTTATCAGTGGTTGAAACCCGAGGGACACCTCATCATCCATTTAGTGGACCGCAACCATTTTGACCCGGTGGTTCCTGGCGGGAAACCGATGTTTCTTGTATCTCCGCAAAAATATGCGAAGGAACGCATAACGAATTCTCTCGTGAAGTTCCGGAGCTTTCAGTATAAATCGGATTTTACTGTTCCGCCGCCGACAAAGTCAGCGAAAGGCGTGGCAAAACATACGGGAGAGAAGAATATCGGAAAGTTCGTGGAAAAAATAACGGATGATACAACCGGAAAGGTGCGAGAGAACGTTCATACCTATTATATGCCGACCAACCGGGAAATGCTTGAGATTGCGAAGGAGGTGGGATTTACAGTGACAGGACAGGTTGACTTGGTTCATGTTCTTAACGAGTATCAGTATTTATATATATTGAAAAAGGTAGCGTAATGGAGCCGAGTAATGGAGCAGCGTAGCCGCGTAATGGAGCCGCGTAATGGAGCAGCGTATGCCGCGGAGCCGTGCGCTATGCTTTTTATGATTGTAATATAATGAAATGATGGATGATATTATTTTTCATTATATTATCGTGTTTGTGTGCGCGACATTTATTACGTGTGTATGTGTATTGAAATTCAAATACTTATACTGGTATAGCCAGCCAATCACGTTCCAATTTACGATGCGGCGGTGGTTTCGTAGTGGCAGCAGCAGCGGCGCGGACCGTTTACATACAAGCATAATGAATCCATTATCTCTCGCAGAACGGTGTAATAATGCGATTGTGTATCCGTTTTTACACTTCGTTCGTCACGATAGCGTGCGGGTCTACGGCGGCGGCGGCGGCGGCCTATCGCCTATTTCTGATGCGCCTTACGAGAGGATCGCCGAGTTTTTATCACGACGAGAGATTAATAATCCATCAGCTAGTGATAGATTATATATCCCAGGCGATATATTAGAACTCATTCACTCGCAGGATATACACGGATTGTCAGTGTTTATAGGTGTTATGGGGGGTGTGGGCGGGGGCGACGATACACCCATTAAGGGCGACGATACACCCATTAAGGGCGACGATACACCCATTAAGGGCGTATGTATCCTTACCCCTCGTATTATGCTATCATTCAATGCGTCGGGTGCGTCATCGTCGTCTGTATCCATATATGTGTGCGACCACCTCGCCTGGGCGAAGTATATAACGAGCGAACGCGAATCTCTCGAACTTCTTGAAACAACTGAATATATTCAGAAGTCCCGAGAGATTGCGGGCGAACAAACATTATACCGCTACCGAGAAATACCTGGGTTTGTCATTCCATTTACAACTGTTTATACTTATACATTCACCGCGTGTTTAACCAACGTGTCCCTCGGAGGGGGGGTTTCTGTAATTCCAGTATCCGCCGCCAATTTCGCCATTTTTTACGCCTTTGTAAATGAATGTGCGAGAGATTTCAGATGCTGTATATTACACGAACTCAGTATACTTCAATCTCTCGTTCAAAGTGGAGTGTATCGGGTCTATATGCTTTTATTGAACCAGGTGCGCGTAATGGCTGTCTATATCTTCGCGCCATCTTGGATGAAGGTAAGAGAAGATACGACGACGGCCTCGTCTCATACACGACATAAAACAAAACCGAAAAAGACTATCGGGAATAGGATAACCGCGCTTCACAATCATATCTCTCAAACATCTACTGCGGTCGTGAAATATCTGCCGCCGGTAGTTCGGCCGAAATATGATGCGTTCGGGAAACGGGTAAAACGTGCGACGCTGACTCATGACGGCGACACGGGCGATCGCGCCAGCGATGACGGGGATATTCTGCGTCTAATATCATCCATCCAACATAAATCACTATGCGACTGTTACGCCTTTATGCTCGGATTTTACTCGGCGGCGGCGGCGGCGGCGGCGGCAAGACACACCCCGCGAAATACCACCGTCATTTGTATAGACACCCTCGCGCACAACTACCGGATAATTGACAGCATCGTGGCGGCGTCGTCGTCTCTGCCTTGGAATTTATTATCACGAGAGAAATGGTATTACACTCTATATAATGCCATCATACACCAGGAAACACCGTGTAAGGATATATTGATGATCTAGCGATGATCTAGCGATGATCTAGCGATGATATGCGGTATATGACCTACGCCCGCCAAACATTCCGAACCCGCCGCCACCGCCGCCGCCACCCCCCCCGCGAGCGCTTCCGCCCGATGCCGCGCGTGTAAATGTATCCACAATGAATATAATGAATACGCCTAAAAAGCAATACAATACGAGCTCTTCTACGACGTGGCCTGTTTTCTCGTCCTTCTTATCCTCCAACATATGAATGATGTAGTTGAGTTTTTCAATTAGCGCTGCGTTTGTGCCTGACATACTTCCGCCGGCGCTGCCGCTGCCGCCCTCCGACAATTGATTTGCGAGAGATTCGGCATAAGGCACAAATTGCTCGTAATATTGCGATGCGTAGGCATTTGTGCTAAAGGGCTCGGACTTTCCATTTTGGCTGTCTTTCTTTGGAGCACCAGCGATTCCGGTGAGTTTCTCAAAATAAAGCGATGAAGGAGGGGGTGTCGCGGTCATACCTTCCAATAGTGTGGATGAATACGATGTTGTCGGGTTTAGGGAATTCATTTGGGTCGTTTTTCGAACCACTTGCGCCGCCGCCGGCGACAACGATGACGATGTATTGCTAGATAATGTATCCGCCCCCCGAATAATTCCCGAATGCGAGACATTTGTCGCATAAACACCCATTCCTTGCGCCGGATATGACGGTAGAATGGAAGACGAACCAACGGCATCGCCATCCTCGCCGTCTTCTTCGCTGTCCTCCCCGCCCTTACGATGAATACTTTCAATATAATCTTTGATTTGCTTCATTTTCTTCCCGGCTTGTTGGATTACGCCGCCGTTATTTCCATTTTCGTTGGAGATACCACTGATGCCCCCATTTGGTGATTGTAACAGTCCTCGTTCAGGTGCGGTGGCGGCTGCGTCGTTGGTGCGCGGTATCTTTAGGGTTCGATTGCCACCTCCATTTCGGCGATTGTATATTTTTCCGTTTCCGTTTCCGTTTCCAGGTCTTGAACTGTCATTATTAATTTCGGCGTATTCCGAAAAACCTAAAGATGTCATCTTCTCCTATAAAAAAATGAGATATTAATTCGCTGGAGTTGGTTATATACGAAAAATATATTTGTTATGTATATAAGACGAAAATGGTGAAATTAGGAAAGGAAGTCACTTTAGGTGTTTTGCTAGTGGTTATTGTTATTATGGTTCTTAAACCCAATATTCTCGGGTTTTTGTATAATAACGTTTTAGGCAAACTTATTTTTGTCGCCGCTATCGTGTTTCTCTCGTTGAAGCATACCGCTGCCGGTTTGCTGGCTGTCGTGTTCGTCGCGATTGTTGCGTCGATGAGCGGCTACCACGGATTTGAGGGTATGGGTGTCCCAGGTGACGAGGATACGGAGGAAGAAGGGTTTGATGGAAAGAAGTGCGAAGGCGAAGATTGCGAACCCGAGACGGAGGAGGGCGCCGAACCTATGAAGAAGCCCGATGCTTCTGCTGCGCCCCCTGCTGTCAATGATATAGAGAAATTATTGAAGGCGAAGTAAGCGAACGAGCGAGCGATCGAAGAATACATACACACACATTATCGTGTATATGTATTGAATTATTTCTAGTATAATAGTAGTAGTAAACACGGAATGGAGCTCCAGTATTATATTCAGTATATTCTCTCGTGGGTCTATCATAACGTGCTATATACCGATGCGACATTCGCTATTGTGCGTATTTTGATTATCATCGGTCTTATTTCCTTATTGGTATACGGTCAATATATTTTGTTTATTTTGCTATGTATTGTTGTAATATCTGCGGAGTATCTCAAGGACACGGACGATGGCGACAACCCTGTCGCGAAATTATCGTCAGCGATGGCGACGCGCGTTGTGGATAAAGACGAACTAACTACAGGTATTTCTATCGGCGGACGCGAGGGGTTTTCACTAACGATGCCGAAAATCATTAAAGGCGATACCTCGGGAAAAGACCACCGGCGCTATAATAAATTCATCGAAGAAGACAGTCGCGACTTCACCGAGAAAGAATTCACTAGCAAACAATGTTCTATCGGAAACGGGATTGGCGGAATAACAATGTTCGGCAGTAATGAACTCATCGGAGACTCCCGCACAGCAACACTTCGCGGGATTTACGACTTCGCGGGGAATTGGACTGTTAATGATTCTACCGGTGATCCAGCGGCACGCCTGAAATATTTCAAGGAGTGTGTATTTGAACCAGTAAAACGAAACGATTTCCGCGACTTTAAAAAAAAGATATACACCGACATAACCAATTCCGTTATCAATATTGAGAAGTGCTTGGAGCGTTTTAATACTTCGGTATTATTTAATACTTCATCCAATATAAGCGCGGGTTATAGCAATCGGCTTACATCATTGACGGATAGCACGGTTAGCGGGCAAAATGACGACGAGACTCCCGCGTCATATACATATACCTCGTTGATTATGGGAGGAGGCGATAAAGACGTGAAACTATCAAATATTCAGGCGCTGAATAAAGGCAATAATGGCGATAACCTCAACAAGCAAGAATATAGCGCATTACTCAAAGCGACAAACGAGGGTGCCAACCCGGTATATAAAAATAGTCTGGTTTTAAAGCAACGCGCAATGGATATCTTCGGGAAAGTGTACGGCTACCGCACACGAATCGACGAAATTCTGGCGATGATGCGCGCACAAACGAAAGATGACTCGGCATTGCTACATACCGTGCGCATCAGCGAACCCGTCGTCCAAGAATTACGCACGATGCTATCGTATTTGAAGATTATTAAACAAACCGACGCAATTATTAACTTTGAAGAAACCAATGCGATTTACAGTGGGAAGTTGAATACAACCCCGCCACCGACTACGCTTGGTACATTAACCGAAAATAATAAAAATACAATAGCCACCGCCAACAACATTTTCAAAATCCCGCTCGATGATGACACGTATAACACCAACGATGAAAAGCGGTATTTATACGGCATAACGTATTATTTTGATACAGCAAAGAGTAAAAAGCCGTATCCCTGAATTATAGTATAGGAATTATATAGGAATAAATATATTAGTTTGTATCCAATGAAACTACGAACAGTTGCTATTTTAATATTGATGGCGTGTATTGTCGTCGCAACATCCGCTTTTGGGACATATCAGGATAGCATCGGAAATGACGACGCCGACGCGACGAAGGCGAAGAAACACGCGACGAAGGCGCGGGCCGCGCCGGCGAATGACGTTGTCGGCGCATCAGGCGCTGGAACCTCCTACAAACAAAGCCACACCCATCTAGATATTTCTGAAAAGGCGGACGGGCCTTATGTAAAAGACGGCACAAATACGTATCGCGGAAAAGCTGGCGGTTATGACCTCCGCGATACATACGACAGCGACGACGAGCGCGACGATGACAGCGACGACGAGAGCGACGACGACGGTGAACCTAAATCCGAATTCCAGCGAAAAATGAAGTATATCACCACGATGTTTAAAGAGATATTTAGTAAATGGAAGTCGCAGGAGACGATTATGGCGCCGTCCAGCGTCGAGGAAGACCCAGATAATCCGTTGGGCCCAGAAGGGTTCAAAATACGCGAGAAGTTCAAGAAAGGCGCGCGTCAGGGAATGCGAAAACTGAAAAACGCGTTTCGGGGACGGTTCAAATAATACTCAACGATAAATAATCTATTGTAATAATAGTATTCGTATTCGTAGCATTCGAATTATTACGGTAAATGTCAAGGAAAAATCGTAGTATACGCCGCAGGGCGTCATCGGCCACACCGAAAATGCCAGTGGCCGCCGCCCCTGCGACACCAAAACAACTCGGTGGAGCGCCCACTCCACCTGGACCCGGCTCCATCGCATCATCATCCATCACCCTGAAATCAATTACTGATTTATTCTCCGGGAAAACGAACTTTTTCACACTTCAATCTCCCGCGAACAATATTATGAATTCGCGGGTTCTCACAACGATGCATAACTTTTTCCACAACCTGAATACAAGCACATTTTTCGCCGGGTTTGTTATGCTTATCCTGAATATCGGGTCGCGATATATTAATCTAGACTTGAGCTCTTCCACCGAATCCTGGATTAAATATATGATGAGTAAAGAGGTTCTTGTCTTCGCAGTGAGTTGGATGGGTACTCGCAGTATTTATTACGCGCTTGTTATTACTGCGTGCTTTACCATCGTCGTAGACCATTTTATGAATGTAGATAGCAAGTATTGTGTGGTTCCTTCCAAGTTTAGAGACTTACATACAATGACGGAAGAGAAACACGGACCCGAGAAGACGGTAAGTGATTTAGAAATCAGCAATGCGCTTCATACACTGGAGAAGGCGAAGAAAGAGAAGGAGGAAACCGACCATTTAGAACTCGTTAAGTATCACCAGATGTTTAAGGACGATACCTTTGAATCATCACAACCGGCGAAGGTGGGGACGAAATAAGACGGTGGTCGGTCAATGAGCGTTTGTGTATATCAAAGAATTTTATAAATAGTATATAGCTAGGGTTATAATACTATTTATCATATAAAAATACGGTATGGCAAATATAATTCCACCGCCGCCGCCGCCACCGCCGCCGCCGCCGATAGCGATACCAATACCGCAGCAACCGCCAGTAGCAAATAACATAATTCCGCCGCCGCTACCTCCGATACCAGTATTACCAGGGAGTATCGCAGCTGCAGCGCGCCTCTCAAACCAGTCTCTCTCTCACCAGAGAGTACAGCCGCCGGCGGCGAATCAACTGCTGAATCAGACAGTAGTCGCGTCAAGTATAAAAAAACCGTATATAACCATAACAAATCTGACTACCGTGATGGACGCAAGTATTGGCCGGCATGTAGATGATTTGGATGAACGCATCGCCTTAAAGGAACTTCCGGTGATAGGTCCCTCCGGGACGAGTAAATCAACCGCTGCGCCGAAATTTGAGCGAACCCAAGGGAACTTACCAGATTTAAAAGTGGATATATACGAACAAATGGTCTACCACCGCGCGAAATCAACCAATAATAACCGACTTGAAATATTTGTTCCGACTCGGTATAAAATCAACTACGACAAAATAAAACAATATTTCGCCACCAAAAGCACGGATAAAGATGTCGACGACATCAAAAAAACGGTCATAAGCGCATATGGTAATAACTACAATAGTTTATTTTATAGACATACCATTGCGGGGAAGACCACGCCCGCCGCCGCCACTGCCGCCGCCAGAACTGAAACATCGGGTGACCTGGATAAAATAGCAATGGGAATTATCCAAGATAAAATAGATAGATGGCATTTCAATTACGCTGAATGGTCGTTTTATGATAACGCGAGCTCGTTTTTCGTCCAGAACGCGAAGTTACCCCAGGACGAATTATTGACATTAAAAATGGATTTTGATGACGTATTCGGGGGCGCGGGTGCGGGTGCGGGCGCGGGCGGATTAATAACCATCGTAGATGAAATCGGCGGGAAATATACTGCTTTAAAGGATAAATATACCGCGAATATCGGGGACAAGGTTATTACATCTGCGTCAGCTACCCTCGATAACTATAATAATTTGTTTGAAATATTATACGCCGAAATTGACAAACGGAAAACAGAACCGTTGGATTATGTTACAGAACGAAAAATGTATTTTCCGTCGTATACATTTGATGCCAATACGATGAATTATTTATTACGCGCCTTTGAGAGATTACATAATATATCGCAGAAAATTACAACTGTAACGTTTGCGGGTACTCCAATCAATTCCAAAATTAAACTGTTAGAAACACTCAATGTTGAATATACGCAACTCATACAAGGTATTGAACGAGATGCGAACTTAAAGAACGCGAACGACATATTTACGAAATATATGCTGGGGCCTGGGAGAAAGGATGGATTCTCAAACTTCATACCTAATTATAAAATAATCCAGTATATCTTTTGGTTGATTCGCGGGGGGGACGCGGCTGGTGATGCGAATTTTGTAAATAACGCATTTACAGTAGATTACGCGGCGGCCGATGTTAATCCAGAAGATTTATATGGACTTATTCAAGGTTTGGGGGGGTTGTCAACGGAAGACAATACGAAAAATGCGCAGTTTATGAAGGATGATGCGGTAATAAAGAAGCTTGAAGATATTAATGAACTTATAGCGTATCGGAATACGAATACGACGACCACCGCTAAGCCGACTAACTACAACACTTTAAATAAATATACTAGTGCGTGGCCTGCTGTCGGCAATCCTCAACTAGGATATATAACTAAAGCAATAAATAATGATATATTGACACTACCAGATGAACTAAAGATTAAAAATGATGTTGGCGCGGCAAACCTTGATTCAAAATCCACAGAAATCAATTCAAAAATCCGCGAATTAAAGGGCAAACATTTCGCATCAATGTTGATTTTTTATAATTACCTAGAAGCGAAAAAGGCCGCTCAAAAGAAAGATATTGCGGAGTTTTTTAACACATTTTACGAAGACTCCAAATTGTTGAACCCTGAGATAGACTCGCATTCAAGTATAGTAGGCGATAACCCGAAAACGGTCCCAACATTTTCATTTGGAATTGACATTCTGTTCTGGACCCTGCTTCGTATTACAAAGTATTATTCAGACAAGCATACCAATTTCATAAAAAAAATGAAGGAAAAAATCGGGCCCGAAAATCCCGACCTACGCAATCTGCGTATTGAAATCGGGGTGAAAGAGAGCAAACTGAAGCACATATGCGAACTTATCGCGAATACCGGTAAAATACCGATAGATACGATTATCCCCGATCGTGCGGAGTATTATATAAAGCCCGCCGCCGCCGCCGCCGCCGCGACCGGTGGGGATCTTTATGCCGGGTTCGTCGACCCTGTCGGATACAAAAAAGCGTGGCGGGAAAAAATAGACCCTGCCAAGAGTAATGTCAAAACCGCAAATGACATCATATACACCACGAATAAAATGAAGAAGAAGTTAGACGAATCTCTCGGGACGACGATAAACATCGACGAAATGCTTTCCACATTAATAGAATTGAATACAATCCAAGTTGTAAATATGATGTTTGCGAGACCGCGCAATATATGGTATTCGCCCGATTTACGAATTAAACCCAACCCAGATGAATCGTCCAAATGGATACTGTTTCAGTTGGATAAACCTAAAATCATTTCTGGTCGCGCGTTTTCAAAATTCCAAAAAGCGTTGAGGGATCGTGTGGATGACGCGGGGGCGGCACCGGGGGCGGCACCAGCAGTGGGGGGAGTAAACCGATTACAGCGTATATTGGATAAAAATTCTACGAAACCGGTTCCACCCCTCTCTTTCGATGATATCGACACAGATGGGAAGACGCCATTTTTAATATTTATTATTGCGACACAGCCGTTTCCGCCCCGAATGCTTGATAAAGATAATATGAAAGACTCGACGGATATAATGTTAGACGACCCGTCGTTTGCGCCGGCGAGTGTGGCTGGTGTGGCTGGTGTGGCTGGTGTGGCTGGTGTGGCTGGTGGAATTATTGGAAATGGTTCCAATTTAAAGGAATCAATTACAAATACATTGGAACAAATGAAAGCTCGAATTCTACCAACAAAGGAATCGTGTGCGACTGGTAAAGACGCGATTTTAAATGCGGGAAAAGATTTAAGTGATTCGTTTAATAAAACGCTTGGGAGTATCGGGATAGATTTGGAGAAAAAAGTTGACAAACTTCTACAAAAGGCGCCACCACCACCGCCGCCATCTGCAGCGATACCCCCACCATTACCGCCTCCACCACCGTCGGCGTCTGCGTTGGCGGCACATCAAGCGGGGGTGGTGGCACAGCAGCAAGCGGCGGCAGCGGCGGCACAGCAAGCGGCGCTTTTGGCACAGCAGGCGGCACAGCAGCAAGCGGCGCTTTTGGCACAAGCCAACGCCCCGATTATCCCAGCTAATCTGCCGCCATTACCTCCTCCTCCTCCACCTCCTCCTCCTCCACACGCAGTGATTGTTGCGGCGGCTTGGGCTGCGGTACAAAGAGCGCGTGGTAGATTGAATCGATTAACAGCCACAAAACCGCAAGCAGAACCCAATCGCGATTATGCCCGAAAATTATGTGAATACGCAAAGGTGAGTGTGGACCATATTTATAAAGTAAACGCGGCAATTGTTAAAAGTAATACGAGTATGATAGACGCGACGGTAATACCGGCACAAGGTAAGTCAGGACGGGTTTATCCAGACCTCTCGAATTATATTCGTACTGTTGAAAATGCGAATACCGATGATTATTGTAACGTTTTTTATAATCCCGTCATGACCTATAAGGATATTTTAAACAGTATATTGAATAGTGTAAAAAACACGAATACGCGCGTTGAAGCGTGTGCAGGGGTTATATTTGATGGGGTTAGTTTTATAAGAAGCAGGGCAGATTTGATATACGGCGCCCTCCCCACTCCCACCCCCCCCCAACAACAAAAGTCGGTAGATATACACGCACGCTTCGATGAAATAGAACGTCTGAAAATTGAGATGAATAGAGATCACAATGCGGTAATAAGAGGTTTAAGGAACTGGGAATTAGGCTGGTTTCCGGGCATAAAAACAGATACGATCAAGTTAACTTTATTGTCCGATAAATTATACTTGATAAATGACGCTATTGTCACAATGATGGCTGAATATGAAGAAGCGATGACAAATTATAATGAGTTGAATTCGGACATTGCGGCAGCAGCAGCGGCACAGCAAGCAGCAGCGGCGGCAGCGGCAGCGGCGATGCGCCCACCATTGCCTCCTCCGCCGCCGTCGGCGGCTGCGTTGGCGACACATCAAGCGGCACAGCAAGCAGCGGCAGCAGCAGCGGCGGCAGCACAGCAAGCAGCGGCGGCAGCGGCGGCAGCGGCGGCGATGCCCCCACCATTGCCTCCACCTCCTCCTCCTGGTCCTGCGGTTGTTCCTATTATTGCTCCTCCACCTCATCTTATTCCTCCACCACCACCACCTCCTCCTCCTGGTCCTCCTCCTCCTCCTGGTGGTCCTCCTGGTCCTCCTCCTCCTCCTGGTGGTCCTCCTCCTGGTCCTCCTGGTCTTCCTGTTGGTCCTCCTGGTGTTCCTCTTGCGGCTGCTATCCCACAAGCAGCGGCAGCGATGGCGGCACAGCAGGCACAGCAGGCGGCGGCGGCGGCGGCGGCGGCGGCACAACCTCTACAAGCCGCCACGACCGCGATAATTGATGGATTTCTGAACCAACCGACACCATTAATATCACAATTACCACAATTAATTAATATAGCCCGTGGTGCCGTAAACAATGTTTTAGGATATAAACGTGATTCGGAACGAGCCTTAGCCGCCGCCGCCCAGGCAGAAGCAGCAGCACTAACTGACCTAGGCTCTACCTCCCTTCTATACCAGCAACTTCAATTAAGCGTGGTTAGTTTACGGAGAGACTCCGATTTTTTTGAACAACAACAACAACTACTAGAATATCACTATTTTAACTTTCAATTAGTAGGAATACTCGCACAAATTAATCATATTAATGATACAATACCGGTCGTTTCCCGAAACTTTACTCCAGTAATTGCCAACCTAACCAGGTTACAAGGTGAGGTCAACCAGTATTTAATAGTTAATCAACATAACCCACGCGTAAGTAGTATTAGGGATACCCTAGTCCAGTTATTAGCAACAATTCAAGGGTTTCAGCAAAATGTGGCGGCGGCGGTGGCACAACAAGCACAGCAAGCAGCGGCGGCAGCAGCGGCAGCGGTGGCGGCAGCGGCGGCGGCGCAGGTACAAGCGGTGAATAAGGTATTGAATCGGGCATACGCTTTAATAGACACATCACCCACACAAATAACTAAATCGAATGCGTTAGAGAGCCGAATGTTCGATTTATTAAATAATCCTCCTAATAATACCATACAACAAGTTAACAGTCTTATAGATGAAATCAACGACCATGTCGACCATTGCAACCAACTGGTTGATGCCATACGAGTCAACCTAGCGGATGTCATCAGTTGGCAACGAACGTTACCCCCCAATGACCCCGTCGCCCCTATGCTGGCCCAAGCCAATAATCATCTGGCAGGCAATATCGCCCCAATAAACCAAGTTGTTATAACTCTACAACAACAATTAGATCAAGCACAGCAATATCTGGTTAATAATGAGAAAGAACAGTTCGAGTCCCTCGGTAAGATTCAGAAATGTGTTGCCGATATGTTGAAGGTAATAGCTATAACTCTCAAGCCATCTCCGGCACCACCACCAGCAGATTCCTCGGGTCTCCGACTACAAATTATAGATGAATTCACCAGAATACAGAGTGTATTACAAAATCGCTTATCAGACCTTATTAAAAAAATATTAACGCTCGCAAGCATTTCTGAAAAACGAGATAAAATCAACATAGACATTCAAGCAGCAATAAAACAAATAGACAGTTTGAACGATTGTCAAACTGATGATTTTACTGAGAGCAAGCGACTGTTAATAGATAAAATTGAGGAAAGGTTACGTGAGTTAAACCTTGTCAGTGAGGACACGACGACTTATTTGAAAGATAAACTAGATACTATAAACAAGAGCATTACTACTATGGTGGGTGACATCAACATCCCATCGAAAATGGAAAAAACAGCTAAAAACATATGCAAATATTTAGATGGGACATCTAAAGAAATAACCCAAAATATAGACACCGTATCTAACCACAAAGTATTTGATCTAGCAGACATACACAGCGACCTAACAGATCTACAAAGAGCGCACGCCCAATGTCTGGACGAACAACGCGCCGCACTTGTAAGGGCAAACGCCTATTTACTACAATTAAAAAATACATGCGGCACTCTTAAATTACTACCCGCCCTAGCCACAGCTCCTCCCCCGACAACTATACAACAAGCAGACGCGCAAATATCGCAATGTTTGGTTGCGTTAATGGGGCATCTGGATCCAAATAGTTTTTTAAACCAGGTTATTGGGGCAAAACTTAAAAATTTGAACGATGAGTTTCAGAAAGGTGTACAAGACAAACTAAACGGGATATCAGATACTATTTTGGACCGCACGTGTGGTGATAAGGCGATTACGAGCAAAATTAAATATGATAAGGCCGAATTGATTCAATCCGTTACGAGTGAATTAGTTAGGGTCGCAGGTGTTATATCAAGTAGTGCTACTGGTATTCAACCATTTCAAATAGAAATTAAGAAAATAGAAACTGAATTACAATCGGAAAATGATGAACTACTGATTATGAACCTTACTGGTAATTATACATTTCCGAAAAAAAGTACTGATTTTATAACAAATATTACCCGTATTAAAGAAGGCATAACTGGGTTATTGACTCACGAATTTTCAGCCAGAACTCTGCATATTAACAACCAAATAGCCGCATTTGTAACAAAATCATTGAAAGAAATTGATGATTGTCATCAAGCAGGACTTACAGCAGCAGCCATAGCAAATGAGAAAGCAAAAGCTGCCGCCGATAGAGCCGCGTCGGCAAACATATATTTACAGGTATTAAATGGAATACCTGGGGCGGTTTCTACGAAACAACCACCACCGTCAGGTGCGATCACTATTGACCGTGCAATCAATTCAGGACTTAATTTGTTGAAGGGGAGTGTTAGCGACCAAATTATTAGTCGAGACCAAGTAATTAGCCGTCATAAAGAAGCACTTGATGAGGAAATACGTAAGACCGACGCCAAACTCACACAACTACGTGCGTATGATACGACTCGTTTGGAGATATGTTTGGATCCGAACATAGTCGCGATTAATAAACGTATGTTGGGTGACATAATCAACAAACTGGAGGCCGCGTTGAAAAAATTAAACGATGGCAAGTTGGAGCGTAATATACGGATCACACCCAACATTAAGATTATGGCCGACGGAATCCAGAATAAGATAGAATCAGAAATTCGGGTTATTCAAACCCCCAATCCAACATATAATTCAGACACGATTAGCACTATCAAAGATGAATATACCAGATTGCTAGAGCAACTTGACGCTTTCACCAAGTTGTTAAGTGATGAAGTACAGGTATCGACCCGTACACTCCTTCAAGTTACCAATGACGAAACCGAGGTTATCCGTCATATAGACGAGTGTATTACCCAACGTAAAGTTACGGTTGACAGAATGTTGGAACAAGCAACAATCATACGTAAAGAATTAATAGGTAATGCGATTGAATGTAAAATGCTTATTGACAATTTATGTGAAAGTGCGAACACGAATAAAATCGCCCTGATTGTTGCTGCCAATCCCAAAAAATCCGATTTAATATCCAAGCTTCAACTATTAAAAACAGCGTGTGATACAAATAACACTATTTTGGAAGATGCGGTGCCTTCATTATATCTAGCGCCGCCGACGCTAGCTTTTATTGAAAAACTATGGACCGATATATTGGGGTTACAGCAAGGATTAAATAACCCAGCAGTTGGTGTCAAACAGTTGGATCAATTGGCTGATAAAGCATCGAAATCGGCAGAGACTTTGTCCGAACGTAACGATCTAATAAAAACCCTATTACCTCAATTAAATATTAGTAATACAGAAATAAATGCTATAAAATCGGAGATAGACAAAATTATCGCGGAACAAGAAGCAGCCGGTGTGGCAATCGCAGCTGCTGCCGCCGCCGCTGCCGCTTCTGTCGCAGCCGATGCGGCAGTGGCGGAAATGGCCGAAAATATAAGTGTATTGGCAGAATTGAAGACGAAGAACTTCTCTGGTGTAACGTTTGACCCCCAAACGGGAGATTTAATTCTTTCATTTGGAAATTCGACGCAACTACTTAATGTCGGCGCTGCGGCCAAATCGACTCTCGACCGTTCACCCGCAATACCGGGTTCAGCTGATGATTCTGATGATTATGAGGCTGACACCGCATCTGCACCAGTGGTGACACTATCCGGGGTTGGGCGCGGAGGCCCACGCGTACGCCCAGCGCTCCCACCGTATCACATTGTTATAACGCCAGAATCGCAGTATTATAAGAGATTTATACTAGAATTTAATCCACAACGTCTTTGGACGAGCGGATTCCCCGAAGCAGACATAAAACTCGAATTGGGAAACGGAATGGTAAAACTAAACGAAGGCGCTGCGTCCTCCACTAAAATTGAACCTACCGATAAATTGGCAATTGCCGAAGCAGCCGCGCTTAACCCGGTCGTCGTGAGGAAATTGCTCGCGAGTGTGTCTATTGACGAAGAAACACTTAAAAATTACGATAGATTGGTTCGTTTATGCGATAAAGGTTCTGCGGCGGGAGTAATAAATGAGTTATTATTCGTAAATGATAACTTACCTACCACCGCAGGAATTGGAGTTGTAATCAGAAAAAACACAGACGGAAACATGATAATATATAGTATTAATCCTGGCGGGGGGGCAGCAGCCACTCGACAAGTTCAGGAGGGCGATATTATTTTACGTGTAAATGAAACACCGGTAAAGGGGATGTCAGAAGAGAATGTGAAAGCGATGATCGCAGGCGCTCCCGGTTCTAACTGCACATTGATGCTAACACGAGTAGGTCTCGATCGTGCATTTAACGTTAATGTGACCCGCATTCCTACCACCGCGGGAATTGGTGTTACCATTGATGGAACATCATCAAATGGAGAAAAAAAAATAATTAATATTGTTCGTTCTGGCGGGGCAGCAGCCACTAGACAAGTTCAGGTGGGCGATATTATTTTAGAAGTCAACGGTCGGTCATTATTAGGGAGTACAGAAGACGATGCGAAATCTATAATCGCAGGCGCTCCCGGTTCTGAATGCGTGTTGACGCTGAAGCGACCCAACGTCGAACAACCATTTATAGTTAAAGTGCGCCGCATTCCACATTTACCAGAAAAAAACACTCCAGGGTTCAATGCCAGTGTCAGAGATATAATCACCAAATTAGGGTGGAATGGTTCAGAAAATAAGGTGTGGTATAATCTGGATAGGGTAGGCCATACAGGTCGTTCACTATTGGGACTTTTTTCAAAATTTAGTTATGATGACAGTCGCGATATTTTTTCGGAATTTTTAAGTGCGACGCTTTGCAAAACGAATTATGTTTGTATGTTGAATTGGATATTTTTAATTGCGTTGCGTTTACATCATAATGAATCTAACACATTCACGGCTGCTAATATCAAAGATTTGCTTACGACTATATATTCTAGCGTATGTGGGTTTGTTAAAACTGATAAAGCTACTTATCATCAATATTTTACGAACTCTACCCCCTACGATGGTAATAAACGCTTGTATGTAGATAAAGCCAACGAACAAGTACTCACAAAAATATTTTCTAATGACCCCACATTACGAACAATTGTAACTAGAATCAAAGGTGAATTACAACGAGGACTAGACGAATCGAAGCCTCTTATTTCATCGCCTCGGCCAGCATCGCCTCCGTCGGGGCCGGCGAGACCACAGGTAGTGGCGTCAAAACAAAATCCGGGTAGCAAATGGTTTGGCGGAGGCCATAAAAAGAAAACTCGTAGGATAAATCGTAAGATAGACAGCCATCATACAATTAAAAAGCACAGTAATCGCCAATCTGAACGCGGTGGAAAAATGACTCGGCGGCGGCATCATAAACTAGTGGCTAAACGGCGGTTAGACCGCGTCAAAACAAGACGATCAGCCCCCGTTTATTTTTCGGTATAACCGATAACACTTTCGTGAAATATTCTTCGAGTATCGCCGCCGCATAGTCGCACGACCGCTGCTTGACGTCTACGTCTACGTCGCTGTCAAATCCTTCTGTCCCGCTTTCGGTTTCGTCGCCGTCGCCGTCGTCGCTGTATCGCGATTGTTTCACGACATATAGTTTCATTTCTTCGTGGCTATCCCACAAATCAATGACACAAGATACCTCGCGCATTATATCGTATAACGCATCACCAGTACGTTGTGTGTAATAGCATTCATCTACGCGCGGGAAGAATAGAGGTGTGTTTGGGTTGGTGTGGTGTTTGACAAGGTGGTTCTTGTGTATCGGTTGCGACACACCGCATCCCTTACCGCTTGCGCGGACTACCTGTATCACGACGTTATTCTTCGCGAGGTTGGTGCGGATGACATCTGTGAGATACTGCGACTCGTCCGTGAACACAACCACGATTTTTGACGCCGGGGTCGGTAGTGGAATCGTGGTGCGCCATACGTCACGAGTCCATTCGCGTTCGGGGCGGTCGACGGTGTCATTGCGCGTAAGGATTGCGGGGTAGATTTGCGGGTTGACGCCGTGTGCGTTCATCTGGCAGTATAAACTGTGCGTATCTTTCGGGAAACATGTTCCACCGAATCCGCGCCGCCCGTCCGCCCCCGGCACCTGGAAATGCGACGTTCCCATTCGCGCGTCCCGTTTCGCCAGCCCTGTCACATTATTATAATCCGTGTTGGTTGCGCGGCAAAAGTCGTAGAATTCATTCATTAAGGACACCTTTGCGGAAAGAAAGCAGTTCTTCATAAGTTTCAGCATTTCCGCTTCATTGGAGTCGCAGAAGACCACCGTGGGCGAATCAATGGCGCGGTTTTTATAACTGCGTTTGATGAGTTTTTGGATACGGGTTTTGAATTCGTCGGCGGTCGTAGCCGAATGCACGGCAGGAATCCCGACCACCCATTCTTTCGTCCGTCGGAAATCGTCTTCCCAGTTGGCCTCCGTAAGGAATTCTGGCATAAAATAACATCCGTGTTTCGCTGCGAATCCGACAGGGACTGTGCTTCGGATTACTTTATATGGGTTAGAGCATCTCGCAATCGTCTCTTCCAGTATTCGGGTATAACACGACCCGTCGTGGTGAAGAGGAGTCGGAAGACAGACGAATAAGAGGTCGCATTCACGGTCCAATTCTTCCAATGTTATACCTGGCGGTTGACACTCTTCTGGACGTATATCGTAGATGTAAACTTGGATGGGTTTGAATAGGATGCGTTTGAAGAATGGGGGGGGGTTCCGCCCCCCAACGGCGGTAGCTACGCTCTCATTGGTAGGGGGGTTCCGCCCCCCAACGGCGGTAGCTACGCTCGGGGGGTGGGTCGTGTCGGGGGGGTGGGGCAGTGTGTCCTGTGCTTCTGCCGAATATGTCATAAACGAGTTAGGTTTAGCTCGTGTAGTCACCGTATTCGGAAGAACTTCAAATATCTCGACGTTGTTATCACCATCGGGGTCTTGTGTGAAATAATTCTTGGCAAAGATTTGTGTTGCGCGGCCAACAAAGCCGTTTCCGATGATTCCGATCCTCATTTTGTAAACAATAGTATCCGCGTGTGTTTATTATTGTTTTCCGTTCTATTCCGACTCCGCGTCCGACTCCGCGTCCGTATCTGGTTCGTCAATCTGGATATTAAACATATCCACCACAATATCCGTCATATGTTGCATATAGCTCAATTTGGTCCCAAGGCGTGTTCCGATAGAATCCATAATCGCGATGGTAATAAATAGGCGATACAGAGACCGTTTAAACATCAGTCCATATTTATTCAATATGTAGTTGATTTCATAGATTTCAGATACGCCAAAGAATTTGATTTCGGGAGTTGTATAGGCAACGAGCACCTGTGATAGTTCCTGGCGAATCGTATTGTATGTATCACTATCTCGCTCTGTAACGGCCAGTGCTACGCTCACATTCGAATTCATACATTCCGATAGGTCACCGCTCGTAATAAGGTCGATGATTTTATTTAATTTTCGTTGATACATGAACTTCGCAGCATTGAATAGGATTTCTTGGTCGGCGCGTGACAAGTGCCCGATAATACCGAAATCAAGGATGCCGATTTTATACGACGCCGCCGACGACGCCGACGACGACTTGATAAATAGTATATTGCCTGGGTGTAGGTCTCCGTGAAAAATAGAAGTACAGAATGCTGACTTCGCATTGAATGCCGCAAGCACTTTCCCAAACGCATCGTTATCTTCCGGCTCAATTTCGGTTATTTTGATTCCGTCAATATATTCCATTACGACGACATCCTTGTTGATTTGTTCGGTATAATCCGAATATGGTTTCGGTATTTTAATATATTCGTATTCTTTCCAACTATTGTAGTATGTCTTAATATTCGCCAATTCTTTGCGAAAACATACCTGGTCGTTCATACAGACGACGTTTTGAAGGATAAGGTTCTCAATATTCAATGTTCGCAGATACGGGAAATATTTGGTGAATTTCGCGAATACAACGAGGTTATTCATCGAGGCATTGAAGTTTTTACTAATGTTTTTACGAAGATATTTCACGACAATCGGCGCGCCGCCATCGCCGCCATCGCCAATATACCCCTTAAATATCAGCGACATCAGTCCCGATTTTATCGGTGTGTATTCATTTACAATCCGCAGCGGCTGATACGGCCAACATTCGAGCGACCGATCCTCCAACTCTTTAAGTTCTTTTATGTCATATTCATCCGCCGTGTATTTCACATTATCGGTGAATTCGCTGAAGAATTCATTGAGTTCGGGGGAGACGATATTGCGGTTAGTGGCGAAGGCTTGGAATATCTTGACATACATCATATTCTTCGCGGCGAGGCGTTTGCTGACATCAATAATTGCGTTATTGTGTGACTTCCAGCCTACCCTGTATTTCAAGTACTCTGATACGCCGATATAGCACGATGACAACGTGAACCATAATGCGCGGAATAAGTCGCCGCACGACATTTTGTAATAGTGTTCTTTTGTTCGTGCAACATAGTCGTCATATTCTTGCTGTTCGTCGTATTCTTCCTTTTGAATAAGGTCGGAATTTGTGGGGTGTTCGGACTCTTGTTCTTTTTCATATTCGATATATTCGTTTAATAATTCATCCATTACTGTATATGCGTATATGCGTATGCGTATATGCGTGTATAATATATAATATGTATAATTCTAATACATATTACGCTAAATGAATAATAATAATAATAACTTATGTCCGGAGGCATTCAATCGCGACCTTCAATCGTAAATACAGTTTTTTGATAAGGATGCCAATTGCGTTTTCCATTGCGACAGTGAGGTCTGATTCATTGTCTGGCTTTAGTTTAAACATATGAAGCACCTGGATACTTGCCACAGAAGCACCCGCGCCCGCTGCGTCTTCCCGATAAATATACTTCTGGATATACAGTGGGTATTCTAGAAGTTTGTATTTGTGTTGGACGAGTTCATTATGATATTCATAGGGGATACTTTTGCTCGTAAAAATAATCTCGGTGTTCCCATTGCTCGCAAATCTCTTTGCGATTTTAGTAGAGACATACATGTACGTCTTAAATCCACCTAAATCACCGCCGATTTCTTTGAACTTATATAGAATGTTGTGTTCTGATGGGTCCGTTGGATGTGGATGAATCTCGATAGCGTCAATAATATCTTTATTCACTTCGTGTAATAACTTGTGTAGATTCACATTGATAAGCGAGAGAATATTGAAATTTGGATTCGTATAATTATATTCAAGGGTGAATAATTTCATTTCTGGGTTTTTACCGAGTCTCATATCATTTTGGGAACATATAGGTTTGAATTGGGTAGAGGCGGATGTTGCTGACATTGTCGTCGTCAGGCGATAATACTACTAGTTAATATTTATAATAATATAACGTTTATATTACTTTACTAGAGGTCCATACTCACGGTGTTTTTCTCGGACCTAGGCCTGCGCTTTGATTTATGTGCCGCCGAATCTTGTGGAATGTCGCCTAAACTGGAGACATTGATAACGCTGGGTCCAAGCGCTAGGTCGTCGTTGCCGCCGCTTCCCGTCATTCCCGAGAGAATATTCTGAAGCATCGCATTTCCTTGGTCTGACGGGGGCATAGTAGTTCCCCCGCCCCCTGGCTGGATATTAATGGTTTTGGTCTTCAGGCGCGACATCATATCCGATACATCGGTGGTTGGGCCGCGCATTTCGGGTCTTCGCGACCTCTGTTCGGTCATCTGCATCGGGGTCGGCATTGCCGTGGCGCCTGGACGAACTGGAGGAGGAGGCGCTACGGGTCCTTTGGTAGCGATGGGTGGGGGAGGAGGGCGGTGTTGCGCGTAATTAGGGGGTTCGTTGTTATTGCGTCCGCCACCGCCACCGCCACCGCTACCACCGCCGATAATATCATTCATAAAGTTACCGAATCCAGAACCGCGACCACCGCCACCGCCGCCACCGCCGCCGCCGCCGCCACCGCCGCCCATATTATTTGACATTGAGCTCACAGCCGCCTGCGTAAATTGCTGCATGAGTTCAGGGTTCTGTCGCATAATATCATCCATTCCAGGCAGAGCGGACTTAAACATCGTATTTGTCATATGAAGCATAATCGCGCTTCCTCCCAACTGGAACAGTAGCTTCAATTCTGGAGACATCTTGGCCTTTGATTTGTATTTCTCGTGAAGTTCGCCGAAGATTTCATCATATTCGCCGATATTTTCGTTGACTTGTTCGGACCATCCTTCTAATTTCAAGTCAAACGGGTCAAACTTGTTATTCAGAAACTCTAATCCAGTAATACAAGCGAGAAGCATCTTACCTTGAAATTTCATACTATTATGACGCTCGCGTTCTTCTATCTGCGTATCATATTCGCCCTTCATCTCCGCATAGGATGAGTCCATTGAATACCGTTTCGACAATTGGACCCCTTTCTGCTCCAATTCCTCCAACTTACGAAGTAGCTTGAATTTCTCTTTCAGCATTTCTTCCTTCGATAATTGAGGAGTCGGGTCCACATTGGCGTCAGGGTCCATTGGAATGTTATTGAATTTGCCGTATCCGTCCCATGTGCGATTATCGGCGTCAGTATTCGAGGTGGATTGTCCTAAATGGATTCCACCGCTGGCGTTGGCGGCGGCGCCATTGTCACTGTCCGACTTACTCAAATTAAACATTCCACTCAAAAATCCGCCACCGCCACCGCCACCGCCACCGCCACCGCCACCGCCGCCACCGTCGCTGTCACCACCACTCCCGCTATTCCTCCTTGGAATATTACTTAAATCATTGAGTTCATTTTCAAGTGCGGCCAATTCTCCTAAATCAATATCGCCGCTCCCGCTACCGCCGCCCTTACGGTCACTGTCCTTAAATTTATTATTCATTAATAGTTCAATCCCGCCGCCAAAATTGCCGCCGCCGCCGCCGCCACTGCCACCGCCCGCAGATGAACGACCACCTCCAATCGTAAATGTAGGCATTGAATCCAATGCGCCTAAATCAATTTCTTCTGCCATCGTATAGAATATAATACAAATACAATAGCAATCTTTATACTAAAATAAATGAAATCCGATGTCTATATGAATAAAATAAACACTTTATTATTCTATTCATACCGCACTACGAATATTCATACCGCACTACGAATATTCATACCGCACTACGAATATTCATACCGCACTACGAATATTCATACCGCACTATGTACCCGCCATAATCCCTGTAAAAAGCAGTCCGCAAGGTCATCCTTCTTCTTGTGATTTTCAAAGACCGGCATCCATTTCGCATACCCTGAATTATATTTTCGAGAGATTTCGCCGAGAGAACGGCATACGATGATACCTGACTTCTTACGGTCGGCGTAGGTGGATGCGTCAACGCATAGTGCTTCTGCGCCAAGGTCAGTGTGCGTCGTCGTCGCATCCGTAAACAACTTCAACTTACACGACGCCGATATAAATTCAATCTGCGGAATATGTTTCATAATGAAATACTGTGTTAACATTCCTTGTAGCGTCTTCATTCGAGAGGCGAGTGTGCTTATTTGATTTTCGACAATCATCATATCAATCGGCGCAGACGACACCACCGCGGTGTCTGAAGGCGCGGCAAACAGAATCGCATCTAGATGCTTCATCATATGGCGTCCATATGTAATGAGATCGAGGTCGTGTGCGTATATATAGTTCGCCTTCTTGGGTTTGTTGGACGATGACGGCGCATTTCCCGAAATGTAACAAGCGTATTTGGTCTCATCAAAAGGTTCTAGGTAATCTTTCGCAAGTACCGCAGTTATTTCTTGGATGAGGTCGGCTTTACGGAGTTTGAGGTTCTGGGGTCCTGCCGCTGCCGCTGCCGCTGATAGATTTGCCTTAATATCCATCAGTTCGCCTAGTTTCTTCTTTTGAAGAAGTTCGGGTTTGCGCTTTATTGGTAAAATCTCTCGTGAAGGTATTTTATATCTTGATTTCTCGGCGCATTTGGCGCAATACAGGACGGGTGACGGAACAGCCACCGACCCACACCCCACAGACGACCCGAATATCGTCTGGTGCGAGACCGAAGTGAGTGGAGCCGTAGGCGCAACGAGCGAAGGTTGAGCAAGTTGAGCAACCCATTTGGCCTGTTTGCTATCATTGATACATGTTCGCTTGGGCGGAGGAGGAGGTGTATTATGAAGTGCAGTGCCCGAGAGATTAGGTTCAAATCGTAAATCAATGACGTCCCATCTCTCGATTTGAATTTGATGAATCAGTTCTGATGGACTAGCACCGGTGAAAGCGACGGTATCCGATATGCTAAACACGCAATATGCTAAATTCTTCATTCCTACATCAAAACTAATGATTCGCATCTATCGTTTCGTTCTATATCAGATGTTTGTAATAATTCAGTATATCAATCATTACAAATACGGTTTATATATTTATCGACCCGGGACTTGTCCCTGTCCGTTGCTGAACTGTTGTCGCTGGAATGCGAGAATTTGTTCTTGCGTTATTTCCGGCGCAACCATCCTAGATTGAAGTGCCTCTCGCGAGAGATAGATGTCCTTTAAGTCGCTCGGCACATACCCGAACGGTTCTCTTTTATCCATAACAGATGAATACATAAATGGCACATTACGTTGATTCTCTTGTTCGTAAGCATTGAAATCAACCTGACCGTGGCCGGACATATTCACGGCGTCTACGCTATTGATTGACATTATTTGGTCTGCGTTGGTCGTTAAATAACGACGATAGTCCCAGTTGGTCTTGATATTCTCGGCGCGGCGGATAGATTCATTCACGGCGTTGCCAGGCTGCCATCCTGAAAAGTTGCGTCCGTCGGTCATAATCGGCGGAAAATCAAAGTATACATTGTGACTGGAACTGTAATTCTTGGCCCAATGAGGTTGTGAATGTGACATTATATCAATAATAATTAATAATAATCGACGCGTGTATTATGTATATTATGAGAATAAAATATCCTTACTGTGTTTGTAATGCCTGAATTAGCTCCGCCTTCTTCATTTTCTGGATTTCCGCGTGTTTTTCGGGGTGTTGTTTGTGTTTCTCCTTAAGTAAATACCGTAATTCAGTAACAGACATTCCAGTTATAGATGGTTGTGTGGTGCTACTGCCCGAGTATGATTCCGCAGGCACTATATCAATTTCGTCGGTTGTGTCGGGCGCTGATTGTGCCTTTTTATATAGCATTGTCAATACATCCATTGGTTGGTCGTCGGTGGATGTTAACTGTGAGGATGCGTTCGATTCGTGAATTGCGCCTAAATCCACGGTAATCATTTTTATTTCGGGTGCGGGTGCGGGTTCTGATTCTGATTGTAATGATTCAAATACGATTTCTTGTATTATTTCAGTGGCAGTGTTATCGCCTGTCTCGCTGACCTCGCTGACTTCGCTGACTTCGCTGACTTCGCTGACCTCACTGACCTCGCTGACATCGTCGTCGTTTTCGCTCACTTCGTCGTCGTTGTCGCTACTGCTTTCGTTCTCACTGTCCGTTGTATCCTCGCTATCTGATGATATCTCAATGAGGTTACTGGACCGCTTATTCTGAAAAATCGCAGTATCTAAATGAATCATATGTGGTCCATTATAGGCAATAGGTTTCTCATCGTATTCACGGTATCCGTTTGTGGTGTCATTTGCGTATTCCAGTATAATACTCCCGTGGTGTCCGCCACCATTGTGTGCGTCGTTATCATTATGCGACGACGACGAAGAATTCATCTGATATAAACGGTTTATATCCGTTGACGATTCTTCTATGAATTGCTGTAAAATAAGCGCCTGTTCTTTATGCGACTGTTCTAATATCGTCAAACGAACCTTCGTATATTGAAATATCGCATATACCAAAAGAGAGCAAACGGCTAAACTAACAATAATGGTTAAAAAACTTAATTCACCCATTCTCTCGTTGCGCGTTATTTAATATAATAATCTACGATGTTATATTTGAAATTTGAACGGAATAATGAATATAATCCGTTGGTTGGGTTTATGTTGGTTATGGGACCGTGTGTAACGGATATAAATATTACATTACATTCATTACATTAATGCGTTGCTTAATTACGGGTATAACTGGGTTTCTAGGGCCGCATTTGGCGAAACTTCTTATCACTGAAGGGGAGCATCAAATCTATGGTTTATTACGCGGAACTCGCGGTTCAGAACAGGAAATAAGGGACCTTCTCACCGAGGATGAATTCAAGAAAATAACCTTTATTTACGGAGACATCATTCATTACAGAACTATGGAAAAAATGTGTCGCGAATATGAATTTGATGTTGTATTTCATCTCGCAGCACAGACCCATCCTCCTACAAGCTTCAAAGACCCTATCGGGACCTGGGAATCCAATGTTATGGGTTCTATAAATTTAATTACGTGTCTTCAAGATATTCAACCTAACTGTCATTTCATATTCTGCTCTACCGTCGAAGTATATGGCAATGAAGGTATGGACGGGCGTAAAATCAAAGAGACAAATACAATTTTACCCGCCAATCCATACGGCGCGTCTAAATGCGCGATTGACATGTATATTTGCGAGCGTATGAAAAACCGACAGATGAAAGCAACCGTTGTTCGTCCATTTTGTTTCACAGGTCCTAGGCGCGGGGCGCGCTTTTCTATCGCATCAGATGCCGTCCAAATTGCGAATATGATGCTTGGCAGACAAGATAAGGTTTTACGTATTGGAAATTTGGATACCGTGCGCGCGGTTACCGATGTTCGGGACATCGCGCGGGCGTTTTATTTGATTGCTACGAATGCCTCTGTATCGAATGGAAAGGTATATAATGTCTGTGGCGGTGCTCCATTGAAAATGAGGGAATATACGAATATGTTGATTGAAACAAGTGGTCTTAATGGGATAGACCAAGTGATAGATGACAAGTTATGGAGACCCATCGATATCCAATTTCAGGACGGAGACTCTTCGTTGATTGAGAATGAGCTTGGTTGGAAACCTACCATTGGTATTCGTGATACAATACGGGATTTATTAGAGTTTTGGGTAAAGAAGTTGAAATAGCATCGGTGCTTCTTTTTACAAAAGTCCCCGTTGGGATATATGGATAATATACGAAAAGAGAGTTATCAGCCAAAAATATTAGGTTCAAAATTAGAAAAATGGAAATCTGGTATTATTCATAAAGTTCCCGTTGGATATATATGGATAATATACGAAAAGAGAGTTACCAGCCAAAAATATTCCGTTCAAAATTAGAAAATAGAAAATCTGGTATTATTCATAAAGTTCCCGTTGGGAAACATCAGATTTCATTGTTTATAGACTTTTCAGCCAAAAATATTCGGTTCAAAATTAGAAAAATAATAGTATAATGATCGCTGCCAAGTGGCAGCCATTCATAGCTATAGTATATCCCAATGGCAGCCTAACATAGTTGCGTAATTGGTTGCTTAAATACGCAACAATACGCAACATGTCCATCACATGTCCAAAACGGGGGTAGGCCAGAATACTTTTGAAACACGCAAAAATCGTATTTTGTGACTGACCCGTCACAACTTTTTTCGTCCGACCGAATATTTTGTGACGGTAATTTTTTGGCCTCCCGGCGCGTCCACCCACTCCCACCTATTATCTCACCCTTGTGTATACGCCCTCCGTCATTTAGGCACCATTTTACGCAAGACTGATTTTACGCATATGTTCCATTGCGATACGTGTAACACCACAACCAATAACAGATTTGATTACAAACGACATCTTTATTCGTCAAAGCATCAACGGTTATGTTCCGAGAACGCCAAATGTAAAAATATGATTCACAGTCTCGTGGCCGGTGTTTCGGGGGGTCCAGGCGTAAAAAGTATCCCCCCAAAATCGACTTTAGAAATTTGCGAAGTGCCGACCCCCCAAAAAACACCCATCAACGAAATCGTCCATATCGACCTCAATGAGGAGGATGCCGAAAATAACGTCATCTACCACCCTCCATTCGGCGGTCACGTGACCTCCGCAACCCCCGAAAGTCACGTGACCGCCGCCCCCGCCGCCGCCGACGCCTATGCTTGTAAGTATTGTAAACGCCCCTATATCAACCGAACCGGATTATGGCGGCATAATAAGAAATATGGGATGTCGTGTATGATGAAAGTCGTTGAGGCGTCCAAGGCCGAAAACACCGAGGAACTGAAGAATATGATAAACACGATGATGCATATGAATCACGAATTCAAGACGCAGATATTGGAATTATATAAAGCGAGCGCGGCGGCGGCAGCAGCGGCGGCGGCGAATCCGATGACGATTGTCAATAATAACAACAATATGACAAACTGTTACAATCAGACGTTTAATCTCCAGTTATTCTTGAACGAGCAGTGTAAAGACGCGATGAATATGAAGGATTTTGTTAACTCGATTCAATTAGACACGGATGACCTTGAAAGTGTTGGCAAGCTCGGATATGTAGAAGGGATGTCAAATATCCTCATTACAAACCTGAATAAAACCGAATTACATAAACGCCCGGTCCATTGTAGCGATATCAAACGGGAGACATTGTATGTGAAGGATGCGGATAAATGGGAAATAGACGGACCTGACCACGCAAAAATGACGAACGCGGTGCTCTCCGTCGAACATAAGAATGTTAGGTTGATGGGGGAATGGGCCGCACAACATCCGCGGTGTATGGATAGCAATTCTAATGAAAACGTCCAATATTTTAAATTATCCAAGACGATAACCGATGGCGCGCAAGATGGGAATATATCCAAAGTTATAAAGCGGGTGGCGAAGAATGTAGTCATCGACAAGACAGTGACCGCGATGACGGCGGAAATAACGGAGGAGTAATACAGCATAAATATAAGTTTGTATTTATGATGAAATGACAGACGCAGCAGTGAACGAAATCGTTTCTCTTCTCGCGCAATTCCAAAATTATTTGAACGGTTCTTTTTATGAAGCCCAATTCACGCAAAAGCACGAAGAAGCCCGCGCGAACTTGAACGCTATATATGACACGGTATCAAAAACGCCAAGGGCGCCACCTACGATAGTTCAGTGTGTGTCATTTTATAACGACATACTCGTATTGCGAAATGTCACGTATACCGATGACCCTGATTATTATACGTATACGCGTAGGTTGCGAAAGTATATCAGTGAAATGAAATAGAATATAGATACTGATATAAACATGAACGGATATATTATTTACATAATAACGGTATAAATAATAGTATTGCGAATGAGATTGAATTTCGTAAAACGATTATTTGGATGGAATGAATGTACTACTATTCCCCGTGAAAAAGGAGTCTTTGTTTTTTTACATACAAGTTATTGGGATATGTTTGTTTATATGTTATACCGAATTTCGTCTTACGGCGAACAATTCTGCGTGCTCGTTCAACCAAAGTTATCAAAATGGTATTATAGACCAATCACCTGGTTTTGTAATTGTATTTATGCCCCTCCGAATGAAAATAAGAATAGCAATTCATTAGATCATATCGTGAATGAAACAAATAAAATAAGTGATATGGCGCAATTATGTATGTCTCCAAAAGGAACGTGTAGTAAACGAGAATGGCGGTCTGGTTATTATTATATCGCCAAAAATATGAATTGTAAAATATATCCATTGAGTATAAATTATTCAATGCGAACGGTTACTATTGGTGTTCCAGTGGATCCATCCATTGTCAGTTTGGAGCAATCAACAAAATTCCTTCAGGAACAATTGAATAAACATTCGGTATTATATAGAGAACGAAGTGAAACCCCGATTGATGATGTGAATTATTGTCCTTATGAATCATTATTACCCTTTGATTTTTGCGCGATAAGCACGTTAGCCTTTTTGCCGTGTGTTTTCACACTAATTGTGAACGAACAATACTACAGAGGCTGTATCTCGCTTATTACGACAATATTTGCGTATTATTATCATTTACGACACGAAGGATGTTATTATTCTTATGATAAGCTTTGTTTTTTTCAAAAAATAGAAGGAAATCTGGCCAAGATTTGTATTGTCACGCATATTATGGAAAACCTGTATATATATGGAAAATTAGAACCGGTGTTTTATATGTCACTTGGAATTGGGCTATTTTTTTATAAAAACGCAGTCCCTCGTGGAACAGACATACGTCGCAGAAAATACGCGATTTTTCATTCATTTTATCATATACTAACGGCAATTGCGGGTTATTCGCTTGTTACTCAAAAACATACTACCCCTGAATAATCATCTGCGCACTCTCCACGATTTCGGTTGGATAATCCAAATCACGCAGAACCTTCAACCCGCCTTTAATGGTCGAAACCCCGCTCGCAATCTTATACAAATACGCGCCCGTATCAGGCGACACCGACATATGAAGATTGGTAATCGCGTCTGCGTTCCGCTTCTCCAGAAGTTCGCAGAGTTCAATATAATGCGTGGTGAGGATGAGGTCAACCCGCGGGTTCTTGGAGATAAACGCAATATACCCGTATGCGGCGGCGACTGCTTCATATGGATTGGTTCCTGAATAAAGTTCGTCAAAAATACAGAAATGGCGCTTCGTGGGATTATCCATAATACAGCGCAGGATTTCCATACACCGGCGCGATTCGGCCTGGAAGAGACTGTCGCGGCCAGATGTGTCGGGGATATTCAGGTAGCAGTGAAGATAGTCATAGGGGTTGATTTCCGCGCGCTCGTAGAATCCGTATCCGATTTGTTGTGAGAGAATAATATTGAATAGCGTGGATTTGATGACGGTTGTTTTGCCCGCGGCGTTTGGACCGGTAATCACGAGTTGCTTATCTAGGACGATGTCATTAGCGACGACAGTAGCGGCTGCGGCGGTCTTCAGTGGCGCATATACTTGAGATATAAGTTTTGTTATACCGGTTTTCTTAACCGTGGGCGCGGGGGGAGGCGGAGGTGGCGGCGGTAATACGGCGGACTCGGTGGTATCGGTCTCGGCTGACTCTTCGGCGGCCTCTTCGGCGATGGGTGTCAATGGACGTGCCTCTGCCTCGGACTCCGCCTCTGCCTCCGCTACGCTCTCTACGAACGAACACGCGTGTATCATTCCATCCACGACAAATGAACGGCACGCCGTCAAATGCTCCATATACGCATTAAATCCGAAACTGTATTCCAGTAACTCATTTAAGTCGGTCTGTGAAAACAGCGAATAATAGTTCTTCATTATGTATCCAATCTGGAAGAATTTACTCACGGACACGGAAAACGGCGAAATATCGGAGAGTGCGCGGGTCACTTCTTCCAACAGCGCGTATTTCTCTGCCAATTCTTCACGGAACGGGTCATATGTCGAGAGATGATACGTCTGGATGAGTTGAATCATATACGACATATTCACGCCGGTCGCCGTAAGATACCCGTTGATGGTGTGAATGTGGGTATGGACTAGTTTGATATTATTGTAAAACCGCACACACGCCATAATATTCTGGTAAATCTGGATGAAGTAAAATACGACAGACATCAAAATATACATTTTCTGTTCGACTGAAACCGTCTCAAATTGCGTAAGAAATTTCCCCACAGAATGCTGACTTATAATCGTCTTCAATATTTCAACGTATTCTGAAATTGACACGGCAAGTCCGCGCATCATAAGGACGAAAAACGGAATAATAAGCACGATAAGCGGCGTCAGCAGCGCAATAACAGGAGAGGAAATGTTATACAGACTTAAAAACTGGAGAAAAGACGACGACCCGTTCAACTTGGAGAGGAATGGCGTCTCTACATAACTGAATTTCTCTTTGAAATCTGTGATTTTACCGGTTCCACGGAACTCCTTCCACGTGTCTTTCATCGCGGAGAAGGCTTCGACGCTGGTTGTGTGGCCCGTATTTTGCGCGATACATCGTTCCAGTAGTTCATTGTCAAACATTTCCAGGAGCGTCTGGGTTTGTTTTAAATACTCGATATCGGTCGTATAATATTTGCTCCAAATAGGTAGATGTTCGGTTCCGTATACGGAGGTGGGTGAAAACACGTAATGATAGAGACCATTCACTGCCTCGGTCCCTGACTCGGCGTCGGTGGAGGCATTCTTCGGGTGTATCATTTCCAGGTCATCAATGATTGAGCTGGGTAATTCGTGTAATTTCTCTGGGTCGGTATATGAAATAGGGTGTTTGAATGTAGTCATAGACCCGGTGGTTGCAGTCGTTGCGCTGGCAGCCGTGGGCGCACCCGCACACCCTAAATGTTCCATAAGTAGCGCCTTTACATCATCCGGGTCGCGCGGTAGTTCAGAAACAGATTCGCGAACATCGGTAAATAACGAGCAGACACTAAAAGAACATCCACCTCCTGTCATTACAATTTGATTCTACAGTATAAAATGAAACAATAATCTCATTTTAAACTCATTTATTGGAATACTACCGCTCGCGATTCCATTCCGCGACGCTACCGCTCGCGATTCCATTCCGCGACGCTACCGCTCGCGATTCTATTCCGCTACGCTACCGCTCGCGATTCTATTCCATTCCATTCCATTCCATTCCATTCCATTCCATTCCATTCTATTCTATTCTATTCCATTCCATTACACCCCTTCCATAAAGTTCACCGGCAACTCTGTGATAATCGTCCCGTAATACACCTCAATATCCTTCTTAATACGCATATCACGACGAGTAACAAAGTTGATACCGACACCCTTGCGACCCCAGCGCCCCGAACGACCGATACGGTGGAGATAAATATGGACCTCCTGTGGCATATCAAAATTAATAACAGTGCTAACCTGCTGAATATCAATACCGCGCGCAGTAACATTCGAAGAAATAAGAACACGATGGACGCCTGCCTTGAAATCCTGATACGCCTTATCGCGGTCGCCTTTCTCCATACCGCTGTGAATACAGCAAACAGGGAATCCGTCGAAAACCATCGCCTCGTGAAGGTCGGCTACACGCTTCGTGGAATTACAGAAGATAATACATTGTGAAACCGAAATCGTCTTAAAAAGGTCTTTCATTGTCATGTATTTCTGAACGTCGTCGTCAAGTGCGATATAGTGCTGCTGGATACCCTCGAGGGTTAGCTGCTCCGCTTTCACTTGGATATTCACAGGCGACCGCATAAACTTCTCGGTTAAGGTATACAAATCAGGCGGCATCGTTGCGCTAAAGAGGACAACCTGGATATCAGATGGCATATACTGGAAAATATTATAGATTTGGTCGTTGAATCCAGCGGAAAGCATCTCGTCAGCCTCGTCCAGCACGAGCATACTTACATTGGAGCCCTGAATATGATTGCGGCGAATCATATCGAATACGCGACCAGGACAGCCAACGATAATGTGTGGAACGCATTTACGCAAATCGGCCGCGTCGTCCGAAGTGGAAGTTCCGCCGACAAGCAGACGGGTTGTAAGTCCCGACATCATTGCGCCAATTCCAGTAATAACGTCGTGGATTTGTTTCGCTAGTTCGCGAGTAGGTGCGAGAATAAGCGCCTGGGTCTTGGAAAGTGTGACATCAATGCTTTGAAGTGCGGCGACAGTGAAAGCGCCGGTCTTGCCCGTCCCAGACTGGGCCTGTGCGATCACGTCGCGTTTCTGGATAATCGAAAGAATCGATTTTTGCTGGATATGACTAGGATTTTCAAAACCATAGGCGTAAATCCCGCGGAGGAGGTCAGGTGATATTTCGTCAACGTCTTCCCATTTCTTAAACTCGGGATACGAAGCAGTTGCGTCGGTCGCTGTGGCAGTGGTAGGCGTCGGCGGAGTATCTTCAGTAGATGACATAGTGTATGTGTAATGAAATCGCAAAAATATCGGTTATGTCTAATAGTGTTAGCGGAATATATTTAAGTCGGTTTGAAAATAATGTTGCATATGTATATAGCAGATGGCGAATCCATACACAGCGTTGAACGCTATTGTATCACTAGAATCGGTAGATGAATTTTTAAATAATATAAGGAGAGCCCCTCGGGAATTATATACCGTTAATTACGTTGCTAATGGGGTCTATGGGGCGGTATTTCGAATTGATGTTGACACCTCAATTCAAAGCCCATTTAACACATTTTTTATTACCCCCCCGGGGATTATACCTACATCAGTCGAGGGTAATCAGCAACGATTTTGTTGTAAAATTGTTCCTATAGATACAGACGAAGAAGCGCTTTCATTTACAAATGAATGTAAAAAACAAGAAAAAATGTACGCAAAAACAAATCACAATTTTAATGCTGTATGTTTACCACTATTTTTCAATAGTGTTGTAGATATGGCTGATGGAGATAATCCATTAAAATGGTTTCTGAATTTAATTAGATCTACACTTGACATATTTCCCAGTTGTAATCGTTGCGGTATAATATTTATGCCGTTTGTTGAACAAAACCTACCAGTTTTTGAACCGACGCCAGGTGTGAGATTGTCCGCATCAGAATCATTATTAAATACTGAAGAATCATATCAAACAATAATTGCAAATATATCAGAGCTTTATCTCATCGACCATACCCGCCGGCGCGAAAGAATAATACAAATATTTCGACAAGAACCACCGTATCTTTATTCATATGTTTCAATTGTATCATTACTCATACGTATTTATGTAGCGGGGTTTTGTCACGGTGACCTTCATTTGGGAAATGTTGTAGGTTGTCATTATCCGTCTGGAATGACATTTGTTGATTCAGCACCTATCAATTTCGGCCCATTATTGTTAATCATAGACATGGGGTTTGCACACCCACACTCAATTCCCATTCCTGTAGATATTAAGACCAATTATGACGCATTCAAGAGGGTTATCGATCATATCATACGTCGAAAACCCAAAAGTCGCGTTGATATGCTTACACATCCTCCTTATTCTTGGTTTCCAAAAATATTGATGGACCAGGAGACGGGGGTGGACCAGGAGACGATATTCACCACATTAAATGACAATAGATTACGTGTCATATTCGTCTTATTACAATATTTTGAGGAGTTTCGTTCAACCCTTGAACAACAACAATTATCTATTTTTAATAGAATCGCGCCGGGACAACTTGCTATTTTAAGAAACCAAAATGCGGCTATTTCCGCATCAGTAATCGAGTATATGCGGTCACAACTCCCGTTCAATTCACTTGCGGCAATTTCAAAGGGGGGTCGACGACATCATCGATATTATTATCAATATGCCCGCAAACAAACGAAAATAAACAAAAATAGTAGTAATGTGCGTCGTCGCAAGAGCCAAAAACAACGACGACGCAAATCAATACATTCAAAGCGTTGTCGTAAATAACGCCGCACGCCACCACCCATTCTTGAAATACTCAAACATCCGACGGTCTGTCTGATACGCGCCCCACTTCGTCGCCCGCACAATCGCCTGAAACCGCGGCGAATTCAGCGCAGACACCATCGCCTCCCCATCCGCCGCCACTGGACCCACTGGGATCCCAAACGAAAACTGCCCCATCCCGTATTCACCCGCGTAATCCAAATATGGATATAATTTTTCATTAAAGTTCAAAATGACTTTTGCCTTCCCGAAATGCCCCGTCCCACGTGTCTTCGTATTAGAATACCAGAGTCCGAGTCCCCGACGCGTCATTGTATGGACGACCGGATAAATAAATTCACCGGCGCGATATTCAGGCGCCATATGCGGGAGGTCGCTGCCGTAAGCCGAACGGTCGTAGAGGACGCGGTGGGTGTCGGGTCCTTTTGGGTCAAGTATTGATTTTATGGGTCCGAATTCCGAATTGGGGAGGAAGGGCCAATCTCTCGGAGATATCAAATTCAAGGTGTTTCCATCAGACTCACTTGTGATAACACGGCACGTGTCGTCGCTGCTGCTGCCGACGGCGACGACGAATAGGTCCATTCGTTGTTGGACGCATAAATCCCGGATTGCGGTTTTTTTATCAATCATGTGAATGTATTGTAGGGAGCACGGTTCTCTCGTCATCGTCGTCCATAACCCGTGTGGACTACACGGTTTCCGCCACGCGGGCGGCGTTATGAAGCAGAGAAATCTCTCGGTGTCCGTTCCCGCATCCGCAGGATGATTGTGGCGAAGAATTTCGAGAGATTTCACAATAAACTTATCCCACAATGTTTGCCCCCCCTTGCTGCTAATACGTGCTGTTTCTCTCGGAGTTTGGAATGGGGGATTGCCGATGATGACGTCGGCGGTGGCGAACGCACCCGCACCCGCACCCGACGCAGCAGACAAAAAATCCCCGCACAGTATATTCGCCAACGGCCCGAACAAATCTCTCGCGCGTGCTACATTCTCTTCGTTGAGTTCTACCATAAAAATCATATTCCGCAATATATGTTCGTGACGCGCGGTCTGGTCCTGAAATCCGTCGGCGTCCGCAAGTCCGACCATAAGGCGCATATATACTATCAAACAGAAATTCCCTATACCAGCCGCAGGCTCTAGCCATCGTAGGCCAGGGTCGCGCCAGACCCGCGCAGGAAGCTGATCTAGTAAATAACATATGTAAGAATACGGGGTGAATACTTCACCATATTTATTCTTTTCAATATCGCGCACCGAGAGATTAGACTGGATATAGGCCTCCACTGCGCCGCTGCCGCCGACGCCACTGCCACTGTCATGGCTGTATCTGTATAATTCAAATACTTTACTTACTGGATGCGCCATATAATTGATATAAAACAACGAGATATATTATAATAGACGCATCGCACGAACGATATTATGGCAAAAATAACACATCGTTACGACCTTCCTGATTATGCTGCGTTTATGAATATGGGGTTTGACTTGAAATTACCCGATGATGTTATAAAATCGGTGTCGGGTTTAGCTGATTTGGTGGGTGCGGCGACATATATCAAAACACCAGTATTTCCTGTTCGCGCAGGAGGTGAATTCAGGTCGTCCGGTTCGCTTGCGGTGGGGGTGGGGGGCGCGGATAACGGCGCTGTCACGGCCGCTGCGGGGTATCACATCGCAGGAAGCAGTGCGAATACATTTCAGAGTAGGTTCGGACACGACGGTAGCGGAGCTGGCGGCCCTGTCAGCGCTGGTTCTGGCGGTATTATGCGGTCTTCTGGTTCGTCGTCGCGCTCACAACAAATCCCGAATAATGAATGGGAGACGATTCTCTCCTTTCAAAAGACCGAACTGAAGAAGAAGGAGGGTATTGAGCTAGGTATTGACAATATTCGGTCCTATCTCAACAAACTCACTGACAAAACATACACGACAATGCTTGCCAATATTCTAAAGGAAATCTCGGATTTATTCGCTGCGTCCACTGATGATACATCCGACGAGCATAATACAGCTGCGGTATTGAACCGCGTCGCATTATCCATCTTCAACACTGCGAGTTCAAACGCATTCTATTCCGAGATTTATGCGCGCCTATTTCGCGACTTGATGGCGCAGGAGACGACAACCGGTCCCTACGCGGTATTTCGCGAATTATTTGAACGCAATTTAGCGTCATTTATGTCCCTCTTTGAAGCGATTGAATACTGCGACCCGAAGAAGAATTACGACAAGTTTTGCGATATCAATAAGGCCAATGAGAAACGCAAGGCAATGTCGCTCTTCATTGTGAATCTGATGAAAAACGGGATTGTAGAGAAGACACAGGTGGTCGCATTGATGCGCCAGATTCAAGAGCTGATGTCTTCCAATATGCGTCAGGAAGGCAAGACGAACGAGGTGGATGAACTCACGGAGAATCTGTATATTATGGTGAAGCATAGTCACGCAGTCCTAGCCACTGCCGATGCCGAAGTCGCCGAATCATTTAAGGCTCGCGTAGAACAAATAACCGAGATTTCCAAATTGAAACTCAAATCCAAGCCCAGTATTACAAATAAAACCATCTTTAGACATCTGGATATGCTAGACGAGATATCTGGAAAGGCGAAGAAGTAAAACAAATATAGAGTCGATTGAATAAATAATACTAATAAGTCAATGACAACGCCAGTCCCCGTGCCCGTCCCCGTGCCCGTGAAAATCATTGTATCCTTTACTACGAGCCCAACCCGCATCAATAAATGTGGACCAATGATAAATAGTATTCTGGACCAAACACGCAAACCAGACCTATTTTTATTGAATATTCCGAAAGAGTTTGAGCGCACAGGCGAGTCGTATGTCATACCAAAGTATATTCGTAAATCCCTGACCGTGAACCAAATCGAACGGGATTATGGGCCCGCGACGAAAATCCTGCCCGCGGTCGTATACCTACGCGAACACGCGGGCACCGGTGCCAGTGCCTACGACCCCGAACACACCCGCATTATTTATTTGGATGATGATATCGCATACCCCAAACGCATGATTGAAACGTATGAGAAAATGATTCCCGGCAAGGACAATAATGTGTGGACGTCTACTGGGTTTGATTTCGTGAATATGAAACTACAGGGTCGACGTGCACATAGAGATGTCGCGACCATTGCGGAAGGGTATGGGTCAGTTTGTGTAAAATTAAATACATTTGGCGATGATTTCGTGGAATATATGACGCGTTATACTGCATCCGACAATCAAATCTGCCGTCTCTCGGATGATGTCATTTTAAGCAATTATTACCACCGTCGTAAGGTCGGTATCTATATTATGAATATTCCTGGATTTCTTTCGATTCACGACATTTGGCAGGATAAGAAAATCCTGGATTACGGGAACGAGGCGGATGCGCTTCATTTGGGTGCGGGCGGGACTTCGGACAATAATGTCGACAGGTATAAGCGCGTTATTATGGCACTGAATAAAGCGAAGGAGCGATGTTTCAATATGTCGTTTATTACGACAATCACGGACGCGGAGACGGGGGTAGAACGGAAGACGGTGATGTATAGATAACGCCGAGGCAACGCAACGCGCGTCCTGTGTGTAATTATTATTTATTTGTATATAATAATTACGTAGATTACCGCAATGGTAAAATCCAAACTCAACACGAATATCAATTATCACGAGTATTCGCATTTAGAAGAAGAAGACTTCAATTACAATACACCATTATTCCAGGTTCAGTTATTGCGCGACCCGCAAAAAGTCGTCATCGGTCTAGGACAACTGAACTACCATTTCGCGAAACGGTATAGTGTTGTATACGCGCCCATTTATTTATTCAATACAGAAATGGAGTTTATGAAACAGGTTGGTGTATATGAAATGCCGTCAACCCAAGTAAAAATGGACGAATCTGGCGACCTCGATATCCACAAACTGACACCTCTGTTATATGGTTTCGTAAATACAGAATTATTACGGAAATCCCGTGTTAAATCAGGCGACAATGTGGCCGCCACCGCTGCCGACCCGAAGAAACGCGCCGTCGAAGTAAATGAAATCAAGAAATCTCTCGGAAAGCCGCCGCAGGTCGCCCCCGCCGCCTCCGCCGCCTCCGCAGCCGCTTCCACCGACGCGGATGGAGACGACAGCAGTAGCGACGACAACGACTACGACACCACGTTTGGCCTGGACGCTAGGCAAAAACATCTATTATCAGGCGCATCCATTCTCCCGCTTCAAACCAAAGAACAATCGGAAATGGAGCGCCGCCAATATAAGCCCAGCCCCGCCACCGACCTCTGGATTCAAAAGTATCTTCGGAATAAGTATTTCAACTTTATAGATAATGAAGGCGGCAACGATGGATTCTTCGCGGTGATTCGCGATGCGCTTCTGACACAGGGGCGGACGACGACCATCCTAGAGCTTCGAAAACAACTCTCCGAGGAAGTTACGGATGAAGTTTTTCGGGTGTATCGAGAGAAATTCGCAATGTATCACGCCCTGACGCGAACCCAAATGCGAGAGACAAAAGAACTTGTGAATAACTACAATGATGTCAAACGCAGGATCTCCGCCATCCACGACCGCGCACAACAGCAAATAATGATTGCGGGGGCGAAGAAGCTCGTGATAGAACATAACCTGAAACACGATGAGATGAAATATACGAAACTTCTCTCGTCGCAATACGATTATATGCGTGAAGTCCGAACCCCCCAGCAATTAAAAGAGCGGATGATGACATCGCTTTACTGCGCCGACGCGTGGGCCATCGCGACAATGGAGCGTGTGCTGAATATGAAATTCGTCATATTTTCACGGGACGCATACGAAGCGGGGGATATCGATAATGTGTTACAATGTGATAATGGCGCAGGGGGGGACAGCAGCGGCGGCAGCGGCGGCGGCGGCGGCATTGACTCGGATATTCGCAAACGTGGAGTATTTGAGCCTACTGCGTATATTTTAGTGGGAAAAGGGACGTCGTCTCTCTCGAGCGCCGCCACGACCGGCGGCCGCAGCCGTAGTCGTAGTCCTCGAAGCGGCAGCGGGAGCCGTATTAACGCCTCAAATTCGGCCACATATAATCTCATAACCTATAAAACACACGGTGTTCTCGCATTTTCCGAACTACCTTATGATATTAAACTACTCATAACCACAAAATGTCTGGAAACGCAGTCTGGCGCATTCTGCCTTATTCCGCAATTCAAGCTATTCCAACGCGAACTCGGTATACGTATTGACGATATACCAAACGAGAGTCTGGATGATTTATTGGAGGAAGTCCATACTGCCACAGGCGATAGAAACGCTGCCAATTTATACACAACCGATATTGTATTCCAGTTTTATGCGAAATCCAACCCGAACGCACTTCCAGGAACGGGTGCTGGCGAGAAAATCCCCGAGACGGAGAAAATCCATTTTCATAAGCTCGCGACATTTGACAACTGGCGACGCAAGCTATCTAATTTCTGGAATGAACCGTTTATGTTGGACGGCCACACGTGGCAGAGTGTAGAACATTATTATCAAGGCAGTAAATTCAAAAACAATAATCGCGAATTTTACCTTAAATTCTCTCTGGATTCTAGGTCGGAGTTGTCATCGGACCCTGTCCTCGCAAAGGCAGCGGGTAGTAAAAACGGGAAACTAAACAACGCCATTATTCGTCCATCGCGGATTATAATCGACCCCGATTTTTTCAATCACGGACGCAGCGAACGAGAGATTGAGAACGCAATGTTTGCGAAATTCTCTCAAAATCAGAACTTAAAGGACATGTTATTGGCGACGCGGAATGCGAAACTCGTCCATTACCAACGGGGTGCGCGACCAGAGGTATATCAGCACCTTATGCGGGTAAGGCATAAAATACGCACACGCTAGCAGACGCTGACGATTTCAGCAGACGCTGAAATACGATGTAAAGAACCCCTGTAGCACCGCGAAAATAAACATAATGACGATGATACGCACCCAGTCTGTATGCGACGGATTTGTAAGGTGGAATCCTGCTACACTGACGTTGCCATTGATAGGGGAGGAATTGATATCGTGGAATTTTCCGATATTGTAATGAATAACATTTTCGATTATATTTAATACAATAAACACCAGAAACGAAAACGCGAAGATGTGGAGCGTTCCAGGCTTAAAGTATTTCTTGAAGATGAGTCCGAACATCGGATATGTATTATTATATGTATTATAATACATGTATATTATAATAGGATGTGGATTGAAGAAGAATTACACAAAGAATCATCGGGAATCCAACGAGCCATTCAATCACTTACGAGAGATTATCATACACAACTGCCGCGAAGCATCCGTTCACATATACCCGAGAATAAAGAGAAGACAAACGATTTCCTGGACCATTTCTATGACAGATTACGTTATGCGGAATTTGAAGTGTATCATAAGATGGTCGATGGCGCGGGCGCAGAGACCGACGCAGACGCCCCCCGTCACCCCGCATTTCAACTTACTGAAATAAAAAACTCGGCCAATGACCTACCCCATCCGCGCATTCTCTCGGAATTACAGCGCGTATATGATATGCGACGGCGCAGTAATGGCGCCGCCGCCGCGGATGGCGACGACGACCGATATATTCCATATAAGGTATACGCTTACATTCGAGAGAAATCCGAGTATTGTATAATGTTTCAGTCAAACATTCACGGACGCGTGATTTCACTTTATTTTGTAACATTCCCAGAGTCGCATATTACCGTATGTAACAAAAAACGGAATGGTGGTGATATATGCGCGTCCGAAATCGCGGTCTACCAACTTTACGCATATAAGGTATTTATTTGGCTTTCTATCGTTACGAGTCTGGCGGATAAAGAATGCTCCGAGAAGGGTCTCAATGTGTATTTTTATATGACACCGTTTAAAAAACAGCGCCCCGCCGACGACGCAATTCTCTCGGCAATCCACGTTAATACAGGACTCACGCGAAACTGCGAGACGCACGGCGAGATTGTCGTGTATCGCGCAGAAGAATGGTTCAAGGTATTCGTCCACGAATCCATGCATAATTTCAATATGGATTTCATCGACCTGGAATTACGTGAGGCGAACGAACAACTTCGCCGCACTTTTTGTATTCCGCACGACGATATTCTATTGTTTGAAACCTATACGGAAACATGGGCGCGTATCATCAATACAATGTTCTACACCTATTTTCAAGAAGACACCGAGATGGGTGGCCGAACAGCGGCGACGGCGACCCGAACACAGTTCATTCGCACCGTGCGAGAGAAATTAACAACCAACGCATTATTTTATGCCTATCAAGCCGTAAAAGTGCTGGAGATTATGGGGCTGAAATACGCAAACATAACTATCCAATCGGCGGAAAATATAGATGTGTGTCGAAAACGATACGCAGAGGATACAAATGTATATGCGTATTATATTTTAGGGGGAATTCTTTCGATGTATGCTCTACCATTTATATCGTGGTGTTGTGAAAATAACCACGTGCGCGGGCGCGGTGCTAGCGGAATAGGCGCTGTGCGGTTTTCGCAAGAAACGAGCAATCTCACGCATTTTGTTGATTTCATCTCTAACGCGGCCAGAGACCCAGTGATACTGAGTGCGATTTCGTTTATTGAAAATACCTCGTCGGCCCAAAAAAATACAGCACTAGTAAGGAAAACCCTGCGAATGACGACGGAGTGAAGTAAGTATTTGAATATCTAGACCTATGCGTAAAATTGAATATAAATCTATGTGTTTGTTATATATATCATTCTCATAATCTCGTATTATCGTATTATTGTAATGTCGCGTCGTGTTACTCAATCATCTGTTGGAAAACTGATTTCACTTTCGGTGGAAACCCCCAATCATTATAGTCCGCGGCATCAGTCGGTATCCCCCCCGCCTCCTCTATTTCCGGCATCCGTCGGCGCTGGAGGCACCGACGTCAACCACGAAGAACAGACAATGTTATGGCGCAATATTGCAACCCTATTCGCCAAATGCGACCAAAATGAAGAGGAACTCCAAAAACATCAGGAATCATACGAAAGACTCACACGCGGAACAGATGATTTATATCAGGAACTCCAGGACACTAAAATCGACGTCGCGCAAATCCAATGCGACAACAATGAAAACAACGCGATATCAACACACGTCGTCCGAAAATTGAGAAAATACGTCAACAAAAAATGCGACAAGGTTCGCGAAACTGTTTCATATGGGTCGTGTGGTGCTAACAATGAAATTTTCGCGTATATCGACCAAATCCGCGCGGAATTTCAGGCGAAGACCGATAAAATGGAAAACGAACTCGAGGAACTTCACGCGAGATTGGACGAAACGGTCCAGATTTATGACAGCGATTACAGAGTGTTCGTAGAACGCGAAGACGACCTTATGGCGAAACTATCAAAGTCGGTCCAAATGACGGAGAGTCTGGGCCAACGCGTAAAAGACCTTGAATATAGCCTTATGGCGCAAATCCAAGAGTCGCGCAACTACGCCGAACAACAACAATATCAGACAGCGGGAAATTTACGTGAAGAGTTTACCCGAGTAATCTGCCGGGAACTGGAGTTTGAAAGCAGTGCCAGCGCGAAACTGGTCCAAGGTATTAATACCGAATTGTTGGAACTCATAACGCGGTCCAATGAATACCACACGGCGCGTCATTTTGGGATGGTGGAAGATGTAAAAACCACGCACGAGATGTGCCAGACACTGAAACAAAGCATTGCGATGGTGGATGCTGAATTGTCGGATACCAAAGAGAAGGTGGGCTTTGTGACGGATGAAATCGCGCAAACCAGCAATGATGTATTCGACATTAAAGAAGATGTTGCCGAATTGAAAGAAGATGTTTATCGCGAGATGGACCGTGATTATTACGACCTGAAGGATTTTGTCAAGCGCAGATTAAACCGCCACAACAAACAGAAGCACGCAGTCGAGGCTGATGCCACCGTCGCAGCTGATGCCGCGATTGACCCGTTACAACTCATTGTATCTGAATACGCAGAAAAACCCGATTCCGCCGTCGCAGCAGCAGCACCCGTTAAACCCGCATACACCGAACACGTTATTATAATCGACTCAACCACAATTATCAGTGATGATGAAGATGAGTTCCAACACATGTAAATCGCACAACCCCCACACCAACCCCACACAACCCCCACACCACCCCCACACCACCCCCACACCAACCCCACACCACCCCCGCACCAACCCCCACACCACCCCCGCACCACCCCCACACCAACCCCACACCACCCCCACACCAACCCCACACCAACCCCACACCAACCCCACACCAACCCCACACCAACCCCCACACCAACCCCA